CCTATGGACGATTTTACGCAAGAAGTGCTGGCACTGAAAGTTGGTCCGGAGGGTCAAACATTTCAGGAGTATGTGGCCTCTCTTCGTTGGCCTATGGATAGTTTCCATCAATCAGTTCTGGAGGAGCGGTCTCACCAACTGAAAATAGGTAACAACCCAACCCCTGAAAATGTTGGATTTTCTTTAGCTGGGGACCTTGCTCGGGTTCTAGCAGATCTTCGGAAGCCCTATGCCAGTTCTTCAAATGGTGGGTAACTTCTGCCATGAATGAACGTCCTGTCCATGAAGCCCACAAAACAGGGTTTTTACTGGCTATCTCCGAAGCTCTCCTTTTGCAAGAGAAACCAGAAGCGGTAGCAAAGATTGTTTCTCTTCTGGTGGCACCCGGAGTCACATACGAGGAGATAAACAATCTTCCAGAACGGGCTATCACTCGCACCTTGGATAAGGTGACGGCGTCGGCTGGGATTGAAGTTCCTGAAACTCGTGTGGAATACCTCCTCAATCTTCTCCCTCTTTTGACTCCCAACCTTAGATTCTGTGGGTCATGCCGTTCATTAGACCTTCGTCCTAAAGCTGGAAAGTGGCAGAAAATTGAAAGTGGTTCCTGTTGTCGTTGTGGGAATGGGATCTATGAGAGTGTTGTATTCGATCAGGGACCCACTTCTTGGGTCAATGGCAGAACCTATGATCCTGGAACAGAGGTGGACGAGAATCGAAACCCGTTGACCGATCAGGCCCTTATTTCTCTCATGGTCACGAGGGGTACTCCGGTGGATAGAGAAATTCTGTTAGCCCTGGGGGAGCCCGCTACACACATGCCCCTTGTAAAGCTGTGTGCCCATATCAATCAGAGCACTCAGAATCCTTCCGAAACCCTCAAAAAACTCGAAAGCTACCACAATCTAGCCGTTGATCCCGTAGCCCTTCGGCTTTACCTCCGACGTGTTCTTCTGGACGTGGGTCAAACTACTGCTGTGGATGAGCGGCAGGAGAGGAAGTCGGTTTCGGTCCAATTTGTCCGTGGATCCAAGCCCGTTGAGCCTAGAATCTTCAACAAATTTTTCTACGAAGCTCTTGGGTCGATATACTCAACCATAGATGAGATTCTACCACTTCTGCGTGAGTATGGGATGCACACAGAAGTAGCCCTTAGTGGTGCTTCCAAGTACATCTGGTTTGATGCCGTTACCAAGTTCGAATCCAGGGGGAGACTTTCGGAGTTTGTCGAGGCGATGTACCGGCAGCATCCAATTCAACTTGGTCCCATTTATGAGGGCTACTTTGATGTCAATGAGCTCCATCGATCCTTCAACAATATGCCGGTTCAGGAACGAAGAAAAGCCGCACTCGTCGGGGGGATGAGGGAAGAGTCTCTCACCGGACCCTACCCCATGGATCCTTATTCGTGGTTTGGCTATATTCGACAGAACGGGTCTTTGGTCAATCTCTACACACATTTGAAATCCAAGGGCCTCGTTCCCTGATAGCTTCTTAGTTGTTTTTCTCCCTTCTCAACCTATATAGAGGATGTGGAGGCAACATGGTGATCGATCTTTCCCCGGATGACCCCGCGGCTCAAAGCCTGGAGGGGTTCCTTCAGTACATGATTGACGACGAGCGCGTGAATGAATTCGGGCAGATTGTTCTTCGTCGCCCGGAGATTGCCATTCTCCAGCGCAATCTCCGGGATCCGAACGGGAACCTGTACCCGATCAAGGTTCTCATCCAACTCCTGACGGAGTGTGCTCAGGAGTGGGGGCAGAAGGTCTACGTAGCCGAGCTCCCCTCAACCACCCCCGTTCGCGGAATTCACTCCAACCCTAACACACGGTGGAATGGGAATCCTGGTTCCGGTGGGGGTGGTGGTTCTTCCATCTTCGGGTTCGCTACGTGGGAGGGAGTCAATCGATGACACCAGAGCAGGTATCGGAAGAGATCATGCGCCTTCAATCCGAAGCCAACCCCAGAATGGGGGTAAGTTGCGCGCGAGATACCGCGAAGTATCTCGCGTGCGGGGACGTAGAGACGGCTCGGGTCCGTTACCTCACGGACAAAGACAAACTCTACCAATACCCGGATCTTCTCGAATTTCACGAAACCTATTTCGGAGAGTGAACACGGCCCTTCCCATTTATGACCCCAACCTCGAAGTTCTTCGGGTAGCTGTGACTCTGGCGGCCCGTAGTGGGGTACTCAACCACAATTGTCTAAGCAAGCGTAAATTTTACTATGCCACATATCAACCTTTCAGATCGCTACGAGATTCTCGCGACCGCAATAGGTCTGGAGAACTGGGTTTGGGATTCAAAGTCCAAAATGATTCTGTGCTGCGGTGAGGATCAGGGTACGGCACAGACTATGGATGAAGCCGTAGATACGGCTCAGAGTCTACTGCTGAAAGCTGGAAAAGAGGAGTCAGAAAAAATGTTCCAGGACATTCTTCGGCTTCAGAAGGAGGGGCATCTACCCTCGACTAGCGGATGGTTTACCCGAGCTGCTTACAACCTATCCGAAGTTATCCGCCTAGCCCGTGAGGAAGTAGCGGAGAAGTACACCACCGTTCAATTTGGGGCTTACCTCAAAGGCAATGGATTCTGTGATATCACCGCTCGTATTCGAAAAGGGATCCCTGATTCCGGTGCTCCCTATTGGCCGGATAGTTACGTTCCGGGTACCCCGGACAAAGTTATATCCATTTCTGCCCTCAATTCCGGTGGTGTGGAGGTTAAACCGCAGGCGTTTGTTGAAGATGACGAGAAGTCCTTAACTCTCGCACAGATTGCTTTGGCGATTAACACTGCGAAAGTTGACTTGTCCAAACTGCAAAAAGATCGTGTTTATGGGTACGTTCATCTTCCCGTGATTGGTACCTGTCAAGTTGTGGGCAAGTTTGAACCAGGATCACGCCCTTCGGGTAGAAATGGTCCCCCGGAAAATTACGACCCTGGAGAGCCGGATAGGGTTGACCTTGTATTTCTGGCTGATATCCGCCCCGTTGGTGTTTCGTATGACTTTGATGATCTGTGGGGGGCATTGGTCGGAGCTCATAATACACAATATGCACAACGAATTGTAGACGACGTGGAGGGGTATCTTCTCCGAATCTACGAAACAACCAAACTAACTGATTCTGGTAGGGGTGAATATGGACGACCATAATAAAAATCTGTCTGAAGATGAATTTGACTCCGCGGTTCGGTCCACGGCCAACCTTTTCATCCAGAATGACATCTGGTTGACCGGGTGTGGATGTTGTGGTTCGGTCGAAGCAAAAAATATCGTCTTCGACAACTTCACGGTTTCGCGTGCTGCCGACGGTCGCTGGGAAGTGAGTGCCTCTGCCCGGTCGTGGGGTGATGGAAATCCGGTCAAAGAATTCTCCCTCAAGTATACGGTGTGACCATGCCTAACACTGCTATTCTCATTGAAACGGACATTCCAGAACTCATTCTTCGGGTTGATACCTCCGGTTCTCAGATCCTCTTTTTGATCATTGAGGAAAATCTCGACGGGTGTCGGTGGCTGGCTGCTCCTTTTCCCGGAATCCTTGCGGCGCGTACGACTCCTCTCTGTTCTATTTTCAAAGGGAACGGGATTCAGGAGTGCTCGGCTGATCCCAGTGACATTCTTACAGGATCCTTTAAGCTCGCACCCATGGGTGAGGTTTTCGACCGGGTTCTCCCCACCAAAGGGTGGGTTCTTCCTAATTGGGTCGAATTCCCTTCCTGGGCTAACCCATGATTCATTTTCGGGTGTAATCGGTACTATGGGATCTTCAAGTGTTTCATGTGTGCTCACTGGGGCCACTCTCGCAAATGAATCTGCTGTTCTCATCCCTCTAGCCCCGGCTATAAGCGGTGATCGTAGACGGCCGTGTTTCGACCTTGGATCTAGGGTTATTTCAAATGAAGGGGCTTGTGCCATTCCGGCTCCTTTGACCCTTCCAATCTTCGGGGTTGTTGGGGATTATGGTGAGATGGAGGAATACACCCGAGATGCCAACACGGAATACTTGACCCGAAAAATGGGCGGGGAAAAGAATTTCAGAGACTTTTTAGAAGCCGTAGCTCACGGTGGTACCACTCCTTATACGGTCAAACTTGCGGCCAAGTCTAGAAAACACAGGCTCTCCCATTGTGCCTCCTGGGACGGGGGCCTGAGGGGATGTTGGGTGGCTAAGGAGGCTTGGGACAAATTTTCCAGTCAGGTTCTGGACGAATCCGGAGAAAACATTACATCCTCATATGTTGGATCTTGGGTAACGGGCCAAGTCCTCAAGGGGATGGGTTTTCTCAAGGGCAAGCAGGATTCGTCCCTTGCCATTTCTATCTTTGGTTCCGGTGTTCACGATGGGGATAGGTACAACATCCCATACACCCACCCCGAACTTCCGGATCTGACCGTCTGGTATGACGGTTATATGTCCAGTAAGGCTTCGTATCGTGGCAAAAAAGTTGACCTTGGCTATCATGTGAAGGATCTTTGTGCTTTGGTCAAGAAGTTGGGTATGACCTTTCCATCCCAAGCCTTGGTTTGGGCTAAAAGTCATACTTTCTACTATCCAATTCTTCTTGAGCTGAAGTCTAAGAGGGCGAAAGAAATTAGGCTCAACCGCTTACTTGAAGAGGGGATGCAAAGAAATCCCACCCTTGGATGGGAGCAAATTCTTGACAACTTCACCAAGGAAACCAAGGCCGAGCTCCACCGACGATTCCAAGCTTCTTTGGACCATTTGAAGGATAAGTCGGTACCTTTCAAACGTTTGGACCAGAATTTGGGGCCGGAGTTTCAAATTCCATATATTCGCACTTTTTGTAATCGCTCCCTAACAGGGGGTAGTAAACGCAAGGGGATTTTTCACGTTACTACGACCACGTCTACTCTTGAGGGTGACCCCACGGAGTTTACCATTACAAAATGTGACTGCACGGACAGTGACGTAACCAATCGTGATCATTACCTGGGGCACAAGGCTCCATTTAGGTTCTCCGACGATGTCCTTGAGGCTCTGAAACAGCAGGGCTACAAAAGCAAAGTTCGCTCACGTATGCCGGATCGATATGGTTACGATGAGGTTCATTTGCGCGGTTTTGCTAGGGAAATGGCGTACATATACCACGGCAAGGTTCTGTCCCAGGACTTCCTTCCAATGCTGGAAGCACTTTTGTTATTTGATTTTTCAATGGGAGCTTGCAACCGCTTATTTCAGCCAACCAATAGCGGTTGGCAGTGCGGAAACCTCCCTATGCAGCGGGAAGTAGCGAAAATGAGTTGGAAGCTGGCATCCGACAAAATCACCAAACGTAAAAGTTGGCGCTGATTTTCAGTTACTTTCTCCGTGTTCACCCGATATAGGGGTGAGGAAACACCATGGGAAAGTCGACCTTCAATCCCTCGTTCCTTCTCGCCAACGGTACCCGCGTTCCCATTGAGGTCACGCAGCGGATGGATGGCGTTCAAGTTTCCGCCACGATTCACTGGTGTGAGGGTTCCTCCCCGCAGCTCCCTGAAGAATGGGATGGGTACGATGCCGATCCCGTTGTTGGCACGTTTGAGCACGCTCAGGGAGAACAGTTCCCTCGTCCCATTACCACGGTCAAGGCTCTCCAGGAGCTTGCTTACCATTACAACGAGGTCGAGGGGGCTGTTCGGTGGGTCTCCCTGGATCTGGTGTGAGTTCAACACGATTCAACACGAGGTACGGCATGAAAATCGCTAAGTCTGATTCAGCCACGATTCTTTCCGCTCTTTGCAAGGTTAATGGGAAGTGGGGTATGTATGCCTCTCTTTCCACCCCTGGAGAGGATGAGGTGGAGGTCACCCTGGCCGCACCGTGGCTCGCCAGTGATCCAATGCTGTGGTTCCACCTGCGCGTAGAGGGGTGCGTCTACCTCTTCTTCGACACCCGCGAGGAGATGGTTGCCGTCTACGAACAAACCGTGGGGGACGACGGCCCCAAGGGAACTAACACGTACGACGGTCCCGCTCGTGTCTACGCGACAACGTGTGACCCCAAAGGGAACGGCATCACCGAGAACACCTGATCCAACCTGAGAGGAAAACCCTATGAAACCCAAGTCTCCTGCCCGATACCTGCTCGATTCCATCAACCGTCATTCCACCCTCCTGCGGGAGTGGGAGACCCGACCGAAGAACATGAATCCCACGGCCGAGAAGGATCTATGGCTACTGGTTGAGTTCGCAGCCGATCAGGTACGGTCGGCTCGGGAGCTTCTCAATTCCTGACCTTTCCACAGCGGAGTGTCATATGACAGCACTTCATTTTCGCCTTTCTGGCGAAGGTTTCACCGATTTGGTGAGGGCCGTTTTCCTTGAGGGGGACTACGCGAAGGCCCTTCGGATGATTGTGAAGGGACTCAACGGAGATGGCATCGAAGATATTGCCCGGAAGATTCTGGATGGGAGCCATCGGTTCTCCGGAAACGAGACCGATGGCTTCAACGTGGAGGAAGACTCCGACCCAGAGTATCTGGAGAAGACCCGCTGGGTGTACGCAGGCAGGGTGAAGTTCCCTGGGAAAAAAGGGTGGTTTGTTCCTAGGGCTTGGGTGGTCAATCCGGGAAACCGAGATGCTGAATTTGCACGTAAGCGTTCATCTCTCCGAAACCAGTACGTAGGTACATGGACGGATGAGATGTTGGCCAATCGGGCTTCCTACTTCACCGAAGACGGAGAAGTGGGGGCGATTGTGAAGGGTGATTTCGAGACCTTGGGGAAGAATCCTATGGTCATCTTCGAACCGTGTGACCCACCCCCAAGCTGGTGGGAACCTCTCCGGACACCCGCGGATGCCCTTCGGAGTATGGCTCAAGTTAACCGCACCCTCGATATCATCGAGCCCCCCACGGAAGAGGTAACCCCTCCGGAGAGATACCCGGAGGATACTCTGGATAAAGTTCGGGCGGCAAAGCGACAGGATCCGGTCTTCCAGGAATTCCAGTTCAACTTTCAGCTCAAAGGGTATCGAAAGCAGATCCGAGATGCTTGCGGAGATGACTACATTCCCCTTTACGACGAGATGGATAACGTTGTTGGGAGGGTTCCGCGAGTTCCTTTTCTGAACTACGCTCTGGGGAGAACTGTTCTATCCGACATGGCCCCAACGTGGAAAAACATTTCACCGCAGGGTCTGAAACTCGGTAGTGACAACCCGGACCATTCGGACGCCTACCTTGGTGCCTATGATGTTCATGGGAATGACCTACCGTTTTCCTACGCTGGAGGTTATCCCTACGATGGTCCGGAACACCGGGCTTTCATTGTCACGATGGGTAAAATCCAGCATGAGATGGGTGGTTTCTCTGCCACCGTACTTTCTGAGGGTGAAGAGCCTTATGTCTTTGGCACCGTGGGGCAGGAAATCCTTGTCCTCCCAAATCTGAGCCCTGATTATCTGGATCGAGTTATGCAAGCCAAAGCTGTGATCACGGAAGAGGGGGGTGCTACCTGTCACCTTGCACAAGAGGCAATGGTGCGAAACATTCCCATCCTACGAATCCCTGGCGCGATGAAACGATTCCCCCGGGGTACCGCGGTGTCCGTAACTCCACGGAAGGGCCTTGTTCAGGTTCATGCTTCTGTGGGTTTGGGTTGGGGAAACCGTGAAGAAAATGAAGACTTCTGATTGATTTTTGTGGGCCTCAGGCAATATGTGTAGGGGTACAGACGTAAGAGGAGTCTAGGATGAACTACGAAGCCACCGAAATGTCCGTTTGTCGTGCGTGCCAGCAAACCTTTCCCGTGGAAAGCGGGTGGACGGATACCCATTGCTCCGAGGAATGCCACGAACTTCGGCTGCTCCCCCCCAACTCTGGAATCCTGGTGAACACCGATGGGTTTGGGGAGGACCCGGATGATTACGAGACGGATCTCTGCCCCGGGGATTATCATTGCGTATACCCCGTTCCGGGCGCCGATATCAATGCCCTGCCGGATGAGTGGGTCGGAGATGCTCGGAATATCCTTTTTAACTGGCGCCAAGAGGGCCCTCCTTTTCAGGGGTGCTGCTGTGGTCATCGGCATCGGGCACTCCCCAAGTCTCTCGTTCGTGACCTTCGGCGTAGTGGGTTCGTGGTTACTGTGGTGTGTGAGGAAGATCGGGGTTGCGCATCCCTCCAACAGGACGATGGATCGTGCTACGATGATGATATGGGCTACGATGATGATTCCTTTATGGAGTACCTGTTTGATTCGCTGGTTCTTAGCGAACCTACCGTTGGATACATCCCCTCAGTGATGCCCTATGGGACATCCCCCCATGACCCCGAGGAGGCTGAGAGTCTGAAGGAGCGGTACCTTGCCGGGGAACAGATGGAGACAGAGGTAATCTCCTGGTTTCCCGAACCGGACGAAGATCCCGAGGAAGAGGAGGAGGCCCTCGAAGACATGGGTTACCTTCGCCCGGCGGATGAGCCGGAATTCATTTTCCTTGATGACCCCGCAGCACTGCCTATCCGCCCCAATTTTCCGGACTGGGAGCGCCAGAGCGATCTTCCCGAGGTGGTTGGTGTGTTCCAAATTCATCACCAACCGTGGGACCGTCGCCCCTATGTCGTGTCTCATCGGTTCGGGGGCAAAGTGTGGAACACCCTCACTTGGAACGATCTTGTTGACCAGGAGTCATTCTATCTGCGGGAGGAGGCCGTAAGATACGCTAACACCCTTATGCGTCATCTGAACCCTTCTTGGACCGATGCTGCCTAACATTTGCCCCGATTGCGGTGGTCACGGCCCCAAGTCGTGTCTTATCCGCCGTTTCTACACGGCCAAAGGATCTTCGTCCGGAGGATTCTGGGATTCCAAAGAAGGGGCCTGGGAGGCTTATCGACGTACAAGAGCCTACCTTTTTCATCACTTCAGCGACGACAAGGGCCGTCTTTTTGATGCGATGCCACACACTATGTTTCGTGTATCCGGGGGTTGGATTTTTTCCGTCTCCTATTCAGGAGACTCGGTGCAACATGATGATGACCCCATCCTCCAGTGGGTGTATGCCGGGGATAATGGCGTTTATCATTTAGTTGGGGACGAGTGGGATTGGTGAAATCAATTTCATTTCCCCGGCGTAAACCCCCCATGAGTGCTAGATACTACGCCGTTCAAGGATGCTTCAATCGGGGTGGTTGGCTCACGCTTCCCACCCTTGCGTCAACGAAAGAAAAGGAGGCCATTCGGCTCATGGAGACCATCTCCGGTGAGCAACCAAGAATGGTCTACCGTGTCCATCGAATGGCGCACGGTTGGGAGCCAGAGGGTAATGAGCCCAATGTTTCTACCGCACTTCGGTGGATGACCACAAAACTCTGAGGTTTATATGGGGTACATGCTTCATCACACAATCGTTGTTACCAGTCATAATGATAAACTCATTCAAGATGCAGCGGATCAAGCCCGTAAGCTTGGGTGCGCAGTTTTGGGTCCTTCTGCCCCTCTCATTAACGGTTTTGCATCAATGATGGTGTGTCCGGATGGGAGTAAGGAAGGATGGGCCGAGAGTCACCGGGGAGACAGGCAGAGGGCTGAGTTTATTGCTTACTTGAACAGTAAGCGATATGATGATGGGTCCACTTCCCTTGAGTGGGCAGAGATTTCGTACGGTTCAGACGACGAAATGGCTACGGTGGAAAACCATGCGTGGAAGTGAATCCTTGGTAGAAACCAGGGATAACCACCTATCCAGATGTAACTCCAAATTTAGCCGTATCATTTCTGGTCAAGGGGACAAAGAAACCTCTTTCAAAGCGGCGTGGGGATTTTGCTATTTTCACTACCCGCACCTTATCCATGGTGAAGGTTTTTCTAGTGGCGGTTTTTGGGTATTTCCTCTTGTCTCCAGAGTAAACCCCAAGCCCCCCGAGATGTTTGTTTTTGTGAGTGAAAAAGGAATCCTGGTCTACTGAAAAATTATTTCCGGTTCAGTGGTCGTTTTTCCACCCATAGTCCTCTTCAGTAGAGTAAAGTAGTCCGAAGGCTCAAACCATGACCCCCCAGATGAACATCCAGAATAGAACGGCTGCGGATTCGACCGCAGCCTATGGATCGCATTCGGGACCGTAGCTCCAACTGGTTAGAGCGGCGTTTTGTTAAATCGACGGTTGAAAGTTCAAATCTTTCCGGTCCCGCCATCTTCGGGTCAGTAACTCAATCGGCAGAGTATCAGATTCTTAATCTGGAAGTTGCGGATTCGACTTCCGCCTGACCCACCTGTTTCTACCTCTCTTCTCATCACCACCCCTAAAAGCCATTGCCGACCGAATAGCTTCGGTCGGTGTGACCCAACCATAAGACGGGTCCCTATCCAAAATCTTCTGGCGAACTTCGGGCGGAAGCAGCAAGAGGTACATCCTCTGGGTAACGGCTGCACCCGTGATCCCCTCTCTTTTAGCAATCTGAGACCGTTTCGTGGCCCCCTGTTGAATTTCCCTCTGCCATTGGAGGACTTCTTCCAACATCGTGGACACGGCGAAAGGTGGCATTGGGCTTTGGGTTGTTGCTACTTCGGCTTTCCCTCTCGTTGGATCCGTGGATTGAACGTTGATTCCACTCTGGAGCCTATCCCCTACAACTCTATCAACCACACCCTGGATAAGGCTCAGGAACGCCTCAGCTTTCTGGGGTTTGAAATGAATCATAGTGCTTGAGTCCAACACACATAGCTCTATTCCTTTTTCCAAACATGCCGCCCATTTTCGGCAATCGTTGGTCCGAACGTTCAACAGTTTTTCAGGGCCATAGATCGGTTCATAGTGGCAGATGCCGTTGAGTTCAAAAGCCAATCTCAAATCGGGAAAGTAGAAATCAAGCTCGGCATTGACCGCATCCCTCCGATTACAGTGAAGGGTCAGGTTCGGGTAAGACTGTCGTAGTTTTGATTGTTCTTCTAGAACAAGAAACAATTGACCGCAAACAAGCAACCGTGCGTAACGCTTAGTGTGGTAATTGTTGAGACAGAAATTCAGGCGAATCCGGAGATGACCTTAACCGTGGAACGGTTGGACGGTGGTTGGTACGACGTTCGTGTAGGTAATTTCTTCCACTATTACCACCGCACTCTCTTGGAGACGATGTATATTCTCGGAGAGTACATTGGTTTCTCCGGTCAAACCGAACGGGCTATTGTTGTTCGGAAGGAGGGCGACCGTTACGACGTTTCCGTGGACGGGGTTCTACGCCATCCAGGGTGTTCCGGAGAGGGTGTTCTAAGAGCTTTGGGGAATTACCTCATGGTGGCGAATTTTTCCATTTCGTTTGATGGGGTTTTCGCTTCCGCAACGTAGATCCCCAACGTAAAAGAGGACTATGTCAGAAGTCCTCTTGGATATCCTACTACGATCCCCCACTCGAAATTTGATAGTTCGTCGGACAGACGATCACGATCACATTGTCCTTCTGGACAATGTCAGGGTTTTCCCCACTCCCGTTTCCGCCGTAGAAACAATCCAGTTCCTGGGTACTCTTTTCCGTAAACCAATGGAAGAGGGTGTTATCGTGGAAACACGTCCCGCTTATGGCACCATGAACTCCCTCAAAGTTACTGAAGTTGGGGGTGGATTGTATAACGTGGATGTGGGGACCGCCCGAATGGGAGAGAAAGTCCCATCTGAACAAGTCATGAAGATCATGGGTGGGTACTTGGAGGTAGGCGGTGTTATCCGCCGCGACTGGGACGATGTGTTCTGGGGAGCCGATCATTTCTGATACTTTTCTTCAACCGTTCCCAAGTCTTTAGCGTAAGAAGCAAGGAAAGAGGAAACGATGCGGAACTACAAAGCCGATGACAAGTATGATGTTGAGGAGGCGGCCCGGCTTGGTGCCCTTCCTTGGATGCTTTCGACCCTCGCTCTGAATCCTGACTACAATTCGTGGGGTCCGGGGGAGGATTACATGAAGGGTCCTGCCAAAGAGGGCCATGGTGGATGGGACGCCGGAATTGATATTCCATCCTGGGCCGAGTTCGAGTGGGGCCAGGATGATCTCAATGTGGTCGCCAATTTCCACTTCGAGATCGTTCGGAATTCCACCACCTGTTCAGAGTGTGATGGAAGTGGTTATCATCCAATGGCACGAAGCATCGTGGACTCCTTCTACGGTGGGTGGGGCTCCAATATCACCCTGGATGAGCTTCAGGCTCTTGTGGATGCCGGTCGGTGTTGGGGTTCTCAGAGGGGGGAGCGAGTTAAGCCGGTCGTTGACCAGGATTTCCTGAACAAGGTCAACAATACCAACGCGCACGGTGGGCTTGGGGATTACCACCACGATGCTATCAACCGTAGCATCCTGATTCGTGCCCGGTGTGATCGTCGGGGGATTCCGACGACTTGTCCCGAGTGCGGTGGTCATGGTCACGTTTTCACAGAGGAAGCCCCCCACATGGAGCTTGTTCTCTGGTTCCTCCACCCCCGAAAGGGTTGTTCCCGTGGGGTGACAGTCAAGATCGTCACCCAGGATGACCTTCCTTCCGTGTTCAAGTATCTCCGAAAGGCTCGCAGCCTGATGATGGCTCGATTCGGACGGATTCCTGCCAAAGTCTCCAAGTAATCGGAATGGTTTGTAGGTGGACACCCTGTTGGGTGTCCACCTACAACATCACAAATGAGGCATTATGACCGTTGTTTTTGTGTGTTCCCCACGTAAGTTCAACAGCAATCGAACTTTTCTTGATCAAAAATCGAATCGGCCTTACCTTTGGACCGAGGGTACGATCGTTCGCAGAGCGGATTCTTTCTGGTCACTAAAACGACAGGTGAAACGATACCTCGCGGAAAACCCATCACATCGCGTGGTTTTTCGAATTCTACGCAAAGACCCGTTCTATGCGGAAAGCGAGGAGAGCTCTTACCTGTTGTGTCTGTGGAAAAGAAGCGATCCGGGGGCTGAAAACTACCGGAAGGCTGACCAGTTCACCTACATCAATGGAAATCTGGTCCGGGAGATGAGTTCTTCGAACCGATGACGACTTCAGGTGAGTAATATGATTCGCCACCTACCACGGTAAGGTGGGTATATTCCAGGGAGTTGGTACAACTCTGGAATGAACTAAAGTAAGAGTGGGACTTGTTATCCCGGCGTGACCGTCGCCTATCCCATAACGGTCAATCGCAGGCGTGGTGTATTGATCGCATACGAGACTTCCACTCTCTTGGGGCGGGTTTGATTCCCGCCGCCTGCTCCACGAAGGCCGCTAGGAATTCCTAGCGGCCTTCAACCTTTTACGGACGGCGGTATTGGATACCCCCAATTCAAGAGCCACTGAAGTTATCGATTTCTGGCGTATTCTATCAATCAATTCATCCTGGGATGGCCACGTTATTTTGGTGGGGTTATTTCTCTCTTTGGAATTGCACGGGTTGCATTTTTTGGCCCCATAGGATGTTTTCCTCCCGCACGAATTGCAAAACCATTTTTTGCCCGTCCCTTTCAGGGATTTTGTCCCGTGGGTCTCAGTCTGTTGATGGCAATTGGGACACAGGATGCGCAGATTTTCCAGGGTGTTGTTTTTTCGATTTCCGTCGATGTGGTCCATATGAAGGCAGAGAAATTTCCCTTGCCACAACTCACCCAAACCACAGAGCGCACACATCCGTAAAAGCAGACCCTCTCTCCACAATCTCTCTTTTAATCTACTGGAAGAGTATTCGATGTCCGGCAAACATAATTGGGCTGTGGGTGTTCTTTTTTTCCCACCACTGCCCAATTTCCAGTGCGATGTATCTAAACCGAGGGCAGATACCCTTTTGTTCAAAATCCTGTTGGTGGAACCGTTGCCAGGGGCGTAACCCAACTCACGCAGAATCGAGGCTCGATTGGTGTGTTTTTTGACTAGAGACCTGAAAGTCTCATCATCGCATCGTAGAGAATATCGCATACTCCCACAGTACCAGCCAAACCCAACAATTAAAGTCCAACTAAACTAAAGGTCATGGGTTCGACCCCCATCACACGCTCTTATGAAGAAGCCAGATAAAAAATCCGTAACCTTCCATGTGGATAAGGGATCTTGCCATCAAACTCTAGTGGCTAGCCTTCTTTCGGAAGGCTATGATATGGAGGGGATCCTGGATTCCCTCAAAGAATGCACTAGGGATGGCACTCTTACATACGGAGATAAGGACGATTGGTATGTGGTCACAGAGTGGATGCCACATACAGCATCTACCTTAAGTGGTGGTGATAGAGAAAATCCGGAATCTCAGATTTGGGTCTTAGTCCTGGAAAATGGTAATGTTGCCACATATCGCATTTACCGTGAGGGATCTTTTACCTATTGGGATTGGGAACGGATAGACGGTGTCCCCACTGGCGCCCAAGAGGATATTGCCATGTACGACTCAGATTCCGTGGTTACTTTCCTTGTTCGGAGGCACCACTCCAACATACCGTCCTGGCGCCTTTCGTCGACAGTAACGAAACCACTCCCCGATCGAATAGGAGACATGGAAACCATAGTCTCCGCCCTTCTTTTTCTCCCCTCCTTAATTCAATCTTATCGAAAAAACCCAACGGAAGCTCAATTCTACGGATTGGCTCTTTTGATGTGTTTTGGGTATGGGGTCAAGTTCCAACTTGAATCATTTTTGGGTGGATCCTTAGGGAGATCCAGGGGTAACACAAACATGACCTACCAAAATCGATATGTTCTAGCGGCAGAAAAAGGTTCCACTCGTCCCACACTTCGTGTGACGATGGGAGAGGAAGGGATTTCCATTTACGGTGATATCTTCGTAGAGGTTGGTCAAGAAACCAATTTTGGCGTTCCTGTTCGAATCACCCCTGTGGATCCAAATTCCCTCCTCACTTATATCATTTACGGATCTAACACAGAGGTCGACACCGATATGGTGGAGGGTTACTTGACTTGCGCTGATCTAACTTTCATGGAATTGGGTTTCTGAATTGTTTGCTAAAGATTTATGGAAACCCACTTGGTTAACGGGGGAATTGGTACCTGGAGATGTTGTAGATCCTGAAGGAACCCTCTACGAAAGTAATCGGAAATGGTACCTCCTTTGCACACCGAAAGATATCCTCTCTTTTCACTGGCCCGTTGATAGTGTCGTCTGCGTTTGTCTAGAAGCCCTAAGAGAACTTAAACCCGTTCGCTCTTGGCGGATGAGTCTTGAACCCCTGTTTTTTGTCCCCCGCGAAAAAGTTGGCCACGTTGAAACGGATAACCTGAGGGAGGTTCTCAACCCTCGGGATAGATTTCTTCTTCGGGATTGTGCGGCCAAACTGAGAAATACCGAAAACCTTATTTACAGGTAGGTTTTCACCCTCCTCATCCGATATAGGTTTGGAGGATCACCATGGCTAACAGCTATCGCCGTCTTCAGGAAGCGCACACGGTTGCCGCGGCCGAGGAGATCAAAGGCAAGGCTCTGGGTGTCAAGCGGGAGTCCTACCACGGGGCCATCGTGGTTACGAAGGACTCCACGGCTGTAGCGGTCAATGTGACTACGCAGGATCGCCGTCTTCCGGACCATCACGCCGAGGTTCGGGCGATGAAGAAGGTTCCCCCTTCGGCGCTGCACGGTGCCACGCTTTATGTGGCTCGTTCCTGTGGGGGGAAGTGGGGGGACAGTCGTCCCTGTTCTTCTTGCGACCGTGCCATTCGGAAGGCTGGCGTCCGTCGTGTGGTCTATACAAACTCCGGGAACGTGATGGGTGTTCTCACGTATTCCTGACGAGTTTCGCATTTTTTATGTTTAAGGCCACCCTATAAGGGTAAAGGTAAAATGTTGGCACAGTTTCAGTTCTGATTTATTACCCTGTGCCATTGAGGCACAATGAATCTTCGAAACTTAAGTGCTTGCTTGTTGCTCCTGGGTGCTTGTACTCCCGACACCATCATTGTGAACTTTGATGGATCGTTGGTAGAGGTGGTGGATTCACCCTCGGAGATAGTTACACGGGAAGAAGTGGTGGTGGATACCCCCCCACCGGATGCTTTACCCGACACTACTCCGGATCTGTCTATGGATGACTCTCCCGGTGATTCGTGGGACACACCCGATGCTTTGGAAGAGACTCCGGATGAGCTGTCTCCCGTAGTGGACTCACCACCAGTGGAGATTCAGGAACCATCTTTTGAATCGGCAGTAGAGCATTCTCCAGAACCATCCCCCGATGCCTCGGTGGATATCACACCTGAGATGGGTGTGGATGTTATGGTAGACAGGGAAGTTAGTGCTCCTCCCGATGCAGATCCATGCCACGGATTAACTCTGTGTGGATCCCGTTGTGTAGACACTCGTTCGGACCCCTCCCATTGTGGGGGTTGTGGGGTCATTTGCAACCTTCCGGGTGCCGAGAATGAATGCTCAATGGGATCTTGCGCAATTCGATTGTGCCGCGGATCCCTTCAGGATTGTGACTCGGACTCACTTACGGGGTGCGAAATTGATACGTCAACCAATCCCTCTCACTGTGGCAGATGTGGATTTGTGTGCCCCCGGGGATCTACATGCTCTGCCGGTGTGTGTTCCTGCCCTTCGGGTACTACGGTGTGCGCAGGGGTTTGCACCCCACATTTGACGGATCCAGCTCACTGTGGCGGGTGTTCACCTTGCCCCACCACACCTAATGCGTCAACTTCTTGTATCCTTGGGGTGTGCGAATTCTTGTGCAATCCGGGCTATATTAGGGATGGTAACTCTTGCGTTCCCTGTGGGACGATAGGGTTGAGGGCATGTGGTGGGGGCACTTGCTCCGGGGATCTTGTTTCGTGTGGTGGAGTATGCCGTAGGCTTACCGATGACGTTAGCCATTGTGGTGCTTGCGGTAGAGCTTGCCGAACTGGTTTCCCATGTGTTTCAGGTGAGTGCATGGTCCCCATTTCCTGCATGGCCTCATCCTCCTGTGGTATTACGACTGTGAGGGGGGGTATGTTTGAGATGGGTGATGTTTTGGGTGTTAACTCCACCCCCATCCAACGTCGAGTGACCATTTCCCCCCTTTATGTGGATACCTACGAGGTAACTGTTGAGAGATTTCGATCCTACTGGAATGCCGGACACCCATCCCCTTCTTCCGTTCTATACCCCTCGGGATCCTATCCCACGGCTGGAAGTGTCACTGAACCTGGATCCGGTGTTGGTTGTACATGGAGAGGTCCTTCCTTAACGTCCCCGATCAACTGTGTGAATTGGACCACGGCTCAAGCTTTTTGTGTTTGGGATGGTGGGAGGCTCCCAACTGAAGCTGAATGGGAGTGGGTGGCGAGGGGCGGGAATTCCAACCCATATCCGTGGGGGTCAACGAACCCGGAAGATGGGTTGGTGTGCTGGTCAGGAAATAGTACCCGTACGGGTGCCTGTGTGGTGGGTGGGTTTCCTGACGGTACCACTCCCGATGGGGTTCATGATATGGGGGGCGGAGTTTACGAGTGGATGGCGGATAGTTTCCAGAATTACAACTATGCTGGTTGCTGGTCAGTTCCGGAAAACGTCAACCCGTTGTGTGGGCAGCTTAGTGGGATGACATCCTCTAGGGTAGTTCGTGGGGGTAGTTGGGAAACAACTGTCCCCGCAAATTTGCGAACTGCCAGTAGAATTTCCAGACCCCTCACAACAATGGAACGGGGTACCGGATTCAGGTGCGTTCGCTCCCGTTGAGTGTCATGTGCTTCCGTAACTGAGCGTCTAGAGGAGGTATGAGCATCCAAGACCTCAAAAACTGGGTTCCAGCTCCCACCCCCCTTATCAACCTCCCTCCGGTTGAATCCCTAACTGGAGGTTTCTCGGTCCCGCCGTGGATTGCGCAAGAGTACCACACGGATAGGGTGCAACATGACGTGTGCCCCCTGTATACTTTTTCCGTTATCGGAACGGTGTACCGGCTGTGGGTTCCCAATCCAAAAGAGAAAGCATTAGCTCTCAAACATATTATGGAAGGGACGGATATTTCTTTTTACCTTCGTCAGTGGGTACAAAATCTTCCTGATGACTTCTCCAGTTGTGCCGATGGTCTTGCAGTTAATGATGCTTTTGCTCTTATGGATGAACTTGCTTCGTGGGATGGGGATCCAGAGGATCTCTTCTTTCTCGCCGAACGTCGGGACATACTGGAGGGGGTTCTGAGATGCCTAGAGTGGGTGGGTCTGGGCGGATACCTGAGGGATAGACTTCAGGGGATCGATCGGTGGATGGAAGTTCTGGAGCCTAAAATCCAGGAATGTAAGACTCGGTGTCTGGCGTCATCCCCCCGTATTTGGGAGGTTTCGTGGCAATATCCGGATGCATGGTGGGGAAAATTGAATCGTTAATCGTTTTATCGAACCACCCTCTTCACTGAATCGTAATACCTTCACGAAGCACACGTAGCCCAAAGGTTAGGAGGCGCTAGTTTGAGGTACTAGACAGTGTGGGTTCGAATCCCACCGTGTGCACCGCGGATGGTTAGAATCATCCGACCTCGAGTGTAAAGGCTTGTCCACACCTTACTCGTTGATATTGTGGAACAAAGTTAGAGTGTGATTAAAAAACTTGCGGTGATGTAACTCTAATAAACCGCGACGCTTGTATAGCCCAATGGCAGGAGGCACCAGACTTAGGATCTGGACAGTGAGGGTTCGAGTCCCTCTGCAAGCACCAACGATGGGGCACGTGTTCCATCCAAGCAGCGCGCGCTTGGGTCCGGGTGAAACCCCCGGGTCGTTGACCACCATCGAAGTTGTAAACCCATATCGTCAGCCCGGATCCATGTCCGAAGAGGAGGAGTATCTTCTTCTCTCTCATGAGAGAGAGGCGGCGGAGCTTGGATTGGCTCTCATCCACCATTCTATTCGAGATGGATCCCCTGTTTCCTCAGAGGATCTGGTCTACTACTCTAGGATGTTCTGGGCAGACTATCATTACCTTCGTAATGTCATCATCACGGGCAAGGGTGGTTCGGATGTGTTCGATCAATTCTACGAAAAGGAAACCGATTTCGAACTTCTCCACCCACGGAATGAGTTGGTAGACCTCAGAGTCCACCCACCTTGCCCACAGGCTCGTAAGATTGTCGTGGTGTAAGTATGTTGCTAGTCGGTTTTGATGGTACTCCTGTACCCGGAGCTTTTGGTGCCCTCACTCCTATATTTTCCGATGGTGAGAGTGACCGTTGGTTTACGTTTGACGGACGTAGTATTAATGTCGCAGAGTTAGATCGGTACGTGGGTTACATAACTCCACTTACACCGATAGATGTGGGTGACGTTTCCGGATCCGAGCTGATTGTTTACAGGCATCCCCATTTCTATCTTTTGCCGCTGACGAAAGATTGGTGGGAGGACGCATCTGTCAAAGGCAACTTCCGATTCCGTATGATGGCCGGAGAGAAGGCCCTAGAAACCCTGGAAGAGAATTCCAGGCTGCATTTGGAGGCGGCGAAGTTTGCCTATTCCTGCGGTGCAAAAGTAAAGGCTGCTATCCTTGCTACTCATGGTCTGATGACGGCTAAATATAAGTCAGACATCTACGACTCTCTGGAATTCTATCGGCAAGAGGTTCGCGCTAGCCCAATTCTCCATTCCGTTTTTCAGGACATTCTTAGAGACTGCAAGGAGTTTAGGTGAACATCCACACCTTCTCCGCCATCGCCGCTCAGGACGCAACGAGAGGTATTGGAGCTAAGGGGGGTATTCCGTGGAGTATACCCGCGGATATGAAAAGGTTTCGAATGTTGACCGTGGGCAAAATTTGCCTCATGGGCCGAACAACCTACGAATCTCTGCCTCGCCCTCTTGTTCACCGATACCACCTTGTTGTATCCAGCACTTGGGATGGAGATCCTGACCAATCGGCAAAAGTGGCGGAACATGGTGAGGTTGTTGGATCTCTAGGTGAAGCCGTATGGGACACAATTCCTAGATTAGTCCACTCCGGGTGGCACCCAGAGATTATGGTAATCGGGGGGGGCCAAATTTACCAGCAAACTCTTCCTATTGTCAGTCGTGTGTACCTCACGACGTTGGCAGATCGGGAGATGATGGGGGATGTATTTTTTCCCATCTTACCACCGGAAGAGTGGGATATTCTGCATTTAGATAATTCAACGGATCCAAACTATGGGGTGGTAAAATTCGCAATTTACCAACGAACTAAAGGGTTGGTCCATCCATGAAAGAACTGTCTTAACGGATGGTGTAAATAAAGATCATGCTTATAGCCCACCTTTCCGATTTACACGGGAATCTAAGGCATTTTCTGGCTTTCGAGGGGAAACCCGATGTGTGGCTCAACACCGGGGATCTTTTCCCAGATTTCCCCTTGGATCCGTATATTGGGAGTGCCCCCCGTGAGAAAACGAAGCTCTATCAAAAACAGTGGTTCCACAAGAATAAGGATGCAATCCTCAGGAAATTGGATGGTATTCCTCTGATCACGTGCATGGGGAATCACGATGGCGTGGACCTACACAAGTACATGGAGCACATCCATCCAACCTACACTATCACACCAAAAGGGTTCGATCTTCTGGGGGTAAGATGGGCAGGTTTTGGTGAGACTCCATTAGAGATGGATCAAATGGGCTTGGAAGAAATGACAGTTCGGTCTTTGGCTTCTAAACCTCAGATCCTTGTCACACATGCTCCGCCTTCAGGTGTGTTATGTGGTGTCAACCAATCCTGGGGCCTTATGGGTGCTCGTAGGCTACTAGAGGCCGGGGGTCATACTGTTCGTATGCATTTCTTTGGTCACATCCACGAAGAGGGAGGCACGGGTGACTACCGTTGGGGAATTCAATTTGTCAATGGTGCCTGTCGAGTTCGGGGGTGGCACTTTGAATCTTGAGGATCTGTTTGACGTTGGTTCAAACCACAAAAGTGATGCTATTCACAATGCGGACAGAACCCGTAGGTATGCTCTCTTTCGACGATGGGCACCAGGACCAAGGGTGCTGTGGGTTTTGCTCAATCCGTCAACAGCAGACGAAAGCCGCAACGATCCAACCCTCCGTAAGTGTATTGCCTACACTCAAGCGTGGGGATTTGGGGGTCTTGTGGTTGTTAATGCTTTTAGCATAAAAGCCACAAGCCCAAAAGACATGAAGGCTTCTTCTTCTCCCGGGGATGATTCCGAATCCGATTCGTACATTCTCAAGTATGCCGAGGAGATAATATCGGAGGGTGGAATCATTCTGTGCGGCATGGGGGCACATGCTTCGCATCGGGGGAGAGGACTGGTGGTGGTCGATATGCTCAAGCACCACCCTCTTCACTATCTCATACTAACCAAAGAGGGGTATCCGGGACACCCGTTATATCTATCCGGAGACCTGAAACCCATACGATGGCACTAACCGTTTTATTGTTGATTTGGATCAATGGCTTTTTCTTTTACCGCTTCCGTGCCCGAGAAGTATAAGCACATTGATTTCAAACCCCCCCAAGCCGTGGCAGATGCTGCTACCAAAGGTTTGGAATATCGGGCGAAAGCTTCCCCTTCCAACAAAGGTGGGTTAACCCCTTCCGAAGCAGCAGAGCAGGGCATCGGTAGTGGGGTTCAGAGAGCCGTGAACCTAAAAAATCGTGACAACATATCACCCGAGGTTATTCGGCAAATGATAGCATTTTTCTCCAGACACGAGAAAAATAAGGGGGTTTCGCCGGAGCATAGAAAAGCCCCGTGGAACGACAAGGGTAATGTGGCATGGCTTATTTGGGGTGGGGATCCAGGGAAAGCGTGGGCTGAGAAAATCAAAAAGCAAATGGACTCAGCCGATGAAAAAAAAGTAGCGGCTCGTTTTCTCGCAAAAATAACACCACCATAAAACCTCCCAGTCCGTAATACACCATCAAAAATTGGCCTCAGAAGTAGGTTTTCGTCTGTCTCAATCAATATAAGGTTGAAGGGAAACGGTGAGTGCAATGACCCGTGACTACCCCAGCGCCCGTAACTATGAGGGATCCCCGGCTTCGGATCGGTGGGGATACGCTTCTCCAAGCGAAGTTCGGGAGGCGATGTATTCCCGACCCCTCAACCGCATCTCTGGACTGCGCCCTGATCCCCTGATGTCCGTGAGCGAATACCGGGAGTTCCTTTCGGGTCGGTACTAACTGGGGCACACACCAACAAAAATCTCAAATCCGGTTGTTTCCCGCGGTTGTCAACCGATATAAAGTCGAAGGGAAACGAAGCCATGAAGAACTCCAAGAAGTCTCACGCCCCGCGCAACGGCATGGTCGTTGCGATGCTCAACCACTGCAAGGGTGGTCCCATGAAGGACCGCCGCTCCGAGCGCGGCGGTTCGAAGATGTCCCTGACCCGCTCGCGCGGCGAGGATTGATTATGCTCAACATCGAACAGTTCGCCACCCTCGTGGCGCAGAGCCATGCAATCCGTTTAGCCGAGCCCGGGATGCGCGGTCCCAATTTTACGTGGAAGGATTCCTTCCCCCAAATGGCTGAGGGCCACATCCGAACGCAGTGGTGGATGGCCAATCGGAGTGAGAAGGTTTTCAATGCCGCTGTCAAGTCCGGCATGATCGATCGCATCACCAAGGAAATCGCAACCAGTTTCTCGAAGATCACTGGCAGTCCCTGAAAAGTAGGAGTTCACCATGGCTACTGATATGACCGTCGCGCATACGATCCTTCGTCAACTGGGTGGTCAGGGTCTCGTGGGGGCGCTTCTGGGCGTGACCCAGTTTGCAGGAGATGAGTCCTCCGTTCGGGTCAAGTTCAAGGCCCATGGGAAGGATGGGATCAACTGCTTCAAGGTGACCCTCACTCCCCTGGATACCTACACGGTCAACTTCTACCGAATTCGGTGCTCGGCCAAATGGGATGATATGGGGTGCGTGGAGGATGTGTACTGCGACAACCTCGTCGAAACGATCGAGGGCCGGATCGGTCTCTGCCTTCATTTCTAACCAACCAAAAGCAAGCCATGCTCCGTAAGAGGTTGTGAGGTACTTATGGTTCTCATCAATGAAACGGGCCGGTCAATCACTGAGATGGATAAGAAGGAAATCCGTTCCAGGATCGATAATCTTCGGTCAAAGGGTGTTTCTGTTCACAATCCAACTCTGATTCGCCCAGGGGTTGTGACGGCTAATTGTGTAGCCATCAGTCACACCGGGACTCTGTATCTCGATAGCCGGGTCTATTATCCGGGCGAGGGCGACGGTTGGGCCCCCCATCAGGAGTTTGAGGTATGAACACGGGAGACGTTACGACCCTAACATATCCTCTCTACCAGTGGTGTGGGAAGACGGTCAATGGGTCAATCAAGGCTGTGTATCGGGAGGTTTTCTCCAAGGGCACGGTTTTGACGATTCGCCAAGACCTTGGTGACGGTTTCCTTGACCTTGAGGAGTCCTTCACACGCCAGCATGTGGATGTTTCCCCGGGTCTCCTTCGGGCTCTCACAATGAATCCCATGGAAATCGTTGTTCCGTGTACCGTTTGTGGTGAAGAGACGGACCATCCTTGGTCTGTTTGTCCGAAGTGCCTTCGGGATCCTGAGATCAACGAGTGTGAATGGTGTCTTGCCCCCTGTCCCGGGGTCGCTTACTCTTGCATTTGTAGTGATTGCATGAATCAGGGGTGATTGCCCCTATCGCAGATCCCAACGAAAAGGACTCCGGTGAGTCGCCCGCCAGGGTGTGTGGGGTATTGTGGTGGTTCGACTCCACCATCTGCGTCCGGAAGGAGAGTATCAACATGGCAAAAGGCGATCTATTTCAAGTCCGGCAGTCCGTTTTCGTACAGACCAGTGATGCCCCTCTTGAGGACCCTCCCTCCCATCGATACTCCTACACTCGATATCCTTTCCGGGAGGTAACCCGATATGGGGTACCCGTTCGTGGTCGGGCTATCCGCAAAAACTGGGAGACCCTTCCTGACTCCATGCGGGTTCATAATCCTAGCTCGGAGCTCGTGGCTCTCGCCAACGAAGCTATTAGTATGGAGCCCAAGCCGGGGAAAGTTCGTCAAGAGGTGACGAACTTCATCACATCCCTGGAGAAGATGAAAAGCCATCATTTTCCCCACGGGTCGGAGGTAACAATGCTTCTGCCCGGTTCTCGGTGGCCATTCTCCCTGACCGTTCGGTCAGAAGATGAGGCCCGGAAACTGGGGGAAAAAGCCCTTTCTATTGGCGTCACACAAATGGTACTCATGACGGGTAAAAACGCTAATGGTGAGACCTTCGTTTACCGTGGGTCTAAATCCCCCAACCCACTCATGATTTGGAAGGTAGACCGAGCCCGAACTGAAAAACATCGAAATTTCCGCAAGCTATATTACTAGCCCAGAACAGTAAGGCATGGCATGGTAACCTTCCCCGTAGATAAGGTCAGTTTGTGTAAAAACCCCCTCCCCGTTGAGGGCCTTCAACAATCTTTGGGGGTGATGGGGCTAAAGGGGGTAGAAGCTTCCTCTACCCATCCCAATCTGGTGGGAACCAACACCAATCCGTTTGTGGAAGCTATGCATCTTGCTTATGCATACCATTTCCCACTGACTCTCAGCCCGGATGATGTGTGGACGGTGATTGCTCAAGGGTTTGCAACCCATGTCAACCAGAATGTCGAAGCTCTGCGAAACCAATTCGTGTCCCACGATGGGAAGGCTACGCTCATTGTCCGCCGGGACAATTTCGTGAAGGGTAGCCACCTCAACGACTGGCCGGGGTGCTTTTCTGAGTTCAGTGAACAAATTTCGGGCTACATTGGGAAGAAAAGAGACGCCATTGTTTCGGACTTCTCCACGACGGGACTCGTAGAGAGGGCAGCATCCGAGATCGTTCTCATGGGAGCAATGCAGGGGTACTTTGCATACGAGGTTCATACCAAATGCGGAATCCCCAGCATCACTTTGCTAGGTACCCCAGAAGATTGGCAGAAGGTTCGTGCTAAGGCTGAAGTCCTAGCCGAGTATGATCTTGGGTGGTGGACCACTCACCTTCTCCCCATCCTGGATCAGTTCGTCAAGGCGTCAGAGGGTTCGGCCGATGCTCGGTTCTGGAAGAATCTCTATAAACTCCACCAAGCAAGTGGTGGGGATAGAATCAGCGGGTGGGTGACGGCGTTTTTCCCTTATCTCTTGGAAAGGTCAAGAAATGGGAAATACTACAAGAAAAATGAATTTTCCGCGCTAAAGGACCCTTCAAATCCTTGGTCCGGGCCCACCTCTAGTTCGTTTCCTCCGAGCATGACCCTTGCTCCTTTCGTCTGGAAGTATTTTGACCAGACATTCAAGATGGAGTTCGCGGGTGGGTTCGTTGGTACTTCTCAAGACCCTCACACACTGGCAATGCGGCCCGCTCTTGGGTGGGCGGTTCTAACTCAAGAGTGAATACATGCTTTCATCGGAAGTTTCGGATAGGGTGTGGGAGATTCTCGAAGTTCTACCGTTCGTGTCTGGCCTTGACATCGAAGTAGACGAAGATGGATCCCCCGTGGTAGTCATCCACGTTCGGGATGGTTTTTTGTCTTCCGGATCCGACCTTGAAAAATCGATGGTGGATATTTTGGGGGTTGTTGGGCCGTGTAGTTTCGTCTTCAAAACCAACACCACTAAAGTATTTTGAGCCCAATTTGATCCCCTTTCCAGTAAGAGAATCCATGAAAAATCTCATTCTTCTAACCCTCCTTCTCCTCCCCCTCGGCTGTGATGACAATGGTCCCGAGCGAACCTGTCGCACCGTTCGCACCGCCGGGTTCAGTGGGTGCAATATCACCGAAGAATTCCAATTCACGGCCCGTACCAATGGGTGTGGGACCGGAGACACCTACGGTGCCACTGTTAACACAACGAACCCCGCAGGGTCTCCCGTGACAGTCTTGGTGTGTTGCGGGTATTACAAGAGCTGCACCGTTCGCATTCCCTGAAAGATTTTTTCAATGCCACTCCTAGTTGCAATTGCTACCTCCGTGGGGGGTGGACGTAGAACATCGAATCTTTTGTGCCATAACAGTGACACTTTTGACCGCATGTTCAATGGTGCCGTGTCGTTTGCTAGTCTCGGAATTGATAACGCACCGGCTGGGATTCGCATTTTCGAGGGATTGCTTATTCGGAACAAAACTGGAGAGTTCCAGGGCAACTTTCGGTCCCCCACGCTAATTGAGTTAAGAGATCTGGTTGCTGGCTTCTGTCCTTGGGATCGTGAGTCCGAACTGGATACGGCTAAGGAAATGCTATCCGGATTTGATCTTCCAAAGACACCAGAACATTGGCATCGCGTTTACCTAGCCGAGTCCGCAATGTTCCATGCAAAAGTTGAGTGTCCGGGAATTGCCGAACGGGCTTTGTATATCTACGACCGACTAGAGGCTGGCATGGAGCAGAGTCAATATGGGGCTCTAATCCATCTGTTTTTCTACACGGCTCCCTTGGCTATGTGGAATCGAGCAGAGCTTTTCATTCAGAAGCCTTTTGCGATCCCCTCCCTTCTGTGGACAATTACGGATTCTCTGTCGAACATCCCCGTTGAGGAAAGGGATACCCCGGAGATCCACTACCTCCATAAGCTGCTTGTCGAGTTGAAAGCCACCTTTCCCTCTTGGGACAAAAGCCATAAGAGCTTCGATCGGGCCTTTGTCCAGTTCCCCAAGGGCAAATCATGATTTTTGTCGTTGGATCCGAGTCCCCCATCAAAATCCGGGCGCATAAAATCGCCTTTGAAGCGTTAGATCCAGAGATTCGAGGTGTAAAAGTATTCTCTTTTGTACCCGAAGGCCCCTATGGATCAGAAACTTTTGAGGGTGCTCGCAGCCGATGTATTGGGGCCAGAGATCAATGCAGGGTACATGGTGCCTTCTATACGGCAATAGAGAATGGAATCCAACAAAACTTGGATGGTAGAGTGGTGGACTTTCCGGTTTTCCACATTATTTTTCCCAATGAAAAAGAACTGATGGTTACCGGACCCTCGGTTGTAGTCCCCGGTACCATTTATCGGGAATGGGAAGACAGGGTATCCAAGGAGAGGAAACTGACATGGGGGGACGTGTATGCCGAACGTCACGGGTGTGATCCCAAAAATCCACATAGTCACCTAACGGGAACCCCCAGAGTTCAACTTCTGGTGGATACCATCCGTCCGATTGTACCCCTTGTCTTACAATATCTGTCAGTACCGGATCATCAGCTTAGTTCGTAATGCAGTTGTGCCAAAAGTAGTTGGCAACAGCGAATACGGTGGCTTCGGTCTAAGCGTCCAAGCCATCGAATGGCTTGCTGCCAAGGGTCACCCTCAGTCTTTGGCCGTGATGGCTCAGGATCCTAATCCTTCAAACTGGTACCTCCATGAGGTAGATCGTGACGATCCACTTGTGGTGGAGTGCATCGAAGAATTGGGGAAAGACGCTAACGGAGAATGCGCTAGGTTACGTGTTTTTTATGTTGCTCCAGGGTACAACTGGGACATTGATGAATACGACGGTTTGGAAAAGGTCAAAACATGGCCCCGATCCGTTCGATCAAGGAGTTAGCATTACATGGGATCCATGACAGCTAGAATAACCTACAGTGTGGAACTGACCAAAGCCGAGCTAAGGCTAATCGGTCTTTCACTTCAGGGCCTCCTCACTAGACCAGAGGATCTCAAGGAAGCATCTGCCCTTGGGGTTCGGGTTCTCAGGGATCAACTTCAGGCCGTAGACATCCAACGGGAAGCTATTTCGAACGCATTAACGGTTGCGGAAAACAAAGTATGACAAGAACACACACAGTTTCTATTCGGTATGGCATCTACGAATTTTGCCAACTGGAGCTACCTATTCTTGAAGTAGCCCCCGGGATCCATCTGGCTGTATTCAATCCACGTGGGGATTGGCTTATGTGTGAACGTACTGGGAGAGGTCTGGCCCGAATTCTTCCTCCTGGTACTGAGATCCTGGTTATGCCAGCGGGGAAAGCCGAGTGCATTCTCCATGTGGTGGGACGAGAGTCTGGACTCAAGACCATTGTTGCCCCCAAAGAAAAAAAGGGATATATGGGTCCGTGCTTGGAGACCAATCTGTCTTCGATCACTTCCGGGTCTAAGGATGCTTCGGGTCAGGTACGAAAGCTTTACCTCCCTGAAGTGGATGCTGAGAAAATTCGCGGGCGTCGGGCAGTTGTGGTGGATGATGTTGTAAGCACCGGAGAGAGCCTGGAAGCTACCAAGCGCCTTATTGAAATGGCGGGTGGTATCTATCATGGAGCTGTAGCTGTGTTCTCCGAGGGTAAGCGAAGAGGTGATGTCTACACCCTGGGCCACCTCCCACTTCAGCCACCCCCGAGCGCGGCATGATTCCAACAGCAATTGGTTTGCGGGTTAGTGGATCCAGGGCAACTGAAATCATTCCTATGCCGGAGGACAGGTCTCCATGGGTTGAGCGCCGAGTGGCTACCCGCAATATGGGTATGGCCGAGTTCATCGAGACAAAGGGATCCGGCACTCTCCGTAAAAACCACGCTATTGGGATGAACGTGCAGAGTCACGCCTTACATGAGCGCGTGGCCTATGAGTTCGGATATGCTTTCGAGGCTTGCCCAGAACGTTTCGTTACGTGGGGTGAGGCGCGTAGTGAACCGGATGAGAAAGCGATGACCGAAGTCGGTTGGCATGTAGAACGATATGCTTCTATTTGCCTCTTCCCCGGAGATGAGATGGAGTGTAAGTATATCACCGTCGAAATCAATGGGGTCAAGCGAGAGGGTGTTGGTGTTGTGATTCGAAAGACTTCGGTTCCGTGGATCCCTCAAGGTCATATTGTTTTCGCTCTAATTGCGGAATTGGACCAAAAGACCCACGAGTGGAAATCCGCCGTCAATCCATGCTAGAACGTCCCATACACCCAACTGGAACGTAAAAAACCCATGAATATCTTTGTCCTGGGGTTGACCAAAACTGGCAAAACCACGATTGCCGGTCGGGTAGCCAAAAAACTTAGCTACGAACTTGTTTCCGGGTCTACGTGGGTCAAAAGCCGTTATGTGCCCCCTCCTGGTGTTGTGGTGGGCAGTCCGGATTATCTTCGAGATATCACGAATTATTCCTGTAGCCAGTTAGCCTCAAACCCTAACGTGTGTGTGGATTACATTCATGCACACCACTGCGTTGAGGAGGGATTCCTGGTGATTGAGGGGCTGCGTAACCCAAGGGATTTCACTCTTCTATTCCGACCGGATGAGGATCTGCTCATTCTGTTGAACTACCCCAACAACCCTATAGTCCCGTCTGACTTTGAGCGCCATGGGGTTAGGGTGATTAGAGACACGGTGGAATGGATGACTTCCACTGGGATCCTCGATCCTTCCAGGGTGTTGAAAATCAATCTTGGTGGTCTTCATGGGGACGTGGATCCACCCGCTAATGATAGATATGAAACGCCCATGCCAATTGCTTGTCGAAATCTGGATGAAGCAATAGAAAATGTTCTGGGTTGGGTGGGTAAGGCTTCCCCCATGCCTAGAAAAAGTTCAACACATCATGGGTACGTCTACCCCAACAACGTCTGGGTAGACAATCGCGTTCTTCAGGACATGGATCCGGAAGCTAAAGGGTGGACGAAAGGACGTATTTTCGCCGTCAACAGCTATAAGGGTCACTCCCTCACGTTCGAGGTTTTGTTGGGAACGGGAGCGGTTTTCAGCTACGTTCCTGCTCATATGATTCGTTGGATGGAACCCGGATCCGAAGAGTCAGTTGATCTATTGGAGGAGAAAGACCTTACTTATGCTTTGTGTCCCGAGGGTCGAATCTCAGTAGACTCCTATAATCTGCTAACTGGAGAGAAAGCCAAAGCCTTTTTCGTTCGGCAGAATAGATGGGTCCAGGCTCTGTACCTTTTCACAGTGGATTGGGTAGATGATAACCTCCTGCTCCACGCAATGGCCCTAGAGAATGGACAGGTAGCTCTCCTCCCCAGTCACAAAGTTCTATTTGGTAAGGCTACGGAACTCCCTAGGTATCGGAAACTTCATCAGGAGTGGAGAACCAGCACCACTGATTTCAATGGGTGGGTAACTTAACCATGCAATTCCCCAAAAATACTGCAATCAAAGTTCTGTCCGGAAACAAGTCTAGTCACGGAGGGGACTACACGTGGGATCTCCCAAAACGCAAAGGTGGGAAATGGATTCCCGGTGAGTGGACCCAGTCAATTACCCCCATTATTTGCCATCGTGGATACCACCTAACTCACCGTCCGGAATGTTGGTGGGAGATTGACAACCCGGTAGCATATCTAACTCAATACAGAGGAAGGAAAACTGCTACCCAGGGCACAAAATTTGCCGTGGCCTCTTGCCGGTTGCTACGTCCCTTGACGGTATCCGAGCTCAAATCTTTCCATATTTACACGAGCGGAAGCCATAAAATCTCAGGGGTGGTGGGACGAGTTCTTGTGGGGGGGAAAGCCAGGGTTGAAGCGCATGATTGCACTTCAGTTTATGCTGATGATTATGCCGAGGTTGTAATCACGGGTGGGACCCACTGCGAGGCTAAGGGCCACGCTGAGATCCACGCCTTTGGTAACACAACAGTTGACGTTTGCGAGGAAGCTTATGTGTTAGCAGAAGGTAACTCTTCCGTCCTTGCTTCAGGCAATTCTAGGGTGGAGGCTAGTATGACAGCTAGGGTCGTGGGGTCAGAAAGCACCAAAATTCTGGCTCACGGTGACAGCGTTGTGCAAGTCGACGAGGGGCAAGTAATCGTCGAGGCGTATGAAAACGCTTATGTGTTGGACACGTCTAAAGGTGCCAACAAAACCCGGATCCACGCCGGAGAGAGTGCTGTCGTTAGGTGCGAAGGTAGCCCTCGAATTCTAACCCTTAGCCAATCCGCGGTTGCCGTGGTGAGCAAGAGAGGAAAGGACATCCTCGTTAAGAAAGGGGAAAGTCGGTGGGTGTACCAGGGCAGTTTCACTTGGGGTAAAAAATGACACTGTTCAAACTTCTTTGGCGGGGAACTTCTCCTTGCTTTGGATCCTGTGTGTGGAACCTCCCCAAGATGGAAAATGGGACATGGGTACCCGGAGAGTGGATGCCACCCGTTCCCGTCTCTCTAGGAAAATCTGGGTATCACGTAACGGATCAGCCAACTTTTTGGCATCATTTGAGTCCTTATGCCTGGGATCTGGATATTTACTTAGCGGAGATTCGAGGGGAATCAGAAACGGATTTGTCAAATATTGCGGCAGAATCCGTGAGACTCTTGAGACCGGCAACCACTGAAGATTTGGCGGTTGTCGGAGTATTTGCTTCGGGTACCCATCATTTGAATAGTCCGGACTTCCCTCTCATTCTCAAGGGTGATGCATGTGTCATGTCTTCCAGCCCCGGTGGGGTATTCCTCCATGACAATTCCCGTTTGAAAGCAACTGGTCGATTTCGGGCTATTTCCGCCCATAATCAAAGCATTCTTGAAGTCTCCGGGTCGGGGATGATCTTCCCACACGGTGATTCGGTGGTGAATGCCGAGGGGGATGCTCATATCTACGCGGTACACCGCGCCCAAATTGTTGCCCGGGGGTCCTGTCATGTGGATGCCCACAACAGCACGAAAGTTCTGGCTTCGGGTGAAGTGAAAGTCAAAGCTTACGGTGGATTCATCGAAGCATCGGAAAATGCCCAAGTTTCTATTTTCGATCCCAGTGTAAAAGTCCATGTATCTGGAAATGCGGTGGTTTCCTATCCTCAGGATATGGCGAAGCATCTCACTATCACTCGCGATGGAAATGCCACCCTTCGGCCACTTGGTGGTAATGACATCACAACTGGAGCTGGGTTGAATAACTGGTCCTATCAAGGGGACTATAATTGGGTGCGGACTTAAGGTGAGGCATGAGAATCCGTCAAGTTATCCCAGCGTGGAGAAAATACGAGTCCAAAGCACCTATTTCAATTGTATCCGACCCTACTAGGGATTGGTTCGACAATCTCACCCCCCTTGGAAACCATAAGCTGGCCCGATTTGTGGTTCTTCAAACCGGAGAGATTCTCTTTGGGGATGCATACCATGTTCTCCACGCGGACATAAAATGGTTGGGGTTGGATTGCTGGATTGAGAAAGAAGGGGATAGATGGGAGGACGGGAAACTTGAACCACTTGTAGGAGGTTCCATTGTATTTGACCCCTCGAACAATACGTGGCGCGTAGCTCTCATTCAATTCTATGGCTACGGGCGAGACGGAAGCATTGTTAGATTTGGTCAGCTATCGAAACGGCTCACAACTTGGCAAGATCTATGCCATACTCTTGGCAACGATCCAATGGTTGACATCCTACCAACGATTTTGGAGCTTTGAATCATGTTCGTAAACTGTGAGCGATGTGGAACCCTATGTGGTCAAGATCCCGATGGTTTGAAAGTAAGGCACGTTCTCCCTTGTGGGAGAGAGTGTGAACTCACAGCCCCACCGGATTTGAGTTGTTATGATACGTGCGCTGGGTGGTGTTCCGAGTGCCGCCGCATCAAAACGGGATGTGCTGGTGTCAGTCACCCATGTGGTACCCATGGTTGCACACAATGTGGGGTCCACGCTAGTACCGAGTGGGGGGATTCCGTGTGTGGTTTAGCGCCCCCCCACTCGATTAGAGCCTGGGTATGGGGCCGGGTAACTTGCCGTGAATGTTTGAAACAAAAACCAAGTTAAAATAATTTGCCTATCGGTCAGTTCTTTAGATCGAACGAGCTTCAGAAGCGTAAGACGGATACAACACCATGACGCACCATCACCACCATAGTTATTGACCCCAATGTCCAGGGGTCTGGTATCCCCTGCAAGACACGTCAATAATATGGAAGTGTGGCTGAGTAGCGATAGCGATGGGCTGTAAACCCGTTGGCCTAAAAACCCCCGTAGGTGCAAATCCTACCACTTCCACTCATGATTGACGCAGCGTTGCGCCTGAATGGGAAGGGTCCCGGCCGTAACCCGGGAGGTCTTAGGATCAGAGGGGGTTCGATTCCCTCACGCTGCATGGTTTTTGTTTGTGAGGAAGCGCAAAGTGGTCCAGCGGCAGGGTTGTGGCCCCTGTGCCCGTAATGGGATCTAGGGAGTTCGAGTCTCCCTCCTCACTCCAAATTTAGAGTTATATTTCCCACTTTTTGGTTGACTCCGAGCTAAACTGAGAATTTGACGGGTTGTCAATTTACCAAGAGATGGATCTCTGGACAGCAGTTTCTGTTTCATTTCCTCTGGAATCCTCAAAGTGGACATTGTTCTAGCTACAATGCTAACGTGAATCCCCTCCCGTTTAGCCAAATCTCCTTGGCTCCATCCATTGTCTCTCATCTCAACATCCCACGTCATAGCCCTCTCCAACAGTTTTGCCGCACCAAACGGCAACTCTCTTGGTTTGACCGGTTCGGGAGTGCTCGCTCTCCCTCTTGTGGGATCCGTTGATCCAATATCCCACCCATCTCCAACTCTCTGAGCAATCACCCCATCAAGAACCTCACAAACCACCTTCAGGTGTTCGTGAGCCCACCTCTCTTTGAAGTAAAGCATCCTGCTCGTGTCAATCACACACAATTCAATCCCTCGTTCGGTACAGGCCGCAAATTTCCTGGCATCGTTAGTTTGGGTCCTCCCCAAGTTTTTCTCCCCGTAGATGGGTTCGTAATGGAAAATCCCGTTGAGCTCGAAAGCTAGCTTCAGTCCTGGGAAATAGATGTCCAGCTCGCCATTGATTGCATCAGTTCGGTTACAGTGGATGTCAAGGTCCGGGTAGCGTTCCCGAAGCCTCTCTTCTAGCCACACCTCCAGTTTGGACCTACGGGTGCCAGTGGTTTTGTGGGTGTTGCTGTATTTTGCCGCACACGAATGGTTGCAGAAGATGTGACCCGACTTGGACCTCCTTGCTAGTCTGGTTCGCAACGGATCTAGAGCACCATTGCCACAATGACCGCAAATCCCGCTAACCTTCGGTCTGATACTGTCATACCAACACGATTTCGAGCAGAATCGACTACTCCACCTACTCACGAATTCCGTTCCGCAGTGGGGGCATGTCTTCTTTTCCATGCAATTGTGACTCAATCGACTCGAAACCGAAATTCGTAAAGACAGGACATCATCATGGGAGATAGCTCCACCATTGTAGTAGAGAGGGACGGCAAGTTTCTCTCCTCCTACCTAGCGACGGGTCCAACCCATGAAACGGGTCCGGTGCTTCGCCAGCACTATGCGACCCTGGATCTCGCTCACTCCCTCATTGATCTTGGGGATCTCTTCTGTCTCGGTGAAAACCCGGCTGTGGGTCAATGGCCGGAGTTCTGCAACACCCTGACTTACTGGAACCCACCAAGGACCCACGACACCATGGAATCAGTGTGGGTGGAAGCCAATGAGAATTGGTCTGACAAGGTCTACTGGTTCCGTGATGGAAAGTGGCGTTGGGTTTCTCTGTTAGGTAGGAGAGAGGATCCCTACGAGAGTTTCCAATTCAAAACGGTGCGGAAACCGCGTAAGCCCAAGCTATGAACCGAGACAAGTGGAAGGAACTCGTAGGTCAGTTCCCTGAGTTCAAGAACGCCCCCTATGCTGAGTGTGGGGATGGGTGGTACGGCATCATTCAGGATACGTTCCGGGACCTGAGCAGCTACGGGTTCTCCGGAACCGTGGTCCAGGTGAAAGAGAAGTTCGGAGCTCTCAGGATCTACCTGGATCATCCTGAGGATGGTCAGGATGACATCCGCAAACGGTGCGAGGACCGATGTGCACAAGCGGAAACCATCTCCGAGACCACGTGCGAGGCTTGCGGTGATGGCACTGCCAAGCGCAGAACCATTGGTGGGTGGCTTTCTACCCTCTGTGATGCTTGCAATGAAAAGGCGACCAGCAAATGAAATGTCACGGATGCGGAGTTGAAAAAGATCCAAGCGTCAAAGAAGTGTATCCGTATCCCTCGGATGGTCTAACGGATGATCCGATGGAACCTTTGATTACCTTTGACTGTTCGGTCAGTCCCGGAGGTGGGGGCTGGAAAATGGTCATTGTGTGTCACGAGTGCTTCCACCGCCTTGACCCGGATATGTGGATTTGCCAGTCCATCTGGGAGAGTATCAACCCCGTGGTTCCTTTTGACTCCCTACCGTCTCCATATGATGGCCCCTACCAACACAGGTACGAACTTTCCTCCTACGAAGCGAAAACTGACCCCGCATGAACAGCATTGAACTCTCAGGGGACCTCGTCGTTGTCACGGGGGCCGGTATTAGTCTAGCCAGTGGGATACCTACGTTTCGGGGGAAAGATCCCGATGCAATATGGTCAAAAGATGTCACGGATCTGGCCACAAATGCATTTTTTCGGAATAACCCGGTTGAGTTCTGGCAATGGTACCTCCATCGTTTTGGGTCCATTCTAGAAAAAGAGCCGAATGCGGCACATTTTGCATTAGCAGATTTGGAGAAGTCTTATCCCTTCAAGTTCACCTTAGTGACCCAAAACGTGGACACTCTCCACGAGCAGGCCGGGTCTAAGCCCATCAAAGCTCATGGATCCGCGGATCGAGTTAGATGCTCTTCCGACTATGGTTGCCTTTTTGGTAGCCCGAATGGGCTATTGACCTATCATTCTAGCGACTGGAATAGATTTCTTGACCATCCCACTTTGGATAACCTCCCTAAGTGTCCAAGATGTCATTCCATTCTTCGGCCTCATGCTTTGCTGTTTGACGAGTTTTACGAGGATCATTGTTCGTATCAGTTCGACGCAATTCAAGAAGCCGTCTACAACGCCAAAACTGTTTTGTTTGTGGGGACATCGTTTTCAGTATCCTTGACTGATGCTGTGATGGGGATTGCGAGAAGTCAGCGTGCCCACATGATATCCGTGGACCCACATCACGTGCCACCCAATTTCGTCCAGTGGATTCGTCAACCCTCAGAAACATATCTACCAACCCTAACTCTTCGTACCTCTAAGGGTTAATATCTTTACCACCTACCCACCGGAAGCGTAATGGTATTGTTTTTCGTTCTCTTTCTCCTCTTCTTTGGAGGTTCACATCATGAGTGTACACGTAGAAATTCGAGCCGCAGAAGGCGGCGATGATGCCAAAGACTTAGTTCACGAGCAGTTTTCTGTACTTGCGAAGAAGGTTGGCCTGGAGGGTCTTTGACCTTGAGGTCTTAGACATTAGAACGGGTTCGATCTCGTTCAAGGTCATCGGTGATAGGGCCGAGGAATTGCTTCAACCAGAGATTGGTGGCCACAGGTGGCAGAGAGTACCCCCGAATGAAAAAAGGGGGAGGACTCAAACGTCAACCGTAACCGTGTCGGTACTTCCCGAACCAACACAAACACAGTTGACAATCCACCCGAATGATCTGGAGTGGACGTTTTCTCGTGGATCTGGTCCCGGTGGTCAGAACAAAAACAAAACTGAAACCGCGGTAGACCTTAAGCACGTCCCTACTGGTGTGGTAGTTCACTGTGAATCCGAACGATCTCAGAATCAGAACAAAATTCTAGCTTTGGGATTCCTTCGGTCCAGGATCTGGCAATCCATCCAGGAACGAGAGCATCAGCAACGGTCTAAGGATAGGAGGTCGCAGATCGGAACGGGTCAACGGGGGGACAAAAACTGGACCGTTCAAGTTCAAAATGATCGTGTAACCTACCATCCAACGGGCCAGAAATTCCGACTCAAGGATTATTTGAGTGGTCGATACACGGTCCAGAAGTAGTGACTATCCGTAAAAGGACTCATGTCCGTCACTGCTAAACCCACCTACCCCATCCGAATGCTTTCAGCCCATGATTCTATGTATGGAATGGGATGGCAATGGATCACTGCCCCCCAAGATTACGTAGACCCAACCTACCACAAACCCCCAGGCTGCTTCAAATGTCTTTACGGGGGACCAACGGTGGGGGGTCGCGGCACGCCTGACCCCTCTGGGAAACCTATTTCCTATACCTATTATCGACCGACATCAAACCGACGGGCTTGTCCTTACCCACATTATTCCTGTGAGCCACACTACGGGAATACATGGGATCCCGGGTACGTTGCGGTCCCAGGTGTGTGGGTTGTAAAGAGAATCGTTGATAAACGAGGTCTTCCGGTTGATATGGGACATCTCCACCCGGAAATCGATTATTACATGGTCCAAGAGCCCCGTTATCATCTCGAAGAGGGAGCTATGGCTTCGATGCCAGGGGGGATGCCTTGTCCCTGGTGCATGTCAAAATGTGATTATAGTCATTCTTCGTTGGCTTTTTGCTTGGAAGACCCAACTCATATTTTCGAGTGGGTTCCGTGGGGTGGGTGATGAGATGAGTAACATGGAAAGTCTAAACAGAGAGATTGAGGACATTATTTCTGCCGCTGGGCTAGCCGAGCGTATGGGACTACCAACCATTGCTTCTGGTTTGTACCAACGAGCAGCCGATCGCCAGCTTCAGTTGGCCATGAGAGCCAGGACTCCCACGGCGCGAGGTGCTATGTGCCAACTGGCGATCGTGTGGATGAAAAAGAGCGGTGATTATCTTCGTGCTCTACAAATCTCTAAGGAGCTTTCTAGAGATTCGACGCTCCCAGAAATCATGCGGGTTAGCTTTGAGTCAACTGCAAAATCTCTAGAAAACCATCAGTGGTGACTCATTTGAGGGTGACGGTGATGGAAACCCAGTCCTTATCTTCCAAACCGACATCTAGTGATTGGATTTCCTGGATCCAAGTCCCAACCTGACCCCGAAAGATGTCTTCGGCTTTAGTAAGCTCGGCTCCAACTTCACTTTCGTAGTCATCGTAATATTCCATTTCTTTTGGGAGACTTTTGCTACGGTAGAACCCAATGATTGTTTTCCCGTGAACCTCTACGGGATCTTTGTCCCACCCTAAACGACGGGACACGGTGGAGATAGCCCCTTTGACGACATCTAGGATGTCTACACTATTATCATCTGGTAATGCCCGTAGCTCCGATTCCTCTTTCTCCACTTTAACTGCTTCGGCCTCTATTTTGTCAGCTAAAGTGGTCCAACTTTGTTTATATCCACGGGTAAGCTCCTCAAACGTTCTTGGTTCCCAATTCCATGCTAAAAAGCTCTTTTGCTTTTGCTCCCATATCCCTTTAGAGTCAAATTTGAGGGTATGGAAAGGACTGGGGTGGTTATGGTAAACGTAATGAGCCTTGTACTTTTTTCCCTTATCCGGATTCATTTCAAGAAATGGTATGAAAGTAACTGAGTTACTGTGGTGGTCAAAAAGGCGCTCCTTACCAACAGTATAGGGCCCAGAGAGTGGGTGGTCTTTGCTGATCCCCCGGGCAATATTTTCCAGGGTATTGTAGAACTTCTTGTATTCCGATTCTACATTCCTCTCTGGGGCACTGGGTTTGGGGGTCGGTGGTGAAACCTGGGCCTTGAAAGCTATCAGGTTTATTTCTCCATCCTCAAAGTCACGAATCCATTTGACAGAATCCTCAACCAGTTTCAGCAAACTGATCGCTTGGACTTTGCTCCCAATGCGTTTGTAAATCGCACCACCGTCCTCGGTGATAGCAACCAAAATGGAGTAACCGATGCTATCCGGTTTGATCCCATAAGGATTGTTGGGATTAAGTTGTGCCCGTAGAGACACTCCAACGTGGGGCACAGAAACAAGAGGTCCGGTTCGTTTTCCAAAGAAGTCAGTTTTCCTACCCAGTGCCAGAGGGGTCTGATTGACAGTTGGGGTGAACTTCCACGGCCCAGCTTTGGCCGTACGGAGTTTAGATTCCAGTTCTGAAATCAACATATCCAGTGTTCTGCCCCAACCACTGGAAGCAATAAGGTATCGAAAGGTAACGTTTTTTGGATCCATAGAACGTTGCTATCTATTACCTTGTAAGTGATCTGAATAGATTTCAGTTGAAGTAAGAGTCAACATGAGTGAGCCCAGAGAGTACACCCCCGAAGAAGTCCGCACGATGTTCCTTGACTATATTCGTGGGCTCGTGAAGTATTGGGCACGGGAGGATCGGGTTCCCGATGTGAAGGAGAAGCTGGAGGGTCTGGCGTTCAGCATCCTAGTCACCCTGGACGGGGAATCCGGCGGTCTCCCCTGTTTCGATGTAGTCCCGTGTCCCCACGAGAGTGACAAGGAGTACCATCGGGACAACGGGGAAAACTGGTTCCCTTCCGGTGTCCCCCTCCCCGGAGCTCTGCACGAGTACCTTCACCAAAAGGAATAGGCCACCGCTGGGCGTACAAAAAGAATGCCTAAAACTACCGTAGTCCATTGTAGGGACCCCCATGACATCTATGTAGGTCGACCTTCCGTGTGGGGGAATCCGTTCAAGTGTGGGGTAGATGGAACCCGGGAAGAAGTGATTACCAAACACCGCGAATGGGTTGTGACACAGCCACATCTCATAGCGAGGCTTCGGGAGCTAAAAGGGAAACGTCTGGGGTGTTGGTGCAGTCCAAGCCCTTGCCACGGCGACACCTTAGCAAAGTTAGCCGATGCCCTACCAGATTTGGGGTTATCGGAAGTCCTGGATGGTTTTGAGGGGTAACAAACCGTATGCCAATCACATTTCCAGTTTCAGACGTTGAAATCAATACTGGTACTACATCGGATGACCCATACCTTGGGTTCCACCCCACGCCTCAAGACTCGTTTGTAAAAAAGAAGTGTAAGGACGTCACACCTGATGCCTACGCTTTCAACCTACCCGGAGATTTGATATGGGAGCCTTTAGCCAACCCATTTCTGGGGGCCGTACACATTGCTTACGACGGTCATATCCCACTAACCCTATCCCCAGATGACTTGTGGTGTGTTCTATGTGGCGGGCTTTCGGCCCACATCAACGAAAACAGTGAGAGCCTAAGACACAAGTTTGTGTCCCACGACGGTAAGAAACCCCTTACCGTCGTAGTACCTTTTTCAAAAGGATCACCGGGAATCCCATGGGATTCGGTTTTATCCGAATTTCAAAGGTTGATTGATCGAAACACAACTCCCGGAACGGGTGACATCACAGCCCATAACTTCACCACGACTGGACCTGTGGAGAAAGTTGTAGGGCATGTACAACTTATGGGTGCCATGCAGAAGTATTTCACCTATGGTATGATGACGGCTTGCGGTATCCCCACAATCACCTTGCTTGGAGAGACAAGTGACTGGGAATCCATACGAACCAGAGTAGAAGGTTTTCGGGTGTGTGGCTTGGATTGGTGGGTTGATGCTTTGACCCCAATCCTGGATCAATTCGTTCGTGCCTCAAAAGGTGATGTGGATTTGGATTTTTGGGAAACCATCTACAAACAGCGGTCAATGTCAGGTGGTGGGTCGATCAGTGGATCTTTTATCAATCTTTTCCCTTATTTGTCGAAGGGGACTCAGTTTTTCAAAAGCCCTTATGTTGGGGTACCGAAATCCCAGCTCAGTACATCAAATGTACCACGCGGGCACACGGTAGTTCCTTTTGATTGGGTGTGCGGGTCGTCGCACCCTATGAATTTCTACGCCGGGCACCTAGGGATAACCATTGATAATAAATCTGTTCGCCCTGTAATGGGTTGGGCGGTGGTTGATAGACAGGACAAATAGAAGTCAACCCCTAGCGGTCTTTGAGGTGGCCCCTCCAGCAGGAATGGTCCAATCGTGGATTCGGTTGGACCATTCCTGCTCTCCCAATTGGAAAAGGATTTCAGAGAGCGGGTGGCCAATCATATTATGTGGAAACCAAGCCCATCGAGTCGATAGTTTGGCAAGGATTTCCGGGATCATTTCTCCCAATTCAATTAGGGTAGGCATACTACAACCCTACCCTTTGAACTTGTTGTGGGGGGTAAATCTCTCACGGCCGGAACATCCGTGTCCGGTGTGGTTGGGCGAACCGTAGAGATGGCGGATCTTCGAGATATCGCGTCTTGGTTAGCTTATTCCTGGCCTTATTTCCTGGATCACATGGAGCCACCGTCGTCCCTTCCGGGCGATTCGACTATGCCTTTCGCTCAACGGGCATCTATTGAAACCCGTTTCTCGGATGAAGCCTATGACTGGCTAGAGATCCACAACCTGGAGTTTGCGGCATCCTATTTCTGTCTTCCTCATGTCATTTTCCAGAGAAAAGGGGATGCAATGAACATCTCGTGGGTCATGAGGCCAGAATCCTACCCGTGGGGGGACTATCGATTCAGTGAGCCTCCTGGGGAGGTTGATGTGCCACTAACCGCTTTCAAAAATACTATTTTCGATTTCATGGAGGCAGTGTTAGGTCTAGCGTCAGAAGGGGAAGAAGACATGAGATTTCCTCTCATTCGGCAAATGATGGCTCGGAGAAACCAATGAATTGCTCCTGTCAAAATGGTTATACTGTTTTCCACGATACGCGGGGTCTTGTGGGTCTGATGGACATGGCTCATGAGACGGGCATCTGTCCGATGATTAGCCCCACCGATGTGTGGTTAACCCTTGTCCGTCAATTTGGACTTCACTGCAAGACTACCAAAGGTCCGGCAAAGGATCTGCTTTCTTTGCTGCACGCCGTTGACCTGGACGTAGATACCAAGCCCGCTAAAATCCCTGTGGTTCTGGGGCCGAGAGATGTATTTGAGGCACATCTTATCAACGGCTTCCTTCCGGAAAGGCCCAGCCTAACCGTTTTGTTTTCGGAGCAAATTGAAGGTAATACTACCGTTGGATTCGCCGATATGGGCATACAAGCCGGGGTGGCTTTTAATGGAGAGCCGAACCGAAGGCGGGTGCCTAAATTTCCGACAAGGAATCGGTCGAAAACAGGGGTGGACAAAATCATGCTTTGTGGTGAGAGAAGGGATTGGGAGTTGCTTTACAATAACTTCTGCGACTGGGAAGATTTTGGGGTTGTTGGGTGGATGGATAGAATCCTTCTCCATTTGGACCGATTTCGGGAATACCGATACAAAATGGGATTTGAAACTGTGGGTGCGACTGACCTTTATCAACCTTCTGGCCACACGGAGAATCCAACCATCTCCGGTTGGATTAACGATTTCTACCCTGTACTCCCTAACGCCGGTCGTAGCCTCAACCCACACTTTTCTTCGGATGGGAAGGAATCCCCCAAAGCCGATGATTTTCTGGGGGCGGGTCAGTCTAGACTGTTCTTTCCGGTCATTATCAATAACAGTTTGAAAGAATTTGACATTTGTGCTGGATCTACGGGCTGGTATTACGACCCTCTTACAGACAGCCTGAGACTGTCCTATGGGTGGACGTGTGAAGAGGATCGGTGAGAACGTGACCCATAATGTATTTTACCCCGGTGTGATTATCGTTTCAACCCGACACGGCACATCATATCTCCCTGCCGGAACTTGGGAAGAGTTTCATACCAGTGTGTTCTGGATCCTAAACCACAAATGGTTCCAGGAATTTGCAAAATCCCCGATACCCCCTGAACCATCCCAACCATCAGTTAGACCCAAGAACGTGCCCGAAGGTGTAGCTAGAAAAGCGGTTAGTATGGAGTGGGCGGGTTACAAAAATGAACACAATGAGTGGATTGATGTGATCGAAGCCAAAAGGGATCTAGCAAAAATTCTTGAGAGTCGAGATTGTGACGAGGCATGGGCCTGGATCGTGTCTTTTGAATTTTTGATCCCTGGGATAGAGTCTATTCGATTTGAGACCTTCGAGCGATATAGCGCCAGAATCGGTGTGTGGGAGTAATGTTGGAAATGAGTGACTTCCATTTTGACGGTATGACCCCTGCACTCCAAACCTACTTGGATGCTACGAAAGGTCAATGCCCCAGCACCAAACGTGCCGAGTTGTTTGAAGCTATTGAGCCTGGGGTGTTTGCAGCTTATAGCAAAGCCCACGTTGAATTCAGGTGCCGACCAGGAACCGAGGACCCACTTAAAACAAAAACAGTGACAAATCCAAGCGGCAAATACACCCTTACTGTCCACACACACCCGCAAGGGGCTAACTTCTGGTCCTACACTCGGGGCGTAATCTCTGGTGGGGCCAACGTTACCATCTGCAGAAACTACTCATCCTTCCCGTACCTTTTCGTAGAGGGTCATCCAGATGGGTATGACTATCTTGTGTGTGGTAGGGATTACCAATCGCAAACCGTAGTTAATCTGACTACTGGGGAGACAAAAGACTACAAGTCCCCACCAAATTTCTGTTGGGCGGCATACACAGCCAGCCCGAGCAAACGTACTTTGGCTGTGGAGGGATGTTATTGGGGTGGTCCATATGAAGTCATCCTGGTTGACTTTGCTCAACCCATGTTGACGTTGAACGTTCTCCGTCAAGAAGAGGACGAATTCTATGAATGGGTAGAAGAGGAGCCGGATAGCATTCATCTTGATCACGGGGGTAGAATTTCTCTTCTTTTTGGTGGGAAAGAGGAAAGGAACCTCACAGAAGAGGAAGAAGATGCCGCCATTGCGGCTGAAGATGAGGGCAAAGAGGTTTGGGCAAAGAACCCCAATAACAGGGTTAAGTGGACCAGACCTAAAGATTGATCAGTAACCTCTCTGTGAGTTCCTACTTCGACAAATTCGATCTCATTCTTAGAGCTGTTGATCTAGAAAGCCCATACATTACCGAAGACCTCTCTCAGCTAGAAGAAAGATTGGTCCAGGAAGTATCCCTCTGTGGTGAGCACCCGTACTTCCCCCCAGATCTTAAAGCTCAACTTCACCAAATTATCCTCGGGCACGACGTTTCGGCAATAGGACGACAACTTGGTACGTCAGTCACCGAACCACCCGAGGACCATTTGAAGAGGATCCGTCATATGTCGACCGATCTTCATACCCTGTTTCATGCGTTAGCCCAAAGAGGGATTCGAGGGCTAACGGACAATCCCCTTTCTTTCCTTCAGTATTTGAAAACTCAAGCTTCCGAATACAGAAACCACCTTCATTTGGCGGGGCAAGGTTCCACCTGTCCCGAGTGTGGTAGGGCATTAGTCTTTCGTCCCGTGTCCTACCGATCCCCTTGGATTGGTGACACCTTCTACGATGTGGAAGTCCATGCTTGGCTTTGCGAGAAGGGTTGCATCGGAGCTTTGTTTACGGAACCTCAAAGAAGGGAATATGACCGACTTCTGGGATTCGAGATCCTTCGAGAAAACCACCTGAGTCTAGGGATGATTGACTTTATCCTATCAAAATCCTTGCATTCATCTTGGGAGGTTTTGGGTAATCTCCCCCTACCATCGGAAAATGAAAATACTGACAACCCGGAACTGAAAAAACATCTGTTGAATCTTCTTGTAGGGAAAGAGCAGTTATGAAAACCATCACAGATCAGGAATTTCTCATCCTTCTGGCTCGCCATCTCCATAAAGAAGCGAAGACTTTTGGGGAACTTGCTCAAGATTACAGCACAATGCCAACTGAAGGGGTGAGACCCGAAGCTGTTATTCGAAGGTCAGAGGTCGCTTTAGGTTTCAGGACCAAAAAGGCTCTCATGGATGGATTGTTTGGAAAAGTCTGCCACCAACTTGCGGTGAATGGTGTTCAGTGGGAAATTGAGGGTTCTACTTTGGTGGATCAGTACGAGGGTAGCCCTGAGTGAAGAGAAAGCTGGAAAAATGAAACACTACCCATCTTTTGACGGAAAAATCATAGACATCCCAATCGTTGCCTTTGACAAACTTGATGGTCAGAACGTCAGATGCCAGTGGGATAAGAAACACGGTCTCCACAAGTTTGGAAGTCGAAAAGTTCTCCTGTCTGAGGACCACGGCACTATGGGGAGAGCTATCAACCTGACACTCGAAAAATATGGTGAAGACCTATCCAGAATATTTCGGGATCAACGGTTTGAAATGGTCACCTGCTTCTTCGAGTTTCATGGGAGTAAATCTTTCGCGGGAATGCATGATCCGGAGGACCCAACCCTCACCACGACCCTTATAGACATTGACATCTATAAGAAAGGGATGCCTCTGGCAAGGGATTTCCTAAAGCTGTTCGAGGGAAAGGTTGAGATACCTGGAGTCCTATACTCCGGGAATCCTACGGTACCTTTTCTCGATTCAGTTAGGAACGGCACCCTTGAAGGTATGACGTTCGAGGGGGTTGTGTGTAAGGGGGCGCCCCTTAAGAGGGGGTACCAGCCCACCATGTTCAAAGTCAAAAACCATGCTTGGATTGAGAAAGTCAAGACCCGATACGGGCACGACCCAAAACTCTTGCAGGAAATTCTCTAAATGTGGACATCGGACGTTCTAACCAAAAATCGAATTGAAGAGATTACCTCAGGGAAAAAAATCCTATACCTCCTTCTTAGAAGGAAGAAAGCCCCGAGTTCCTGGTACGACATGACTCCGGCTCAGAGAAGTAGAACCGAATACTCAAAGCAAGAGGTGTTTGGTCCAAATGTTCTTCTGGCCTTGGTCAAGGCATACCAATCTCAAACGGGATCCTGGGTGTGGTCTTCTTTGAGCTCCCCCCACTGCGGCAAGTGCGAAGATTTGTTGGGGTATGAATGGGTTATGTTAGGTCCATCTGGTAATTTCATCAATGCCAGTTAGAGTAATAGGCCCCAGAGACCCGAGAATCCCGGGGTGCATAAACACCACAAGTCATTCGGATAATTGGAGTAGGGGGTTATCCCCCTTCTACCTGGGGCCCGTGCCCCTATATTCAGGGGCCGCTCGTCCGTTCTCTCAAAATATGGAAAACGCTTGGCAGTATGCCAAGGTTTACCCCCATCAGCTAGGTGGAGATGGCTTCCCCACCGAAAACTATTATCAATGGGCAGCGGCAGGTTGGGATAAGAAAAGAGCCGATCGGTACCCCATGGGGAAAGGAGCAAAACCGGCCTTTTGCTGGTGGGGGGGTGAGAAACTCACCTATCTAGATGCCAGGAAAAAAGTCTATTTTCCTCTTTATGCCAGGGCAGTAGTTCAGACCGATGCTTATGCTCAACTTCTAGCCCAGTATCGGAGAGATGGATCAATCACCCTATGGGATTTCGATGGGTACGATTATCTCAGCTTAGGTCTGACATTGAAAGGGGTCATCAATGATCCCAATCGGACAATGGGTCATGCCTTTATCTTGGCGTATCTTCTAGAAGAGACGGTAACAAGAGGACTATGACGTTAGGGATCTATAGGTTCCACCAGGACTTTGGCCGTATGGGTGAACTTTCCGGTATATTTGTTGCTGAAGACTATGATGTCAGAAAAATAGTTGGCAAACGATGTAATTTCGGTGAAGTTCTAGGGAAGCATTCGGACATTTCTTGTGTACTAACCGAAACAAACCTTCGGCTTCTCACTGAAAGTTCAGAATTCGTAGCCACATTCGACGAGCACGGGATGTCTACAGGTACCAATCCCTTGGATTATTTTGAGTTAGAAGGTGAGTGATGTATATCTCAGGGATAATGTTTGGGTCTAAACTCCCAATGGGTTTATGGCCTTACGATGACGAGGACCCGGAATTTGGGCCCTTGGCACGGTACGAAGCCCACCTCCGCAAACAAGGTAGGGGGGATTTCTGGATGCCATCTCAGGCATCTGAAAATACACTCTTAGGGTTTTGGGTTGCTTTGCCTCGTTGTGTCGGCCGGGTCAAATCCGGAGCTTTTTTGGAGGGTAATTGCCCAATCGACAAAATCCCTACTCGTTACAAAGAAAGCATTAGATCTGCCACAGAATTGTGGTCTCCTTTCGAGCGATGGGTGGCCGAGGCATACCCCCATCATGACCCCATGTCCCCACCAACTTTGTGGGTAACTGAAGTAGAGTTGTGACCCGGAGTTCGATTTTTCAAATCAGAAGACTATCGGATTCGTAAGGTAGTAGACCATAAGGGAAGTTCATCCAAAGACTAGGACCAAAGTAGGGGGTTAACCCTACAATGTAATGATGGTTCAATTCCATCACTTCCCACTAATGGGGCCATGTAACGTCTTCCTTCAACTTTTTTCGTTAAAAAAAATCAATAGACGTTGCGCCTTCCCCGTTTTCCCATCTATAACAAGCACCAAAGCAGTAAGACGATGAAACCGAAACTCTCACGATTGAAAGAGCGAGCGAAAGAGCGGGAACGCTCAAGTTCGCCCCTATCGGATCGTAGGGGCGCGGCAACCGTCTAAATAGTGAGATGACGGTTGCCGCGCCCCCGGATGTAGAATCCGGAACCGCCGCTATCGTCTAATGGTTAGGACATCAGACTCTCACTCTGGAAACGCGGGTTCGATTCCCGCTAGCGGCGCCAAGAAGTTTCCCTCCGACTCCACAAAGAGTCAAGGTCTGTGACATTCTGGTGTTCGTTTGCTCCGGTCGTCTAATGGACAGGACGCCCTCCAACCAGGGGGGAAATGGTGGTTCGAACCCACCCTGGGGCACCACCTCGGTTCCTTCCTTCTAGGATTTACTCCATGGAAGGAAGGAACCAATGAGGTACTTTTTCTGTCTTCTGTTACTACTTGGTTGCGTGAATAGGCCAGAAGTGGCCAACTGTGAACCCTACGCCTGGAAGTGTGAGGGTGACCAACCTCACATTTGCTCCCCAAGCACCCCAACCAGATGGTATCCAACTGGTGATGGTCCGTGCAATCGGGTACCCGGTCAACATTGTCATATGGTGAGGGGTGAGGCTACTTGTGTTCGAGGGACGGTGTACCCATGATCGGACTTGACGTAGGCCGGTTTTGCGCGGAGGAATTTGAAGCCACCCACGACGTTAAGGTTCTGGAGCCGGAAGAGGCTAGGAAGTATCTATCTATCCTGGAGGCTTCCCTATCCCTTATTCCTGGTGTAGTGGGCCCTTTGACTTCTGCAAAGTCTCTAGTTGGGGACCGGATGAAAAACGTATCCCTGACGATCCCCTTCCCTGGAAAGACCCTGATACTCCTTTCCGAGTATGCTGTCTCCAGCGGCGACCTGTACATTTCCACTTTGGCTCACGAACTGGTGCATAAAGTGCAAATTGATAAGAACGGACCTTTCCAGGCTGGGGTGGATTACACAGACCCCGACTGGCGATCCTTAAGAGAAGCGGATGCCGGTGGGGTTGGTTTATGGGTTAGATATCTGGTGACCGGAGTTCTACCCTCAGCAACAGAGGCTGGAGTCACCTCCTCCGACTTGTATCATCTGGACGAGGAGCACAAGAAATTCGGAAGGGCCATCGTGAACAGTGCTCTCTCTGCTTCTGCAACCGGGGCTACACCACCACATAGCATTGCAATCGAAATGCTAAAATGGCTTCGGACTCACGCACCGGATACAATCGTTCCCACTGCGTATCGCAACCTATAACCCCAACCAGTCCGATTTTCCACATCCGGATCTAGACCCACGGGTTGAGTTCTAACCAACTCAACCGATATTGGGTTGGAGCCGTCAGAGGTTCGTGGTTCTAGAGCGAGGACATCATGGAAACTAACCTGTTCGTTGTTCGTGGTATCAAGTGTTCCAACCTTGCCGAAGCTATCCGTGTGGCGGGTACTTTCGGAGTACCTCCCATCATCATGGAGTCCATCCTGGACCCGGACGGGGAGGGTCGTTCATGGGGCCGGGTTTACGAGCTCCAGTGGGTCAATGATGCCGGGTACGACCGGCAGGAATACTGCGAGGTCCCCCAAGATTACAATTGAGGTGTACCCGGAAAACAAACCATCACAGGTCGAATTGTAAGGGGCGTAATATACAGGATGAAGAGAAAATGGGATACCGAACAGCTTATTTTAGCGATTGCCAAGTCCTCTAATTTATCACAAACCTTGAAAAAATTGAACCTTGTGAAAACAGGGGCCAACCGATCTGCTTTGAGGCGAGTTATTCTAGCCCTTGGTTTAGATACAAGTCACTTTATTAAACCTATTTGCAACGGACGTTTCCCAAAAGTTGCAGAGACTATGTTATTCCGATTAGGGTCCGAGGTAGATGGATCCACTCTTCGGTCTAGATTCCTGAAAGGTGGCTACAAGAAACACCAATGTGAGGAATGTGGAATAGGACCGGAATACAACGGTAAGCCATTAACACTGCAATTAGACCACAAAAATGGTATTCGAGATGATAACCGAATTTCCAACCTTCGATTTTTGTGCCCCAACTGCCACAGTCAGACTCCAACGTGGGGCAGGAAAAATCGAGGTACCAAAGTTCAGAAAGATCCAAAACCCCGTAAGAGAAAACTGATCCCGGAGGCAGTAACCCTCCAGGTTGATGTTAACTAATCCGCTCATGGGCCAGCTAGGAGTGGCCGCCGGTCTGTCACACCGGAGATCACGGGTTCAAATCCCGTTGGGCGGGCTCATGCCCCCATAGCTCAGTGGATTAGAGCGTCCGGCTACGAACCGGAAGGTCGAAGGTTCAAGTCCTTCTGAGGGTGCCACGGAGAGCGGCAGCTTTCCGAATTCTTCTTCCCAACGGGATCCAACCATGTCAAAGACAGTCTACTATCACCACCCCTGCACCGACGGTCTGGTTGCTGCTTGGTCGCTTCGTGAGGCGTTCGGCAACAACATCAATTTCGTCCCACTGGCGCACGCTACTCCTCTTCTGGATGAGGATGTGGTGGGTAAGGATGTTTACTTTCTGGACATTGTGCCTACCGCGGATCGGTACAGAGATGTTATCACCCGCGCGCGAAAGGTGGAAGTAGCGGATCATCATTCCACGGCCCACCCTACACTTCTCGAAGTAGACGGGGCTACGGTTTTTTATGATGACAACCGTTCTGGATCGGGCCTTACGTGGGATATCTATTGTGGTACAGAGCGCCCGTGGCTCGTGAACTATGCGGAGGCCCTAGATCTTTATCGACACAACCTTCCCGAATCCCGAGCTGTAGCGGCGGCTCTTTCTCAGTGCTACACCCTTGAGGATCTGGACTCCTTCTATAGCCGTGGACTAGAGCTTGCTAAGAAAGAAGGGGCCCACCTCCTAGAGATTCACCGTCAAGAGGTGGAGGCTACGTTGGCACGGGTGGCCCTTTACACCTTTCCAGGAATTGATGTTCCTGTTCCGGGTGTTAGTTGCTCACGTAACCTTACAAGCGATGTTCTCAATCAAGCTGGGATTGGGTTCCTCTTTGCCTTCTCGTGGAGACCGACCGAGGATGGTCGGTGGGCCTACTCTTTTCGGAACGCCAAGGATGGGGTTGATCTGTCTGTGTTGGTCCCTAAGGCATTTGGGAGTGGGGGTGGTCACCCCCATGCTTCTGGGTTTGTGAGTGACAAGCTGATCCACACAAAATACGAGTTTTAATTCCTACTTCTCAGTCGATATACGTCAGAGGGAACTATGAAGACCGCTGTGTGGACTCTCCATTTTGAGGGTACGGATCGAATCGAGAACATCACCGTTCGGAAGACGGGAAAGAAGGCTTTTGTCACAGAGAAGGACCCCCACGCTGTGGGTACCTTCGAGGATGATATGGTATTCTCGGTTTTCGATACCGATCCGCCCTACCCCGCTCGGGCTTTTCGGAACGGGGAAGAAGTTCCGGTTCTTCGATTTCGATACACTAACAACGCAACCGTCAATAAAACGGTCACGGAATGCCCCCCGATCACCCTAGGATTCCTTCGGAATCCCAAATTCGGGTGGCGCACAGACCGTTCCATGCGCCTGAACGATGCCTATGCTAAGGCTATCGAATGCCTTGCGGGGTACTTTGGCCCTCGTCGGCACGACCCGGACATTCGGGAGATGGCTAGCCGGGCTAGCCTTCGCGTGGCTCTGGCTACCATGAAATACTTCGGTATCACGAGAATCCGGAATAGTGTCAAAGAGAACTCCGCTCTGGATTCCGGAATGCTGGTCGAGATGTCGGTCTCCGGTAGCCCCTGGCAAATCGTAAAAGGAGACGGATCGGTTTGATTTCTCTTGGTGTAATTCAAACCGAATCGATATATGGGTGGAGAAATCGCCATGGGAATCACCAATTCTGAGCTTCTCAATCAGGTTCGTGCTTATGTTCGTTCGCATGGGGAGGGCTCCAACACATGGTCCACCTTGGATGGTGACCAGTATCGATACGATGTCTGGGGTAATGTTCGGGTTGCCGTTTCTACCATGACCGCCGAGATGGAGGTAGAGAAGATCGACAACCTGAATCCCGTCGCCTGCCTGGATGGGGCGGGTGTCTGTTATCGGTTCCACGGTGAATTCGATGAGGTTCGCTCGGATCTCTGGGCGATGATCAATCGGTGATCGCTGGGCGGCCCACCCCGCCTCCAATGCTGGCGTAGCTCAATGGATAGAGTTCCCGGCTTCTACCCGGGTTGTTGGGGGTTCGAGTCCCTCCGCCAGTGCTAAATGTCTGACCCTAGTTTCCCGATGTCGGTTCCACCGTCTGCATTCAATGGGGCGGTAAACTTTCACCCCAGCGCTAACAAAGCAATTCTTGGGGTGAAATTCAAGAAGAACTCACATTTCACCTTCCGAGAAGAAGACGATTCTTACGTCTTGGTTCAGGGGACTCTGTATCATGGGATTCTAAGGGTCAGGGAAACCTACGAGTTCTCTAAGAATTCCACACGAGCCGAATGTTGGATTGACGCCAAAATGGTTGATCACATCAAACTCACTGTTGTAGTGAGTGGTGTGGTAGAAACCCTAGAGATGATTCGGAGATGACGATGGACCAGAGTAATACATCACCCAAAGGTCTCGACATTCCCAAGGGGCTTTCGCGGAAGGGGCGATCTGCTGCCGCCGTGATCAAAAAAGTTCTCGCCAAACACGGGATGACGGATACAGGGGGGTGCAGGGCTTTCTACTCCCCCAAAGAGTGGGTGGAACGTGGGGAGTCCTATGGGGCCAAGTCTCTTCTTATCGTTGTATACGATGGTGGAGACCTTTACAACTTCCTCTCCTACAACTCCGAGTGGCAGAGTGTGCGGGATGAGATGGACGGGGCTCTCCGCGAGATCGGCGTTCAAGCGGAACCTTGCACTGGGTGGTATTCGGCTATTTACGAGGCTTAGGGGTTGGTTTTCATCTCCCCCAATCGATATATGGGGGAAAGGGGTCTCAATCATGAACCTTCGACTTCTCGTCAGTGTCAGCAGTCTCTGTAGGTCCCCCGATCTTTGGTCTCTCAAAGATGACACCAACACCATCTGGTGCCCCGGTGTGACCCGGGAGAATCGCGATGATGAGCTCACTCGTCTCCTTGGGGGGGATTCCGAGCTCCAGAGCCACGTGCGTCGGGTAATGGACGAGGCCGAGAAAAACGGTCGTCTGGTCTATCGTGTGGCCAACCAGGGGGACGGTGGTTTCGGTGAACAGTTCTCCCGGATCCTGACGATCCTGGGAACTCGCCTTGGCCGAGCGCTGCCGAATTGGGAGGGTACGGAATATTACAACGCCTCCTGGAACGCCCCCACCATGGAGGCTTACTTTCAAAAGTATGCTCCCGAGATTCAGGTATGTTATCGGTGGAGTGGCACATGACCCCTGATGTTATCCAGAACATCCTCCAAATCCAGGAGGAAGCCCTCGAAGCGGCCGGAAATCGCCTTCGGGAGTCTACCCAAAATATCACCCCGGAGAAGGCACAATATATTCTCCAGGTGGCAGTTCGATATGCTGAACTCAGCAGTCGTGTCCTCATTCTCCGTACCGTGGTAAAAACACTGTGAAATGGAGAATCGAATTCACGTCTTCTTTAACCCCGGTTAGGGACTGCGGGTCGGATTTCGATGGTTCCCGTGACGAAACCATCGCCAAACTTCAGTCCCTCATCCTATCTTCTACGTGGGTAGAGGATGGGGACCAATTTTCGGCCGTTTGTATTGAGTCTGGAGACGTTTTAAGGGTCGGATACCACCCTGATCACGGTTGGGGTTGGTTTGAGGACTAGTCAATCGATACATGGATGGAGGTTTCATCATGAAGTGTTCCTGGGTCATCGCTTTCCTTTCCCCGTCCAACCCTGGTGCCAGTGTCACCCGTGAGAAGTTCGAGGCTACGGTTCCAGAGGCTCTTCGCCGGATTATGGATGAGATTTCCAATCATCCGAATCCCGCTGGTGGCGATACCTACCTCCTTCGAGACGTGGTAGATGGCATGGAAGCCGGTGTTCGTTTTCGTTCCACATACATGGATATGGAAACGCATCACGGGTGGATGTGATGCTCACCCAGGAAGACCGCCAAGCACTCCTTGTAACTCTGGAAGACCTCGCCGATAATTTCGGCATCGTCTTTATTGAGGCCCCCGAAAATACTCACCAGGATATGGTGTCCTATCTTCGGAGTCTCCGAGGAGATCACCCGATTGCTCCTCTGATCCCCGTGGGGGTTCACGCGAACCACTACGTGACGGCTCAGGTTAGAATGGCCCTTGAAAATGAGGCCCGTGCAGGAGTTGTCCTCTACGGTCTTGAGCCCCTCGCGAAAGACCCTACGCTGAATCTCCTCGGAAGTCTCAATTTGAGTCGAGACGTTCTCCCTAGCATTGTCCGCGGACCCATGATCATTCTGGGAGACCGGAATACTCTAAAGGTCATCTCTGAAAAACTTCCGGATTTCTATTCGTGGCGTGTCCTGGAACTGACGGCTCAAACGTAAGCATTCCTATGGATGCTCGAAGCTATGCTGAACATGCACATCGGGGCCAGATGTATGGTTCCCACCCCTACGTTCATCATCTCGATGAAGTGGTGGGTATCCTTCGTAGCGAGGGGATGGGTCATCTTTCAGACGCCGGTTATCTACATGATGTCCTGGAGGACACGCCTGTTCTCTACGCCGAGCTCCTGGAAGCATTCCCCCACGCTGCTCCAACGGTGGAGAAGTGTTCGGGCTACGGTCGGAACCGGAAAGAGAAGCAGGCAAGTATCAAACTGAAGCTGGTGGGTGATTGTGATGCCCAGACGGTAAAGGCAGCGGATCGGCTTGCAAATGTTCGGTCCTGTCTTCGTGATGGGAACCCTCGCCTTTTATCAATGTACCGTCAGGAGATGGTGGGGTTTCTCGATACAATCCCGCTTGCGCCAGAAAAACTCCGCAATCTTCTTTCCGCTAACATTTGACTTGGTTTTGAGAGTCCCCACTCGATACAAAAGGGGAGTGGGTGAACGTCTCCTGTTGATTTCGGGTTGATTCCCCTCATCCCAGTCGATATAGGGACGGAAAGTAAAGGGAAAGCATCATGAGCGTCACGTTCGGAATCCGTGGTGAGAAGCTCGATTATGACGACCCCAACGTCTGGGATCGGATCGTCAACCTGTCCAATTCCAATGCGGTGGACGTTCTGTCCGCGGTGGGCCTTCCGAGTGGTAGCCAGGATGGAGACCTTTACGGAGAGGTTCGTGGTCGTGACCTTGTCGCCAAGTGCGACAAGGCACTCAACGGCGGGATTGATGATGGGGCGATCGAGGCCACAGAGGATTGCACCCCTGGTCGGGCCAAAGTCGTGTACTGCGGTCGGCGTAAGGGTTATCTCAGTGAGAAGCTCAATCTTCTCCGGGAACTGGGTCTCCGTGCGGGGGACATCGGTGTGGTGACGTGGGGGTGATTTCACCCCCACAAAAAAACCATCCTGGGTTAGTTTTCGATTGGTTCCCACCACCCCCAGTCGATATAGAGATGAAGGAAGGCAGATCATGGGACTCTTCGACAACAATCACCACTACACGAACGAGGCTCTCCACCTTGAGAACGAGATTCGCTCTGCACTCCGGCCCATCTTCGAGGCGGCCCTCGCCAAGGGGGTGTCTCCCCGTGAGCTTGCCTACCTCACTTTCCAGGCAGGCAACGACCTGAGCCTGGAGTCTCTCCTGTGTGGCCCTCTCTCCACCACCCCGAAGGAGTGAAACCTATGTGTTCTGCACGTCGAGCCGAGATTACATTCCTCGATGGGACCAAGCGGATCTTTTTCGCATGGCCCTGGCGTGGTGGTTGGCACTCTTGCCCCCCTTGCAACCCCTCGCAGCCGGTCTATGCGAGCCCGGCCGATGCGTGTTTGGCCCACGCGATTGGCATGGGTCTAAAAGACATCTTCGAGGCACGCACCCTCCCCGCAACGTAGAAGGCGATTTCCTCGATCACTTGGGGGTCATTAAGGGTAAGATCCAATGACCCCCAAGTGGGGATCATAATCCTTGCATAGCAAACATAAGATTATGATCCCCACTGCTATTGTTTCGTCAGAATATGACAACCGTGTAAGGAAGTTATATCAGGTATCCTGTTTACAATGTGGGAAACCCACATATAGACCAAAACATACTTTGAAGGGCAATGTGTTTTGCAGTCGGCATTGTTCGTCTCTCCATCGAAAAAATAGAGTCACAACACAATGTGCCCAGTGCGGTGAAACCATAGCTCGGATACCCTCAAAATTAAGTGTATCAAAATCCGGATTATCTTTCTGCGACAGAAAATGCAAAGAACTAGCCCAACATATTGGTGGAATTACAGCCGTTCAACCTGATCATTATGCCACGGGCAAAACCTCTTACAGAGCAAAAGCATTAGGGCTTCACGGTACGATTTGTTCCCTTTGCGGATATGGGAAAGAAATTAGAATGCTTGATGTTCACCATATAGATGGTAACAGGAGTAACAATAATCTAAGTAATCTTGAAGTTTTATGTGTCTGGTGCCATGCCTTGAAAACAAGAATGGTCCCCTATCACGAAAGGGGGTAGCTAGTGGGCTAGAGTTTCGCCTTGCACGCGAAACGAGAGGGTTCGACTCCCTCTACCTCCACCATGATTCATTGAATCTAATCAGAGATCCACGGTTGGCGTAACCGAGAGACCTCGGTAAAGTAGTCCGCACGGTTCGAGTCCGTGATGCCATGGTGGCAGGATGAATTGCGCGGGATTCAACTCCCCGACTCTGATTAGATTCAATGAATCAGGTCCCTGGCGCGAAGGGCGCCCATAAAACATGATGGTGAAAAGCCGTACGGTTTTGTGGGGTGGTTCAACTCCATCCCCGGACACGAGAGGGTGACGCTTAGTCCCGATTGCGATCATGATATCGCAGCTCATCGGGGGCCGCACCCGCAGCAGACCCCTAGCTGGGGAATACCGGAAACTCCGGGTCAAAAAAATAGTCCGATCTAATCGGGGACGGTACCCAACCCGTCACATGGGTCCGAAGCTTTAGTGGATGAGCCGCGGCCTTTTAAGCCGCAGAAGAGGGATCGTTACCCTACGGACCTACCGATTGAAGAGATGAAGTTCTGAGGCGGAACAGTGCCAGATTGTGGGTTCGAATCCCACCTCTTCCGTAAGGGGGATGTAGTTTAATCGGATAAAACAGGCGCAGGACGTTGGTTCAAATCCAACCATCTCTATGTTTCTATGCCCCATCCGCCGGACGCGGAGGCAGGTCTTCTAAACCAGCCATGACAGGTTCGACTCCTGTATGGGGTGCCAAGCAGCGCGACACATATCTCACTTCGCCTAATCTTTGGGGGGTCACGAACCCAGGGGTTAAGGGGATGGGATGGGTCGTCACCAACCTTTCCGAAAGCCACGTTCGTGGGTGGTGAGTACGGTGGGTTGATGATTCGGGATCGAGCCCGACACGCTGCACTTAATTTCCGCTAATTCCAGTGAGGTGTGTGATGTATCTAAAGCAGTTGCGAGAAGCCTTGGAAAACTTTGATCCGGTGAAGGCTGAGGCCCTCTCCCTCCAACTTCACGAAGCCGAGGCCCGGGGTGAGGATCTTAGCCCTTGGGAGGAGAGCTTGTGGGAACAGCTCACGGATCGATTGTTGGCCCACAACTAAAACAGTGTCGATTTGGTAAATCAGTTATCGCTACCGATCGTAATAGTGAATGTTGCTCCCGTCTTCTAAAGGTTAGGATCAGAGCCTTTCAATCTCTAAACGTGGGTTCGATTCCCACCGGGAGTGCCAAGGAAACCAATCCAGTCGGAATATTAACCCGTTCGTGTAAGGTTTCCCCTTGAGTCCAATCCAGTCGGAATATTGTCCGTTCGTGTAAGGACATGCTCTTTAATAGAAGACAGGTCGGAAAGACGGCCACCAGCAAATGCAACAAAGCGAGCGTGTTTGTTGGGGTCTTTTTGGGTGCTTGACAGTCCGGAGAGACGGACATTGTTCCCCCGTGTGGCGCAAAAGCAGTCGCACTCAGCTCAAACCTGAGATATAGTGTAGGTGCAAGACCTATCACGGGGACCAAGAGCACACGTAGCCCAAAGGTTAGGAGGCATCGGTCTCAGAAGCCGAGCAGTGTGGGTTCGAATCCCACCGTGTGCACCAATTCGATGTCCTCGTAGCTCAGGAGATAGAGCGGCGGCTTCCTAAGCCGAAGGTCGCAGGTGCGATTCCTGCCGAGGATGCCAATAAGTAGGTTGGAAAGCAATGGCTAGGGTCGTAAGTAAACGCCCCGAAGGGGAATGGGAAGAAGTTTGCCCACATTGTCGCTATCGGGTGGCTTTCCATCCGGGGGACATTGTTGAATTCAGAGATCATGATGAGGGGGAAGACGTAAGGTATGTGACCTGTCCTCAGTGCCGTAGAATCATCAACAAGCCCAAACCCAAGCGGTACGAAGACGATACGTACTAAAATAATTACCCGGGAATGTCGGTTTTCCCTTTGTTTCTCTATCTCTTAACCGATATCAAGGTGAGCAGCCAGATGTTGGTTCGCTGGGTCTGCCTGGAAAGCAGATGGTCCTCAAAAGGGGCCCAAGAGTTCAATTCTCTTGCTCACCGCTATGAAATTCAACTCGTGGAAGGTAGCCAAATGCTGGTTTGTTGGGACCGTTTCGAAAACGGTTGGCCCTAATAAGGTCCGTGGGTTCAATTCCCTCACCTTCCGCAATCACTAGCCCCTCACAACGCGGGGGCAGAAATGGTCATCGTCATGTCCCTCGTTGCTCTCCTCCTCAATGCCTCGTATGAAGTGATGGGGGTCATCCCCTGGGAGCGGGCGGTCACGCTCGACTTCCTCGGAAAGGTGGATGTCCTAGAATCCTACGATATCCCTGTCTCATCCCCGTCTCTCACGATCCAGATGCCCTCAGTCGTGAGACTGCGCAAGTACGCCCGGCAGGAGCGTCGTGCCCGGTTCTCGCGTGCGAACGTTTACCGCCGAGACGGTTACTGCTGTCAGTACTGCGGCAAGACCTTCTCCGGGGTAGAGCTCACCCTGGATCACGTTCTCCCGCGCTCCAAGGGTGGGAAGACGGACTGGACCAATATCGTGGCGTCGTGCCAGCCCTGCAATGCGAAAAAGGCTGACCGTACACCGGAGCAGGCAAAGATGGTGCTGCGAACCGTACCTGCCCGTCCGGTCTCGGTGGATTCCGCCCTCCCGGCTGAGATCCATCCGACCTGGGCCCCATACGTTTAGGAAACCCACAAGAAAGATCAATCATATCCGGGGTCGTTGGCGTAACATCCAACGACCCCACATGGCGGGGCAAATCGATTGGTGACGAAAACGGTCTTGAAAACCGCCGAGGCCACAAGCCCTTGAGGGTTCGACTCCCCCTCCCGCCGCCCGACAACAAGGAACGTCGGATTTCAATGGTTCAACCAAAGGTACGAATGATGAAGCGTGTTATTCTGATGTGTGCGGATAAGGTTCGTGTTGGTGAGCTTTCCGGTGATACGTTCCGGTGTGAACGTGTCTCTCTATGGGCCAAGGGTCTTAATCTCGACAACCTCCGATCCTACCTGGATGGGTCTAATCCCTCCTACCCACACCCTGCCTGGAATGTGATCTCAATCTTCGAGGCCCAGGACCAGGAATCCACGGGCGCCGAAGTTTAGGTCAACCTATAACCTAAGGAGTCCACCATGACCCTAGGCGTTTGCGTCGGTCGCTTCAGTCCACTTCATCTGGGCCATATGCAGAATCTAGATGAGCTTCTCCGCCGACATGGACAAGAGCATCTCGTAGTCCTGGGGAGCGCCAATTCCCCCATGACAGAACGCAATCTGTTCACCTATGAGGATCGCAGTACTTGGTTGCGGCGATGCTACCCCAAGCTCCGGATCGCACCACTCCCGGATTTCAACTCTGATCATGATTGGCTTTATGCCCTGAATGACTTGGTCCGTCTGGCCCAGGAATATCCGGATTGCCCGGTGTTTTATGGTGGGTGCAAAGAAGATCTGGATATCTTCTCTAGCCGAGGTTACACCACAGAAGTGTGGGACCGTTCTGGCCCCGGTCGACCAAACATTTCTGCAACGATGGTTCGGAAGATGATGGCTAACGAGGAGGATGTTCGTTCTTACTTGGATCCTCGTATCCATGATGATGTTGTTCGGACGTACGGAAAACGTCGCGAGCAGCTTCGTCAGCAGATGTTGGCGATTTCGATTTGATAGCTTCGGGGGGTTGACCCCCAAATCAGGGTATAGCTCAGTCTGGAAGAGTGCCCGGTCGGGATCCGGGAGGTTCGCAGGTTCAAATCCTGTTACCCTGACTATTTTCTCCGGGGTGTGGTCTAGTCTGGTCTAAGGCGCTGCGTTCGGAACGCAGAGATCGGTGGTTCGAATCCACTCACTCCGACTATTCGAGTAACAGTGTCATGGCAACTCTAACTCTGACGGATCATGACATCATTCAGCTACCACTACCTGTGGAGGAGTTTTTCCTCCACACTATAGGTCGACCCTATTTCCGTGGTGTTGACCCCTTCTGTGGTGTCTACGCTACGGAAGGTGAGACAGTGGAGGTTGAAAGTGAATCCAAAGGTGAGGATTGGATCTCCTACACTGTCAAGTTCATGGGTAGGCAGGCTCATGTGTATCGGGCTACCCCGCGGCCGTGGATTCACCCAGCGGGATTCGACGACCTGATCAACCAAGCGTTTTGATTCCCTCAACCGTCAACCCATACAGGGTTGAGAGGTAACGAACACCATGAATGCCAAGTATCACCGTGGGAACCTTCCCGTGGACAGCCGTCTCATCTCTGACGAACCCGGTGTGGTCGGTCGGGTGGTTCGCCACTACCGCCGAGAACGCGATTGGGAGTTCATGGTTGACATCCAGTGGGACAACGGGAAGCTCTCTTCCTATGCCCTGGCGGACGTGACCTATCCCAAGCTCCCGCGGAAATGTCCCCACTGCGGTGCCTACCACGCTTGTACCGTTCGAGATCGGGATGAATACCCCATTTCCCCAACCTGCGCTTCATGCGGAAAGGCCCATTGATTCATGGTAGAGCCATATATTCGCTGGCACAGCCGCCAGCTTACGGTTAGAGAAACCCTAGACCGAATTGATCACAGCGACATTTATTTTTCGGACCATGGGATTTGGCCCACAGATAAAATGTCAAAATTGATTGAATCGATTGTCTGCGATTTTCCTCTTCCGCCTATTTATGTCCGTCAGGACATCCGCGGAGATTGGGAAATCATAGATGGGGCAAAGAGACTCAAATCATTGGTGTGTTTCGTTAACGGTGGGTTTCCCCTAGAGGGTTTAACCATCCTCCCGGAACTCAACTCTTTGTGGAAAGGAGACCTACCCAACTCCTGGAAGACATCCCTCAGTAGGAAACATCTCCAATTTCACATTTTGGATCCGATGACATCTAAGGACGTCCCGGAACTGGTAATTCAACATCTGAAAGGTTAGTCCTCATGGGAATGCATCTTGGAGTTGACGTTGTTTATGGTCTCATAATTCAGGAGTCTGATCTTTATGGGTCGGATATGACCGTTCGTCAGGCCGTACAGTGGGATGGAACTAAGGACCCCCAAGTTTACATTGAGAGGCCGAACCCGGAAGACACAAAGGACCGGAGGTTTTTCCTCTATCTCATGAAAAGCCGACGAAATATCGCTTACCATTGGGATATAGACCCTAGAAATCTCGTTTATTTCCGGGACTTCCCGAAAGGTACGGACGCAGGTTCGATGGATGCCATCCTCCGATCCTTCTGTGAGAAATATCGGATCCCTTTTGGCGATCCTGGATGGGCCCTTCACTGGTATGTCCGATAAATAGGAGATGGGGTAATATCCCCATGGCTAAAACCCCATCCCCGGACATCACTCTGACGATTGACCACTGGCCTCCGTCGATTGAAGACATCCATGATGCTTTTGAGGATGCGGAGCAGTGGGCCGATGTCACCCAGGTCACCATGAACGATAAGGATTTCCAAGTCATAGACTTCCAAGGGAATCTGTCCAGCCTTCGGGGCGGTGTTATGGCTCTATGGGGTGCTGAAGTAGTTAGGGTTGAAAAGTCCCACGGAATGATTCAGTTTATGACGGGGAAAGTAACAGTCCGTGGGCCTAAGTTTGGCGACAGGGTTAAGGTTTTGTTAGCAGCCCCAAGGGCTTGAACGTCACTGTAGCTCAAGTAGTGGAGCGGCGGTTTCATAAGCCGCAGGGTGTGAGTGCAAGTCTCACCAGTGACACTATGGGATACCCCTCGGAAGAATACACCAAAGAGCGGATGGAGTATTTATCTTTCCAACTCAATGACCTTCTCTTAAAGTTGGTCGGAGGGGCACTGGTTAGTGTGGGAGTAAGCGACGAGAAGGGGTATTGGGAGTTCGTTGTTTACGTCCGTAAATTGCGATCCCTTGGGTTTATGCCGGATGACTATATGGGGGTACCCATTAGGGTAATCAGAGTGTCATCAATCAATCCTTAATCCCCATCACACAAGAGGGGTAACCTCTTGTATGACCGAGTTGAAAGCCCCGTTCCCCTATTTTGGTGGGAAATCAAGAATAGCAGATGAGATTTGGAAGTCCCTAGGGGATGTAGATACCTACGTTGAACCATTTTGTGGATCTGCTGCGGTTTTATTGGCCCGCCCTGGTTCAGGACCCTGGATTGAAACCGTTAATGATGTAAACGGCTTCATTTCCAACTTCTGGCGTTCCGTGGCGTCCAAACCGCAAGATGTTATCCAGCACATTCAATTCCCCGTATCAGAGGTTGATCTACATTGTCGGCACAGATGGTTGTGGAATCAAAACAAGGAACTTCTAGAGAGCCTCAAATCTGACCCGGAGTGGTGCGACCCGAAAATAGCTGGTTGGTGGGCTTGGGGAAAAAGCACATGGTTTGGTGGGGGGTGGTGTGAGGGGAAGCTCCATAACATCAAACCTCAATGCTCTGGTCATGTAGCTGGTCATGGTGTTCATAGGTTGGCCTTCAATGCCTTTGAGGATCTAACGGCCCTTCATAACCGGATGAAAAGAGTGAGGGTCCTGTGCGGCGATTGGAAAAGAGTTCTTACTCCGTCCGTATTGTGGGGTGAGTTGGGTAGGGGGAGGGTGGCAGGCGTCTTTCTTGATCCCCCCTACAGCGATCCGGATCGTGATGGGAATTGCTATGGTGACAATGATAACCAGGAACTTAGCAAAGAGGTTCAGAAGTGGTGTCTGGAAAATGGATCTGACCCAACCCTTCGGATTGTTCTAGCTGGTTACGACACCGAGCATAAGGAATTAGAAAAGCATGGTTGGAATGTTCTGGCTTGGGTCTCAGGTGGTATTCGCAGGTCGGATCAATCCAAAGAGAATTCTCGTCGGGAGAGACTTTGGATGAGCCCTCATTGCCTCAAAGAAATGGATGACGATTCAATTCTCTCTTTGATGGGTAGCTAGGTTATATCCTTACGTGAGGTATTGCCAACGGGTGGACACGAACCGTAAATTACGTTTGTGGTCGTTTCACCAATGAAGACAGCAAATTTATAGTGGTCCCCGCCGAGGAGGGCCACTTTATTATTGGCCGCAAGTGATCTGATCGTAAGTCCCGGTATCATCTCACTGGAGATCACATGGCGAACCTTCTCAGAGCACCCTTCTATTATTTCGGCGGCAAAAGCCGCGCGGCTTCCCAGGTGTGGGAAGCCCTTGGAAACCCGGACCACTACATCGAACCTTTCTGTGGGTCTGCCGCAGTCCTCCTTGCACGCCCAAACAAAGACCGTTTGGAGACCCTCAACGATGCCGATGGGATGGTGGCAAACTTCTGGCGGGCTTCCAGGCTCAAACCGGAGGAGGTAGCCCACCACCTGGATTGGCCCATCTCCGAGGTGGACCTTCACGCCCGGCATCAGTGGCTCATTGACAACAGGGATGGCCTCGTAGAGAAACTCCTGGCTGACCCTGAGTGGTGTGACCCCAAGGTGGCAGGGTGGTGGTGTTGGGGGCAGAACTCCTGGATTGGCTCTGGGTGGATGAGCAAGCCCTCACGTCAGCTACCCTCCCTCAGTGACCTCGGGAGGGGAATCGTAGGCAGGGACCCCGCATCCCAGGTGGAACACATTGTGTCCCTGTCCAAACGCCTGTCTAGGGTACGAGTCTGTTGTGGTGACTGGAAGAGGGTGTGTGGGTCACGTACAACCCTCTTCCCAGCGGACCACACCCTGCACGGAAACTCCACCGTGGGAATTTTCCTTGACCCCCCCTATGCCACTGGCAACCAGCAGTATGCGATGGGGGGCACCGGAACCAACCTATCAGCCCAGGTCCGGGAGTGGTGCATCGAGCAGGGAGCCAACCCACGCATTCGCATTGTCCTGGCCGGACTCCCTGGTGAACACACCGAGATCGAGAACCACGGATGGACCCTCCATCACTGGAAAGCTAAGGGTGGGTATGCCAACCAGTCAGATCATGCCCCTGGTGAGGGGGCTCGTTTGGAGTCTTTGTGGTACTCTCCCCACTGCGTCAACAACAAGACGAACGTTCTGGAGATGTTCTGACCCATGGAAGACACGGAAGACCATCCATGCATTGATTGTGGTGATCCTGACGCAGGATGCCCAGACGGTCGTTGCCGGGACTGCGATATTGACTACGTGTGCGCCAGGGGTTCGTGCCGGTCCTGCCTGCGCTGGATGATCCGCGAGGAATACGGTGGACCCGTTGCCCTCCAGCATGCCCCAGGGTGCCCCCTGATCGGAGTAGCCGAGTACTACCCACGGACACCAGAAGAGATTGCAACCGTCCGTCAGGGTCGGTCGAATCTCTAACCTACTCTGCCTATACCAGCGTAATACCAAACGAAGCCATGTACCAGTTCTTCATCAGCACACAGACTACGTCAGTGGGAACAGGGACAACGTGTCCTTGTTCCCGCTAACGTAGACTCGCTGGTGTAGTACAACGGCAGTACACCTGATCGGTACTCAGGAAATCAGAGTTCAATTCTCTGCACTAGCTCCGGTTCGCAAGAACCGAAACGCCGTAGAAGCCAAAATAGTGAGGCGCCGATTTCGTACGTCGGAGTAGACGGGGCAGTACCGTTCTACGGCTCTAGGAGGTAACAACTTTTTTTGACAATTTATGCTTACCTCTGAAACCCCGATTCTCTCTCCCCAATTCGGTGGCCTGTTGAATGGTAAGGAAGCCAACGGAGGGGTCTCTACCGGTTAGTTTTGTTTTCATCTCATCTGGAAGATACACGAGGTTCAGAAGTTGGCTTATACGCGATGGGTTGACGTTTTCTCTTGTTCCCAACTCGGTTCTGGTTATTTTCCCATCCCTTATCTCCGCCATCCATTGTAGGGATCTCTCTAAGGCATGGGTTGCCAAGAAAGGAGGCCGAAACTCAACTACTGGTGCTGTTGGAGACGCAGTTTGACCCCTGGTGGGGTCCGTGGATTGAATGGCCCACCCCGCCCGGGTTCGCTGATCTATCACCTTGTCCAAAACCCCCCGAACGATCCCCAGGAATTTTTCCGCCACCTTGGACTTGAAGTAATCAGCTTGACTGGTATCAACCACACACAACTCAATTCCACGCTCCAAACAAGCAGCCATTTTCCGCGCATCGTTGTTCTGGATTCGGGTCAGCTTTTCAGGCCCCCCATAGATGGGTTCATAGTGGAAAATCCCGTTGAGTTCAAAAGCCAGTTTCAACCCTGGGAAGTAGAAGTCAAGCTCGCCATTGATTGCGTCCGTTCGATTACAATGGATGTCAAGATCCGGATAAAGCTCCCGAAGCCTATCCTCTAGCCAAACCTCCAGTTTAGACCTACGGGTACCGGTGGTTTTGTGTGCATTTCTGTATTTGGCTGCGCATGAATGATTACAGAAAATGTGACCGGACTTGGACTCCTGTTGGATTTTGGCTCTCCTAGTGACGATATCACCACAATGACCGCAAGGTTGATCAACTTTCGTTTGCTCACTTGGGAAAAGTATTCTGCATTCCCTACTACAAAAGTGGTTTTTGTGTTCAGGGTGCCAATTGACCCTATTCCGTTGACTTATAGTTCCGCACCGAGAGCAAGAAAATGAGATATAGCTGGTTTTCACACCGTTGGTAAGCCATAATGAGAATATCAGGTATCAATTCTCACCTACAGCTCTATTCCCGTTTCGTTCAATGGTAGGATTCCCAGCCTGTACCTGGGAGATGTCGGTTCAAATCCGTCAGCGGGATTATCCAACGGATGGTGAAGTAGTCGAGCCGCTAGATTGCAACCCTAGCTGAAGCCGGTGCGAGTCCGGCCCGTTGGTCTAAGTTCATGATACTACAATTCTCTCTACTACAGCACCTACAGGAATGGTTCCAGGGTCTGTAGTAGAACCGCGGGTGCCAATCGTGGTTCGATAGTAGTAGGTGGTGACACTAACCCCTCCGGTTGTAGGATCTAGAATCAGTCCCTCCCGTCTGGGGTATCTCTGCGATCCGTAAAGGATAGTGGGGTTGGAGATTGAAAACCCGTTGTAATCAGCCACGTTCCACCTCTATTAGATCGTTGGCGTGGTGTTATCCCACTGAACCCATAGCCCGCCACAATATATCCAATACTTATTGTTGGTGGAATCATAGAGGGTTTGACCGTTGCTACGTCCACCAACCGTTGTCCATCGGTGCGTTCTTGTCACTCCGATCCACCCGGTGTTAGTAGCTGCTGGTGCATTTGTGGCTACAAAAATCGGGACTGGAATTTCACTGTTGTTGTAAGGACTTGGGCTCATTTGGGAGAAGCTTGTATTTTCGGCTGGGGCTACCCTTGACCCATCAGGACTCCTCTGGAAGAAATAAGAAAACCGGGCATTAGAGGCTGATACGTTACCGTGGAGAAATCGCTTGTACCCAACAGGAACTCCCCCCGGGGAAATATAAAAGTCATAGGGGCCAAAGCCGGAACTGTTGTAATAAACACCAGACAAAACAGGATCTAAGTCAGCAGCAGGGTAACTACCCGACACCAGGGGCTCATCAAACAACACAGTACGAACATTCCCACCACCAATCACAACAGTAAAGCCAGTGAAACCATAGGGGGCACTGTCTTCGGCTTCTACAAGCCATCTACCAGGAGGGAGATACCATGTATCGGCGTTCCAAATCAATTGGCCGGATACAGCGTCGGTGGGAAGAGTGGTGGCAGATGGGCTACCACCACTGAAACCTAATCGGGACCGATATGTTTTCCAGGACTTGTCAGTAGAGTTTCTTTGGAACATCCATTCACGGCTACCATCTGGTGCTGTGATTCTGAACCATGCACCGGTATTCCCTAAGTTTCCAGCACCTGAGGCTGCACTACCATATGGGTTTGCCGTGAGTGGGGAGCCCGGGGTTGTCAGGGTTGACCCATCGGACCATTGCGGGATCTCCCACCCGGCAAGGCACAAAATGTCTATCAAATCAAAGATTGCTTCCGTACCCGTAGCTGGGGTGGTTGCAGAGGTTAGAATTGCCATTATGTCCAGTGCACTTTCAAAGAAGAGGAATTGATAACACCATACTCGGCGTTTGTTGAACCCGAGCAGGATGCCCGAAGCTCAAACAACTTGGCCCCACCGGGAACCGTCACCGAGGCACTTTTCGCCGTAGGTGTAGTTTCTGTGACAGTGATGGTTGCCGCAGTCGTGGAATCCGTTAGATTGTAAAGAACCACGGTCAAAGTCTCCGGTGACACCACACTGGCTACAAGCCGCAGAGTCCAAACCGTTGTCTTCCCAGTGATAGAAAAGTCTGAAGGCCCTAAAGCTTCCGGGCTTCCACCAATCACCATTGTCCCATCAACAGCCGAAACCGTTGCATATCCGCCTAGTGGGATATGTCTTGGACCTACGGCGGCATTCGTTGCTGAAAGAGTGAGGTCACCAGATAAGGTACCCCCACCGGACAATCCGGCAGTGGTACCAATTGATCTAGTTGTAGCAACTGCCGAGATCACGGCTCTAGCCGTCGCCGCATCTGCACCCGTTGCCGTTACAGCCCCGAGTCCAACTTGTGTGGCAGTTGTCGGTGCATGAACGTGATCGCTTCTGGAAACCGAGGTAGCCACTCCTGGACTTGCTGACCCTGGGGCTGCGGGAGTTGAATTGGAAAGACTGGATGTGGCAATAGCCCCGATTGTTGCCGCTGTGGGTAGGGGATGAACGTGGTCACTCCGAGCGGCCGTGGTTCCAATCCCAACGTTGGTCACCCCCAATGCAGCCGGAGCGGTTGATGCCAGAGCGACACTGCTTGTACCGGCCCCGATCGAATCTCTGGCCTCAGCGGCACTTATCCCAGCGGCTTGCAGGTACCACCCATAGGTACTAGGACCCGTTGATATACACTGATATAAAAGGGGAGGGGTGAGATCCGTAGCTAGATAAGAGGTACCCTGCAGACTAGCGCTGGCCGCCGGTCTCGCCGCCAACAATCCTTGGAGCACTGGAAAAACAGCAGTGTAAGTTGTGCCCACACCCGTGGATCGCGGATAGGCACCAGCCCCCGTGGCTGAGGGTAGGTTCCCCGGGGTTCCTGTTCCTACCATCGAGAAAACCAGGGGGGTGGCGTCAAAAGACCCCCCACCCTTACTGCTCAAGAAAGTAGCCGTAGCGGCATAGGTCCCAGCAGTGACGTTCGCAAAGGCCCCCAGATTGACATCGGCAAGGGTATAGAATTCCGGGGCTCGAATAAGCTCGGCAACCGTGGACCCATTCCCGACCACATTCACTAGATAGGGGCCGCTTTGGGCCGACCATGGAACACCACTACTGGTGGTCGTCTGTCTGGTGAAAATAAGGAATATTTTGCTTCCAACAACGTAACTAGAAACACCGGACGCCGTTGCAATATTGGAAGAGTTGAGACTCCCTACTGCAAGACCACTGAGTTTTTTTGTGACAGAATTGTAATCCCAGGATAGGGCGGCGGTGTTATCCAGAATAGCCAGCCCCTCCATTGACCCTAGGTAGAGGTCACTGGCATGGAAAGCAATTTGCTCGTTGGTGTAGGTACTGCTAGCTTCAATTGCTTGGGCGACAGAGATTTCGACTGTTTTGAGGGCCATGGGTACTCATGGTGTCGTTCCTATAGCTAGGGAATCATCCTGACGAACGACCAGAACTAAATCAGATGCGTAACAACTCTGACGGTAAGTTTTCTATAACCCAAACCAATCGAGTACTTCAATGACCCCAACCCTCACAATCAACATTATCAACGCCGTGGAACCGACCACGGCGTTTGATTCGAATGTGGGGGTAGCACGGTGGTTAGTGCACCCGGTTGATATCCGGTTGGTCGGGGGTTCAAATCCCCCTCCCCACACCAACTTAGGTCCTTTATGGCGACCCCAACCTTTTCGCCAATTTAGGCGGAGGTCCGGGATCCAGATGGTCTCCAAAACCGTTTGAGCTGGGTTCGACTCCCAGTCCGCCTGTCAACAATGCCACAGAAGCTGAAGAGGCACACAAGCGCTGGGTTGAAGCCCCGGAGAAGTTGGTTCAATTCCAACCTGTGGCACTACGTATTTGATTCCGCATCGTCCAACGGTTAGGACACCAGCCTCTGACTCTGGGAATGATGGTTCGATTCCATCTGCGGGAACTATGGGAATCTGCTCGAATCACCGTAATCCGAGAATTGGATGCAAACTCTGCTCTGCCACCCCTGAAGATTTGTTTGGTAAGGACGTGTGGGCGAAAGCAAAAGAGAATGCGATCAAGGCTGGGAAAACAGAATGTTCCTGTGGATTTACTTACTATCTTACCGTCCAGAGATGCCCCCGATGCGGTAAGGACTATTCAGGCGAGAGTGGCGGAACGGCAGACGCGGCGGATTTAAAATCCGAGGGTTAATAACCATTAGGGGTTCAAGTCCCCTCTTTCGCACCAAAATTAAGGTTATGTTGAAACATCTTTGCAATGTAGAGCTCAAGGATGGTAAGATTCTTGAAATATATGGTCAGCATACCACACTTGGGGTAGCGGGTGATCCTAGCCCACTCCCAATCGTGACGACGATGACTGTTTACAATGGTCAAACAGTTCGACTGTCAGCGGGTGTAGACGAGAAGAAAGCTATAGACTACACTCTGTATCTCCTAGGTGGTGGACCCAGTATTATTGACGGGAAGGTGTATGCCCAGGGAAAGGATGGCTACCAAAGACTGTCACCAATCAATCGTGTAACCGAGATCAATTAAAATACTGCGGGCGGGGGGTTTAGTATCCTACAGGGCCCATAACCCTGGTAACCAGTGCAAATCTGTGGCTCCGCGTCTTTGGGGTTCGTCCAACGGTTAGGACTGCGGCCTTTGACTCCGCTAATGGGGGTTCGATTCCCTCACCCCGAACCATATGATAAAGGTTGATGAAAACGGTCTTACCATCATCAATGGCAAGTATGGCCCTATCAACCCTAAGCTCGAAACTTTTTATGTCCGCAGGGGATGTGGCTGTTGCTATGATGAGTTGAAATTCAAGGACGAACTTAGCATTAGAGAGGCATTTATAGAAGCCGGTTTGGATAGCTCGGCCACCATAGAGGACGAAGCCGGAGTCACCCACAAGAATGTTGACACCTTCTATGGATGGTCCAAGGCCCTGATAGATCAGGAGGAAAAAACCTTCCTGTCCATGTTTCAAAATCGCATTTAAGGGGAGAGGCACCCGAGGGTGCCTCTCCCCATTTTGAAAGGTAAAATAACCCATGCCCAAAAAACAACCAACAACGATGAGCGTGATGATGTACGGGGCCGCCCCATTCGCTGGTCCTGGTGACCCTTACAAACCCTATGATGATGAACCCCTGAAGCGAGCAATTGATATACTCGGGTCCAGACTACCACACCCGGAAGCTGTTGATGCCATTAAAGAAGCAATCCAGAAATTGACCCAACTACGACTATCGCAGAAAGTAGGGGACAAAGAGGCCAGAGCTTCAATAGATCAGGTGGTGGGTCTTCTAACCGTTGCTTTGAGCTCAATAGGGGCCAAAGGTTTTTAATGTGGTTAGCCTACGGTTTAGTAGGGGTTACAGCTTTATTGTGGGGGTTACAAGCGGTCGCACACGATAGGGCCACACACCTTGCTGGTCCTTATGGTGCTCAATTGGCCATGGCCATCGTGGCGGTGATTATGGCTATTGCGGAGATCCCCATTCTCTGCCACATTGCGAGGGTACATCGGCAGGGGGAGTTTTATCCCGCGATCGGATGGGGGATTGTTTCTATTCTCTGCGGCATCCTCGGCACCACAACTTACCACGAAGCTTTCACGCGGCTCCCACCCACAAAAGTTATTCCGATGACCAGCGCTTACCCCTTGGTGGCGATTCTCATTAGCGTCTTGGTATACAAAATACCCACCAATCAAAACACAATCGTAGGATCTATCCTAATAGCTCTAGGATGTGCTTTGATTGCCCGCTAAGTCAATTGGGGGTTTGTAAAAAGTGGTGGTGTCTGCACTGGTCACAAACCCATCCGGCCCCCAGAGCGTCAATCTCCTCTTCTGAAATGGCCCGGTTCCCGGGAAGCATAAAGGCAACCGTTTTGCGCTCACTGCAAAGTTGGCACACAAGTGAACCAACGCTGACAGTTACTCCATCTTGTATTTTTGATTCTAATGTCATAAGAACAATTTGGCCGTTTGAATTTGGAGTGTTGTCCAGGGGTAGAATTTGTCCTGGGATGAAAACCAGTTTTCAATGATATTACGAATCCCTTCTGGCAAAGTCATCCATTCCGAATGCTCCGGAGTTTGATGGGGTGAGATCCATTGCACACCAACGATGGAACCATATTCATCCAGATTGAGGATAAAATTAGCGTCATCATCAGGGGTCCTAGAAGTGGTGGGGTTGGATCCACCTATTTTAACGTACAAAACATCGGACGATGGGTCGTATTCTAAGGTTATCATCGGTTCATGATCGCCGGGATTTTACAGGCACCCAGCGCCCTTTCTGACTGGGATACAAACCAGTTGATGGCCTCAATATGAGACCGTAATTTGAGGGCTGGGTCTTGCCCTTCCAAGCATTTTTTAGCTTGCTGGAATCTACTAAGCATCTCTGGTGTAATCAGGTCACAGCCCGGATGATCGGACATAATGGCGGTACCATCCGCCCACATAAGGTCGTATAGACCCGCATTGAGTAAAAAGTCACGGAACCCTGAATACGAGAATTTCCAATGATTACTTCCGTCAGGTAGCTCCAGAACCCGAACCTCTATTTTGTGAGACTCGTCCGGATACTTCAAGCAATCTGTAGGGGAAGACAAAACAGCTTCCCCAATATATAGGTCAACACCCATCATTCACGATCCTCGTCCGGTTCCGAACCCTCTCGGATTCTTCTTTTGACCAACCTTGCACCGTGACCAATAAGGTCACATTCATCGGCTGTGTACCCTTTCCCACCACCGGCATCAGCTAGGTCCTCATACTCCTTCTGAACGGAATCACACTGATCCTCACAGTAAACCATAACTTCTTCCACAATGCCTGTTTGGTAAGGATATTGAACGGATTCCAGGTTCCATTCAAGCTTACAAGCCAATCTGAGGACCGCTAGATGCGGTGTGGTTCCAGAAACCGTCGTGTCTCCATAGGTAGCTTTGTAGCTTTTCCCATAAGGGTACACCCGAACAGTGTATACCTCATGGGACCCACCCATGGAGTGTTGAACAACAACCTTCCATTCTTGGACAAGGTCAAGGTGTGCAGTTGACTCTTTTGTGAGGGCCGTGTTGTACAGGACAACGGCTAGTGTTGCCATAAGGGTAGCAGCGAGTGCGGCGTAAAACATTATAGTTGTTATCATAAATATTGAACCATCCCTTGTCATCGTAGTGGGCTGTGTACATGGCCCGACCGCGCACCCTCCCACCCTCTAATCGGGTTAGGAGTCGATTGAGATCCGCAAAAGTCTCCGGGATTGGGCCATAATAAACCCGCGAGTTAGCCCATCGATCAAAGTCACTTACGTGAGCCACGTGAAGTCTGCTGGCACTGGGGTTCTCCGGATCTATGACCCACCATAGATAGAACTTACGATATTTCGCTCGAAAATGATCGTAAAGAGCGTCACACATGGGGTCCGTTAGGTTAACTCCCCCATGCCGACACACTTCCTGAAACTGAGGGGGATAGCTGGCAGTAACGGTTCCGATTTCTTTTAATCGGACCTTAATTTTCTGAAATTCTATCATAGTTCCCACTTCACAACCCAATAAAGGTCACCCTCCGACTTCCAATGAAGTTTGAGAAGGTTGCCAGACTTCAATCGAACTTCCGTCATTCCAGACACAGGATCCTTGGTGGATGTGTCTGTATGGCAGTCCACCACTTCGTAATCCTTCTCATACGGAAAATTATCCCTAATGAAAGAATCAGTGCAAGATTGAGGGTTTTTACCGACTGAGAAAATTTTAGGCGTGAGTTTTGGAAGAACCGTACCCCCCAAAAATAGATTCAAAACAATCAGGTGAAAATCATAGGTACGCTTCAACCGCGCGAAAGCCCCCGTCACCTCTTCCTCAATCCCCTCCGAATCCAACTCAACCACAACCTTGCCCCGGTATAGATCCGATCCCAAATGGTCATACCCTACGGTCACGCGGGTAACCCCGACAAGGTCTGAGACTCTTGTTTGAACCTGTTGGTTGAAAAAGTTGGTGTCAGTTTTATGAATGGGTTTCATGGTGGGACTTACACCGGATTCGGGCTGGGTGGTTAGAAGCCTCTTTCTGTAAGCCAAGCTAGCCAAAGTTGTTTTATGGGTTCGGTTCTCCCCAACATACTTTCCGGTATCTCTGGACCATCTTTTAGGATCTCTTTGAGGGCATAAAACCACGACCACGTATTACTGTTGGGTCTCTCCATGTCCTCCTTGATGAGGGGAACAACCGGCATCCCCATGCTAATAATCCGAAGAAGATTAGGCTCCTCCATATTCACCCAGGAAAGAAATCTTTGTTCTTCACCGTGGGCATCACGTAAGCGCACGAACTCGTTTGCTGAAACCCATGGTGAATGATGGGTGCGAATGGCTTCCCATTCCTTTTCCGTCGGTGAACGAAAGGACCCTCTAGGGTCCCAATCCCCACCCTCCGGGTCCTCGTATCCGTTTGAACACCAATGGTACTTACCCTCCCACACGGAGATCCCCTCTGGAGCAGGGCATAGACCCAGCTCCTCCAAATCGTTCCCGAACCCCAGGATCATTTCCTCCAAGAACAAACTGTCATGATACAGAACCATGTCTTTCTGGCCTGGAACACTTACTACGACGGCTCGAATTGATCTGGTTTTGTTCCGGTCCTCAAACATAAACCCTCATGTATTCAGTTTGCATTGCTCAATGAATTGCTCTAGCCCATCCGCTAGTCTTCTTAAGACTTCAGGGGTGAGGTTGGTCCCAATAAATTCAAAAGAAGCAGCATTGCAATAGGAGTGGAGGGTCAATCTCTGATTGAGATATACCCCCCCTGGATCACCATTTGCAAATGCCGTGGTGTCAAGAATCAGGGACTCCCCTCCATTGTCCCTCTCATTGAAATTAAAGGAATGAACTCCCAGTTTTCTATCACTCATTGCTCATCAACCTCAAAAGGGTTACGGTTTTGTTTGATGAGAGCCCACTCCTCATCCGTAGGGGATCGGCATTCGCCTCTGAATACCCACCCACCGTCGGGGTAGGTGTACATACCATTGTTATCCGTTTCCCAGAAGAAAGACCCATCGAAAACAAAAATACCAGTCTCCTCCAGGTCAAAGCCACACTCCCCGGCACTATTCCCATAGTCCGCAATGAGTTGCCGGATGATATCCCCCGTGTACCAGAGGATTATCCCCTCTCCGGGCCGAAAATAATTCGCGGAACAAACCACCACTTTGAAGGGATTTCCGCGAATACCGAGGCTACCCATAAACACCCCACGATCTCAAAAGTTTGTACCTTCGGAACATTTCCCTTTCGGACTTCTTTGCACTCCATGGGGAAATTGTTACGGGGAGGGGGTCAGGAAGAGGACCCCAATCATAGTCAGAAGGGGAGCACAGGTCCCTCTTCTCCGTTGCCAGAAGGATCATATCAGCTTCGTGTACGAGATCCGAGGATTCCGGGGTTGGATCAATCCCAAGGAATTCCCACACAACCTGCTGTAGGCCATCAGACAGTTTTCTGTATATCTCAAATTCTGGAAGGCGTTTGATCGGGGCAGGCATATCTCTGAATCCCATCCCTTCGTGGGCATCATGAAAAAGGGCCTCGTAACCAACGATTCGCATAAGATCCAGATCCAAAACTTGGGTCATCCTCGCGCCGAACAATGCGAGGGCCGTGTCAAAAACGTGACACTGATGCTGTGCGACGGAAACCGCCAAAGGTGTTTGCCCGGCATACCTGTTCTCCAAGGAGCAACCGTGGATGATGTCACGGATATCCAATTCTTCTGGTCTCGCGTCAAGAGGGTAGTGGTATTTTCCGGTGAACGTTTGAATCCAATTGTTACCCCTGGGTGGTTTCATCTTTTAACTCCGTCGTGATAGGTTGCCCTGTGCCTAGAATGCTTCGATGGATCCACAAGATAGGACCCTGGAGATTGGATGTAGCTCTAGTAGGAACGACATCCCTACTTTTGTACCAAAGATACATTTCGGATCCAAAGGTATTTCGGAGGAGCATCTGGTCTTCCTCCCCAATACTTTGGACGGATAAGCCCCAAGGCGTTGTATAACGCAACGCCACCTCTGGTTTTGATACCACGGAAAGACCCATATTGTCATCCTTTTTTATGCCAACGAAGCAGCCAGTTTATTTTTGATTCCAGAATAGATACGCGCCGAGAGTGGTCTTTGACAGGATCCAGTTCGGTTAGAATCTCTTTGGCAAGATCCAAAGGGTCAACTTCCATCGATTCCGTTAGGTTGACCGGGGTGGATGCTAGGATTGATAGGGTCGGTGACTTATCCGTGTAACACCACAGATCCAAAGCATCCTTCAAGGGAAGGGACCGTGGTGCCTGAAGACCCCCAAATCGATCATCCCGACTAACTTTTCCTTTCTCTATCTCCGAAAGGTCAAGGAACTGAATAGGGCTGTACCATTCGGCCCCCCAATAACACCCCGAAACTACACCCCACAATCCTCTTACCTGATCCTCATACGGTAACCCATAGATTTCCGATCTCTTTTTGGGTGTGGTTGGTACGCAAAATTCCATCGGGCAATACCCTATTCCCATAGGGTCATCGGGTTCCGATGCTATCTTCTCACAATCTGGAAGTCTCATCACGCTTGTCGTCGTGTAGTTAGGGCTGTAGAGAGCGTACTCAACACCCCCTTGAAGGAAAGGGAAAAATGGTCCCGTACCTCCTAGATTACGGAGGTACTCACCCACCTGTTTCTCCTCCTCTCCCTCGAACATAAACACCCCTACACGGGTATGTTCGCCCCCCGGTAAGTCAACGGTTCCAAGCTCTCGCACGGTATATAACCGCGGCTCAAACAGAATCTGGGTTTCCATAGGTCATGCTTTCAGCCGGAAGTACACCGTAGGAGTCAAGCTCATTGAATGTAACTCGGTAGGTAGCCACGTGTTGAAATTCATTATCTATGTCCAAAAGATAAAGCTCTTTGGATCGGGAAATGATCTCTCGACAAGTGGACGTGTTGTCTTTGTTAGCCATCACGTCTAAGTCCGTCGGCGAAACATCGTAGACGATCCACCGATTACACCGACTGTCTACGTCTGCCCAGTGGAGAACGTACCACTGGGGGTTGCCAGGAAATCTGGCACATGAAAGCAGGGGACCGTCATACCATTCCAGGACTTTGTAGTCCTCGGTCAAGTCAACAAAAGGGTTGGTGCCTAACTTGTCACCAACCAAGGGGAGATCAGAAGTTTGATTTGACATCATAGGGGGGATCCAGAGCAATATCGTTGGAATCGAACTTAAACTCATCCCACGGCTTTGAGAGGGGCACTGACGAAATGGGGATTTTCTTGAAGTAGGATACTATTGTATCTTGAAGTCTTAAATCCAGGGTCTTTCGTGTGAGGCATGGTTTTAAGACTTTTGCCTCTTTTGCGGAGGCAAAAAGACAGGGTCCAATAACCCCTCCCCCACACCATTGAATGGCCCTATTGTTCCAACCACCCCCAGTCCCCCAAACCCACAAGGCTCCTGTATCCGTCTCCAACCAAACTTGTTGATGCCCCAAAAGAATTTGGACTTCGGAAGAAGTTGAGGGGACAAATAACTCCAGTATCTCTCCTTCGACAGGTATGAGAGAAGCCATGATTACGGCTTACCCCATTTTGGTCTAGGTTTGAACGAAGCCACGAGCGAGTCCAAATTCTCAGAGTCGTCTTCCGTCTTCAAAGTTACGGAATTGGGTGCCCACCATCCGGTGGGCACCCTCGGTGGGAAAAAAGCCGTCATTTCACGTTTTGACATGAAAAGGCACATTCCATGCACTGGGACGGGTGCCTTAATCCATTTAGCAACCCGGTTATTTGAGGGGTTTGAGGGAGAAGATATGGGAGACCAGAACCAGCTACCCCCCTCATCATCTACGAATCTGCAGGGGGTGACGTTAAGACAACCAAGAATCCGTTGGACCGAAGAAAGAGATTCAGGCGGATCGATCTCCAGGACTTCTTCAAACTCGTTTGCTGGAATCAAGCTTGCCACAATTACACGTACACACTTACCCCAAAAATCACCTTATCGTCTCTGAAGGTGTAACAGATCCATGCCGACTTATACTTACACCTGCGAAAAATGCCAGCAGAGATTCGAGCTTCAGCAGAAAATTACGGATGACCCACTAACCCAGTGCCCTTCGGAAACGTGTAAGGGACCAATCAAGAGATTGATCTCCAGAACCTCTTTCCAACTAAAAGGTGGGGGCTGGTACAAGGACGGATACTAATGCAGCTCAAAATTCATGGTCACAGCGACGATCTAGTACTGGTCACTTTGGATGATAAGCCACTGAAAGACGTGTACACCTCGAATGAGGTTCAGTTTGTCATAGAACCGCAGAACGGTTCGGGAGGAGTTATCCTCCGCATGTCCTACAATGACAAAGGGCTCTGGGTGGCAACAATTGAGCAACTCGACGAAGATAGCCCTATCCCATGGCCGGTCAGAGTTGGACACTACAATGCCGCGGGTTTTCGCGACGGTCGGCCCATCACCACCACCTACAGTGTTGAGGTGACGATTGAGCTCAACCCTGATCCTTTTGTTGTAACGATTAAACGGGGTCGTTTTGGCAGCGAGGAAATCAAAGTAGGAGAAGCAGCATGAACATCGTAGCACTTGCAGTACTGAATAGATCTGGAGAAGTTGCAGTTGTATCAGGGAACCACGAACAGGGTCATCAGGGGGACTTTCTACCCTACTCGGGTACTCCAACTAGACTCGATAACTTAGCTCGTGGACGACTTGGGGTTGGAATTACAAACCCTAATGAACTCTGTTCCATCAGTGCAAATGGGACATCGATTGTCGTTTATTATAGTGTAGTGGATGCCTACGATGAACTGGGGGCCTTGGTACGTTCGGCTCGGTGGGCAAAACTCGATGAACTGACCAATTTTATGGTTGGGGTCCACCCGGATATTGGATCCGTCATCTTGCGTTCCCTTAGGAGTATTATTGGAATGGTAGCACCGAAAGTCACCAACAACACCCCCCCTCACCTTTCATACCAACTGTTCTCTTCTTGGGAGATGGGATTCAAGGACGGTGTGACTGGATTCCGTGGCCATTTGAACACGGGTATTCCGGTAAATCCCTCTCTCTATGATGCCTACAGTATTGGATTTCAGGAAGGGGAACAAGCCCGGGACACCCATTCTAGAGCAGCTATGGAGCGAAATGGATTTAGCCCCAACATTTTCCAAGAACATTACGGGGATGTTCCGACACCTTGGGCGACCATCAAGTAACTTTTATGGTTGTTTTCGTACAATCCCAACCGATACAGAGTTGAGGTGTTTCCACTATGAGTGACGTTCGTACCCGTCTTGTCCACAGCAACTGCGGTGTTGGTGGTGTCCACTGCCCTTGTTGCAACACCGACCGCTTCAACAAGGGTTCTGCCGGTCGCCGCGCCCGCGCTCGCAACCGCACTCACGACCGTGGTGCAGTCCGTACCCGTACCCGTGATTTCGATCGCCGCGATCTCTCTCACAATCCCCACTGATCCCCTACCCCAATGGTTACTACCAGGACCAAACTCCCGTGTCGGGAGGATCGTGTCATCGATGCCAACGACCTTTTCAGGAAAATGTGCGAGGTATACGGCGCGGATTGGGACGAGGCTCAGGAGGCTACCTTTGGTGACGATGCCACCAAAGGCTGCATTAAAAGTGGGGACACCACCTACGATCAGTTCACTCGTTCCGTCACCATCGAAACCATTCGCGCGAACAAAGTAAGTATCTCTGACGTTCTCTGCGACCTTGCAGAGAGGGGTGAGCTTGACCATGGTCGCTACTACGTCCGTCTTTCCTGGTAACCACCACATCAACAGGGAGCCCATCATGACTGACACCTTCATGCTCGAAATCGGTGAGACCGTTGTTGAATACCACCACCCGGAAGACGGTCCTTCAAGCCGACGCCAGTATTTCGTCTGTGCTCGCCGAACCGTGGGAGATCGCTTTTGGGCTGATTTCTACCACAATCACAGTTTCCAGTGGGAAGAAGGAGCCCGGAACCTCCTGGATAGAATTATCTCCGCTTGGGGAGATAACCCCACGGAAGACCGTTTCGTCAACAACCCCAACTGGACCCCCAACACCGCCCCGAACCCCCTCACGGACCTGGAACCCTTCGGGTACGAGTGGATGCGCGAACAGGAGGACCGCCACTATGGCCGGGGATAGTTCCATGATTCTCGTTTCCAGGCTCAGACTTGCGGGCTGGCCCTCCAATGAGGTCAACAAAATGCGCTTGGATGTGGTACTGGCGGCATCACCCATACCGAACTACGTACCGGAACTGGACCGATCCAACAGCTATGATGCTGGGCGCGTGAGGTGGATGTATGATCGGCTCATGGCGGGGGAAGATCTGGATCCCATCAACATTGACTGGAAATGGTGGGGTGTGGCACCAACCGAGCTCACGATTTCAGACGGCAATCATCGGTGGGTAGCCCATGTCCTAGCGGGGAAGGAGGTCATCCAGGCATCCTATTCTGGCCCAACTGACTGTCTTCGGTGGCTTGAAGGTGACAATGTCCCATGCCCAGAGTATTTCGGGTGAGAGGTAATAAGACTATGGAGAAAAAACAACCTTGCGCTGGGATGCTGATCATCAGTGAGGGCAAAGTTCTGCTCGTTCGGTCCAACAAGGACAGAAAATGGGGGATGCCATTTGGAAAGGGCGAGCCCGGGGAGAGCCCGCTGGAAACAGCAATTCGTGAAACCAGAGAGGAAACCGGAATCACCGTCACGGACGCCAAGCCTCTATTTCAACGGTATCTGGCAGATGGATCGCTCGCCCACACCTACCTTGCTCTGGAGTACGAAGGCACACCCCAATCTTCGGCCGAGGGCCTCGTGGAGTGGTGCCCTTTGTGGTTTCTTTGTGGACCCGAAGGGAGGTTTCCGGAATACAATAGTGACATGGTAGCCATTATGCTTGGGAAATTTCTTAAAATGACACTCCGGGAGTCCATGTGGGACCAGCGCGCAAACGATTAGCGGATGTTCTCGCCTGCCTCACGGGTGAGATGGGTCCTAGCTTTAAGCATTTTTTCGCTTGGCCAGATGCCGTTCATTTTCAGGAAGGCACTATTACATGGACATGGACCGGGAGAAAACCTAAAGCACAATACAAAAACGTGACCCGCACTTTTCCAATGGTCTACGACTCGGTCAGTCAGCTATGGGAGGATTTAACCGCACGCGGGGTACTTGCGGAAGATTGGAGCGATTGTAGAAGAAGGTCGTTTTACTCACCCAAGGGATCCTCACCATCCCCCTACCCACTCACAATCAAAGAGCTAGCATCGCTCGCGGCTTACGGTGGGGAAAGTCTTGTTTTAGCTGAAGAGTTGGTCCGCGAATTCAACCGCCGATTGTTTATTCTGGGTGAAGAGCCCCTCGTGGATGTGACATGGTGTGGTGTATGCTATAACAGCACCTACAGGGAAAACCCATGGGGTTTCCTGAGATACGTGGGGACATCTCTTGATATTTTCTCCGAATGGTCGAAGATTTATCACAACACTCCGGCCAAAGGACCCACCAATTTGGTGACTCTCGAGTCACCAAAACAGAGTTACAAAGAGGTTATGTGTGGGGTGCAGTTCTGGCCTAAGTATCTGGAGCTGACAAAAAGGGATAAAGAAACACCTAACCCATTTGAACCTCTCCGGGATCTCTATCATCTTGGATTCGGATTGGGCACCCTAGCGGGTGGGAAATGTATGGTTTTGTACACTCTTCTTGGGCCTTGATGGGTAATTAAAACCATGAACAAAAAGCTATACCTTAGCTACCAGTCTTCCACTCAAGGTGGAGAGCTCCAGCAGGATAGTATTTACCGAAACCCGGCATACATCAGCGTGACTTTCAAATCCGTGGCTAGAGAAAAGAATGGATTTTTCGCTCATGATTTCGAGGTGTCCGAGGAAGTTTTCAATGCCGAGCGCGTGTTCCTGGTAATCCCTCGCTATCAGGATGGAAACAGTTTCGGAACGACCCACGGTAACTGGGAGGTGTGGGCCGCGGTAGCAACCGAGGATGAGGCTCTAAAAATCCGGGAAGCTATCGTGGAGGATACCCTTACAGATGCTTACCCTCCATGGAAAGGGTATTTTTCCACATTAGAAGATGTGGAAATCCACTGTTTTAGGATTGGGAAGACGACTAATGTCCAGTACCATTGAATCACCTTATCGAAACATATCCCTTCCCAAACCGACCCGGAGGCACCTGTATCTTGAATACAAAAGGGTGGAGTTCCATTACCTTGCCACAAGGTGGGTTCTTTGGGGTGTAGGAACATGCGCCAGTGTGTGTTTGGGGTACTTTTTCGTTGATCGGGGTATTGATAACCCGGAGACCCAACGGATGCTTATGGTCATTGGTATCTACTGGGTGATTTGGAGTCTTCGGTACACCACCCTGGTACTCCGATAGGGGCCAACTTTTGGGGTAACGTTCCCCTATGAGTCTTCGGGACACCCTCCTTCTTGGCGAAGCCCTCGCCACCCTCAAATCCATCCCAGACAACACCTACGATTCGATCGTGACGGATCCCCCCTACGGGATGTCGGATCACGAAGCGAGCGACATTATCCAGGCACTGTCAGCTTGGATAATGGGTGAAATATACACTCCACGCATGAAAGGGGGAATGATGGGCCGGGGGTGGGACGCTTTCGTTCCCGGCCCAGAATTATGGAAGGAGTGCTATCGGGTCCTAAAACCAGGAGGACACATCCTGGCGGCCTCCAGCACCCGGACGCAAGACCTTCTGGGGATTGCTCTGAGACTGGCTGGGTTCGAATGTCGGGACACCATAGTGTGGATCAAATCCGGAGGATTTCCCAAGAGTGTGAACATTGCTAAGGTGGTGGAAGCCCACCTAGAACATGGCAGATCCGATTCAACCGTTACGGGCGATGGGGCCCGGGACCGTGAGGATCTCCACTGGTCTGAGTTCCCCAAGTCCAGAAAGAAAACTCAACCCAAGACTATAGAGCGGGAGGAGGCTAAACGATACGAAGGCCATGGCACGGCACTGAAACCTTCCCATGAACCGTTCCTGATGTTCAGGAAACCACTGATTGGAACTGTAGCGGAAAACGTTCTCAAGCACGGAACGGGGGGTATCAACATCGATGGATGCAGAATCCCGGTAGGTGCAAATGAACCCGATAGCGGGGCCATGTACTATCGCAACCGCGGGCAGGAAATGCCGGAGAACCAGCAAAGCTATTTTGGTGCCGAGGGGGACAGAAAAGTTCAATGTAACCCCACGCCGGGCGGGAGGTGGCCCGGAAATGTGGTTTTATCGCATCTTCCGGGTTGTCGAAAGATCGGCACCCGGAAAGTTAAAACGGGTACCGCATATGAACCAGATGGAGATCGCAAACATACCCTTTATGGAGGCGGAATTGACTCCCTAGGTAGGACTTGCGGTTATGGGGGCGAGGATGGTACGGAAACCATTCCCGCTTGGGAATGTGAGTCCGGGTGTCCGGTAAAATCTCTGGATGAACAGAGCGGGACGACCAGTATTACGGGTCGGAGATCAAAACAATCTTCCGAAGCTGATGTAAGGAATACGGTATGGGGTCCTAGGAACCATCGATCAGTGGAGTATCCTATGGACTCCGGGGGGGCCTCTCGGTTCTTCTTGTGTACAGATGGATTTGATGAATGGGGGTGCGAGCCCGGGTGTCCGGTAGATGCACTCAACAAACAGGGTGGGATCTCTAAAGGGGGAACATCCGTAAGAAGCAACGGTGTGTCACAAGGTGGTTACACAGGGAAAAGTCTGGGAACCTTCCCCGAAGGTTCCCAGAACGCTGGTTACAAAGACGAAGGGTATGTATCCAGGTTCTTCCTCTGTACCGAAGGAGAATGGGAATGTGAAACGGGGTGCCCGGTATCCGAGTTAGATGAACAAAGTGGCTTGTTGAAGTCCGGAGAATTGAAGCAAGGTGGAAGTCGGGGGGATCCCGGAATATTCGGCGGTCTTCGTGGAGAGCAAGCGACTCAAACCTATGAACCTAACGAGGGGGGCGCGTCCCGGTTCTTTTTCTGTGCTAAGGCATCCAAAAAGGAAAGAACAGCAGATGGGAGAGTTATCAACAAACACATATCGGTCAAACCACTAAAACTGATGCGCTACCTGTGCCGTCTTGTAACACCCCCTGGGGGCCATATTCTGGATCCTTTCATGGGAAGTGGAAGCACTGGAGTAGCGGCTATTCAGGAGGGTTTCCAATTTACCGGCATTGAAATGGAACCAGAATCACATCAAACAGCCGTTGCAAGGATCCTTTTAGCTGACAACCCGCTTTTATGGGATGAAGACCTAAAAGCGGGTGAGCCCAAAGATGAAGAGACCAAAGATGAAAGTCCGCAATCTCTCACGGATCTTTTGGGTTTAGTGTAATGGCCTATATGGACCTTCTAGACATCATCAGCAACCGTCCCATTTTGGGAACCAATCACGTATGCCCGTATTGCGACAGTGAGCGAGTGAAACAGTTAAACCATGAGCAAACTGTTATGGGCGGTATTGGACGTGACCCCAATCACCATTGGTATTCCTGTTTGTGTGAAGAGTGCAAAAAAGAATTCACACACGAAATCAAATGTGACAACTCCTGGTACACAAAACACTCACGAGACAAAAGGGACGGCCTACCATGTGTCATCAAAGGCGTATCTTCTTGTTTCGAATCCTATGAATATCAATGCCTAAAATGTGGTGGTGCCGTTCACCGAAAACACAAGGATTTCGCAGGGAACCCCGTAACAACTCTGCGGTATGACATCATTGATGGAAAAAACCAACCACAGTTCACGGTCCACTACAATTGCACTGTTTGCGGTCATGGTGGGATTGTAGAGAACGAGAGGGTTGTCTGAGACGTAACCCCTTGCATGTCTAAGCAACCAGACCCCGAGGGGGATAGGCTCAAGAAATTTGAAGGGGTCACCGATCTGACCCTAGACCCGGAACAGCCCATCATCATTCGCCTAGATGGCCGTTCCTTTCACTCCTGGACATCTTGCGTTGAACGGCCATTTGACCCAAGGCTTAATGGCCTCATGGTCGATACCATGCTGCATCTGGCCAGTGAGATAGGTGCATGTTATTGCTACACGCAGTCAGACGAGATCACTCTTGTCTACCACCCACAAGGGAAAGCCCAGCCCATCTTTGGTGGGGGGGTGATGAAACTGTGCTCCTTACTGGCGGGAATTGCGGCTGCTAGATTCAACCTCGACCTTAACAAGTGGGGGTATCAGTACCAATAAAATCGCTACCTTTGATTGCAGGGCCTACAATGTTCTGGATCGAACAACGGCGCAAGAGGTTGTGAAATGGAGAGAAACGGATGCAATTCGTAACTCAACCCTTGGGAGGGGCCAGGAATTTTTATCCCCATCGGCTATTCACGGTAAAAGCCCACGAGACGTTCGATCGTGGTTAACGGAAAATGGTAAATCGTGGGGTCTCTTACCGCCGGAGAGGAAGTTCGGCGTGGCATTCAACAAGCAAACGGTACATCGAGCCTTCACGACGGAAGAAGTGCAGAAATTACCGAAAATGCACGAAGCTAGGTCCAACCCCGGACTGATCGTTCAAAGGCAGGAGTACGTTCCGGTTCAGTTGCCACTCAAATGGGGTTGTGTTAACGCCGTGGACGTAATTTTCAAAGGCGCAAGTCCTATTTTTGCGCACCAGATTGATCACCAAACGAAAATGGAGAGGGTTGAAGAGTAATCTTCCTATCTTTCCGGTCTCGCATGGGCTCTCTCCGAAGTCAACTTATTCGACTCGCGCATCAAAATCGGGCTATCAAATCCTGCATCCTTCCGGTAATTGTTACCGATGGAAAGGTGGCCATGATTAAGCAACCCAGGACCACGAACCCGGCCTATGAGGGGAATGTCATGGCCATTCCCACCCACTGGGGAACCGCTGGGACTATCAATCCGGCCAACGTCGCTGGATATGTGGCCGATTTATGGCCACGAGCAAAGAATGGGGTAGCCTATATTCTGGACAATGATAGTGCCATAAGGAGCCTAAACCTAACTCGACTAGAGCGTGAAGTTCTCTTGAGATGTCGGGACATGGCGGCAGAAGACAAAGACATGGCGGCGGAGCAATACGAAGATATCGCTTTTCGTGACAAAGATCGGTATGAAAAAATCATGGAACCGTACTGGGATAGAGTCCATTTGATGGATTCCCAGCTTCAAGTTGCAATAGAGCCATATACCAGCCCCAAAACCGGACTCAATGGTCTTATGGTGCGGTTCTCGCTCCCTTACTTTCGGGATAAGTAAGTTAAAAGGTCTACGGCATCAGAAATTCCGGGGTCGTGTAGGTAGAGCCACGTACAACTCCCGGCCATGAGGAGACAAAGGCCAGAAGTTTTTCGCTCCCCCGCCATCGGATGCTACAAGCGTCCTCAGCCTCAATAATGGCACCGCAAGCCACTAACTTTTTCCCTGTCTCCTCTCGGAGCTCTCGGGTGGTTGTTTCCGTCACCCAAAGGGGTAGGTCAAGGGGTCGAAGGACAACCTCCCCCCCAAGAGCCATCACAATGCTTCGAACAAGACCCTGGTGTTCAAGCTTCAATTGATGACCCTCCCACTCTTGAGCCTGACTCATCTCATCGGTGGACATCGGGGCTTGTTGCAATCCACTCAACAAAGATAGAGTTCGTCTGACTTGCCCAAGCAATCGGTTGATTTGAAAAACCGAATAATCTTCCCCGCCGCCAAGAAAAATAGGCTGGGAGAAAAAGGTTTCTTGCTGGTTTCCATCTGGCCACAGCTCGCTGATGATGCTTCTCGCTTCTTCAAGAATGATTTTAGCCGAACGGCTTTTGGTGTTATGACGATAACAGGACACCGTAGCCGTTGTATCTCTACCAAAACACTCCTCATAAGAAGCAATGATTAATCCATGAAGCATACCCCGAAGCATATTAGCGAATGTTTCTGTTAGTTCGCCCGATTGTGCTATGGGCCTGTGTTCTTCAATGGTCTGAATAGTTTCCAGGAGTCTGTCTTTGGGGGTGGTGGATGGTTTCATCCCCATCCTTACGGTTGAAACTCTATGGTTGAGGAGAGAACATGAGCCATCTCCGATCTAAAGTCATCCGCCTAGCCTATGAGAACCCGTCTCTGCGTCCCCATCTTCTTCCTATCGTAACAGAGGGGATGAAATCAGCAGCCAATCAGGTATCGGGGGTAACCTTTGAGATCAAACTCAGAGCCGCTATGAGGGACTACAGAACCGACCCTGGGTCTCCCGTCCAGACCCACGATGTCCTTATTAAACCATTGGCCTGGGCAAGATTTACGTATGCTTCAGCTAAAGAAGCAAGTAAGTCTCTATCCGATATTGTCAAAGACATCACAACACAATGGGAAAAAGGAATAGACAAGGGCCACCTTGGGACGGTGGACCTGTATAAGCTCCGAAGCCCTTATACAGGTGGTAAGGAACTTACCAAAGCAATCCCTGATTACTACCGTACGGCCGAGATTTCGATTGAACGAGTCTTGGCCAGCGGAGACCATAAGATTATTTCCGAATGGTCTTGGAAACGGGGAGAGGATTGGAAGAAAGTCAAGTGATTTGTGCTTATACCGGCGAATATCACCCGATCGATTAACCAAGCTGCTGATTTCCCAGGCGGCCCCTCATTTCACACAATCACTAGTGCGATTGGTTTGGCACTCCCGCCGTGGATAGGGTCCGGCGTGGTGCTCAATGGTATCACTGCGGGAGCTACAGGATCCGGAACAACCACTGGAAACATGATTTTCCTCGGCACTGTGCCGGATGTGGTACAAAATTTAAGAGCGGGCGGTGTGGGTGGTAGTCAGTCCGAACGATTTGCCAGGGCTCTCACGTTGGGTTTGAGTGAAGCCATGTCCGGTGCGCAATACAGGGGGATATCGGCGGGCGTATCTTCGGGGACCGATATTAGCATGGTATCCTCGGTTAATACCCCCACTTTAGCGTCACTTTTGGAATCCACTCACCGTGGGTTGTGTTCTACTTTAGGGGGCAGTGGATCGATGGTACCCGGGTTCTATCTATCTCTCGCTAATGGTATTGCATCGATTCTCCGCACTGGAGTAACCATTCCTGGTAGTGGTATTGTATCTCCGAGTGGCCCCGTGGGACCAACCCCTGGTGTTGGGACCTCGGTATCCTCAATTGCATAAGGTGACATATGAGTTTTGACGGGTTCGTCCTGGACGGGGCCAAATCTTCCCCTTCCAATCCCTCTGGCATGACTGCGGATGCTAATGTCCCAAAGTATGTTGGGGGGGCCCCCTCGGGCTACCCTTCAGGGCAACCCATACTAATTGAGGTTGCGGCCGAGAGATATCGAGTCCGGACATCACTTACTGGCACAGGCGGATATTTGGTATGGGCTGCAAACTCTGGGTCCCTAACCACGATTGAGGATGGGTCGTGGGCCAAAGATGGGATGTCGGATATTCCGAACAGGGGGATGACCGTTCTGGACCCTACCAGCAACACGGGCACCAGAACCGATGGATCTAACGTTGTCACCATTCTCGGAGATGAAACCATTGGCGCTTTCACTAGCGTGGTTTTTCGAAGGGGGGGTACGACCACAGATGTTACTTTAGCCGTGGGTGTGGATGTTATTGCGGACGGACCCACAAGAAAACTCACACTGCAAGACACGCCCACAGTGCGTTCAGCGGTATATGTACCCGTTGGATCCCCCGTAGCAATATCCTCGCTCCGCGGAGACACGGTAAGTGTTAGATACTACGCCCAGCGGTCAAAATTCTGGTGGTCTAGGAACGACACACGTAAGAGATTCTCCTGGAATGGATCCAGCCAACGATGGGAACCGCTCAAAGGTGGTGGGCCAATAAATGTTGGGCTCATGAAGCCATCATCGGCCTACATTATCCAGGCTCCCAATACACCAATTGGGGGTTATCTCCCCGGAACACCATCTGGGTCCGCATTAATCCGACTGGGTTCGTCTCCAAATGAAACCAGCTATCCAGTAGTTTTTCGCACTACTGGACCCTACTCCGGGATCTTAGTGGTTAGTGATGAGGAAGCAAACTCTGACTATAATTTCAACACAACCACACCACCTCTGGCGGGCGTGGTTGGTGTGGGTGGATCTCTGGTATGGAACCCAGGATTTGTGTCCTCTTATGAGGGGATGACTATATGGTCATCTCAAGACAGTTTCTACGGGGTTACTGGAGAAGTAGGCCCCTACACTAACACAGATTTGTTTCTGTCCCCAATACCACAGTATGGGGAGTATCCGCTCATCAAGGTTGGACAGAGAGCTTACCTGAGGGTTATTCTAGTTCTCAATGAGACTAGCCTTGCAGCTCTTAGCGTGCCATCTGGATCCGTAGGTGTAGCTCGAACGACGGGGAAATTGAAATTCAATGCCCAGGATTTGAGCCGTTCCAACCCCGGCACACATAACACACCAAACCCTTACTTTGACCCCCTGTATTTAGGTGCAAAGGTATTTTACGATGGGGTGACACTCAACCGTCACCCACAACCAACCATAGCTCCCGTAGCATTGGTGGGTGATGGTGGTACTCCGGTGGTCTATGAGGATGGCGTCAACCTCTATATACCGGATGCCACATTACTTCCAGGAACAGGTGTTTCGGGCATTGTAGTGGTTCCGGACGGGACAGGAGTGGTACCTAATACCTCAACTCAACCCACGTCCCGTCCGAACGGGTCGGGTCTTGTGCGGAAACTCACCGCGGGTACCGGAGACACAATTCTTTTCGGAAAAGGTGGGAGATTTACCAATTTGATTGGTGTTGGGTTTGAGGAAGACCTACCATCTGAAACATATGGTATGCCGGAGGGGACTGTGTATGTATCCCTTGAGAAACACGGATCCTTAGGGAGTAAGGTGGTATTTGGATCCGATGTAGGGAATGCCCTCAAAGGGAACCTTGTATATTTCACACAAGCTGACTTTGTCCCCTCCACCTATCCCGAGGGAATCGAAATAGTTAGTTGTAAAACGGGACCCTACACATTACTGGGAACTGAAACGCTCACATTTCTCCTGGGGAGCACTACGGTTAACTGGTCTGCCGTAGTTCTCGGTGGTGGGACACACACGGCTGACGCCGTAGCTCTGTCTCTTAACATCGCCATTGCCAGTGCACCTGGGTCTTGTTCTGTTGTAGACAACAAACTCGTAATTCAAGGTATTACCCGTGCATCTATAGGGTTCGGCACGGGGGGGCAAATTGCTCTTTCCGGATGTGAAGCGTTGGGGTTCATCCCTGGGTCCTATGCGGTGACGGAGGGCACTTATGACTCAAACGACAGTAATTGGTGTCCAGAAGGCGGGCCCACATTTGGCCTTCATTGTGCGGAAGAAACTCCGGACACTCAAATCATCTCAACTCTAAGGGATGAAAATCTAGGACCCATCCAACAATCTCCGTATGTTTTCCTGAATCAGGTACCAAGGGAAGATTTGCCGGGTTACGATTTTGGGGTGTATTTTAGAGTTTCCGGGGGGTCCTATCTTCGTCAATTTGACAATGCTACCTATCTATTCCCGACAAAGCGCGTTGGTTGGATTGCCCGCGCTTCTTTTGGAGGCAATGTAACAACCACCATCAACGCTATTGACTTCGAGAACGCCGGTTTGATCGGGGACACCCTTTATGACGCTGTTGGGGGATACCTAAAAGTGGCCGAAGGGGGTGGTGCTTATGTTCACCTCAATCAAGGAACCGATTATCTATTGTCCGGCGGATCCGCAACCCTGATTGATAGAGTTGGGGGTCTCATTTTGAGCGGGGGGAGAGGAGAATATGGTGTAGGCCCTACTTTTACGGATGAGAGCGCAACTTTCGTTGGCGTTGCCGAAGTGGGGGACCTCCTGGGTATTGGTGGAGCCTATCGAACCGTAATAGGTGTTGGCTCACACACCCTTTCGGTGACCCCATCATTCACAGAAAGCAACGGTGGGTCATACAAAAGTTGGGAACTCAGAGAAGGAGTATCCCCAGGCGAGATCGATCCATCAATCCTGGCTGATGTAACGTACAGGGAATTCAATCATCTGCAAGAGGATCCATTTTCGATTGAGGTTCTTCAACAGATTGGTTTGGCCGGTGGGTCACTTCAACCCGTGGGAACTCTTCAGGACGGCGCCGAAGTTAGAGCAAAAATCGCATCAACCCCTCCTTTGTGGGTGACTTTGACTAAGTTGATCCAAAGAAATTTGGGTCCTATAGCAAATGATTCCCTGTCCGTACCTACGGGGGATAGACTGGCATCGGCTTCTTTCTCCGTTCGAGTAGGATCAAAAACCTACACTCATGGGGTAGACCTCATTCCTGTTTCTACTTTCTCCCCGGATCCGGGTTCCACTGTGGAGTATATCCAGAGTGGTTCAGGTGCTGGAAACCTAAAATTTGGTGCCGCCGTTCTTCGAGATTACGAGGGGTCGGAGGTGTTCTATGTGGAGGGGATCCTACCCCCAGCTTTGATCCCTGATGGCAGAGGTGAGATAATCCCCACTACGGGAGAAGTAGCTATTTCGTTAGCAGCTACAGCAACTAGGACGGGGAGTAAAATCTACCTCGCAACTCGAATGGTTCCTGGGTTGGATGGCTCAATCAACCCCATCCTTGGTTCATTTACTTTCCGTCAACCTGTACCCGCCGGAAGACTTGTAGAAGCCACCTACACAAAAGCCAAAGATTCGACAGGGGAAAAAATTGTTGTAAATGGCCAACCCGCGATTGTAACGGAAGTCCTCCCTTCTTTCATTCGTCGGGAAGTGGCTACACGGGTGTCGGAGCAAGTATATAGCTTCAACCCCATGGGTAGAGAGTTGGATGTTTCAGTCGAACCCCGAGTGTATGCTGGGGCGAGGATGACATCATACGGCGTCCCCTCGGCGTCATCCGTGAACTTCGAGGCATCTACTATTAGTTTCCAGGACCCCATAGCCGAAGGCACGGTGGTGACGATAAGTTATGCCGTTCTGGAAACCATTGGTGGGGAAACAACTTACACGGTTTCACAACCACCAGTGTGGCGACCTCCTTTCTCCATCGGAAGAAATCAAAGCATTTTGACCTTCTCCGGGGATCGAAGGGCTGAAATGGCACCCGGGAGAATGATTCGGCTTGGGGGATTTGCAACCTACCTCAAAACGGTCACCCTAAATGGTGCCAACACCGTTGTAACTATTTTTCCTCCGCCCCCTAACGGTGCGGGATCCCTCGCCCCCGGTGAGGACCAAATATGCTTCGTGACGGATCGGGCCATCACCCCTTCAGTGGATGGTGTGTCCATCCCTAACGTGGATTCTGGATTCCTGGCAACATTCCCAATGGCCTATGGGGTCACATCAGTCCCACAATTCGAGCCTCTTCTGGTCGGTACTACCAGTGTTGTTCTCTCCGGAGATTTCACGAGGTATGCAATCGCGGGTCATATCTTAGAGGCTTTTGGGGTGCCCTATGTAATCTCTGGGGCATCTCTCGCTGCGGATGGGAGAACCACCACTATCACCCTGGCTTCATCCGTGATTCGCTCTGGTTCTTGGTCGTCCGGAATGGCAGCATCTAGTCTGAGGATTTCCACGAGGCCAATTTACCCGGATGGGGCAAAAACTATTCTTGGATCCAGTTCTCTTGTTGCCACGGAAAACTATATTGCCGTTAGGTGGGAAGGATCACTACCCGGGGAAACCCTCTTGGAGGGTAGGGACTTCAATTTAGACCCGGACACGGGAAATCTGACTCTGATCACCGGATTAAACCTGAATCAAACCATCCGACTGTTCCGAACGGATAGGAGAACCCTTAAACCAAAAGTATTCGAGGGACAGACCCTAAATCCCAGAGTTGCAGCTTCGTTTGGGGCTATAACCCTCCCTACGTATCCCGGAAGGAACCTCTTGGGGACATATAGCTATGATTCTCCGGATAGCTTTTATGCTCGGATTTTACCCTTTGCGGACTACGTGGAGACAGCCGTATCCAGTGTCATATCATGGGATCCAATCCCACCCTCCGGAGATGACCACGGGAATCAATCCTTGAACTCAGAAAGGGTAGTGCTTGTCAATAGGGATAGGGTTGCCAGAGCATTTTTGGCTTTCTACAATGGTATCTGCACATCTTTTGAGCAAATACTTGAGGTTGTTGATGGCAACCCCATTGGGGACTCGGATGGTAAGTTCCGATTCCGCGTAGGTCCGGGTAATCGGTGGGTCCCACCGGGCCACGAGGATCCACTGACAGGAGCTATCAACCCAAGAAACCTGTGGGTAGAAGTGTGGTCCGGACTCCGCGCGGGAGAAGCAACTATTCGGCTGACCCCAGAGGACCCCATCATCAGTCCTATTGGTGCATCCGTAGATGGAAAAGGAAGACCTGACGGGTCATTCCAGGACCCTTCTTCTTTTGCCTCCATCATGGGTCTCCAGAGTGGGAAAATTCAGAATGACCTGGATGACGTGGCTCTTGTAGCAAGAGAGCGGATAAGCCGATCTTTGAGTGGTTTCATCACATATCGGATCAAAGGATATGGCTCTTTCCTACCTCTGGCGACACCATCACCTTTCTCTAGGATTTTCCCGGAACGGACCAATGTTTTCACGACTTTAGGTCCAGGTATCGGTGCCGAGGGTGGGAATTATGGGGTATATAGTGCTGGGAAACTGACCCTCAACCTGTTCGCCCCAAGTCTATCCGTAGACCTCCAATCCACCACGGGACAACCTATCGGGAAACTGGAAAACCCAACTCTTGGTGTGGTGGGGAACGTCCTGGGATTGTCCCTTAAGGACAGATCCGCCAGGGCCAGGGTGTGGGACTATAGCCCAACAGGATTTGCCTCGCTTGAAGCCGCTACTTCCGGTATCCCGACCGTACTTTTGGCCCAAGTACCCTTCGCGGAATTTCCTGTCCTCGGTGGATTGCCGGATACTTCGCGACTTGCATCTCAAAGCTTGGGACCAACTCCTACAGGGGTTGATGATATCTCTACCGGATGCGTTGATCTCCACACTCCGCCTTTTCGTCCTGGGGATGCTTTAGCCATAGGTCTTCCAGATGGATCGATTCGGGCTTTGGCTTACACCGGAACCACATTAGATGTGGATGGGACAAGCCGATATGGTGGGGTTTATGTAAACTCTATATATAAGGGGACAGCCGTTACTTTCAAGGGAAAGACCATTGGGGGGGCCGACGTACCCATCACGGATCCATCCACCCTCGTTGTTATGACGGGTGAAACTACGGGAATTCCCTATGATCCGGTACGGGGGGATACTTTATTAGTCATACCCAACAGTGCTTCATCTCCCACACTTTCGGACCCACCCACGGCTTCCGAACTCGCAACTTTGCTTACCGCCCTACCGGGGTACAGGATAGGCACAGACGTTGGGTACTCGCCCAAAACAGGAGACATTCTGGACATAACCCTCCCGTCGTTCGGTGACCCAACCCTATTCGGACTCAAAGAAATAACGGGACAGAAGCCACCTCCACCAATGGGAACGGTAGAGGGTGTTGTTGCCTTCCAAAACGGTCAGGTAGAGCCTTTGAACATACCGGCCTTGAGGGGTGAGTCCAAAAAAGACAACGGGGATTACAGGCTCCCCTACACGTCTCTGACACCATCGGAAATTGAGATGCTGGGAAGCCTTGCTGGTCCAGGGGATGCTATCTTGTATGGCGATTCGGTAACCCCACCACCAGCGACCCCTGCACGTGTAGACACTTACATTGTCGAAGCCCTCTACCCGGATGAAATAGGCGACAATGACGGGGCGATTGATCCTTATGACACGGCATACCCAAGCGCCCTTTTGACCGACACGGATCTACAACCATCAGCAACTGTTTATCCGTCCCCCGGGCACAGGGGGGTGGGTTCCCTGCGGCCCTATGATGTAGTTCTGGTACAGCCCGAGGTAACCACCCCCCCCGGCTCGTCGGGAATCATGACTGTTGGGTTGGTGACCCACGGAACACCTTCCGTCATAGAGCCCCCAAGATTTGTAGCCCCTACCTTATTGGCATCGGCTGTAGATTTGACAATAGATAATCTTCAAACGTGGTTTGGGGGCGGAGTCAGTGGTGTCGTTGTGACCGAAGATACCACCACGGTTGGAATCGTCATCACGACGTTTGATTTTGAGTCCACACCACCGGCTGATTTTGTCCTTGATAATGGGACTGGGGGTGGTTCCCTACCCATCCCAGTTGGTGGATATAATGATTTTCTTTCTCAATGTGATGTTGGGACAAGATTGTCCATCAAACTTGTCCGCACTGACGGCCACTTTCAAGTAAACACAACAGTTGTTCTCACAAACTCCGGAACAGGGGCAAACATCCTGGCTTCATCCTTCACGGTATCCGGGGATAACGGAGCTAGCCAACAAGCCGTGAATGCCGGGGGTTTAAGGTTCCACCCTCAAGTGATTGAGGTGAGAACGGCAAATCCTTTCTTCGACTTCACCCCATTCAACCCAACAAACCCCTCCCCTGGAATCACACGAACCGGAGGCTACCATGATTCTGCCTTGTCTGTTGGTGGTGTTGGGTCTAGGACATGCACCATTGCCGCGGATAGGCTAACCGTAACCCTACCCATTGATGTGAAAACGGCCCAGCCCCGTGGTGCTCTTACTTCTGGTCTGGACCCAGTAGAGTGTCAGCTAAACATCACATCAAACACAGCTTCTTTCTGGGATCCCCTTACATCCTCATATGTTACAGGGGATATAACTGTCAACTCAAATACCAATACAAACGGTGGTGTTCCATTCACATTCAAAGCAAGAAGCTCTGTAATCCCTTCCGTTTACGGCGTTGGGAGGTTCTTCGGAGGCACTGGATCGCTAAAAGTCATGGCTTGGGAGGGGTATGAAAATATCCCAATTGAAGCATCTAACATAACTTTCAAGGCACTGCCAACGGCCCGGCAGACTGCAACGGATCCAATTTTCAATGGTGAAGTTGTGTGCGATGAAGCCTTCAATCCACCCACCCTATCACCCAGGCTAAATAGGTTCACCCCACAAGCGACCCTATCTGGAGATGTATCAAACGTCCTTCCCGGGGATCTTCTGGTAATTCGCTCCCTTACGGATGGGGCAAGTGCAATACCTACGGCTTCGGGTAAGGCCGGGACATACTGCATTCGTAACGTTATCAAAGCGACACATGGGACAGATGAGAGAAGAGCCACTCTCTCCGCCAACACGGGAGACAATAACTGGTTAGGTATAGAGTTCCCTAGTGTTGTTTCAATCACAACACTAGCCCCCTACAACCTCACCATATCAGCGAATCAGGAGGTACCCTTTGTCAAAACTTTTGGCGGCGTTCCCCTTACTTACACGAGAGTCTTCAAACCAACAGGTCGTGTTTTTCTAATTGTGAGGCCGGACCTCCTGGACTCTACCAACTCCGCACTTTATGCTACGGCGATTTACAGTGCGGCATATGGCTCTATTTCGGGGGCGGGGGACACCACATTTGCCAATCTAACGGACTTCCGGGACGGTTTGGGAAACGTTATTTCTTCAGGTGTTTTTATTGCCGCAGCCCAAGTGGGAGTGCCCGTGAGTGGTATGGCTTTAGCTCCGGTTTCACCGCAAGCCGTAGGGATTCCAGAGAACTATTCTGGATACACCAACGCAACAGCAGCGCCAGGAAATAGGTCTTTCTTTGGGTTTCGGTCGGTTGTTGGATCCAGGGGGGTATCTAACGTCACTTTGGATGCCACTACCAACGGCAACCTTGAAGGTACAGCAACGGTACTATCCATCTACGAAAAAGTAAAGGTACCCAGCACTACACTCACAGCGGAAGATGACCCGGTATACGATCACATACCTGGAGTCATTGATTTCTCCGGTTTCAACTGGGATGACATCCATACCGTAGGTGCTTTTATTCCCGCAGGGGCCCGTTGCTTTCTTCCAGGGGACAGATGGGTGGCGAATTATAGTGCTGCTGCTGGTATCTATGTGGAGCCTTCGTTCCCAAGGGTGGGTAACAATCTTGGGTCAGTGAATGTTAATGTCGTGGATGCCACCCACTCCCTAGCGGCCAATGCCGTAGGAGCCAGATCGGTTTCAACATACTTTGATTCGAGCATTATCCCACCGCTCCAAAGCTTTTTGGAGATAGCTCAAGCCGAAGTAAGAAGGCCAAGAAGATGGGGCACCAGAAATGAGGACCTTACGTCACCATTCGGAGACCTCCGTTATGCTTATGAAATCAGAAGAGGGGTCGTAGCATCCGTAACAACAACGAACGGAGTGTGCACGTTGGTGGCAGAGCCCGTGGATGGCCACCAGCTACCATTTCCAATTGGAGGAGGCAAGGCTACCCAATTGGGGGATTTTACGGATAAGAGGGTGAATATCAACCCGGGGGACTCAATCAGATTCATTAGCCCATCCGGGACTACCCTAACAACATCCGAAATCGTCGGAGTCCAAAACCAAATTCTTACACTGGTTGCATGTGAAGAAACCATTGCTCCTGGCACCAGATTCGAAGTTATATTAAGGACTCCTCCTGTCCCCCACGAGCAATCGGTCGCCGAACTTGCGGACCTTGCCACAGATCGGGTGATTCTAGACCGACGATGCAATTACACCACTCAACAGGGAGGGAAAGTCACCTATGTCCCTAATGCTGATCCTCAAACCGCATATGACCAATCGGTCAACAAGCTGACGGATACGGATCCGACCGTTACCTACACCAACGTTGAAATGGGAGACTTGGTTGTGGTTGATCCTGCAGGATCCTTGGCTGGTCCTACAGGAACGGCCCCAATACCGGAGCAAGGTCAGCCCCCAACCGGAGACCTTGGGGTGTCATCGCGAGGGGCTGATTACACCCCGGGTACACCGCGAAAATGCGATGATAATAGAGGATTTTATAGGGTGGCGGCTAAGTCCAACGGTGTTCTAACGGTAACGGCGGAGGAGAACAATCTTGCTGGAGACCGCGGCAACCCGGATATTGTATTCGGACCATCCAATGCTGCCTATGCCATCTACCCGACGGTTCATGGATCTAATCTATCGGGTTCCGGAAACGGGTTGGAGGGTCAGATGGACCTTCGTCCGACTGCTTTCCCCGATGCTTTTAACAGTTACATGGGTACATGGTTGTCGGTTGCCCCGTTCTCCTACAGAATCTTGCGGCCATCCACAAAGCTGTCGGATGAGACGATCAACCTCATATTCTCGACCAGGGAAAGAACCCTGTCCTGGATTGATGTCATGAGAAACATTTCGGAAATTAATCACGGTGGTGGATACAGAGTTTTCCAGTCTGAAGAACATATCTCCAAATTGGGTTATTTGCCGGACTTTGATACGGGATGGGGGATCATGTCCAACGGATTGATTGCATCTGTATTCGGACGAACCCTTGTAACTCCATTCTCCAATAACGCCTTGTGCCTTTCGATTCTAGATCGTAGGTTCTGGCTGGGTGACATCAGCCTTGACCACGAGCACCCGCCATATGGTTCCACGGACCCCTACGCTGATTTTGAAAATGGGGTTGGAAAACCAGTCCTACCTAACCGGATCACGATATCTCTAGACCAGACGGACAAATTGAGAGCAACAAGGGACGCTTGGATTTCAACAAGATCCCACCGGGTAACGGGAACCCTTGAAGCCATAAGGAGATTCGATTCCGCATTACAGGGTAGGATCAAACAGCTTAAACAAAAAGCTCTTGCGATTAGGTCTACCCGATGACCCGAGAAGAACTGTTAGAAAAATTGAGATCCGGTTCCATTGATTGGAAACGCAGTGGCCCTACCAATTTGGGGGACTTACCGGCTCTCGCAAAGCAGAGAGAACTGATCCTATACTTGAGAAAAGAGCTTGAGACGATGTTGGAATCCGACCTTGAGCTTTTGGAAAGAGAACGGGAAAAGCTTGATAGGATACGGAGAGGTGGGGGTAAGTAATGCCAGAAATTGGATCCTGGGGTGGACTTCAAATACGTCTGACTTTACCAGAAGTCAATGATGTCTTAGAGCCCTTAAACGGGGCCCTGGAGATTGTCAATGCGGGCCTAGATATTGGGTTGAGCACACTACAAATTGTAAAAACCTTCACAATTCCCACACTCAACCCTACCAAAGCCATCTTAGATGAGTTAGTGGATTTGTGTCAGGGAACTCTCATTGATCTCCGGAAAGCTGGTTTGTATGCTCACATGGGAGATTTTGGGGCCTTGGCTTCTGGGGAACCCTTATCTTCTCTCAAAGGTGGATACGACGGGTTTCAGAGGAGAATGATCGCTCGGCTCACGGACAGGAGGGACCCGAGACGCCCAGAATTTAATGGAAACACAACAGTACTGGGTATTTTTGTTTATACCGGAGTTGACGTTTCTTTCGTTGATGGACTTCTTGACACGACCCGATTTCAATCTCTCCGCAGAACTGGCCAAGCATTTGGTCAGCTTCTTGGTGTGGCTGGGGTTTCGGGTAGGAATACATCTCTACCTACCCCTACAGGGCTATCCGTTACTTATCCTTCTACCCCGCAAACAGCCCGACCTGGAGAGGCTTCGTATCTGAGACTTATTGCGGCTACAAGTCAGATGGTTGGTCGAAACACAGCTATCATTTCCTGGACTTTGCCATCAAATGCCAACAATGGAAACCCCCTACCAACCATTCCCCCGGCGGGATTTCTCGTGGAGGTTTCTTGCTTTCCAGAAGGTTTTTACGCCGGTTGGATTTCTCCAACGGCTTCCTCAACCGGAGGTGCTGGTGGTGGTGGTTCCACCGAGGGCCATCAGTCCTATGAGACAGGAACATACAAGGAAGGAACAACGGGGCAAATTTTACGGATCATGGGTGGACATGATTCAATTTCACTCGACCCAGGAGTAATCTGGGACTCCTGTTTCAATGGTTCTGAAATTAGAGAAGGGGCACGACCGGCATTCTTTTTCCGGGACCCCTCAGTCCCGGAAACTCTTCACAACCCTTTCCCCAAAGAGGGTGATATCTATTTCAACCAAAAAACGTTCTTTGTACCAAGAGAAGCTATCAATTTGCAGGCACTCGTGGGTGGAACCTACACCTTGGAATTGGCGCAAAATGACTTGCCTCTCTATGCTCCAATTCTAGAAGATGGCACGGTTGATACCCACAATGCCATTGCCCCACGCGAGATATACGTGAGGGTGACATCGGTGAATGACACGGTCACGGCTGACAACTTCAAAACCCTCCAATGGGACTTGAAGCCAAGAAATTCTGCTGAACGGGAACAAGTCGGATTGGTCTCTCCATTTACCTTAGATGCCAAAGGGACGCCCAGTGGGATCTTGAAGGTTGTGTTCCCCAGCCAAGAGACCAATCTTTATACAACAGCCCTACAAACGGCCCTGGGAATTGTTCTATTGAGTCGTTCGGATATCCAACCGGCCGATCCGGTGTCCCACGGCCCACCCCCGGAAGCGGAACCAGTGGTTGGAACTCCACTTTATGTCTACGAGCCAACAGGACTTGAGGGGCCGGGGAAGGACCTTATTCCCCTAGTTGAAACTAACCCGCAACGATTTTTTGGGTTGAGAGGAAGTAGCCCCGACTCTTTCACAAGAGACTTTTACGCAAAGGTTGTGTCCCTCGCTGACCAAATCATGGCGGTGCAAGGGAATCTCCCACCGGCTCTTTTGAGAGCCAGAACCGAGTCTTTCAATCGACTCATCAATTGGCGATGGTCGGATACCACGGTTGAGGGTGCGTCGGGTAACCCTGGCCTTAATCAGACCATCCTAGAGTCCATGTGCATCAGCCGAGTGGATGCCAACACTACAGTTCTTTGCCGAAACATTTATGGCATTCCTGGGTATTGGAGGGACATGGGCATTGCTGTGCCTTTGGCTATGGAACTGCAAGCCAGGGATGACTTTGCCCGGTCATCTTTTGGAGATGTCCCGGACGGTTTCTCTTCAGCCCCAATGGTATGTGACATACGGACTAAAAGAGCGTGGTATGTGAGGGATGTCATCCCCCCTGACATCTACAACCTTGCTGCAGAAGTGTTATCCTTGACCACATCTAGAGTTAGGCCCGGAGGGTGGATGGCATGGAGGCCACTTGTTGGTGTTGGCCCCCTTGCGGCGAACGGACGTGTCTTGGAAATGGTGAATGGGTTCCTTGGATCCCTATCGGCTGGAACTGAATCAGTGGAAAGTGGGATTCTGAGAACCATTTCTTTCCTAGAACAACGTGTGGCTGAAATTCAAGAGGTACTAGGAAAAATCAGGGGATACCTTGACATCCCGTTCCAAATATCGATCCCGGACGCGGTTATTCTTCCAGTTTTAGCCACAGGAACGGATGGTGTGATAAGTGCTCTTACGGCTTCGGAAAACAAACCGGCTGATGGACCACAAGCCTACTCCGCCGGTTTGGTCTTGTTAGGCGGCGGTTTGCCATCCATCCTGATAGATTTGTTGCTTCTTCTTCTGGGGGGATCCGAGGGTGGTTGATCCATACTTCTTCAACAGACCGTCGTATACATTCGGGTAGAACCTGATATGCTTTCGGTTCTTTAGGATCCGCCCATCCTTTTCCAACCATCGTCTGATTGTGTAGGTGGGAACACCCAATCTAAGAGATGCATCTTTAAGGCATTCGGATCGGGCCCAATTCTCAGCCGCTTCCTGAGCCTCAAATTCGTCCACACAGTATCTCGGTCGATTCCCCTCATAGGCGAAGTTATGAACCGGAACTTCGGACCACTTTAGAACCCGGAGAGTTTGATCGTAATCATAACCCCACTTAGGGTTCTTCCCAAGAGAGTGAATAGAAACCATCCCTCTGGGAAGATCCCTAGATAAACCAAGCCCGTCAGCTTGCTTCAAAACTTTGTCCCATGAATAGAGGTCCTTGAATCTACTACGGAGCTGTCGTGGAGTCACTTGACCCCACAAGGAAATCAACAGGGCTTTGTGTTTTTCAGGCCAGTTGCGTTGCTGTAGTCCCAGAACGCCAATCATCCGATAGATAGCATCCCGACTCTTCTTAGGCAGCGCCTGCTTTAACTTCACCCAATCAAGCGTGTGGGCCTTGCGGGTTTCGAGGACTTTTTTGAGTGTATTCTTTTCCTGATCCGTCCATGGGTTCGGCATGATAGGTATTACCGTAACAGGAGAGCCGTGAAAAACACTTTAGACCCCAAATTACGATGCCGAGCCTGCCACACTGATCCGATTACGGTTGAGGTAGACATCTGGGAGGGTGAGTTCCATTCTTATTGTGAACCGTGCGGTCAAGCCATGGTGGGAATCATTCAAGAAGCTAGGAAGAGAACACCTACTATTCGCAGTCTTGGCCCTATACCATCTGTAATAGCCCCCAACCCCCCTCCCCCACCGCCCCCGGCCCCTAAAAAAGTTGAGATCCCCAAAGGCATTCTCAAAAAAATGGAACCGGAGAGGTTACTGGAGGCCATCAATTTGACGGACCTCCTTGGAATGTAAAACCCATCCAACCTGTGATAACCTCGCGCTTCCATCAATGGACGGAACCCCTGCCAACCAATAATCCCTCCGCGATGGGATCTGTGGGATTCTACCAGATCCCCACCCACCACCCCTACTTGCAACTTGAATCCTTTTATCTCTTACTTGATAATTCATTTTAGCCGCCATGATTGGCTCATTCTAACTGCATAAAGCAAAAGACAGAATGTGGATTCACACTCGAAAGTGGCATAACCAACTTCGTTGTGATGTTCTAAAGCCAAGTTTTAGACTGCGATAGCTCGCGGAGAAACGAACCCTAAAAAAAGGATTTCCACGAACTCGGAGGAGGCATTCTGGATTCATTTCCCCACCCTCAACCAACCTCGCTGGGATGGACGGAACCCCACATCTTCAATGTTTTCCACACATCGAGAAACGAGTATACGTGTATTCCGTACCTAATGAGATAACAAAATTTCCACGTAGTGTAAAGTGGAGAAGTGGATCCATGGGACTACTCTCTTCGCCACGGGGAATTGCACCATTCCCAAGTATTTCCACTCAAATCTAGATGCCCATAAGGACCCATTCCCTTTGGGTGAGCGTAGACGGAGGCCGTACCCGTCTGTTCTTCCTCGGGGGTAGAGAAATGGCATAGCTCGGTGGTAGGACGTTCATTGCCCCACGGATACTTACGGCCATCGTTTCCCCGAGCCGCACGTTCCCACTCCTCTTCAGTAGGAAGGATCAACCCAGCCCACCCAGCCCAGTCCAAACTATCCCAGAAATTGACTTCCGTCACTGGATGGTCCAGTATACTTCTACCCTCTTGGTTTGTGGTTGGCTTCACCTTACTGGGGTCATTTATTGCTTTTGCATACCAGTTCCACTGCTCAACAGTGGTTGCGGTTTTTGCCAAAAATTGGCCCTCAACCGCAACTACACGGCGATCAGACTTGGGGCTTTCATCGTCCCCCATCTGGAATCTCTCGGCCGGTTCGACATAGTTGAGCGGGAGGATATGGCCATCCGGTAGAACGTGTGGGGTGGTCCATATGCCACCAAGCTCTTCATTTGTGGGCCAGATAACATCGTAACCTTCAAATCTCGGGACCATACCATAGGTGGGATGGATCCTAACATAAGCCAGTATGGATTCAGATGTAAACCGAAGGGCTACCGCTTCCCTGGGTGGGGAATAGGCGGTGAGATAGTCCTGAAGAGCTAAAGCCTCATCCCCCCCGTCTTCGGGGCTAGAAAACTCAGGGGCTGGTATTGTGACCCACTGACCCTCGTCCCCTTTGACATAACAAGCCTCAATCTTAATAGTCATGGCATTTGTTACGATCTGAAAATCAAAATGATCTCGGAAGGGGTAGGAATATCATGGGAATTTTCCGCAATTTCGATGAGGTTAAATTTCATAGTTTGAATGAAGCCATATTGTACGAAAAAAACCTTACCGAAGAGATATATAAGGATTGCTGCGACCAACGGGTTGACGCGGACACGGAGGTGTACGTCACTTCACGTGCGGAATACAGAGCCGGAATCCGCATAATCCGCATTCCAAACGGAACCAACACAAAAGGGAAGCCCCGTTACCTCTGGCTCGTCCACCGACAAATTCACGGAGAGCTTAGATTCCCCCTGGAATGTCCAATTGATAATGAAAGCGGCAGGAGAATGAGAGCCCTACTTAATGGATATGGGCACCACGTTCTCACAGCTAAATCCTCTAAAGACGCACATGCTGCAGCCTCAGAAATGATGACCCAAGAGTTGGAAGAAGCGGAAAAAAGAAACAAAGAACTAGTGGCACGAATAACATCGGGGAATTATGACACCTCGGAATTCACCGAGGTGGAAGCAATAGGGGCTATCCTTCAATCAAATTTGCTTGAAGAAGAAAACTGCACTTGACACAAGTCAGTCGAATGATCAGGATGGTAACATCAGTCATGAACCACTTCTACTAGCTCAATCGATCCCGTGGACCCCCCTGTAATGATGGCCTTGCAAGTTCAAGTGTCGCAGCATCATTACAAGGAATAGTTCACATGAAGACGATTGAAATCAAAAGCATCATCAAAGCTAAGGGCCAATTTTCCCACATTCTCGAGATTTACAGAACGGGAAAAAGGTTCAAGTACCCAGTGGGGGGGGATGTCGCTCTGCACCCCTACTCCGAAGCACAGGCTTCGAGGGTTATGTTTTTGGCCTATGCCTATCTTCGGGGTAAAGCATACAGGGTAACAGAACCCACGGCCGACTTGACAAGCGGACACGTTCACCTTTCGTGGATGGTGTGGGCCCTACTGTTTCACCATGGGGTAGAGGTTACTCAGGATCAGATTGATTCCTGGTTTAAGGAGCCAGAAACGGAAGCCAGGAAAGAGCGACGTATCCGTAGAATGGCCGCAGGGGAAGAGGCTAGGAGACTCAAGCGTGAAGCGAACTTGAGCAAGCTAGCCTCAATTCGTGCATCAAAGGTGGCGTGATGGCCAAACCCACCGACAAGATGTACGTGGTCGTTCGATCGGACCTGAATTTTGGTTCCCAGTTGGCCCAGGCCCTCCATGGTAGAGATGAGTTCATCGCTGACCATCCAGAGGTCAACCACACGTGGCGGCAAAAATCGAACACCATCGTTGTCCTACATGCTAAAGATGAGGGGCACCTTTTGACTCTGCATGGGAAAGCTTGTCAGTTGGGGATCCCATGCTCAGTTTTTAGGGAGCCGGATTTGGACGACCAAACAACCTGCCTAGTCCTTGGTCCATCCGACCACACACGTAAAGTAACAGATAAGTTGCCTCTGGCAACGATCTGATCTTCATTGGGGGGTAATTCCCCCAATGAAGAAACCCGCAGCTTTTCTGGAAGCAACGGCTTCAAAAGCCCGCCAGCTAGTCATCAGATCATTACCCCTGTTAAGGTTTGGTACATTTGTTGCGGACAAAATCCCAACCTCTGAAGACACGTATGCTCAGATGGTAGCAAAAGGTCTAGCCGTCGCCGATGCCGCACTCAAAGCCAGGGCGCATGGTGACCGATTCCGGGATCTGGTAGAAAGATACGACATGATTGAAAAGGAAAGTGAGACCTTTGTCAAACTATTTTTTGATTCGGATATGAAGGAGCATTTTAGGATCAACCGCCTTCCCGTAGGGGAAAATGAAACAATGGTGGAAGCGGTGAACCGAAACGGAGACCGACTGGCGTTCCGTGAATGTCAGTATATGGGCAGATTGGTTTTAGATGGTGGGTTTTTCATATCAAGGGGCCTCAACCTTGATATGGTTGTGAATGAAATGTGGGTGAAGCACCCCAACGGCATCTACGTTTCTGTCGTCCGAGAGCCGGGTGGTTGGAAATCAGAAACTTCGGTTCTGGACATACCCCCAGTGCAAGCAATCCTGTCCCAAAGAGCGGAAAATCAGCTTGAGGTATTATCGTCAAGGCACCGCAAGTTTCTTAAGGACGGTATCCACCGATGTTATCTTTGTTTAGGCCCCCCCGGCACAGGTAAAAGCACGTTCGCGGTTAAATTTGGTCAGAAATTTGAAGGGAGAACGGTTAAAATTGACGCCTCATCCCTCCATCTCATGGCGATAAAAGATTTTGGTTACCTACTCGATGTACTCAAACCAAACACCCTCGTTGTAGACGATATGGACCGGGCACCAGTAGAGGACGTTGGGGCAAGAATTCTTTTTCTCATGGAGAGATTAAAGGGGACACACCCCAAAACAGCCATCATTCTGACCGTCAATGACACTACGAAACTGGATGCAGCCCTTCTTCGATCGGATAGGATTGATGTACCAATTGAATTCCCGGTACCCACAAAAGAAGAAACGCACCAACTTGTCAGTCATCTCCTCCACCATTATGGGGTTAACCCGGATATGTGGGGACCAATTGTCAAATCGGTCGAAGAAAATGACTTGACCCACGCATATGTTAACGATCTGTGCCGTAGGTTGAGGCACGAGCCCCTAGACGAGGTACTTGGGTCCGTAAAATTTCTGAGGCACTTATCTAAACAATCTGCGGCAACGGCTCAACCAAGCGTTCCGGGAAGTCCAACAACACCAAAATGAGTATGAGACAAGAAATTTGCGCAGTGTGTGGGAATGTGAAGACCAACTCTATATGTGGTCTTTGTGAGTACGACCCGAGCGAAGATAGCATTTTCGAAGAGCTACTTCGACTTGATTTTGGTCGGAGAATCAGAATCGAATTCGACCCCTTAACTCAAAAAGGAGAGTACGTGGACCGGACAGTAGGGGATCAAACCTATCGCATTTTTAGAGTGAGGTGAAATTATGAGCGTGAGGTCGCCAGAAACTTCTGGATTGGGTTAAAAAAAGAGACATCATGGGAGAAGATTTTCTTTCGGATTTCGAGTCAGAGTAAAAGCCAGGACGTAAGTATCAACCGTGGTCGTGCCCGAACGGCAAGGGCCCGGATTCTAAATCCAGGTGTTAGTGGGTTCGACTCCCATCGGCCACGCTCCGCAAGGAAAGAGAGAGACATATGAAAACACTGAGCAATGATGAGATGTCGGCGACCAAATCTGCACTGGAGAAGGAGGGTGGCAACATGGTGAAAGCTGCGGCTGCGCTTGGCATCACCCGCCAAGCCCTGCACCAGCGAGTTCAGGCGCACCCGGCTTGTTGGCCAGAGAATGTGGCTCGGAAGCGGTATGGTACCCTTCGTGGCGTTGAGGAGTCGGTCATTGACAAAGCCTTGGGGGAAGCCGGTGGAGTCGTTTACAAGGCGGCGAAAACCCTCAATGTAAGCCCCCCTACGCTTCGGACTTGGGTCAAAGCTCGGACCGAGAAACTCGGGGTGGCAACTGTTGCCATCCCGACGGAAGCACCGCAGCCTGAAGCCCCTCAAGTCGAAACTACGGCTTGAACAAAAATCAAATCCAAAGAAGTGGTAATACCTGAGTTTTTCAGGTAGACCAAAGAATCCAAAACGGATTGGGTTTTAGGAACCCTCAACAATACCGTTGTGTTGGTGGTTCCTGATTCTTCCAGGATTTGCATTCCCATCGATCTTAGAATCCCGTCCCTCGTTTCGGATCCCACCGAGCAAAACTCGGCCCGAATAGTGTGTGGGCACAACTTCACAACCCCATTACCAAAATCAAGAATAAGAGCCGTATGGAGACTTGGGTCACCAATTGACTCCTGGGGGAGAATCCTCCAACCACGGTCTTCAAACAACTCAAGACCTGAATAACGTATGGACTTGTCCAGGGGAAAGCATGGGTCCAATACTGCTAAAATTCCGCGGATCTCTTTGATCTGCTCCGTCATATCCTAAGTAGGTCGTGATAGAGGGGTAAAAGGCATCATGGATCCTCACGATCAGATTACATGGGCTAGAGAAAAAAATCACCAATTGGGAGATGCTTTGAACCAATATCTCATTGGCAATCGACCCCTGGTGGATTGCCTTATCGAGGTTGTGGACGACTTGTATCCCCTGCGAGATATCACCCCCATTCTTCGATTCATCGAGGATAGGGAAGAGGATCTGGAGACTGGAGAATTGGTTAGTGACTGGGGAACATGGCTAATGGATCTGACTAAACAGATTCAAGCCCTCTCCCCTGGAGCACCGGAACCAAAAGGATCCACACCCAATCTACCTGCCCCTAAAGAGACCAAAACTTCTGATGCAATTCTGGTAGGGGACGTACTGGTGGATTATGTAGATCATCCGGCGGGGGAACCACAGTACGGTCTACTGGGGAAATCTTATTTTCCCAGAGCAAGTGGGAATATTAAGCTAGTAAGAGTTCAAAGCGCAGTTGCGGACCCAAGAAAAAATCCATCCTCCATCATAAGCGGTTCGGATTACATCCACATACCCCCCATGGCCACCATTTCCGTGCTAACTATGGAGAGAATTAAGTTCTCCGCGGGTATGGAGATTCTGGTAATAGATCACCCGGCATATGCCGGAATAGGGGTCAAAGTTACCACGAAAGTCATCTCCCACACTGTAGATCAAACATCCCCACTTGATATCGAGGTTACAAATTTCAACCAGAAGGATGCTAAGTTTTACATTGGGCATGGGTTTTGCGAACTGAAATTCTTAAGGGCGTAATGAAAGTAAACTATGTGCCCCCCAGTCCCACCCCATACCAGGGTGGGAAAGCAAAGTTTGCTGGTGAGATTATAGACCTCATTAGGCCCAACCCGGAAGACGACTTTTGGGATCTTTGCTGTGGGGCGGGCTCTGTTTCCCTAGAGCTGGCTCGACGAGGGCACCCCACATCAAAAATCTTTATGGTGGATGCTGGTCCTTGGGGTGAGGTATGGAGAGAGATCGGTTGCGGGACTTTCCCTTTATCAACCCTAGGTAACCTTATCCGGGATTTTCCAGCGAAAGATCGAATGCACGATCATTTCCGGTGGCTGTCTAATCAGATACCGGATGAAAAAGATCGACCCGCGGTATTTTTGGTCCTTCAAGCTGGGTCTTGGGGGGGAAGGGCTATCGGGTGGAATGGAAAATGGGAGCACGAAGGTTTTCGGAAAACTTGTGGATGTGGCCCTAAATGTAACCACTTCCCCATGAGACCATCCCCGGAAACACTCTATGATAGAGTCGCACAACTATCAGCATCTATGGTAGGAATCACCGGGATATGCTCCGACATTGCTCTTGTCAAACCCGCCAAAGGGAAGGTCTACATTGATCCCCCATATATCGGAACGAAGGGATATCAGGGGAAATCTATTGATACCATGGCTTATGCGAAAACCTTGAGGGTGCCCTGTTGGATATCCGAAGGGAAGAGGATGACCCCACAAGCTTTCTGCCTGTTAGAAAAAAGAAAAGGTGGGATAAAAGGAAGCTACAAAGACAATCACGAGGAATGGTTGTCTTATCTAGACAATCAGGCCGGATAGATGAGGTCGACACCTACAAAACCACGACACGAAACCGTTGGTCCGTCCTCCCCACCCTGCTCAAAGTTATAGGCTTTGGCCGCAACGGTATCATTGAACCCTATGGCAAAAAGAATAGGGCACCTTGCTGGAGTTTCCGTGTTGAGGAAGAGAGCGCCCGAGGCTCCCAGATTCACTTCGATCTGAGCGTATCGGATTTGTGTTTCCGGGTCAGTAGCATCAAATGTGTTAGCACCGACCACAAGGCATCCTGCCCCATCCAGAGCGGGATCCTGCTTTGATGGACCATCCCCATCAGCCCTACCCGCATCCATCCATGAAGTTTTACCCGGGATCTTGATTCCGATAGAGAGATTTGCGTTTCCGGGGCCCGGAGCGGAATAGGCAAAGTCTACCAACTCAACCCCCCAGATTTTGAATCGAAGGGTGGTTGCACCCACGTTAGCCGAACGACCGTTGAAAGCCCTAATGTAGACCCGGGATCCAGAACACCCCGTGTAATCAGCACCTACAGGAGTGTAGCCCGCGGAGTAGTCTTTCTGGGGATAGATAAGAACTCCACGACTTGGAGCCGGAGCAAGCAACCCCTCCAAAGAAGAAGGATTTCGGGCGGGCATCCCCGCCACTTGGGCTTCCGGATGAGTTGTCAAATAGGTCGGATCCGAGTGGTAACCCTGATTGTAATACCCCTCATAACTGGATGCCGCAACGGGGCGAACCGGAACGTTTACAACTGAAACACCGTGTGGCAGACCGGGCCCTAAGAGTTGATCCAAATCGTTTCCGCTAGGTAGTGGGGACCAGTCTTGCGGATACCTATAGACTTCATCCAAAAACCTCTCGGATCTGTCCTTTGTTGCATTGAATACAACTTTGGCAGGATCCGCCGGATTCCCATACATAACAGTCTCAGAAGAGGGTGCCGTATTGGTTTCCTTCATGGAGTGATATAGGATTTGATCTCCAACGGTTTCCGAGATGGTGAACCCGCGAGAAGATCCGGTGTTACCACCGACATAAGGGAGGGGATATCCCGTTGTTGGGTCCACACCAAGAGGACGCCGAAGGAACACACGAAGTTTAGCATTCTGGGTAAATACAGGAGTATCCGTATCACCCTCGAATGTGATACTAGTTGCCAACACAGACCCTGCAACTATGGTCGCCGAAGTTCCAGTGGATGGAGAGTCCGATCCACCCGTCAGATCCGCGTACCCCAACTCAATTCTTTGGCGACGGACCTCACCCAACCCACCTGGGAAAAGAGCCATAGACCCAATCGAGATCCCACTTGCCACAGGGGTTTCTGTTCCCTGACCAATGAAAGAAGACAGGGAGATGAAAGCCGGGTTCATGTTCAGGGCATACGCTCTGTTATCCGCGGACAAAGGTCCAGAAAGAGGGATCTTATCGTGTGTTCGATACGTAGCATTGAACAATCCGGAGAAGGAAATATTCAATCCAGTGATCCCCAGAGCAGGAGAGGAAGGAGCACCAGGGGACCTGGGTACAAGATACCGAATTCCCGAATACCAAGTGGAGTCAAGTGTTGAGGTGAGAGTCCAGCTACTACCACCACCTAATGTTGGGGCCACACCATTATTGGGATCCTCTTCGATTTCAGATGCGTGTAGGTGGTAGGACGTTGAAATTGTTGCCGGGGACGTGTCATCCAGGAGGTTGAGAAGTTGGGCCGAACCAGCCCAGGAGACCATGTTTACGGAATACAAGTGGTCATCTGTAGGGATGACACCGTCGCGAACGTATGCCTCAAACGCCGCTTCCGTTCGGAAGTGAACCAGAGCGTAACTACCATCACGACGCAAGGACCCGGGAGCTCCTGTGCCAATCACAAACCTGTGTCGGTATCGGGCTACCTGATAGGGCCAGAAGTCTCGTTGGAAATCATCGTAGGCACCCGCACTGGTCAAAGACCCAGCCGTAGCCGGACCTATCTTAGTAGTGTATCTGACCTTTTCACCAGAGGGGGTATTAACCAGCCCCGTTGCTACACTGTAATCCGCAAGGTATGGAAGACGGTACGCGAAAAAATTACCGTCGGTACCCCCACCCAATCCGTAAGGCAGATAGGTAGCAGCGTTTGTCCCGATTGCCGATGTGGTAGCACCCAGAATAGGGATACCACCCGCGGTTGTGGGGGTTACGGCACCTGGAAAAGCCCTAGAATCACTAAGGAGACGAACTTGTCCCGCTGCGGGATTGAGAAAAGGACTTGGACCAGACGTGGTACTAGCTCCAGTGTGTAGTTCGTCCAGGTTATATTGACCCCCAACCCGACCGGGGACATTGTAAGGACTATTGTTGGAGCTGGTGCCACCCGTAGGTTGAACCAGAGTGAGGACTCCGGAACCATCTGCAAAATTCACCAAGTTACCTTCCGTGCCCGGTCTCGCCAAAGTAACGGTGACCGTGGTTCCAGAGGGCCTAGCCACAAGGACACCGGGGAATAGAACGGCATTGATAGCCGTAGCTAAATTGGATGCTGTAACCGAAGCCGTACCGGAGCGAACGAACTCCATGGGGGCCCCGGTCGCAACAGCAACAGCATTGAACCTTGCAACGGAAAGACCAATTGAAGTAAGGTCAATCGTGATTGTATACGGAGCTGCTGGGTTGGCACCATAGGTGATGGTCCCTACGGCACGCCCATCACCACTTTCTTCAACGAAAATGCCCCCTGGTTCTCCATCATCACCCGACAACCCTTTCCCAAGAAGAAGGGCCGCTGGGCATCGGTCCAAAACAGCAGATGTAGTGGTCAATGCTCCGGGAAGAGAGGTTGTACCAGCCGACCATTTTACCAGTGCAAGGACACCACGATCTGCCGGACTAACGATTCCACTAACAACCACTGCTGGGTTGGTGATAGGAGGAAGGATCCTCCAGGAAGGATAACCATCGGCCGGAGCACCCCCCATCGAAACGGTCGCGAATCCTGCATGGGCTTTACCTTCCCCACAACCTGTATACGAGGCGTATGAGACACCGTCGTAGTAATTGAATGTTGGGTCTGTCGCGCTATCCACTCCTGCTCCGGTCATCCCGACACCACCTGAACTCAAAGGAGCCCGATAGTAGTAAGGATAAACCCCACGGACATCGGCCGTGGTATTACCAGTTGGGGTTAGGATCCCATCATGTAACTTTAAGATTCCCCAATCAGGAACACCGGAATTGGTAGACCCAAGCCAAGCCACACCGGAAGAACCAATAGGGCCGGGTGTGGGTGGGATAAGGGATGATATGTCCCCCAGCGCATTCTGCACACTTCTACCGGACCACAATCCATAAGGATCCTCATTTGTCACGGAAGCTGATGCGTGCGAGGCACCCGCATCGAATAAGTGAGCGGTCAAGGGTTGTTGAGAACCACCGGAAGAATCCGAGGTACCAGCGCCCATGGAGATTGTGGAGGGGTCTATTACTCTAGGCATCAGTCATTCCTCAAACTGGGGGGGAAGGGAGAAGTGGTAGGTTCTTGCACCGATAAATGGCTGCGGCAGTCCTAATTGAAGGGACATCAGTGAAGCCAATCGAATTCTGCCGGTCCAGGTCGGCGAATCGACTGAGCACCACGAGAAGAACGTCCCCCTTCCTAAACAGCCGGGTGTCCACGAGAGATCGAACAAGCAAAGGGGTGAAATTTTTGTGCCGCACTGCTCCAACTAAAGGCTGGGACATGCTTGCAGGCTTGTAACCTTCATGGTTCACATAATCATAATAGACCCGGCCTTCGGCATCTGTTTCTGTGCCCCGACCGGCGGTGGTTGATCCAAGAACGATCCTATTAGATCCGTCTACGGGCACAAAATTGTGGAGACTCAAAAGCCCTGTTCCGGCGTTGAAGTCACTTACGGATACGTCAGCCGTAGCACTGAAATACCATTCCTTTGGGTCAGACCCGATAGGGGGATCGGTAGCCGTTGCGATTTGCTCCAGCGGGTTGACATAAGGATAAGGGAGTTGTGAGCTACCCTTACCCGTCTGCCCCGTCATCATGGTTCCAGACACGGCCAAGACTTCGATGGGAACCTCGGTGGGGAGGAGTGTGGTGGGAACGCCACCGGACTGTGCACCTGCTGTCTGTGGAGCATAGGCGTTGTAGTACACACCTACTTGATAGCCATCTGCACCAGAGTTTGGAATTGGATCCTGGCTATAATAAGTTACAGCTACTTCCGTTTGATTTGCTACCGGAGCTCCGGTTAGCGTCACAAGGCGGGTTGAGCTCCCGTAAGCGGCAATTGCTGCTCCGGCGTTAGCCGTAAGCCCTGTTGAGGACCATACTCGACGGGGAGTATAGACACTAGAACCGTTTCGTGTAACTAGATTGTCCGTGATGAAAGTCCCAGAGGGAGCAGAAATCTGCTCCAATGTCACTTCACGAAAGCCGTTTCTAAATGCAGGTTTTGGTACCCAAGTAGAGCGCATCTCAGGGGGTCGCTGAGTCCTATCATTCTCAACAATGGACCCGCCGTTATCATAGCCAGGGTAATTGGACCCAGGAGTTGGTTCCGGGGCTTGATCCAATGGAGTTTTGGTAAGGCCATATCCCGTTGGATACGTGACCTCTAACTCTAGAAAAAGCCTACGATCGGAACCAAGATCCGACCCGCCCACATCTACCATGGGGCCATTGCCAACGGTACCACCACCGTTCACTGTTTGCAAATTGGCGTCCAGGATGAATTTAATTTGCGGGGTTCCAATACCCTCTATCCTTTTGAAAACTACTTCCTGAGAGACCGGAGATGTACTGTGACCGTCGTCGTGATAGGACACGAGAACATCCGTCACCATAGTTCCCGAAGGCCAAAACGAAGTAACTGCAACTCCGGGTACAGACGCGGTGCCCCAAGTCTGAAGGGTGGTTGGATTCAGATCCCCAAAGTCAATAGTGATCTCATCATCTTCGTGCCAATTTGAGGTACCACCGGACTTGGTAACCGAAATCCCGGTTGCATAAGGCCCGGCAACTGGAACCTCGAAAACCACCCTCTCCACAACGGATTGGCTGGCGAACCTTCTGGCGATGTGATCAAAGTTACGGATCGTTGTTCCAACGGTGGTATCCCCAGAAATAGGTGCAACACCACCGTTGGAATTCTCCCGACCAATCTCATCACACATCAACGGAGTGGGAGACATACCACCAGTTCCGTTTCCTATCATCCCAAGGTCCGAAGCATCCCCCATCCAAGTATTGATGGACCCATCCATCAACCCCTGAAGTTGCAGTTTCAATTCGGTCTCCGAATCGAAACCTGAAAGGGACACGTGGCGCCTAATGTCCAATAAGTCGGAGCGAACAATGATGTCGGCAAACAACCCATCAGGTCTGTCACTTTTTGCCGTAGGAATCAGGTAGGGGCCACCGGGAAGATTTGTGTTGGGGAAATTGTTAGCATGAGCAATGGGGAGTGCTCCCTGTGCGTTGTTAAACGGATCAAAGCCTCCAGTCCCGGTAGCATCGGATCGGCGAAAAATCATGGCAATAGGGATAGCGTAAACATACCCATCCACAGTTCCCAGAGCCGTTGCAGAACCGGAATCACCTCGACCGGCAATCCACAAACCCGGATCCTCAAAGCCATAAGCTACAGCGCTTGAGTTAGAGGCTACGGTTGTTTTATCCGCGGGCACGAAAGGATACAAAGCTACCGGAGCTCCCGTGGACCCCTGAGCTAAAACCCCCGAGTTACTAAAACCATCGGGTTGGGTTTTAGGATTTACCCCGGTAGACTGGCTCGAATAGACCCGAATCCTGTACTGAGTTTGAATCCTACGCGCGGTTTCAACATTCAAAGCAGGGTCAACCAAATCTTCCGCGAGATTCGAGCCCGTCAGACTCAAAACGTTTCCGTGATGATACAGAGAGTTCTGAGTGGGCTTGTTCCCTGTATTGGCACCCCCCGTCAGTGTACCACCGGACAAAGTAACATTAGCCGGAGCCGACGTGGCAAGTGTGATGGTATTCCCTGTTGTCCCACCAAAAGTTGCATTCACTGTTACTGTGTTTGTACCATTGTTCCTAGCCGAAACATAAGACGGATACAGACCGTTCACAGGATTGTTGATTGCCGTTACAAGAGCAGAGGCCGTCGTGGCTGCACTCCCTCCGATTAGGAAATCGGTCGCCACAGCCGGAACTGTTCTTGCGGTAAACACAACCGAGGGTCCTCCAACCGCCGTTGTGTTTACCGTCACAGTATCACCATCAGCTATTGTCAGAGGGTTGTTGATGGTGATACTCCCGGTTGCTCTAGGGGAAGGGGATACTAAGGCCCTCCAAACCTCAAGAAAAACAAAATCCGTCCTTCGAACGTCGGCCGGACTGCTATGAGTTGTAGGTGCCGGAAGGGTGATGACGTTGAAGCCCCCGGTAGTATCCGCGGTTAGATCCACCGTTACAGGCATTCCGGCCACCAAAGCCGTTTGTGCCAGCATAAGAAATTTGTTGGCCACCGAAGGATCGGCGGGGGGGAAATCAAAGTCCTCGGCGGAATTGAGAGTTGATTGTGACCTCACAAAACCAGAAGGGAGACCTTTGGTGGCCAGTAGAGACCTGTTGTAGTCTGCCGCCGATTGTGGGAGATTAAGTTCGGCATCTAGAACGGGTTTTCCAGACTGGAAGATGACGGCGTCCCAAGATCGTTCCCCCGGATCTAAATCCCTGGAGACACTTGTACCTGTGAAGTAACGGCGGTAGTTTGGCATGGGTCAGTCCTCTGCGGGGAATAGAAGAATACTCAGAAGGTCAGTCGCCATGTAAAAGATAAACTTGCCGCAGACGGTTTGGTAATAACACCAAAGGTACCGTAATTTATCATCACATCGAACAAAGTAAGGTTAACCGTAGGGTCATAGGCCGGGAAAACAGGGGTGGGTGTAATTGGTGTTCGAACTAGAGGGTTTTGAGAAATCGTACGAAGCAGCCCCATTTCGTTCAGGGGTCCCACGGCCTCACCCTCTCCGAAAGTGGCGGTAAAATCTACAACGTGAGTAGGAACGGACGAAACTGCTCCGGATCCTGTCCGATAAATGGCAGTGACCGGCTTACGCCCCAAAGTTACCTCGGCATTGAGCATTCTTTGCCTCGGGTCTGGAGAGTCCGGACTCAAAATAGAGCCCGTAGCCCCGGACCCGACACACAGCATGGTTAATCCGCTAACGGCGGGTGATGGGTTGGGACCCGCTGCAAAATGCATAGCCGAAAAAACACCACAGTCTAAAGTGATGATGTTGTCGGATTCCCTTCGGTCCAAAAGATTGCCCTTTAGATCGCGAAGTTCGAGGGTAAAGTGGCCTTTTGGTTTTCGAACAACCTCATCTTCATGGATGTGCATCATGTGATGAACAGCATCTTTGGGAGCAACAACAGTATCTTTGTAGTTTAGGTTCATTGAATGCCCTGAATCATAGGATAGTCACCACCGCGGGATTATCCGCCGGGAGTGGGGATCCACCAAAGAGCACCATACCATCACCGGAGTCCGGTATCCCGGAAGGCTGGAGAGAACTTCCACCATAAAGAAATGACATGGTACTCAAGTCTTCCGCGTAACCGGACCAGGGGGCCAACCTCGAATACTCGGAGGAAATGACCATGGAAGACCACACGGACCCATTGAGTGAACCAACCACCGATGGGCTTACCGCTGCCGGACCATTAGAGGCATAGTTTTGATCCGTTGTCCCACCCCAAATTTCGGATCCTGAAAAAGACATATCCCAGAATATCTCTGGTCCTGTCAATACTGGATACGTAGTCGGTGGTAGGGGACCAGACCACGGTAATCCTGGGGAAAATGGACCGGAGTAAACAGCGGGCCCCACAACACCACCCGCAATCGAGCTCCCTCCGGATAACATAAGCATCCCACCAAACAGCCCGTCCCCAACCCCAGGGCCAAAATGTTCGGAGAACATCGTTCCTGACAATGCAATCCCGGTGGGTGTGCCGCAATTGTCACAGGGACCAGACAGGGGTAAAGAGGTTCCCTCTGATAGCTGAAAAAAATCCAACCTGTCGTAAGGGCGAGCAACGGGGTCGTCATTGAACTGACGTACCAGATACTGGTCTCTAAGAAAGTAACTTGGATTGCTGGGGATAGCGGGGGGGAAAGCCGGTGTTGGCCCCCCGTCTCCGGATACCGTTGTGACTGTCCAAGACCCGGTTTGACCGGATGGAACAGGCGGTGTGCCTTCATTCAGAATTGTGTTGGACTCTCGAAGGGGTTGAGTCTGCAAAGAGGTAACAGTAGCGGGCAAACCAGCGGCAAATGTAACCTGAACGGGATACCCAACCGAGGGGAGCGGAGTTGTCAGAGTAAGCTTTTGCGTTTGCCTATTGAACAACCAACCCGAGGTTGGAACAATCACACCGTCTACGGCAACAACAAACACCCGGTCAACAGCAATGTCACATGCTCTCAGATCAACGACGGTGGTTGTATCCGAAGCAATAACAACCACCTCCGGTGTTGTGTCTCGCAAGTAATCACCGCTGGAAATCAGCGAACGCCACCCAAGTACCATCCTTCTCGGCGCATTTCGTTGAACCGAGGTATAGGTGAAGAGTTGGTATTTGACCTCGTCCCAGCTTTGAATGGTGGAGGCGCTCGGATTGAGTGGCCCAAAAGAAGCGTGACCGAACTCTCTAGACACGGAAGAGCGCGGTAGTTCGGCATAATCTATCGTGGCCCACCCGGCAGAGGGGTTCATTGATTGGGTAGCAAAATCACCAATGTATCCAGGGGGTGGGTTTTGATCTGGTCGGATAAAAGAGGCCCCAAAAGTTGGGTCCATGAAAATCCGCACCCAGCACTGAGATCGCCAGTCCATGGGTACCGGAATTGCGTTCGTGGCATCACTGTTTGGATAATCCGTGCCATCTGAACGTGGAATTCTCCATTGGTTGATATCTAGAGGATCACCTCCCAGCCACAGCCCAAAAGTCCTCCCAAGACCGGATACCCCATCAAGAGTTGAGGAGTAACAAAGGGAAAACAGAGTTGCCTCAAACCTGCAAGTATCCACCAACGACGATCTAGTGTAGGCAATCTTTGCTCCGGTTTCAGACGATGCTGTATACGAGGATAGAGCCGAAGTGCCAGCTAGAACACCATCCACATAAAAGGAAATCGTAGTAGACCCATCATATTCAAGTCGATATATGCGTCTAACACCATCAGACCAGGGGATGTTGTAAGTAGCAACACTGGCTCCTGTTGGTGTGCCCCTTAAACTAATCCGGGCCACACCACTAACAAACGCAAAATCTGCAACGACAGACCTTCCCCCTGCCATCATTGTGAGAGACAACCCAATACGACCATTCACCCCAGGCGTGTAGGACCCCACCCCCAAAACCCATTCCAGAAACCGACCATCCACACCCGAAAGAGAGGTGTAGGGAGCAGCTATAGACCATCCTGTGGAGGTTGACCCCAAGAGAACTTCATGACCATTGGGGTAGACATTGGGGGTGTCAGCTCCGGATCCAACCCAATCTTGAGATCCATAACCGACCGATCCAACTAGAGAAATGGAGGGTACCTCAAAAATCTCCCGGGTAGTGGAGACATCACGATAAAGGATGGTACCTAGGCGAACCTCTCTTTTGCCGTTGTTAAGAACCAGTGAGGCCCCGCCGGATCCGGACGTGTCCCTAGAAACTGATAGTTTAGCATCAAAAGCAACCACCCGACGATCCGTTAAAAACGGATCGTCATACCGATAACCATAACTGGTTCCTAGGGGACCGGAAGCCGGTGGCTTCGTAATAGTCAGTGACCCCCCGGATAGGGAAGGGTAACCAAAGGGAGTGGTGGGGTACCAACCGGAATCCTCTGGGGACTCGGTCATCAGGGTATTAACAATAGCCCCGTTCGAAAATTGCTCATATCCATCGGGGGATGATGTTGCGCGAACAAATACCCAATTCGAATCCCCGGAAGCTAGGCGGCTGGGCGACCCCCACAAAACGGATCCCCCTGAACCCAAAACAACATCCGGACCTAAGGCGGAAGGGTTGGCTGGTACAGATGTGCCATTCGTTAGTTGGCATCCGGAGGCTCCACCATAGAAGAGAGTCGTGGATTTAGTTCGGGTGTTGAAAATCAACCTCCAGGTTGGAGATCCAACGTCCCACCTCACTTCAAACGTAGCAAGGATCCTCTGGTTCCCAAAAATCTCTGGGTTTGCAGGGAAAGCAGGGTTGGTTAGAACCGTGGTTGTGCCGTTAGCGGAATAAACATCAACAATAGTGTAGGTGCCAGCCTGGGCACCCGATCTGATTTGGAATCTATCTCCGACAGAAAGTAAAGTTGGAATCTCTTCCGTGTTGAAAGTAACAACGTTAGATCCGGATCGGCCGCGCACGACACCTTCTGCAAATGGACCAACCACCCAGGATTCAACTTGAGACGGATCCCCGGGTCGAACTAGAATCCCAAGATGTCGAAGGGATACGCCATCTGCATCGTTAGGAACAATCAAAGCCCCGGCGAAAAATAGGTGATCATCATCGTGAAAACCAAAACCCCAACCAGAAAACACACCATCGGCAACACCAACCCCAGGAGTAAACCTCGCCGCCACGGCCACATTTGAGGAAGTGGGTGTTGGTAAAGGGCCCTTCCAGTAGGCCACGGAAGGTGCCACGGGTTTGGTAATCCCATAGGACGCTTGACCCTCCGTACCCGTAAAATTCCCAACAGATACCCAACCCTGTTGAGATGGCGTTTGGTCCCCGTGCAGGAACCTACAGGAGGAGGTAGCCCCGCTATTCTCGGCCGGTTCAACCGTAAACCTACCCGGAGCGTTATTCAACCGCAACGTTGTTGGACTGTTGAGGGAAGCGGTGTAGGGTTTTTCAAACCCAAGATACCTGTGAGCTATTCTTTTGGGTTGTGGCATCCTGGACCCAACGCCCAAAACAACCCCCACCCTAAATCTGCCGGTAAGAGATGTGCCACTATAATCCCACCGACCAATGTTGAACCCAGGGTTGTTTAACCCCCTCAAGGGTACCTTAGTGATTCCAACCCACCGATAGGAGATCAGAACGGTTATCCCCCCCGGAAGCGCCCCGGCTTGTGGTGTGGAAAGAGTCACTTGTCCTGTGATCGGATTGACCGAATTTACGGATACGGGACTCCCATTGACTGTCACCGTAACATCTCGGATAGTGGCGGGACTACCATCCAATCTCACCAAGGGTCCGTGGGATGTTAGAATGGTATCAAAGGGGCCACCAGGGGTGTAGAACTGAGAAGAAACGTCCTCACCAGTAACCACCTGAATTTCATTGCGGCCCAGTCGGTCCACCGTTAGCTGATAGGGGATCGCGGACCCAGTTTGAGGGAATCTGGTTCTAGACCGAAGAATAGAGGGGTAGACCGTTACAGATGTTGCTGGGCCAGTGGTAGCCAAAGGACCAATAGGCACACCCACGGGTCCCCCTGTGGGTCCCAGAAGCATCGAAAGGCGATAGGTCCCGGCGTTGGGGCCAGAAGTAATGGTCAAAAGCTCGTTGGGTACGGCCAGACCGAAATTCTGTGACGTGTCCGTTAGGGCACCATCGTTAACCGTAAGATACCCCGAGAGACCCGTAGGGGAAGTAGTGTAGGGATATAAATGATCCGGATCATTCCCGTATGGAAATGTGAGGATTTCCGCAACCTCATAGTTACCGGCATTGGGGCCAGAAGTCAACTTCAATTCAGATCCCAACGATATATTCTGGAAGCTGGCTTGGGGGTCGCTAAAAAGATACCGGCCTGCCAGAATCGAACCCGTATTGGAAATGTAAGCCAACCCATAACAATTCCGCCTAAGGTCTTCGTATCGGTAGGTGGACAGGTCCCACGTAGGTGTGCTCTCAGCCACAACGGGACTTAGAATTTCACGAAATAGGTTGGTGTATGTGTAGAGAACACTTCCGGGTCCTAAAGCGGAAGTAACCAAAGGTACGTTAGTTTGCAAAGCAAACGGTGCCGTTGCAAAATCGGACAACAAAAAGTGTGTGTGGCTAGGTTGACCCGTTCCATTGGATCGAAGAACGGACCAGGACTCTATTGCGTGGGTATGAGTAGGACCGGACCCAGCGTCATAAACGGCCTCTCCGGATACCCCGTTGCCTTCGTTGTCTACTGTTACAGGGTGGTAATGGCGCAAAACACCTGATGCCTCGGTAGGAGAAGTCCTACGGTGCTTTGAAACCTCAATATCGACTGTGAACTGATCCTTTTCGGAAACCCAACCGACACCGGGTTGGCCGATATGCCGAGCCCTCTCCAAAAGATTGATCTCGGCATCCGTCAAAGCCCGAATGCCCTCTAAAACCGTAGATGCTTTACTTCCCTTAAGGAGGAGGGTCACCATCCGCTTGAGGAAGGATCGGTAAGCCGTGTCCCCCCCTTGAACCCCACCTATCACCAAAGATGTTGGATCCGGGATTCCTGTTGTTTCACCGTCCGGGAAAACCAACGAACCAAGGAATTGGAATAAGACCTCGGATCGCGTGAAATCAAAGTCTGTATCTTCATAAGCATCCGTCAAAGTCAGTTGGATGCGTGCTAGTTCTTCGGCTACAGCGCGGAAATGAGCAACATAATTCGGCCCCTCAATCTCCGAGACATAGTTTGACGGAAGGCTATTGAGGAAAACATTGACAATTTGTCCAGACAAAGCCGAAACTCTGTCCAGATAAGTCTGCCCTTCACCAACAACTGGATTTTGCGGTTCGGGTCCCCGTACGCTTTCAGGGATGATATGGTCAATGCCTGTTTCGTTTCGCTCGGTCATACTCTATCTTCGTCATAGGTGAAAGACACATCACCTAAAACGAGATACTCTACGGGAGTCGGGGCAATGTCGTGGTCCCCGGAGGACGTTGCCACAATATAAGTAACCCAATAGTCGTGATTGGAAGGTGAATCCCCCAAAGGCAAGGAAAGTAGAATTCTACCTTTTGTCAGATCATACCTAGCTTGTTGGATCTCCGTGGGAGTCACATACCCCAAAGTCCGAAGGGTAGCATCGTCCGAATAACCGGGAATTGATATACCTGAATCCCCCTGAATGTAAGCCCTACCCGAACCCTGTGACAGTTGCTCGGGGTTGGAAGATTGCAGAATAAGACTTACATCGTCCTGAAAAACCCCGGAAAAGCCCCCAGTAGGTGCACCCCCCGGATACGGAGGAGAGCTTAAGCCTCTAGTAAGCAACCACGTTTGTACCGAAGATGTGGACCACGCTGGGATAAGCGTGTATGACCCAAGATCGGAAGTGACAATATCTTCTCTTGAAACTGTAGATCCAACAGCTCTAGCCATGGTTGTGAGTGGAACAATAACATAACTGACCCCGGAGGATTGATCAATCGCGGAGATAACATCACTACGCCTCAAAGGAGTCCCCAGCCGAAGGTTCGACACAAGATATTGCAAGTTATCACGAATTGTCTGATCCACCGTACTCTGCAAAGCACCCCGCTGAAGAACAACGGTAGCCGCGATATTAACAGGAACTTGAATGGAATCTTTTGCCAGAACATCGGCCGTGGCATGTCTGGAAGTATCCAGATTTGCCTGCAAAGATGATGTGACAAGATTCACTTGATATGTCACAACAAAATTCTCGTCGTGGACATAATCAATAAGAACACTACCCCCATCCGGAATAGCGCTCGAAGTTGTCCGCCGAATTCCAAGGGGTGTTGTTTGAGTACCCTCAACGATCTCATAGTCTGGCGTGCCGGTAGGAGTATGCGGCCCGAGGTATGTGGTAGTCCCAGTACTGTCTTTAACAACTAGAGAAAGGGGATCAGCCCCCAATGCAAACACATACTCAACATAAAATCCGGTAAGAACATGAAGCTCGTTGTTCTCCGTGATGAGACGACCACTAGCCCCAACAGCCCCACTGGTACTTGGGGAGATTACCTGGAGATAATCTCCGGCTTTCGTGGATCGCCCAAGACCCAATGGACTATTAGGGTGAACCAAATAAAAAGTGCTACCATCTAGCGCGCCACTTTCCTCGCCAACAACAGAGGCCACGTAAGATACCGGCTGTCGGGAGAAAATATATTTGTCTCCAATTCTGTACCGGAAGTCACCGAGTACAACATCGGATAGTGTCACCCCCGGTTGAACCACCCCTACGGCAGTAGACAGACGGATTGTGTCGAAAGAAACAATCTCTACGTCCGTCAGGTCAAATTCCTGTCCTGTAGTAATGTTTTTCAATCCAAGACCCAAGGAAGGATAATCTAGCATTTGAGCTAGCGGGTTCGATGGGGACAGGTTAGGATCTATTGCTCGAAATTGATATAGCAGAGGATCCCCAACCACGACAAATTGCACGTCTCTTTTTGTCTGATATGAGAAAGCAAAAGTGTCGGTAATTGTGGATGTCCTAACCCCTTGTGTCCATACATCCACTTTGCCGCCCACATGCGATCCATTGATAAAGTCCCTCTGCATGTAGGGACTTCCGGCGCCTACAACGGCGACTTGAATAACACCCGGAGTACGAGCCGCGGTTTGTCTGTACCCTTGTGCCGTGCCCGTATCCACGGAAGATAGGACGCTGCGAGCGAGGGCGGCTAACTGTGCGTTGGAAAATACATCCATCCCACCAAAAGTCTCTGAATCATTGGTGACACTGAAACCGTAAGGAGCTCCGGATCGAATTGCCCCCCGATCCAAGTTCCCAGAGGATCCCACGGATACCGCCTGAATGGGGACGGTGACCGAATACGTTCTGGTAACTGGATTGTAATAACTAGCCAAACTTTCCAGTGGGAGCTCGGCGGCACGGGTTGTTCGGAATTGAACACCACCACCCGAGACACGAGTACCAAGTGGAACACTTAAAGTGCGGGTGGGGGTGACCGGGGTATAAAACCTAGCCTCACCAATAGCACGTTCTCCCGATGGTCTGGGAACACCGAAATTTGCTGCTAGCTTATCAAATGCCCCATCAATAATGGGCTGGACATCAGCAGGATTACTAAGAAAGAAAGCAGAAGCCAGAGCAGTTTTATAGGCCGAAGATGTGGGCTGAATGCTTACACCAGTGCCATTTGGATCGTCGATTTGCAGCAAGGTATCAAACGAACTTGCTCGATACATGAAATCAACGATAAACCTCAGCCTCTCGGCTTCAGTAGCGAAAGGGTCAAGAACGGTGTCCCGAATTACACTCCCGGGCTGAATTGCCACGGTGCTGTTGCGACCATAGATAGAAGTAACGGCATTCTGGAGAACCTGTTGCCTGGAAACAACAGGGAGACCAGTCGTTGCAATCCTCACATCAACGGGGTTCGCGACAACTTCGGTTGAGAAGTAGGACTCATACTCGATGCCGGTCACCGCGTCATAATAGACGGCAGTCACCACATAATATAGAGGTTGAGAGGGCGGTAGAGAAGCAAAGGACCCCACGAATATAGTGGCTGGATCGCTGGATTCATTGAACAGACGATTGTGGGTGAAAGAATAGGTACGAATCCTTTCCACTGATGAAAGCGTCACTAAGGTTGCCAGGGTAGAAACACCATCCGGAATCTCAACTCTACTGTCAACGTCCGTAGATTGAACCACCTCGGAACTGTTTTCTTGTCGTATAATGGCCCGAACATAAGTCGGGTCGGCGGCTCCAACGGGGTTGTTTGATGTTAGTGTGTAGAGCGTAGAAGTGAGGTCCGAAGACTCATAGGTTGTAACCGGATATACATTCAATCTTGTGTAACCCGCAACCCCCCCTCCTGGCTCCAAAGAGGCGTAAAAATTGTAGCCCGTAATGCGAGAATCATCCAAACCACGAGCCCGGATGACAACGGAGGAATCTGTTCGAACAACAGAGATGCCAGAGGGGGGTGGAAAAGGTGTAGCACCAGATGGAAGAAGATAAACGGTTGCCGTAGCAGGAAGAGAGGACCCTCCCGTAAGGGAAACAGCCTTAGCTCCGATGACGTTCTCGCCCCCAAAGAGATCCAGACCATTAGGGAAAGCAGAAGGATTGGGGATGGTGAAAGATGTACCACCATCAAAATACACCAGAGATGGATCCGTTGTGTAGGCACCACCGCGGAGGGATACTAAGATATCGACGGTTCCTGATGGTACGGTCCCGTGAAAAAAGCGAGTCCCGGACGTGGTGCTGAAAACTAGGTGTTCCCTATCCAGGCCATCCGGAGATACAAATGTTACGGTCACGAATTTCCTCCCATTCCAAGTGACAACCCGTTGGTACCGGGAAGTGCATACGTGCCCGGAGCGGCATAAACAATTGTGATGCTTACCGGATCACTTGAGTAACTTCTCACCGCAACGTCTACAAGGAATACCGTAGGATCCACTTCTGACTCGGTTACCTGAACACGATCCACGGCAAACAGCCTTTCCTTAGGGGATACCAACTGAAAATTTGATTGGGCTGACTGCAGATTCTGGAGATTAGACAAAGCGGTTCGAACCGATTGCTGGATTGCGAGTGCGGATCCACTCTGAGCTTTCGTCCCTACTGAAGCCTTAATGTTTGACCCATACCAGGGGTAGTAGATGTTACTACGCAGGTTGGTGAGGATAACCTTGAGGCACATCTGATACAAAAGGTTGTTGTCAGATACCATCCTGGCATCCCCACGAACCCCCGTTCGAACGTCATTCTCAATACCTGTAGCCCGACACCGAAGACATTGTGTTGGAGCCACGGGATACGTGACGCTGAAAATAGAACCTGATCGAATAGGTTTGGAAAATCGAATTTGATAACCCCCATCGCCAAGACCGAACAATGACCATGGAGGTACAACAACCTGCCCGGCAGAACCCCACTGGTAACCAAAACCAATTGAGGAGGCCGCGGTTCCGGTTACTCGAAGGGTAGAGAAAGGGCCAAGTTCCAGTTGCTCTGTAAGCGTTAGAAACCCGTTGTTGTTCCCGACGACAACACTGGATCCTAGGGACCTTTGAAGAACAGAAACAAGGTCTTGTACCCTAACATACCCGGGCGTAAGGTTTACAACTTTTGTGGTGCTTTGAGTGGTGATGGTGAGATCCGTATTGCCCCGACTGACTAGGTAAGGTTCTCGGAGACCAGATTGAAGAAAAGCCTTCGAACTGATTCCGTTGGTTGGGATATCAACACCATTAGCCCGAACCACCATCGCACCAATCCCGTTAATAGGAGTGCGTGTGACAAGAGACATCCGATCCGGTTGTAGGGACAGATCATGCTCAGTTTGCAGATGGGGGCATGGCCAAGCGAGCTGAAAATCTTGAGACATGGATCTCCTTTAAATATAATAGGGGCATCACCCCAGAGCCGTCCAATCCTCTTCCCCATCCGGGGCATCATCCATGAGTGTTGGATACTCGGGATTTGGTCCAGTAGATCGGGGGTTAGAAAAATCAAACATACCCTCAGGTGTGGTGGTGTAAAAGATACTATCTATTGCATCGGTAATCGCACTAACGTGATGGCTAACAGCGTAAAGATTGGAATTATAGCTAACGCCTGGGACAACCCCACCAACGGCTTGCGGAAGAAGCTCGTTTGCCTCTTGCATGAGTTGCTCTCGCAAATCGCAAAGTTTGAGGATTCTAGCCTCTAAGTCGTTGCGAAGGGTTCGAATTTCTTTAGAGATCCATTGCCTCATGGCTCTGGTATCCCTTGCCACTTCGGTAGATTTCTCCGGGTAGGAGCGATTGGTACCCAATCTCCGAGGGGGATATCGCCACAGTGGAATCCACCCTCCCGTATGAAGACCACCAACAATAGGATCTCTAGAAGCCGACCAAGCCGCCCCGCCATAAGGCTGCGTCTCTCGCAAACCCCCAGCATTTTCCCCATCCTCGATCAGCTCAAAAGCGTCCGGAGTAAGAAACATTGATATGTCAAAGGGATTACCCCCATTTGCGATGTAAGCCTGCAAAAGCTTGCACAAACTGGTCCCGGGGGTTACATCAAGACCAACCCTAGCTTCCGAAAGAGGACTATTAGGGTCATCCGGGTTATTTCTGGCATAAAGAATACGTATTCGACCAATGCGATTCAGTTCTGCGTTGATCGTAGTCAAACGAGGAAGAACGTCTTTTCGCTGATGTAGGACAAAAAACCGGAAGTCTCTCCAAGCACCCTGCCTAAAAGTACCGTTCCAACCGAAGCTCATATGTCACCAAAACCATCAACAGGATACCTTCGGAAAATGTATGGCAACCTAAGATTTCTGCACCCCTCCAACCCCATTAATCCGAGGGTGCCGGATGAAATGTTCTTGGAGGAGGTTGATGCTCTGAAGGAGGTAGACCTATCTATCCTAGACGGGAACCTCGAAACGGAAAATTTCAAGGTACGACCCCAGATAAATCCAGGTGACATCATCGTCTATCGTGGATGGATGCTGTCGGCAGTGCAATACTTGAATCTGTGTCGAGGAGTTCATGGACAGGGCGGGATGATGTTGACATCCTATGAAAAATATCTCCAATGTCACCATCTTCCTAATTGGTACCCGCTTCTCCGAAGATGGACGGCTGAAACCGTAGTGGTGGAAGAGAATACAGATTTTACATCCCTGATGGGTCAACTTGGGTGGAGTGCTTACTTTGTCAAGGATTATGTCAAGTCACTCAAAGTAGGCCGGGGGCCTTTTGTCCATAACATCGAACAGCTACAACAAACCCTTGAGCAAATGAGGTATTATCGGGGGATGGTAGAGGGTGGAGTGTGTCTGCGTAGAGTGGAAATGTATGAAGAAGGAACGGAGAAGAGATTTTTCGTATTTCGCGGAGAACCATTTTCACCGGAGGGGAGGGAAGTAGTTCCGGATATCTTAAGGCATTGCGCTAAGGTTATTGACAGTCCGTTTTTTTGCGTGGACATCGCGAGAAACACGGAAGGGGAAGATAGATTGGTCGAGTTGGGGGATGGGCAGGTGTCGGATCGTGTAGGTTGGAGTGCCGAGGCATGGGCGAGGATTTTCACTTCAAATTGCCCAACAAAAGAGTAACCCGGGTATGAACAACGCAGCATTTTTACCAAAACACACTACATTTGCCAAAGGTCTGGCCGGATCGATTCTGGGTGGCGGCTTGGGGGGCTATCTTCTGTCTGGGAAAGCTCTGGGGGTCCTTATCGGTCTTGTGCTAGGACCAGTTGCGGTTGTTACTGCTGGAGTCCTTTACCTTGGGGGAGCATATCTAGCGTATGACATAGCACCCAAAGTGGGCCGTTGGTTTCGATATCGCCACCTGAAAGTTGGAACAGAAATCGAAACGACCGATCATATGAGTCCCTCATTCTGTGTGGAGGCGCCGCAATCCTATGTGGTTCGCCGCAAAGTCAGTGCACCCGGGGTCATCGATAGTAAGAATGGAGAAACCTATTATGTTCGCCATTCAGACGGGGAGATAGCAGCATATGCTGCTTTTGATCTTATCAAAAGAAAGTAGGATGGCCAATGAGCCTTGAACAATTTGATGAAAACAGCATTGAGTTCCCCACCCCCCACGAAATGCGTGTCGAACGGATCCAAATCCTCGAACCACAAATCCAAGAGATTTTGGTTTTTATCCGGGCAAATCTCAGACAGGGTGTATCCCTCCCCGTCACGAACAAAGAATGGGATGAAATCGCAGTTCAAGAAGCCATGACTCGGATCCGTAAAAAAGGATGGTGTGCATCCTACACGAAAGATTCCGGGCATGGCGCCACCTACCGATTCTCGGTGCGTGAATCCGACGAGTAGATTTTAAGGTATCAACCATTCGCGCAGTGTCGTAACTAGCAACCATGAGTGATAAATACGGCATTTGCGCAGTCTCTGGACTTCCCATTGGTGACGAAGACGTGGTAGTCATCATCCTAGCGGGTAGCGAACGCACCAGTGACGTGGGTTCCGAAGCCCGATGGGTACCCCGCTCACCCCCAATCCACAACACATATGACCGAGAGCACAACGGGTGCTACGAGCCGGGAGACGGATGGATGGAGCGGATCGCCTGGGAGCAGATCCGGTTGGATCCGGCCGAACCCCTGGACGAAAATGCAAACTTCGGGGGGATGATGGAAAGGGTCATCCCTTACGGTCTCCACAAAGTGATCGACCGTAAGGGTGAACGTCCTGTACCACTACGTCTGGCTTTCATCCGCCGTGACGTGTGGGACCCAATGATGAGGATGACCGTGGGGAAATATTCCCTGGAAAGCATCACTATGGTGCTCCGCAAGGCCCTGGACGAAACCATCACACAGGTTGCCCATGAAATCGAATGGGCTCGGGAAGATGGGAAAGAGATGGACCGACGGAAGACTCTGTGGCAGGCTTCATACGGTCTGCCGAACGTGATGATTCCGGATCATCCGGGGCGCATTGGACTTGCGATGGGATTCGTAAATTTCGCCCTCATTTGCGCCACAGAAGAAGTGGATCCGGAAGATAGGGATGAGGTACTCCGGGGGTTTGCCGAACTGTGCCTTCTGCGAATCCTCATGGGTCGACTAAACCGGGAATGGGGACCCTCCCAAAATGGCCCCCAGGCACCGCGGCACAAAACCATTGCGGAGTGCTACGCACTTTTCAGTAGTCTAGCGGAGAAAGCGGCAAATTCGAGTGGTATGTGGCGGGACGAGTGAGGGATGAAAACTAGCACCCCATCCCGGCAGGCGTGGCTCGAACTTCAATCCTACGGATGATGTGGTGAACCAATCTGAGGTATCTTAATCCAAGGGTCGTTATCTCCGGACTAGAACTGTGCCTTGGGTTACAAAGCCCGGTGCGAAAGCGCATGATTGCACCATCCCACGAACCACAACGCTGGTAGCCTCGTGCCAGGGAGTAGGCAGCGTGCATGTGGGTTCCAGCCGTATGCCGATGCTCTGCATCAATTGGAGCGCCCCAATTACCACCCTCACCCACATCGCAACCAAGATGAGTCTCGACAAACCCGACGACCATGAGAACCTCGGGCGGGATTGAGGGCACTCCTTCAATCAAGGGGGCATCGGTAGCCTCATGTACCTGTTGCACAATCCTATCCTGATGGTTTTCTATGCACTGTCGGTTGTTGCCGGACATATGAGGAAAAAGTTCGAGGAGGATGGCAATAATGATTTCTGGTGTCATAGGGACACTTACGCAACCACAATGACGCGACCCGTCGTAAACCTATGAGAAGAGTCAAGGATAGGTCAAGAACCCCTGTACTCAAATAACACACCGTGACAGATCCTGCAAAACGATCCACCTACCAAGCCCACTGGAACTACAAGATGTGGGACGCTATATTCCCTGTTCCCACCATCAACCAAATTCTCCACGTGGAATTCTCAGATATTGTCCTTTGGTGTAACATTCACGAGCGACAGGTCACCTATGTTGCACGACGGGGACCAAAGGAAAAAGAGCTTCACCGTCGAATGATGGACCTTTTGGGACCCGAAGGGCACTTCTACCACCCACGGAAGAACATGGTTCTCCGCCAAGAGGATTACTAAGCATGTACACATCCATGAAATTGATCTACGGCGTGCCATTCACCAAGGCACATGCCGACGTGATTCGCTCTTGGCCCAAAGGCGACCCACGTCACAAAGGTGGGGACCCGGAGTTTATTGACGAACTCGAATTGTATGGGTTCGTAGGGTTGCCGGGCCTGGACGGTTACGGGTATCCCATTGGGTACGTGGGGGTGGTGATAGCATCCTGTGCTGTCATCCCTGGATGTCCGGTAAAACTCGATGAACTTGATGTTGGTCCAGTGTTCGCGGATCGAGACGGGGCGTGGGAGACCTTCAATCACCTGGATCCAGAGCTCCAGGGGGTTGGAGTAACCCCAGGGTTGTACCTAATCCCATGGGAGTCATGATCCCCCACAGGATTTCCCAAAACCACATCTCACCGATTGAAAGTAACATAGGCCATGGATGACACGTGTGATCCGACCGTTGCCAAATATGGTGAGTTAATGTTCACAACAGGTATTGGCCCTGCGGAAGAGATTGAACGGTGGGTCAAAACCATCGCTCTGGTATCCGGCCAATCAGTAGACTGGCACTATTCTTCCGGGTGGGCGCACGTATTGGCCATGGGGGATTTAGGTAGGGTTCGCCAAGCCATTCGAGAAACTATGGGTGAGCACGACGCCGTATGGCGTGAGGACTACAAAACCTACCTGAAGAGGTACCCTGAAGGCTCGTGCCCCTATCGCCCCAAGTGGTGGACTAGTCGGGACGAGACCATGTATGGGGATAAACGATAGGTAAGGGACAAGGGACCTAACGTGAGATACAACCTCCACTACAGGGTTGGCGCGTCCAACTGGAAAAGGTGGAAACACATCACCATGTCTCACGCCATCTGTGGAGCCTTGAACCTTCGTCAGCCCACCTACTGAAACGAGAAAATAGTGAACAAACAAAGCATTGAACGTATACTCAAGGACCTGGAGCAGCTAGTCGAGGTAAATGAAACCAGTGCGGAGGAGCACTCCATCAATGGGGAGGCGAGGGACATTGGTTACTGCGAGGGCAAAGCTAGTGCCTACCGTCACACCATAAAAATGTTGCAGATGACAATGAAAAACGGTGGGAAGTGAAGCTGGTCATCAACCGGCACCCACGACCGGGTGAGGTTTTCATTTCTGGGGACGACCATCCCGACCGGATCAGAGATCGGGTTGACTCAGTCATGGAGATTGAGAAAGACACTGATGGTCACACCATCCATGCAGGGGACGCCATCGTTGTGACGTTCTCCCCGGTAGTTATCGACCATTTTATCCGTGTGTGTAGGGTAGAGAATAAACCACACCCTATGGCTTCTGTCTACTACTTTTTTGGGGGGGAAGAGTTCCGGTTGGTTGATTTCATGGAGGAGGCTTGGTTAGTCCACTATGATGTGGGTAACCTATACTCCGATCGAGAGATTGATCGGCAATTGAACGCCCATCTTGTAAAGAAAATGCTGATTGGCTCTTGATTTCGGGTCCGAAATCCGCGGCATTTATCTCCTTAGAAGGCTTCAACAGCACCCTCGTTTCGTAAGATAGGCTCGTGATCAATCTCCAAATAGAACAAAAAGACAAGAAGGGGAAAGGCCGAGTTTTCGAGGCTACCCTTCTAGGTTACATTGTATCGAATTGGTTGTGGCCTCAGGCGGGGGACAACGAGCGGCCAATATTTGCAGCCTTCGCCGCAACCGAAACACAAGGCCGCCCCTTCATGGCAAACCTTCAAACGGGGGCCAAAGCCTTGTCCGGAGGATCCAAACACAGTCAGTTGACATTCGAATTTCTACGGAGTGCCCGGTATCTTCACGCAACCCAGAGATTTGAGGGTGTGTCCGTTACTACAGTCTATCTCCCGGAGTTGTGGGACATCAACCCGGGAATGGTAGACCCAACGGAAATTCGGTTTGCCCTAACACCCTCCGTGCCATGGTCAAAAGAACACGAACAGAAACTGCCGTTAGATTTGATGGTTGACCACGCCATGAAAACAAGGGTTCAGAATGGTGAACCTCGAAAGAGATCCGACCTTCGGGGGCTTTGTGCTGTCGCTTCCCTCTTTTGCTCATACCTGGACAATCGAACACGAGCCCCTATTATCCCCGACCCTTGTTTTCATCTTCAGCTTCTCCTGGCTTGTATTGATGCGGGCATTGCCAAAGAAGCAATAGACATTGAGACACCTACTTATCGCCGATGGGATCGTAGTGGGGACGAATTCAAGGTAATCGGGCGAAGTGACTTGGGTTTAGATGTAGTCCTCGGACTAAAATCCAGTCATGATGATTTCAACAAAGTGCTTTCCCAGTGCACTGATCGCTATTTCGCGGTAAAAGGTTAACATGGCTAGGTTAGCTTCCATAGCAGTCGGCGGGTACTATCCAACCCCCAACCATCTCATCCCACACATCCTTAGTCATTTGGATTGGGACCCCAATGAACCATATGCTCTTATGGATCCTTGTGCTGGGGAGGGGTCGGCAATCCTCGAAATTTACCAGAAAATCTGCACTGACAATGGGTGTGAGCTATATACTGTGGAAATGGAGCAGGGCAGGGGGGAGTCTCTGAAAAATGCGCACCGCCGCACTGTTGGTTACGGTCGGGGGGATACCATTGTGGGTGACGCTTTCCAGGTTCGATGGACCAAAGGTAAAAGTGACAACCAGGGTGTGGCACTTCTGTTTCTCAACCCCCCATATGACCAGGACAAAGTATACAAGAGACTAGAGGAGAGATTTCTCCGTAGGTTCACCGACGCTTTGTGCCCGGAGGGTGTCCTTTGTTTCGTCGTCCCCTATACTGCCCTGGCGGCCTCGGCAGAGACTCTGGCTTCTAACTATGATGACATCGGGTGTTTTGCCTTTCCCGAGAAAGATTTTCCGACCTACAAACAAGTTGTGCTGTTTGGTCGGAAACGGACTAACACTTTGCAGTTGAGGGATCTTGAGACGGAACAAAAAATTCTAGGTTGGTCCAAGGATGCCAGTACAATCCCTGTTCTTGGAACACCCTCTGCAAAATGGAAGTTGCCTGCCCCGGGTTACTATCCTGGTCATTTCCAATACAGGACCAAGGTTAATATTGGCTTTGGCACATTTGAGCTACAGCCAGTTGATCTCGTTCGGGTGAAAGAGCTGTATATCCCATGGTCCTTTTCCACCCGCGGCGGAGAGGTAAAACCGATTAGAACGGTACTTCCGGACCCATCTGCAGAGTCTTTGGCTACTAGAAAGTATCCAGTGGCCGTCCCACCAAAACCTGCACACATTGCGGCGGGTATTGCCGCCGGAGTATTTAATGGGGAACGGGTTGTACCGGATGACCCAAAATCCGGCGCTCCCGACATTTTGGTCAAAGGAGTATTCGACCGGGAATACGAGACCATTGAAGAAAAAAAGAACAAAGACGGTGAAGTCACATCCGTTGTACAAGCCCAGCGACCCAGGCTTGTCATCACGGTATTGGATCTCAAAACAAAAAAAATACAGGAGATCCAATCTTCTACTTCGATAACTGGATCCGTTGATACAGCCAGAATGACTTCGGGGGATCTCCTCACTCTCTACGGCAAATCTCTTTTGAGAGTTCTTAGGTCCCATTGCCCAGTTCTATATGATCCGGCCAACCCAAAGGATCACTTTCCCCTGCCTATTCTCGCTAGACCGCTATTTCAAGCTCAGGAGCACGCGGTTAGAGCCCTAACTCGCCTTCTAGGGGGGCCCAATGTCTCTATGGCTAGAAGGAAAGGGAAATCCGCCATTCTCTTAGGTGAGATTGGTTGCGGGAAAAGCGGAATGTCGCTGGCCACTGCTTTTGCATGTGGTTCTGAGAAGATTTTAGTGGTTTGTCCACCCCACCTTCTAGAATCCTGGGAAGAACAAATGAGATTCGTAGACCCATCCGCAAAAGTGATGGTTCTACGGTCGGTTTCAGACATTGATGCTATGGCCTCCTATAAAGGAGGACGGATTCTTGGAATCCTATCCCGTGAGGCGGCCAAACTAGGCCACGGTTGGATTGGGGTTGAAAAATCATGCCCTGGGTGCGGGGGGAAGCTTCCTGACGAAGACTTGGCAAAAAAGAGAAGCCGATGTTCCCTCAAACCAATCAAGCCTAGCTCCGAGGACGCGGAGATCCTGCTTGAAATAGCCAGGACGTTCTACAAACTAAACCCAACCAACTCCGTTGTAAGGGCTGCTCTTACGGGTGGGCTCCTATCCTCCATGGTGCTTAAAGCCTCAAAAGAGGAAGGTTCATTGGACAGAACCTCAGTAGAAAGTAAAAGAAAGGAGTTGATGGCGGATCTCCGACAACAGCCTCGTGTGAAAGATATTGCACGAAGGTTGGTCGGGTTGTTCCCAGAACGCTATGGGTACGGGAGTGCCCCCGAGGTAAAAGCCATCGTTCACTTTCTAGCCGGAATCAATGATCCGGATTTGACTCTGGACGTTGCTACCACACTTCTGGTTGGTTCCGTGGCATTCCAATTGGGTGAATATGGGGCAGGAATGCATTGCCAGGACGCGGCTAAAAACCTGTACATGATGCTTCCCACAAGTCACCAAAATAGATTGAGGGATGAAACTACACATGACAACTTCAAGAAATTCTGGCGGGAGATGACGAGTTTCAAGGAGTCATGTGAAAATGGATACCTAGACCTTTCTACGGCAGACGGGCACCCAACGTATCGGAATCGGCCTATGGGAGATACGGGTCACATATTCATGGCTCTATCATCCCTCAACGAAACCGCAACCTGGATTCGGGAAGAGGAGTGTGGCACAGAATTGTTTCAAGCAATTGGGGAGCCTATGCGCTACCCACTGGCCACTTATATCACACACAACAAACCTGAGACTTTCGATTTCCTTATTTTAGACGAGGGTCACGAATATAGTACGGATGGATCGGCCCAAGAACGAGCTGCCCACAGGCTTACAGGATTGGGAAAACCTACCATCCTACTCACCGGGTCTATTATGAATGGGTACGCCGAGTCCTTGTTTGCCAACTGGTGGGCCCTTTTTCCTTCTTTTAGGGAGGAATTCGACCGAGATGACCGAAGACCATTTGTAGACCGATATGGATATCGGAAGCGCCTCCTCCAAGACACGGACAAGTCCACCGGAGAGATCGTGGAATACGGGGCTATGTCGGATAGGGTTGAACGAAAGGAGAAAGACCTTGGTTCTGCTCCCGGGGTTCTCCCTCTATTTGTCCTTAAAATGCTAGCTTCCTGTGTGACGATCCACAAAGCGGATCTAGCCCTAAACCTTCCCCCATGCCGTGAGATTGTAGTGAGGGTCAAACCTGACCCGGACCAGGAGAATGTCCACCTATTTCTTGTGGGGGAACTCCTCAATCAGGTAAGGAAAGATAGATACACCCCCCTCGCAGGAAAGCTATGGGGGCAAGTGTCCGAGATCCCCTCTCATCTCGACAGAGCGACAAAGGATACTGGAAATACCCCGGACGGGGCTTATGAAGTCCGGTACCCGGAGTCGGAGGGACGACTTCTTGTGGCTAGAGGAGAACCCGTAGGGTTGGCTCCTCTCCCCAAGGAACGTGAGCTTCTTTCCACAATTGAAAATGAGTACAAAGAGGGTAGGAACGTCCTGGTGCTTACATGGCACGTGGAGCTTATCCCTCGTTTGCAAAAGCTCATTGAAACCAAGTTTGGATGGAAGGTGCCCGTGTTGGATCCGGCCAAAGTCCCCACGGGTAAACGTCAGTCGTGGATTGATAAACACGTAGTGGGGCCAAAGGCTCCAGTTCTTATCACCAACCCGGTATGCGTCCAGACCGGATTGAACGTTCTGGTGCATTTTTCCTCGCAGTGGTGGCACGAAAACCCGGCATGTAACCCAATCGTTTATCGTCAAGCAAAAGGACGATCGGATAGAATTGGCCAGGATAAGGAAATTCGCATCTACCTTCCGAGATACACGGTAATCTCCCAAGAGAAAGCTATGAGTCTCCTCTTCCACAAGGTGGGGGTAAGCATGGCTACCGACGGACTTGATTCTGAATCAGCCCTAATGGCGGCTGGTGTAGGTGATGTGGGTGTATCCGGCCTTTCAGTGGGTAAGGAGCTTTACAACATGATTTCGGAGGTGTGGACATGAGTAGGCAATTGATCAGGTACACGGTACAAAATCAAAACGGAAAGATGGTACTATTGAAGTGCAAGGTAAAATTTCGCGCATCTGGTGTGTACATCACATATCCGAACCAATCAACCTGTGGTCCCGTTGCCACAAAAATAACAGACGAGTACCTTCAAAAGCTCGGATATTTCAAGATCCCTTTCGAGGCACTGGTGGATGTGGACAGACGGATAAAAAATGACAAGAAAAGGTTAGCCTACAGAAAAAAGAGGTTAAGTGATCAGATTAGGAGGGTAGATCGATGGTCCTCCAAAGCAAACGAAAATAGAGCTGAAGTCCGTAAGCTAATGGCCAAGCACAGGAAGTGATTATGGCGTCGGTAAGCACCAACCGATAAAGACAGGGCCCAACAACCAGAAGGTGATCTATGGTAATCAAACCCATCCCTAGCTATTTTTACCGGGATCTCATCCTCTACTTCCACGATATCAATGATCCCAACGCAGAAGAAGTGGCGAAGCTTCTTTCGTGGGCAAAACTCGTATCCAGCAAATCAGGAGCAGGGGCAGTGGTCGTCGATACCCATGCACCGGAGTTCAAAGTGGATGTCTGGGATGAGGATGTGGTTATCACATCCTTCACCTATGCTCACCCCTGTCATCTGACTCTGGCTACTCTGAGAAACCATTTCGGGGATAAATTTTACGTGACTTTTGGCTAACCGAAGGCCAAATGGTTATTGTAAGATAACCTATGAGTTCCATGCCAGAAGAGGTGAGGGAAGCTATCTTGCGCACTGACGCTGATATCTTGACCCTCACGTCAGACAGAGAATCTTTGCTCCACATCATCACGGGGAAGTCTGCCTACTACAAAGGGGAGGAAAATGCCCTCCGTCGAGAGGCTTCCAGACTCCGCAACAAAGACCGACGAGCCGAGAAACTACAGGACGCAGAGAATTTTCGCATTCGGCACGGAGAAATCATCAAACTCCTAAATGTAATCATCAGCAAATGGCCGGGAAGGTGAAAGTATGGATATCCACGAGGTGACACGTTACATCATTGATCAACGACTAGGAGTCCTGTGTGGACTCCTAGAAGACCCGAATCCAACGGATGGCCACGTGGATCTCCGACGCGCGATGGAGCCGGAGATCATGGACCTTCTAGCCTGCATGGAAGGTAGAAACGACATCCTGAAAGAAGTCATCGAAGAGATGGGACAGGCTATCGGGGTTCCGGTTTCTAATGTTCAGGTGGCAGTCCTTCGGGATATCATCAACACCCTGCACAAAGACCAGGACATCACAGAGGCTCAAGGACTCAAGATGCTCCGGACAATGGCCGATGCGGGTTGTTGGATTCGAGGGGGTTAGTCGTGCCGGGAAGTGTTTGGGTTGAATTGCCCGTTCCAGAGACGGTAGCCCGTGACCTGTCTGTACCACATGGAGAGCCAACAACCAGACTCCATATCACCGTTGTGTATCTAGGTCAAATGTGTCTGTTCACCGAATCGGAGCTTGATAGAATCAGGAATGCGGTCGAACGGGTGGCGGGTCAAACCACCAGAATCCAAGCCACCACTTCAACCGTGGGCCAATTTGAACCCATCTCGGGCCCGGTTCCTTTCTATCGGAGCGTAGAAGATGAGACACCATTCGCAAACCTACACGTGCGGATGTTGTGGGAACTGGCCCGGGAAGGTATTGTCGTCCGCAAAGATTACAGTACCTACAAACCGCACATAACCATTCGGTATGGCGCGGGGCCAAAAATAGAAGATGTCTATCGGTCATTTCAAATGACCGTACTGCGGCTTTGTCTAGGGCGGGAGGGGCACGAATTCCCCCTCCTATGATTGGTTTTTCGCTACCCAGTTCGATATAAGAACGAGGTAGCAATATGCCAAATTGGACCAAACGGTATCAAAAATACGCGGCCAACCACGGTCTGGACCCAAACCAGATGCTTCTGGTGGACCTGGAGAAATGGGAGGGAGGGATGCTCGGATACCTTCTCTGGATCCAGGAGGCACAACAACAATTCTGCGCTTCCCGGGCACTATCCCTCCGAGAAATGAACCAGGAAGAATTCGACCTGTGGTTGGATGTCAACCGACCCCCATGTATCATGTTCCACATCTAAAGGGCGCACCATGATCTGCGAAACATTCATCCACCCGGACGGTACCCGTAGCTACTATCGTTTCGAGAACACTCCCGTGGGTGGTTCCGGTCGACCCCATCCCACTCCCAGTACAGATTTCACCCCGAGAGACACCGGGTGGTGGTCCCGGAGGTATCCCGTCGAAGAGGTTCTCCGGCTGGAAGACCTCCCCGATCATCATGTCAGCTACACGGTCCATGGACTCACCGTGCGATCGGCCATTGGTCTGGTCGACACAGCCATGTGGTACCAGCCAGTCGATAGTGACGCAATGGCGCATTTCGGGCCGCAGCCCAACCGTGGTGTAGATTACAAAACCGACCCACTCGCCCGCGACCAGAACCAATGGGAGGAGCGTGATACCCCCAGCAAGTTCTGCGGATGTGGGTGCGGTCACATTGCCAACCGGAAGGCCCGTTCTGCGGAAGGATGCTACGACCAGGGAAGCCTGGACTACGACGCAGGCGAGTGGTCGTGTCGAATCCCAAGTTGGCGGGTGACTGGACCGGAACTCTGGAAGCTCATGAACTCTGGCGCGGCCAACGATTGAGGGAATGATGAATAACGTTAATAGAAACTTCACGGCCATGGTTGACTTCATGTTCCAGGCTTTTGAAGCCCGCCAAGCCGGAGATAGAATCGGGACTAAAGACCTTCTGGAAGCCGCGTACCGAGAATTCCATTGGGCCGTAGGGGAAGAAATCGAGCGTCTTGAGCGACAAAAAAAGTATGATCAGGCAATGTCGGAGTAAGTAGTACCCCAGTCGAATTGGGTAAAAAACAAGTAAGGCAAAGTGAGGTTCAGTATGGATGATCGGATTTATAGGGCTTCTCGTGGGCTCAATAACCTCAACACTCTACAGATGCGCGATATCCTTCAGCAAATCGCAGAGAAAAAGCGCACGAAGGCCCAGCGGACTTTCGTGGTGAGTGACCTAGTGCAGCCCTACGTGTACGAGACCCTGATTCAGCACGGGTTCTCCGTGGAGCTTGAAAAGGATGTGCAACCGTCGTGGACGGAGCTGTCCTGTCGGGTGTGGGTTCTTCCCACCCTTAGAGACTTGCCTTACTGCGAGGCCGTAGGGGATATTGTCATTCGGGAGAACTACGCCAAGGCACTCCTGGACATGGCCATTTCCGATCCCACCGAGGGCCAAAACTGGCTGCGCCTCGCGAAGACTCTAAATCGCGAAATGGGGTACCCTCTCTGAATTGACTTTTCCCCGCGTCAACCGATATAGGATTGAAGGGTGAACAACATGAAGTACAGCGGAAACATGAAAACCGATTCCTGCTCGAAAGTCGGGTCGCGAAGCGCCACTCTCCGAAGCGAAATTCGCCGATCCATCAAGCGCGGCGAGCGTCAGGACTCTCTTCGTGCGGCAGAGTACGATGTCGCGGAGACCGAAGGGCTTCTGGCTTTCCGTCGCGGTGAGGGATACAACCCGGGCATGGGTGAGACATGGTGCCTGGGGTGGTCTCGGGCTCAGAATCTCCACGAAGCTCAAGTGTCGCTCCGGGGGGGCAACTGCGGTTGCGATACCTGTCCCCACTGCAACTGAAAGCCACCCCATAAACCTATGCTAACCCCCTCGGGAGTAAAAGGACCATGACCCCTAAGTCGGAACTCTCCCGATTCATCCAAACGGCTCTTCCCTATGCACCCCAAGCCCAACTTCTAGCCGAGTCGATCATCAACGGAACGAATGTCGCCTGGAGTTCGGCAGAACGCCGTGCTCTTCGAAGGATGGCCAAGATCGAAGGCATCAAAGAAAACAAGATCGAATTCGTAGCCACTCAGATCGTGGTCAACGCTGGTCAAGCCGCTCGCAATCCTGGCAGTGGGGCACTTGATTGCGCCCGCAACGGGGTCGAAAGCCTTATTCGCCTCACACGCAGCTAAACCATGATTGATCCAATTGCTAAATTCCGAGAAAACTTCCGATCTCAGACGGAAAATCTGGAGCGGATCTGCGCGGAATTCTCCACTCGCGGGGTATTGGAAGGTTTTAATGCTGCCCCCACCCACCGTCGGGCCGATCCACCCACGGAAGACGAATTCGCCGGAAACTATGAAAACCGGAATGCTTTGCTTTGCGGGTTCATGGTCTTTGTCATTTATCGGATGGCTGGGAAACCGCCCGTGGCAGCGGCCTACTATCATCGTGAATACGGATCCCTCATCTCCAGGTTGGGTAACCGAGGGCAACGGGCGGCCATGAAAAAGGGGGATTGCTTCTGCGTACCCTTCGATGACCTGGGAAACCCCTGTCCGTGGCCAACACCGGAAGCCGTGGAGAGGGCCAAAAATACCCGCGAGAAACTGGAAGCCTACATAGGTAAATTCAGCACCGGGTGACTTGGTATCCTATCACCCCAATCGATATAGAGTCGAAAGGGAGACGTTATGACCAAGTGTCTTGCCACCAATTCCGACGTTTGTTCCTATCTTGGCACCCTTGGGTGCGATCCCGGCATGGGTGGGCTGAAGGAGCGACTTTCGGCCCTGGAAACCCGCGTTCTTCAGGGGGATGTGACTTCAGGTGATTGCGTGGAGTACCTGGAAATCAACGGCAAAATGGAGGGGAACACGGTGATCGAAGACATGATCTTCTTCTCCTCGTGCTTCTTTCACCGTGTTTCGCGGTAATCATTTCCGCCCACAAAAAGTAAAGGGAGGTCATCATGCTTCAAGCTCAAAAGTTTCTTCTGGATCGTTCCCCCGCCGAGCTCTTTCAGAATCACGGCGTCAAGGTCGTCCCCGCCTATGATGATGCGGGGAACGTGGTTCTGTCCCTGAACTACGATCAGCTCGCAAGCAAAACGAGCGATGCGCTCGTCCGTGAGTGCCGTGGAACCGTGATTCGTCCGGTCGAAGATCGGAAGGATTACAACCCTCATGACCCGGTCGGTGATACCGTGGTCCTGGCCCGGCCCATGCGTCGATTCCTCAACCTCGGCGAGGGCCGCCCCGAGGACCAGTTCGACATCACCGATCCCTCGGCCGTCTTCGAAACCAAAGAAGATGGAACTCTCTGCTTCGTCTACTTCGATCCCAAGGACAATCGGTGGCACGTCGGGACGCGCAACATGGCCCGTGGCCAGGGACGGGTCGGTAGCCTAACCCGTTCGAGCTTCCGTGAGCTCTTCGAGGAAACCTCCGGGAAACCCCTCGACGAGTTTGCGCAGGGATTTGACAAGGATCACACCTACAGTTTCGAGCTCACCACCCCCTTCAACGAGGTGGGTGTGGCGCAAGACTGTTCGCGGGTGACCCTTCTGGCCGTTCGCCATAACGTCAAGGGCACAGAGCGGGATTCCCACGAGGTTGCTTCGCGCCTCGGGCTGGATTCCCCGAAGCGTCACCGCCACAGTTCGGTGACCGAGCTTCTCAACTGGGTCCATGCGCAACCCGCAAAGCGATTCGAGGGCCTCGTCGTCAAGCTCTGGGATGAGAATACCCAGAGCTTCCGCCGGATGAAGGTCAAAAGCCGGAATTACGTGGCTGCGGCCCACAGCAAAGGGGATACCGTCCAAAGCCCTCGGTCGATCCTCGCCCTCATCCTGGGAAACCAGTGGGACGATGTCTCCATGACCCTGAACCCCGCGGTTCGCGCCGTGGGAGATAGCATCCAGAATCGTCTCCGGGACCTGTGCCGGAACTACGATACCCTCTACGAGACCCACGTAGACACCCTGGAGGGCACGGCCGACCGCAAAACCGTGGCAACCGCCCTTCACACCAACGGGATCCCGATCCAGTACGGCTTTGCACGCCGCGAGAATCCTTCCCTGACCTACGTGGACTTCCTACGTGAGCAGGGGAAGTCCACAGTCCAGAACCCTAACGGGTGGAAGGATTCCCTCCTTACCTCCGTCCTCAAGACCCTAGGGGTTTGAGCAATTGGGTTGGTTACACCCCGGGTTGAGTGTAACCAACCCATGGGAACAACCAAACCTAAAAACTTTCAGGGAAGAGACCTGAGAGGAAAAAGCTTTCGTGGGATGGATTTGTCCGGTGCTAATTTTAGCAGGGCAGAACTCCGTGGTGTGGACTTTTCCGAGGCTAATCTTAGCCGGGCCGATCTACGGGGAGCCGACGCGGGGGAAGCAAAACTGTGGAAATGCAACCTTCAGGATGCTTTGCTCCAAGGGGCCTTTATGGGTGCGGCCAATTTGCTCGAAGCCAACCTGCAAGGAGCAAAGTTGACCCAATCCACCCTGGTCATGGCCATCCTTAGAAAGTCGAACATCTCCGACGCGGACATCTCCGACGCGGACCTCTCTAGCGCAGATCTAGCTAGGGCCACCCTAACCGAGTCCGATCTCTACCAAGCCAACCTAAGCAGAGCTACTTGCAATGAAACCAATTTCGAGGGAGCAAAACTGAAGGAGGCTATTTTTCAAAAAGCTAACCTAAGGGGAGCCAGGATTGACGGGGCCGAACTACCCAGCTTCCAGATCGTGCCCGAAACGGGGCATTTTCACGCCTACAAAAATGTCCGCACAGCCACGCACCAACCCGTTGTCGTTGAGCTTCTCATACCAAAGTCAGCCAGAAGGACAAGCTCCCTCATAGGACGCAAATGTAGAGCTGATAAAGCCAAAGTTGTGCGGATCGTTTCCGACTCCCCCACATCTGACGAGATTCTGTTCTCTCATTTCACTCGTTCTTTCACCTACAAAGTTGGCGAGTGGGTCAAAGAACCGGAGTATGACCCCGATATCCGCGTGGAATGCACCAAAGGAATCCACTTCTTTATGACCATCGAAGAAGCAAAGGGGTATGCCTGGTAAACAAACTAACTGCTTGGGCCCACACCCCAAGACGGGTCAAGAAGCCAAGGAACTCTGTGTCCAATCAACCCCACCACCACCCAAATTGAACCCCCCGGACAATAATCTCCCTGTCCAATTCCCTCAATTCTTGATTCTTCTAACCCCCTAAACACCATCCGGTACCCCCTTTTACACCGGAATTGAAACCCACCATTTCCTGGGGTTCAGTGAACACTAGGGGTTCAACGGAAGTTTAGCATCAACCCGGTAAAATTCAATCAAATCAACCCCCACTCCCCAACAGAGAAATGCCAGAGAAAGGGGGGTGTGGTTATTGTTGACAGTAATAGGTCCCGTTTAGAAAAGGTAAGAATGACGGGAATGGTATGCATCCTGGCAGGGGGTGATTGGAGGGGGTAGGGGAAGGGTGGTAGATACCATGGGGGTAGGTAGCGTGGATACGGGTGAAGGGTATGGACAGGAACAGGGCTACGGGGCTACGGGGCCGAAGAGCCGCGTAAAGTTGAACCCGCATTGATTTTGATTTCGAAAAAATGAAATTGATTTGGGGAATGGGGTTGCGTTGGTGGTGTGATCTGTGTTAAGGGTAACACAATCAACTGCGAGGTTATATGATTGAGATTAGCCCTACCGTGCTTCCGTGGGATTCCTGGTTAGTGAATGCTCCTACACCTTATCGTGGCCGTGTTGTAATCCGGAGGGGTAGTCCTCGGATTGGATGTGGGGTGAAGTTGGTTGGTTGGGTTCCAACTCTAGATGTCCCTACTATCCTTCGGGGTCTGGGCCCTGTTCGACTGAAGCGGGACGGTGGGGTGAAGGGATCTTTGGGGATTGATCTTGCGGCACGGGGGAATGAAGTCCGCAAGTTGTTTTATGCTGGGAATTTTACGGGGACACTGATGAAGCAGGGAATAGACCCGGAGGATTTTCTTCAGGAAGTTTACCGTGGTCTACTTGCTAGGGATAATGGGACTTGTCCTTGGGATGCAACGAAGTCCTCGTTTGGTCACTATGTCCATATCGTCATCAAGTGTGTCCTGTCGAACTATCTTAGGAAAGATCGCCGTAGGACATTGCACGAGGATTTGACTACGGATGGGATGGTGGTGGAGGGTGAGGTGAGTGGGTCTGAAGGCAGTGATGACTTTGGGCGGAGGGAGATCCTAAGGGAACTTTTCCCTCAGGGGTGGGAAAGGATCGAGAGTCTGGTAGGGGGCTTAGAATTGGGGAAGACCAGGAAAGAGATGGCTTTGGAATTAGGGATGAGCGCCTCGGAGGTTGACTCATCCCTGGCCCGTATCCGTACCTCCCTCACCAAATAATCCCCCTAGGCCATTGTCCGGATATTCGCATAGGCGATAACCTCACCCATAGCGTTATACACCGGGGACCCTGGTGTGATGAAGTCTTGCCGGTTCGCGGTCATGAATACCCCTTCTGGTACGAGATAGAGAATCCCTTCCGTTGGGTGTGGGGGGTAGATGGGGAATGTGGGAATAGAGATAACCCTCCCCTCATTGGCGACCCGGATATCGGACAAGTCCCTAGGATTGGGAAGAAGCTTTGGGGGGATAGTTCCCGCAACCAGAAGTTTCATACCCCTTTTGAGGCAGTATCCAAATGGGTCAAAGGGGCAACCGGAAGCTTCAATGCACTCCGGACTGGCTAGGGTAAACGTCTCCCTTGTGAGGTTGACGATTTGGGGTGCCGGGACCCCCCTGATCCTGTCCACTTTGGCTTTCCAGTTATTTGTCTCTCGTTTACAAGATCGCAAGTACTCGTAAACTTTGCCACGCTCTGATCCTGTAAGGTTATCAGCACGTAGACGTTCAACCCTGACCGCCTCCTCATAGGCTTTAGCGGCTTCATCAAACGCATCGATAGTGCCCTGACCCTTGAGGAAGTTGTCGGCGGAGGAGATTAGGTCTCCCGTAGCTTTAGATAGATTCTCGCGGGACATTTCAAATGCTTTCGAGTTGGGCAAGGAGAGCCTTGGCATTGTCCAGGGCCTGATCGGGATTCTCTTGGAAGAAAGCTGCAGAACGATCCACAATAAATGGGGAGAGGGCTAAAAACTCCTCCCGCTCGGCCCGGCCTTCTTCAGCGCGGCAATGAAGTCTTTGAGCCGCTCGTCCCGGCTCAACCGGAACTGCCGTACGTTGCCCTTCCATCCGAGGTTTTCTGCGAAGGCCGTGATCGCGTCGTGCCGCGTAATCGAGCGTTGGGTCAACTGCTCCGACAGGAGTTTGTCCCCGTACTTCCCACGAATTCCGACGGGCACGCTGTCACCGTCCCACTTAGGTTCCAGCAACCAGTAGAACGAGAAGAAGAGACCCGCCGTCCTCGCGCTGGCCCGTTGCTTGTCGAGCAGGCGGTCGCACGCCTCGCGGAGCGGCGCCGGGAGCGGGCTGAGTTCATCCCCGGCAACGAACTCGTCGATGCGCTCCAGCGCCGCGGCGACCGCCTGCTCGACGTTGGTGTTGCGCCCACCATCGGCGTCCTCTGCGGTGCTCACAGCGCCAGTACCCTCTGCATCGGCTCGGGGAAATCCTCGCGCGATCCAGCCGCGATTCCTCGCATTTGCCACACGAGCGCCCGCCCCATGACCGCCGCCAGTTTGGGCGGTACTGCGTCTCCGACCTGATGGTACTGCACGCTCCGCGGACCCATGAACACCATGTCTTTCGGGAAGGTCTGAATGATGGCCGACTCCGTGACGGTGAGTCGGCGCGCGCCGGGCAATGTGCCAGTGCGGGGCTTGCCTCCTGCGCGCAGGTGTCGGTGGTACTCCGCGACCAAATCGTCATCGTCGAAGAAATGCGTCTTGTTGCCCCCCGCCGACGCGAGGATCGTGTGGCACGGCTGGCTCCGGTCGATCGCGCGTCCGCCGCCATTGAAAAGGTGCCCATCGAAGGGGCTCGGTCGCAGGTCAGGGGTCTTGGCGTAGAACACCCGCGAGAGGTTCGGCTCGCCGATCTGGTGCGAGGGCAAAACGTCGCGCACGGCGACGTGCGGGAAGCGTCCCGTCGGCCCGTGGCTCGGCGCTGGAAAGGCGAACTCGCGCCCGCGCATGCCGACGACGAACAGACGGCGGCGCTTCTGCGGCACGCCGTAGTCGGCGGCGTTGATGACCTTCCACGCGACGGAGAACCCGAGAGCGCGGTACTCGGCGAGGATCTTGCGGAAATAGGCTCGGCGCTCCCCGGTGACCAGTCCGGGCACGTTCTCCATGAAGAACGCGGCGGGACGAACGGTGGCGATGGCACGGATAAATGCCGGGATCATGTTGCGTTCGTCACGCGCCGCACGTTGCTGCCCACCCGACGAAAACGGCTGACACGGAGGGCCTCCGTAGATCAGCTCGACCTTCCCCGTGTACTTCGAGAAGTCGATGCGCTGGACGTCGTCGTTCAGGATGGTCGCGCCTGGGGTGTGGTGCGCGAACGTGGCGACCCGATGCTTCTCGATCTCGACCGCGCAGACGGTCTGGATACCGGCTTCCTTGAAGCCCAGCGTGAGGCCGCCCGCGCTCGCGAAGATGTCGATGGCGGGGACGGGGTCCATATCTGATGCCATTCTGCCAGTGTCCTTCATGTTGCCTCCAGTAAATGGTGGGTGGTTCCGACGTGCTTGGCACCCCGCACAGCACGTCGCGAGCCACCGTAACTATGCGAAATCACAAGCAGGGGTGGCGGTCCGCCATGGCGATGGGGTGGCGATGGGGCGGCGGACCGCCACCCCTCGGAACCCGGCCGCGCGTGGAGGAGCTCCGAGCGGGTCGGGCTCGGCGGGGTCGCTGTTCGCGCTCGTTCGGTCGTCATGCAGGCCGGTTCTGCGAGCCGTCGTGAGCCTGCGCCACTCGCTCGACGACGATTTGTCCGTGCGCCAGCGTGCGCCAAACGCCTTCTCTGTAGGCATTTGGTGAGGGTGGCGTGATTTGCATCGGAGGCGTTCAAATCACGCCACCTGCGAGGCGTCGGAGCCAGACCACGCCACCCCGAGGCGAATCACGCCACTACCGAGGAGACCGATACCTTGACCGATACGGGCGAACCCTGGCCCCCACCCTGTACCATGGGTCCACTTCTGGAGCGCAATGGGTGCGGCTGCAATCTGCCAGAGGAGTTTGAGGGTCTCTTTGATCCCAATGAGAATGTTCATACTGATTGTTACCTTTTCCACACGTAAAATGGTTGGACGTTACTGCTGAAACTGCTCTACGGCCAGCTCACGCTCACGCACCATGAGAGTATTGAGGATCTCGGCGAAGGGAAAAAACCCCTCCGGGTAACCCGCAAACATGGGGCCGAGAGTCTCAGCGAGAAGCAACGTGCGAGTCTCCATGGGAGTCGGTCTCTACCCGGGGATGTTCGAGGGCAGTGACAATCTCGTGAAGGATGGCTTGGGTGATGGCTTGACGGTCTTCAGCGGTTTTCGCTTCCAATTTCCTCTTGATGAGGGGTAGGAGACTGGCATAGAGCTCAAGGGCTCTCAGCTCAAGGTCACTGTAGGTGGTTTTCACGGCTTAACCGGATAGCGACGGTGCAGGTAATCCCAGGCGTCGTGGGTGAGCTCCATACCCGGACCCAGATAGACACACGCGAACCCAGCTTCCTTAAGGTTTGAGCACTTCGACCGATCCACCGGAAGCTTCCGGAGAAGACGAAGGGCCAGCTCCCGATCCTCCATCGTCAGGTTGTCCCATGCCCGGGTGATCAGATCGTGGGTACTCCCACGAAGAAGGATCCCCTCCAGGTAGGGAACATCCACCCGACCATCAAGGAGAAGCCACCGAGCCATGTCACGAAGACCCGGAGAAAATCGCACTAGAACGCCCATAGAAATCCTACCTCTCAACCTTATATCGACCCATGGGTCACAGAAACCAACCCTATTATAGACCCGGACAAATCAGGCCATATGGCCTTTTCCCATACCTTCCGAGTTTTGGTGGTTCCGATACACAATCCACACCGAACTATCCCGCACAATACACCCCACTTCCGCCGGTACCCCCAGGCCCATAGGTAGGTTCCTAAGTCGAATGAGATCCAGAATCCGCCCCGTCATCCCTAGGAGAGACCGATCGTCCATCAACTGATATAGATAGGAGTTGGCCAGAGCCTGAACCTCCTCCCTAGACCCACCAAAATCCCACTCATCCACCCACCCAGCCATCGTGGCATACTCCACAGTAGGGTAGTCGCGCTTCCCACCACTACTAAAAATGGTGATGGGGGACTCCTTGACCCCAATCGTCATAGCCCATACTCCTCCATGACCCCAAGAATCTGACTCTTCAGGGTGAGGACACGCTCCGCAGCCTCATCCGCCTCACGGTAGTTATGGGTGACACCCGGCTCACAATGACCAGCCCGACACTCACACCTCGCTTGACGCTTGGCCTGTGCAATAAGCTCGTCCAAGAGTTCTTCGTTTGTTGCCTTCGTGGGATCGAACTTCATACCCGACTCCTATGATGACTTGCTTACGACCGCGGACCCAGACATGGAACCACCAACCACCCCCAGAACCGCATAGAAAACTATTTCCGGGTCCCAACAGGGTCAAAATTTGCGAATTGAAACCGCATTGAAAATGACACATCCCGATTTGAAATGGGTTCCGGAAAGGGGATTCCAGGTCACGTCGTGGTGTCCAACTTCCCGGTCTTTATCTATATCTGGCTTGGGGGTCGATTTCCATTTAGCTTTGGAAATCAAAAATTCCCGATATTCTGGGCTGGAAATTTTTTGGGGTTCGATTTCTAAAAGGTCTACAGCCCAAAAGTGCGCGCCACACCCGATGCCGCCGCTTTGGCTTCCGCTGGATGGATGTATTTTACGGGTAGGTCACCCACGTCGAACAGGTCTAGCTGGTTCGGGGGTGTTATGGCCTTAAGGGAATACAGTAATCGTGGCTCGTGGCGAAAGAAAGAGAACCCATCCCACAGGGCAAACACGGATACTTCATCCGGCCAACGTGTCAAGTCAACTTGGTAGTGGTATTCGGAGAATGAGAAAGGAAGAACCCTGGCACATTTAAGATGCCGGACAAGATCGGAGGGTGTTGGTACGCCACGAATCCCTGTCCGGATAGTGGGTTGGGGTTTATTGTTGTAGACTTGAAAGAATCTGGCGGTGGGTGGGAGATATCTGGAATGGTGGAGCAGTCAGAATCGCAGCATTTCTGGTTGTAGCGATAGACGGGAGCTCCGCAATGGTCACATGGCCCCCCGTAGTAGACGGAGGTACCTGTGAGAAGGGCCTGAATTTCGCTCCGGAGAAAGTAGGCTGGGAAATTGGGTGGGCAGTATCCGGCACTTCTCAGGGATCGATCGGTTTCTGCATCGAAAAGCATTGGTTAGCCCATGGTTCGGGTTACGAGCTCTACGAGCCCGACGTACTCGTAGTAGACACACTCCCAGGTCTCTCGGGACTCACCCTTGCAGTTATCGTAGGTGAGATTCCAGATGCGGTCTTTCACCTCCTGGTGAGTACCCTCAGGCAGATACTCGTTTTCGAGGGCCACGCGGAACTCTTTGGGGCTGAGATGATCATATCGGCTCATGGCAGCTACCTTTCGGATTGTTGACCCAACCACCCTTATATCGGTTGAGGGTGGCGAAAATCAACTCAGATCTTCATAGGTATTTCTAGGGTCCCAAATGGGGATCCAATTACCTTCAAGCGGTTCGGGCCACCAGTTCACGTCACGTACCATCAATCCACCATGTTCTGTCACCACTGCCAGGAAACATGGGTGGGAGAAGTTTACATTGGTGTGACAATCCACCCAGAACATTTCCGTTCCTTGTGGGAGGGGGATGGTCTCGTATTTCATTTCAAGGGAGGCAGGGAGATCCTTATGCTTCCACTGGAGGATGGCTTTGAGTACCCCGATATGCTTACTGAAGAAGTCGGGACCTGCAGATGTAAATTCACTCATAGTCGTTTGGATTGAAGTTGGCGGGGGGTGTCCACCCACATGACAGCGCGGCGGCCATCCATCCTGGAAGTTTGGGTTTCATGCCCATTTTCTGACGAACCCAGTCAGCCAGAGCTGATGCATCCGGATCCATATCGGAGAGCATGGACTCAAGAGTACACCGTCTCAAACCAAACCCATGACCCCCGGAATCCTTCCAAGCCTGATTCTCCCGGTCAACGGCCCAGGCATTCGGGATGTCCCATCCCATGGTATCGTACTCCCCACCAAAACGAAGGGGGAGTGCTGGACCCTTATCCCCCCCGTTCAGATTGAATCTGAGTCGGTACCCATCAATCTCTGCGTAGACGTGATCGCTCATGGTATCCATTATGTTTTTGAGTGGTCAGGTGGTTGCTTTAAGCCGGGGCAAATTCGGCGTATCCCACAATGGTCCCATCTCGTTTGTGGACGGGCCGACCTGGGACAAGGATATCTCCGAGGTATTCCCCTTTTTCTCTCATGGCCATGGCTCTTTCCCGGGAGACAATCCAGTAGGTGCCATCCATCCGATAGAACTCGGGCCGTTTGGCATTCGGCTGATCACCGGATACAGCAAACACTGAAATGTCCTCGGTTCCTACCGACAGAACCTCACGAATGAACATTCTTGGGGGCTTCACTGCCCCCCTGGGTTCAGGTGGGAGAACCACCACGGGTTCCGTAGGGGTTTCCCCACGGAGGAAGAACGTACCCCCCTCATCCATGGTCACGTCGTTGACGTGGAAAATAGTCAGCGGAACCCCTGTGTGATTGAGGACTTTCACCACCCCTGACCTTTATCTTCTGGATTATCCTCAAAAGCCCAGGAGCGGGTCATTTGGAACATACCACTGCCCTCCATGACTTTGCGGATTCGGGGGCTAATGTCCTCGAAGTGATCTTCCCAATCCAAATCGAGGGGGTAATCCGGCATATCTTCCGCTCGGAAGTAATCCCCCACGATTGCGATGGAATCACCGGCCCATGAACCTACGAGGCCGTCAGGGTCCTCCCCTCTGAAATCACCTCCACCTCTTCCGTTCGAACAGGCTAGGAGGAGAGCAAGAGCCGAGATGGTACCATCTCGCGACCCCACGAACTCCATGAGTTTGAGCCCGTCTCCGAGGCGATGGGGGTGTAGAAACTGCTTCTTTGTCCGATTGATGACGTAATGATATTGACCCATTTTTACTGTCCCTCTTCTACCATGCGCGCCATTTCGGCGCAGTGTTCCGCGAAAGCTATGGATGCTTCCTGCTCCGCTTTACGGTGTTCTTCCTGATCCTGGATCCACTTCTGGTGGCAATTCTCGGAGCACGTGCACCCATCGTCCGCGTAGCCTATAATCACACCCCCGGCGTCTTCAGGGAGATTACCACTACAAACCACACAGAACTCCGGAGCATCGGGAACCTCATCCCATGGGCTACCTGGGTATTTAGAGAACATGGGTTCCATCACAGCACCTCCAAAGATACATTCAGCTTGAGTTCATATTTCCACTCGTGTTCACATTCCCCACAGTGGGCAGATCGGACAATGGGGACACCTACTTTGGGGTAGGAAAGGTAGTTATCACCCATATCCCGAGCGTAGGTATGGCCACATTTCGGGCATGTGAACTTAAGTGTGATCCCTGGAAGATAGAATCTTTTCTCTCCGAGATCCGTGCCGGGTTCCATGGAACCTTCAAGGATGGGTTTCATTATCCGGGCCTCCTGGTCATCGATTACTTTTCGAGCAGCCGTTGCCAGGTTCAAGATAACTCTACGGTTGAGACTCTGAATCCCTTCATACAGTGACCCTTCTGGATCTGCCCGAAGGGCAAGGGAGGCTTTGTAGCAGGCCAGAGCAAGGGCTGCATCTCCGGAAGAAACAACTTTCGCCGGATTGATCCAGATGGTGGCTAGCTCCAGGACTCGTTTCCGCAAACGATTTGAAACATCGGTATTTCTGAAAGGATCCACAGAGTAAATCGAGAAAACCCCTTCCATAGCGGCTTGGATTGTTTTCGATTCGTCTTCCGGGCGCATGAACTCCAGGAGTACGTCCGATTGCTCAATTGGAACCATCGAAGCAAATCGCCGGATGGCAGACCAAAGAGTATAGGAGGAAGGAAAGTTTCGGAGATCCAGCGCGTGACGAATGAGTGATTGAGTGATTCGATCGCGAAGGATAGGATCCTTAATCACCGCCACTTCTGCCTGATGGATTAGGCTCTCGCGCTGCTCCGGAGTGATGTTTTCCCTCTCCAGATAATCCGCGAGATCCGCTACTTCCATTGTAGTGATCACAGATCCCCAGGGCACCAAGCCAGAAGAGTGACTTTGGTAAGGGATTCCACCATCTCCTGCTCGGAGTTTGCTAGGATCCGTCGCCCGATAAGATCCACTTTCCCATCCACCCGAATGTGGCCCGAAATCCCGAAACACTGAGACTCATCGCTTCGGCCTTCGTCAAGGTCGACGACACCATCCCCTTTGGGGGAATACCCCAGGTTGATACGGTCCATCATTGGACGGGTACCCGAGGTAGCGCTGTTCCCCATGATCTCCCAGATACCCTGACGCTCAAATCGAACGTCCAGCCAACCGTTTGCTGTATTCACACGCATCATTGTTCCCTCATCCCCTATACGACATGGAAACCAGTTTTGAAGCCCATGGACTCCAGTTTCACCGCTCGAAAAACAGCATCCATATCTTCGTATGGGGGGCTGGTCCAAGGTAGCTTTCCGCCAAGTCGACGAATGAACTCTCTACACGACTCCGACTGATTGGCGCCCGAAGGCGCTTCCAGAATGATGATTTTTGTCATAGGACTTTGCTGTAGATGTAGATACTGACTCCGGTGTGGAGCCCCAGCACTAGGATAGCCAGGGGTAGAGGATCTACGAAAAAGCCAATTGAGAAAGCCGAAAGAAACTGCAGGGCGGAAAATGCATAGACCCTGAAATGTCTCTTTCTTGATCGAAGCTCTCTAGTGCTCATTGCGCGCCATGTTCATCGAACACCATTGCACACTCCAGGACAACACAAGGGTCCCGACCTTTTCCTAGATAATCAATGGGGGCACCACCCAACCGAATATTGTGAGAAAGAAAAAATCGAGCACACCCGGCATCAGTCTGTCCTTTAACACGAAGGACAGTGATAACCTCCCGAACACCAGGAATCACGGTGTATTCGTCGGGGTAGTTCTTGTACCGAAACTGCCACTGCGGAAAAGTGCCCTTGGGGGTACGGACCAGCATCCGGTACTTGGGAAGTGAAACGTCCACTCCAAGGGATAGGAGCCCTTCGGCGCTAATAGAATTCTGGTCTTCCCAGAACTTCTCACCACGTTGACGGGCCGCAAAGAGGCTAGATGTGTTCATGGTTTCTTCCTCGATGAGGTATTACGGTAAGAAAGCAGATTTCGGTCAGTTATACTGAAACCAAATGACCAGAAATGCCCCACAGTAGAAAAGAACGACGGAGCAAGCCATCAGAAATGCCGTCCTCTGGTTTGAACCAGAAAACAGAAATCTGTTCAGCCTGTGTCGATAGCGACGAAAAGTCATGGATTCTTCATTCCGCGGAGCACCCACCGCAGAGCATCCAGTTGTCCCGTAAGGTAGCGATCGTAGTCAGGGTCTTGACCCAGTTTGTTTTGCACCCCTCGGATGTACCCTTGGATGTTGGTCCGAAGGGTTTTGGGTGGCGATGGAGGAAGGGTTGCCTTTGTCTGGCAAAAACCGTTGATGAAGTCCATCAGCCGTTGACTACCACCATTTCGAGTGCGACGCTTGGGGTAGGTATACCAAACGCCCCCCATTTTGACGGCTCCTTCCCCCATTTGGATCTCCCGGGTCATGTACCCCACTTCCATGACATGGGTTGTGTGATCCACGGAGCAATGAACCCCCATGGAACGGATCAGACGGACCAATCGGTCCTCCTGGACTTTGATCCGGTGAAGTCGACGGGTATCGGCCGCAGCCTCAAGCTGTTGTTTTGTACGCATGGAAACCTCAGACGTTGACAGGAAAGGTGCAGGTACAAAGCATCCGCACACCCTGATGATGAAACCAACTAACAAGTTCGTTGTAGGATGCAAACTCGTCCGGGGTCATGACCGGACCCTTACGGTAGACCGAGGCATCGAGTTTGGTCCGGAGCGTGTGGTATTTGACCCACATCTCTTTGGCCTTGGGGTCTTTGGCAAGCCAGGATGAGAAGGTATTGCGGTAATCCTGGGGGTTTTGAGGGGGTGTGAACATGATCTACTCCGAATCGTCGAAACCCATGAAGTCGTGCGCTCGGCGCCACAGAGTGTGGGCGGCCGGGGTTGTCACCCACTCGGGTGGATCGTAGACCGTGCCCTTACCACAGTAGAGGATCCCCTGAAGCTCCTGGTAATGCCCCTGAAGCTCCTGGTAATGCCCCTGAAGCCGCTCGTACTCGGACATGAAATCCGTCGGGGCGTACGGCTCGAAAAACGGAAAAACCTCGGAACCCGAAGGTACCCGATGTGTCTCGTACCAGTGAAGGCGGAGGTAAAGCTCCTCAGCCTCGCGGAGAAAACGAAACTCTGCCGCCAGTGCGTTCAGGTTGGGGGTGTCGCGAATGGTCATATTCAGTTCTCCGTGAAAACGTCGGAGCGGTCAAGGAACTCCTCGACCGTCCAGCCATTGGTAGTGAGGTACTCCTCGCGCTCGGCAAGGAAACGGTTCCAGTCGCCGTGACCCTCGGTAGGTGGTCTCGAAATATTTGCGGTTGCGGTCGAAGACACGGCGGACGAAGGGATCTCCCCCACACTCCGTCAGGAGCTTGGGGTAGTCCTTCCAGATGCGGAAGGGATCCAGGTTCTCCACGTACCGCTTGGCCTCGCGCCAGTTGTTGGCGCGGACGCGGAATGTCTGCTCATACCCACCCGTGTACTCCAGGTTGGCACAACCAAGGACGACCTTGTACTCGTTGGGACCACGACCGTAGACGGAGGACTGAAGATTGAAATCGTGCATGACGATTCTCCTGGTGGTGTTTACTTTTGATGTTTGCGGAGGTGTTTTCTGATGGCTGTGTCGGACACTCCGAGCTCTTTTGCCACTTGCACTCGGCTGCTTGCTTCGACTCGTGCCGTGAGCTCCGAGACCGAAGGCCATTCGATTTTCGGAGTAGATGGTTTCGAGGCGTTGGAGCATTTCGAGCACTGACCGCTATGTCGGTGCATCACTGCACCACACGCACATTTTCGGATAACCCTGGTGCGTTTGCATCCGTAGGTTGGTGTTTGGGTGTGGCAGTTGGGGCAGAGGATTCGGAGGTTTGATAGCTGGTTGTTGGTATGGCATCCGTCGATGTGATCTAGGTGCAGCGACAACGGCTCTCCCTGCCACGCCGGACCCAACCCACACTTGGAGCAGCAATTCTCTAGGATCCCCTCCCTAAACAACCGTTTTTTGAGGGTCACACTGGACACCGCTCTACCCGAGACACAAAGCTCCGTTAGGGGAATCTTCGGCCCCACCCGGTTACCTTTGCTTCCCATCCAATGGGTGGTATCCAACCCCAACGCTTTGGCTTTCTCATTCACGTACCGATTGAAGACACCCTGGTTGGTTGGATGACCCAACTCACGCAGAATTCCAGTCCGAGTAGTGTGTTTGAGAGCTAGGGCTCTGAATTCATCATCCGTGCAACGTAGTGGCATACGAACCTCTTACATTGGTTCGGCCATAGGTACGTTATCGGTTCGGTACGAGCGACAGGAATCGGACCTGCAGTCTTCTGGGTGTAGGCCAGAGGTTTTGCCACTAAACTACGCTCGCATCTATCTATCAGTCGGAGAGACAGGATTCGAACCTGCCTGATCCAGTTCCCAAAACTGGCGCCTGACCTCTAGGCTACTCTCCGATACCTACTTGCCTCTCTATATACGCAAACTAGGGTTGTCTGGTTTGAAAAATCGTTGGTGTCAGTCCTTTTCCTCGTGCCACCACGGCGGTAGCTTGGTTGTTCTTTTTTCTGGTTCACATACGTCTTCTCCAGAGTTCACCAGAAACTGGTACAACGCATATACTTTTGTCTCTTCTTTATCCGTACGTTCTACAACACCGGCAAGCATACCATATTGGCGCAAGGCTTCTTTCACTGTAAGCATTCAACCACACTCATTGTAGGGTTGATACGGGCAAGTGTCAGGATCCACATCCTTGGGTGAACAGAGCACATCCCGCTGGCGGGAACCATCCCCTTCGTTACCGTACCGACTGGGATAAAGGCGGGGAGCAGTTTCGCATTTATGCGTCATTTTGTTCTCTCCGCCCTTATATCGGTCGAGGGGGACAAGATTCAAGTTATTGCCTCAAGTGTCCCAGCGACTTCCCTTCACGTACTCCCCCTTGACCCCATAGACGGAGCGGTCACCGAGATTCATGATCCCGAACCCCGTCTCACCCTCATCGTTGTAGACCTGGGTTGTCACGTACGACTTCGCCCAGGGGTTGCCGCTATTGGCGTTCATCTTGCTGGCTTGGGACTCGGCCGCTGCGACGGTCTCAAACATTTTCACGCCGTTGAATTTCATGGGTCCCTCTCTAGTTTTCTCGGAACTTTTCAGTCCGTCGACTTCGGGCCGAGGAGGTTCTTCCCCATGAGAGCGACATCGCACAGGATGAGGTACTTCTGGCACATGCGGGGAAAATCGGTCATCTCCTGGACGACACGATCCCCCTGAGAGCTCATGAGGTACTCACGCTCCCACACCATGTCCACAAGGCTGTGGACCACCTCGTAGGACTTGTCCGACTTCTTGATATCATCCGGGGAAAGGTCCCAGAAGATCTGGATGATCGGTCCACGCTTCTTCGCCGTCTGCGAATCACGTCCGCGTGAAGTCTTGGGGGCCTTGGGGCCCCAGAGAAGACGGCGAAGCTCCGTTGCCGCTTCCTCACAAAGTTCCGCACGGGTCTTATCGTTCATCATGACGTTCACCGTTTCCCTTCAGCTCTATATCGATTAGGGGAAGGGGAAACCAACTGGCTAATTCACGAGAAGACGAAGGGGCATGATAGGCCCACCTCTCACCCAAGATAGTTCCCACCTTTGTCCCACATGATAAGACTCATAATCATGGACTGTCGGGTGGGTTGTCCAGGTTTTGGAGTGGTCCGTTGTGTCCCGGAAGTTCACCAGAAATGATTCGGATTGTTCAATCCGTTGGTTTGTACCCGTTGTGGTCAGTCCGAACCAACGGGGAGAGTGGTCATTACCACTGAGGGCTTGCGTCGTGATCACGTCCCAAGACTGATAGGTATAATTGCACCAAGTTCTCATTCTGGGACAGCGATTGTAGCAAGTATTGTATACCAAATGCCTCTGGCATACCCGAGGGACCCTTCTGGTGTCACAACGGGATACATTTCGAGTCTGGCACTCACGTTTGGTCTCACAAAATGTCTGGCGTCTCGCCGTGCCATTTCCGTTGTTGGTGTAGTTCACCCGACAACGGGACCTATCAGGAACGTCACGGCAGTTGTAGTTTTCCGGGACCAACCGACAATTGTACTGCTCAAAATTTCCCCCCGTGCATTGTGTTGTATCCTCCTCCATGTGTGGGTTGCATCGGTAGGGGTTGCAATCCATCATTCCATCCTGACGGGTTTCACATGACCCCCAACGTAGGACATCTTTCCCGTTCCCATTGTCGTCACGCCATCCACTGCCGGGATGTCTCCGAAGCTCCAGGAGTGTTTCCGTCCTTTGCCACTGGATTGACTCAACAATCGCAGTTGTTTTTTGCGGGGTCATTAGCCAACCAATCCCGGCCACGACCCCAAGGATCAGTGCTACCACGGCCAATATTCCCAGGGTTAGCACCCCTAGGGCCCAAGCTGTTGCGGACCAACCAACCCAACGGGTTTTGGATCCCGACCCTACGGCCCGAAGAGGTGTTGATGGGGGCACCTTTCTACTCTCAAAGTCTCCAGGTTCTACGGGAGAAACCGGAGGGGTGGTTGTTTGGTGGGTGGTTTCACGGATTACATCCGTGGTGGCTTGGTGGCCCGTTGCTAGGGGTGCCTTTCTCTTGGCTCCGCAACGGGAGCATGTGATTCTGTCAGTTCGGGATTCCCCCCCACAGAACTCACATTCCCAGTTTTTCCCTTCCGGAACGCAACCCTCTTCGAGTATCTTGTCTTTGGTTGGGTCACCGTGAATTACATACTCTTCGTTTTTCTTAGGTGCACCGCATTTTGGACAGATAAGAGATTGACCCTCGTGGGAGGTAGCTCCCTCAATCTCATTTTTGCAGTGAGAGCAAGTCCAAGAGGTTTCAACTAGAACATCTTCAACGAGAACCATGGACCCATTTACTCTGGGTCATTCTATTTTGGTCACTCGACGGGCGAACCATTCGCATCCCAGTCCGCAACTTTGGGGTGCTTCGGTACGTGGGGTAATTTTACGTCCACGGACGCAGCCACTGCTTCGAACAAGGAATCCCCAACCGTTTCATTGAGATGATCCGCGTGTTTCTTGGCCTCGTCCATGGAACCAAATCTGCTTCGAATCCATTGGTTGTCACCCAATGGGATCCAATCAAAAAGTTGATCTCTGGTGATCAAAAGGGCTTTTTCTTTGTTCCCACCTTTGTATGTAAAGCAGACTGTTGCTAGGTTCATCACGCTCCTCCAAATATTTTCGCAAAAGGTTGATAGGTCTCATCGGACCCTAAGATTGCAAAAACAACTTCCTGGAAATACCCATTGTACTCATCTAGCAAAGATTTGAAAGCCAGGGCTACCATTTTCGGGTTGTTTTTGAAAACACCACATCCCCAGGCACCTAGGACCAATCTCCTATGACCATGGATGGAGGCAACTCTCAGTATCATGTCAATTCTTTGCCGAAGAACACGGTCAACGGTCCCCAGCAATTTCTCGCTTAATTTCCCCTCCAGGTTAGGGGCCGGGCATGTCAAGAACGAGCATTTCCACGGAGTATCCAGGAGAATCTCGTGCTCATCCCGTATAACAGGAACATCGGGGCTATAGATGACCCACGATCTATAAAGGGTATTTTCTCCGGTATCCGCGTATTCGCTGTTACCTTCAAGCGCGGCTACCAATGCACTCCGACGGCTTAGAGACTCCTCTTGTCCCGTAGCCCCTCTCTCCCATCCACCACCGGGATTTTTTGCAGAAGCGAAGTTAAGAACGGCCGGTCTGCCCCCTGCTTTTACCATTCTTTCTGCTGCCACCAGAGTGTCAACTCTCTCCGTCCAAATTTTGGGTGCCGTCAGGGATCTAACTCCTCGTTGCGGACCCGTTAAGATGACGGGTCCAAAGGACGTCGTGTTTTTCCGGGCATAAGACACATCAGAGCTTATGTCGTTGATAAGCCCCCCGGGTCCCTCATAGATCCCATCGCTAATAATGCGTCTGGTTTTGAGGGCTACGGATTTTCGATCTTCCCTATCCATTGTGGTAGGTGCGTGCTTGTTCGAATCCATGTGGGTATCTCTCCAGCCTTTTGTCCATGTTGATCTGAGCAACTTCGGCTAGGGTTATACCCATATGGGTAGCAGCCCAATCCAAATAAAATAGAACGTCACCTAGTTCTTTGACAAGTTTTGTTTTGTCAAGGACATGACCGTGACCCAGGTGCTTTTTGACCATTTCGGCCACCTCACCCGATTCACCCGCCAAACCTAGAGCAATCACTGAAAGTTCGCGGAGAGGATCCTCATAGGTAGAGGAAGTGCGAACAACATCTGCGTGGAAAGATTCAAATGTGGGGTGGGTATTCATCCCCTCATATTACCCAAGGACCCTATTCGTCTTCATCTTCGTACGATAGTAAGTATTGGGGAACCTCTCCATTAGCACCCACATCGTACATACACCCATCTCTTGGGTCCCATACGCAATCCGTGGGCGTCTTTGGGTCAACGGTGACGGTCTCGACCGACACCGTCTGGTCTTCGCCGTTTTCTAGTTCGTCAATGACATCTTGCACAGGAGTGTCACCAATGTCGGCGACGAAAAAGTCAACTCTGACTGCTTTGAAGAGGACTCTCATGGGTGGCTTTTTTCCTTGGTGGAATCGCGGGGAATCGAACCCCGGTCCAAAGTCATGTCAATTCAGAGTGTTTGTAGCCTTGCCGCTGATTTGTCTACTGCCAGAAGCACCCAGGGGCAGGTTCTATCCGACCGTTGCGTCTGTTTGGTTCTACTCCGGAAGACACGTCGCCTGTCTTTCGGCCTATCCAATTTTGTTTTTCAAGAAGGGACATCCATCGGCAGGGGTGGCACCTTCAGGGCTCTAGCGGCTACTCTCAGGCAGCAGCGGCGAAAGCAGGAACGTCGTTGTCGTTCGCATTTGTGAGTCACCAGGGGTGTTAACGTTGTCCCCGGCATCAACGGCTACAACTCTTTCCTATCTACTCCTCTGTCGAAACCTGTCGATCCCGTATTTAGTCTTACCTATACAAATGGAAAAGTGGCCGGATCAGTTTCCCAATCCGGCCACTTTTCCAGGTCAGAACCTTCAGGCTGTTGGGGCCTGGGCTGTGGCGCCCACGGCGTCAATCCTGTCCGAGAAACCCTTGTTCAGCTTCAGTTTGAAGCTGACCGTTTCGGGTTGAGCGGGGATGACCATGGGCTCCCGAGTCTTGGGGTTAACGGATTGCCGAGCCGCTACGGCCTTACGTACAACCTTCTTGGCTTTGCCTAGATCGGGCACGTTTACCGCACCATCCCGCACCAGAGCTTCGGCGAGAACCGCTGCTTGGTGCTCTAGGACCGAGGTGACCTCCTCAATGGTTCGGCCACTCCGGCGAGCTACTTCCTTGATAACGTCGTTTTTCTTCATCGTCATGTTCTTATCCTACCTTTGGGAATAGGTTGGGCCATCTGGCGCAACACAGTTTTTGCCATTTTTTGGCGAATCTTTGGAATTCCAGATCTGTTGAATTATCCGTTCGTTCTAGAAACAGCTTTTTCAGAGCTTCCGGGTTCGTTGTCCATACCAGTGAAGTAGAAACCTGTTTTGGCATATAGCCAGCGGCTGATTCGTAGATCCTCTTCCGGTCCATACCTTTCGGTTCTGCACCAGTTCTTTCCTGATACTTACGACATTCGGTATCTACATACTGGCAATAACGATCATACGATGCTTGCATTGCTTCTCGGAACCACTCCTCGTTACCCTCCTCAATATCTCTGGGGGAGATCACGAAATGACCAGGGTGGAAAGTATAGCGTGTGGATTCCTCGGAGGGGGATCCTTCCTGGTCCCTATCGCTACCGACATAATTCCGTATGAATTCGTGACTGACTCGCCACGAGATGCCAGATATGAAAAATGTCATTTTCGCATGGTACTTGATGGACCTATGCGGAATGATCCCTTGTTGGGTGTGCTCGATGTAGGAGGCGTTTGTTCTCCTCCCAGCTTTGGTCCCAAAAGAGTCGTAGCAGTTGGAGCAGAAGAAAACTTTTCTATTGCGACGGACGACTAAAATACGATTTGGCACTGTCACGCAGTAGACAATTTCGTCTGCCTCTTCTTGGGTCCAATCATGTTGGTCCTTGTTGTTGACGGTGGCAACAACCTGGCTCCCCTCTCGGACCCGGTAAATGGGATGATTGCTTTTGAAGCTGGTTGGGTATGGGGTTCGGATACCATGGTCGCTGAATGAGATGGACCCCGGTCGCCCCAGCATGAGGATCAATTGCTGGACATCTGTAGCAAGTTTCTCCGAGCATGTCGTGTAAACCCGATGTCCATTCGTGGTTGTCCCATCTCCCACCATGAGGGCATCTAGAAGAGCCTCGCGGATGTTAACTGGCCACTCAAAAACCTCTCTTGGGATCTTTTTTTCGGTGGCTCCAACGCCACATTTCTCAGCTAGCAAGTTAGCTAGTTGCGTGTTTCCAATCGTTATCGCGGCTACGTTGTTTCTCCCGTCAATTTTGACTGTCGGTTTCAATCCCAGTGCCCTGGCTGCTTCGAGGATGGGGTCACTTGCATCATGTTTCTGATAGATAATCACCCTCGATCCTGTTTTATATTTTTTTCCATCAACAATGGAACCCTCGGACAAGAAGAACCCAAGGAAGGTTGCCCACTCTTTTTCTTTTCCCTTGGGTACTGGCCAGCAACTCTGGAATCCAGATCCCTCATAAGTTGCGGCTCTCCTAACCCCATACTTTTTCCCTACGAGCTCCTCGGCCGGAGCAAATCCCCACACACCTTTTCGGCGACAAAACAGATCGTGGTCTGGTGTTACTCGAATGGAGAATGCTCTGGATTCAACGCAGTACATCGAACCCTTGTGCCGTTTCTGGATATATTCGGTGGGCACTTCAAAAACAATTTCGTTTTTCTCCTGAGAGAAAACGGCTACTGCACTCCCTTTCTGGAGATTGGGAAACCGAACCCATCCATTTTGAGTCAGAACTTCGGTGTGTTCATCGTAGCATTTTCTCCCCGCGAACTCTACGAGCATTTCGTTCCCAGTTAGCTCTCTCTCCTGACCCAAGTCGTCCATCTCCACCCCACCATGGGGGAAAAGATCCATCCATCCACCTTTTTGTCCCTCTGGAGGATCCGGGAGGCATTCGGGGCGATAGGTGCCCAACCACTCATAAAAGTCTTCCATTCCTTCGGGGATAACTGCCATCTGGAAAATAGGGATGATGGTCGGCTCCTTGACCAAAGTCACTTCACGCATCTTTTGTCCTTTTCTCTGAATCCTGAAAATACAGGTTCTCTCGATCCATACCAGCTTTTTCCTCTAAAACGGGGGATCGATCCACGGGTTCATTACCGTACACGAGCATTGTGTTTCTCGTATCCGGAATATGATGGAGAATTTCTCTTTTTTGTAGAACCTCAAACATACCAGGAGTTCCACTCCACTGGCCATCTGTGTTTTTCCCAAGATACACAACACATGGGTGTTTTTTCAAAAGATCCACCAATCCAAGACATTCGTAACGGGTTGGCCAGGATAGAACTAACACATCATGAGGCGGATCACCCACGGTCTGTTCTAGGTAGGTCTGAAACCTACAGGACACAGGAATCACCCCTTCAATTCGTCGGCGATCCAGGTAAGTGTCTACGGCGGTGACGGATGCCGCTCCGGCACGAAGGCACCATTCGGATAGGGTCAGGTCCCCCGCCCCAAGATCCAAAACGTTCCTTTTGAACACGATTTTTTGTAGCAGGATCCTCTGCTCGTCCGTAAGAGACCAGTATCCCATGACAACATCCTACCCTGCCTCTCCCGATCTTCCAACACTTCGCGCCGGGTTCGTGATGGCGGCTGAATCGTTGGGTAAACTCCGTGGGATCCTTCGAGATCGTCTTATTCCCAGCGCGGATCCGGCGGTCATCTCCAGGGCTAAAGATGTGGGGATCTCCCTGTTCCGGGTGGAGACAATCAATGGGGAGGTTCATTCTTTTCGTGGCACCACCCTCAATGGTTGGGAGACACGAATTACGTTTCTTCCTTCAACGGGCCACCACTGCACCTGTCCAGACTGGACCAATCGTAAGCGGGCTTGTAAACACGTCGTGGCTTTGGCGGAGTCCGCCATCAACCACCTTGTGAATAAGGAGAACTCTGCACTTCGGGCTATTCAGTCAATGGACGAGAAGGTGTCCGCACTGCAAGCTGAGTATCACCAAACTCTTCGTTTGGTTCGGTGCTGACTCGGAACGCCCCTGGGTGCCTGAATCGCAATCGGGCGGCTTCTAGAAGTTGAGCAAACTTCTCATGGCCTTCTAAGATCTGTATTACCCTCTTGATTCTGTGGCGAACAAATCCTTGTGTTCGGCCATGCTTCCTTGATACTTTAGACTGGGAAGCTAGAGCAACAAAATCCAAAAATAGCTCGGCGTCCTTGACCCCTACAATCTCCTGTAAAGGTCCGGTTAAACTTTTCAGATCCAGACCAGGGCATTTTTTGAGGATTCTAGTTCTCCAAATTGCTTTGCGGAGGTGATAGGCGACGGTAGGTTGGGTGACGTTGACCTGAATCGCGATTTCTGATTGGCTTGCCCCGCGAAGCCTTAAGGATGCTATCCTAGCTTCTATGGGACTGAGGCGATCAAAATAAGCTTCATCCAAGTCACCTGGATTTACGTACCTTAAAGTTGTAGGTAGCCCTAGGTACAATCGGGCTTCCGTTCTGGTTGTGAACGAAGTTGTCCGAACTCCTTCTTTAACAACCCACCATAGTCCGTCCTCTCCTTTTTCTATTTCCATTTTAGCATTTACCAAAGCTGGAGTTGCAGAACGCAATTGACAGGTAGGTGTTCAGGATTCTCCTGCCGTATTCCTCTCCACGAAGATGTTTAGCCATCGTGACCATTTCCCAAACCCAGGTGGCCATACCACCGTGACCATGAAGGTCTAGGGCGAGGAGAAAAACTGACATATCGGAATTAAGGTCCGACGGGGTGTCCGGTTCCAAAAGACTGGCGTAGGTAGTCAAAACGGTTTCCATAGGGTCTCCCATGGCTTACCCCCACCGCGCCCCTACTGCCGACAGGGGAACTTCGTCAATTTTTTCCGGAAGGCAAATTGACCGGAAAGTCCCAACCAGATTTTTGGGTATCCACACCAAAGCAGACCATGGGTGAGCTGCTTTTTCGGGTATCCTGGTGCTGGTAAGGGAAGCCCCAGTTCTGAAAAGAGCCCGGCTAAACCGTGCTAAATTCGGAGGGGTTGGGTAGAGATATACCTGATAGGGGGATTTTCCCGAAGTGTTCACGAAGAAGCTGGCTTAGTGGCTTCTCACCGGGAACGGACTTTGGTCAGTTGAAACCAGAGAAGGAAAAGAATGCAACACGAGCAATGAGCCAAGTGTGGTAACCCAGACTCCGAATCCATTTCTTCCCCAGAATGCCATGCAAGAAGATGTCGCATGGCGGCGTCGAAAAAGCGAGTCTCCGGGTTGGGGAGATGTTTCCAGTTATCTACTGCGTATTTTTTGGCTCCATACTCCAAAGCCTCAACCGTTGATTGAACAGCTTCCCAAGGGAGAAGAGAATACCTTAATTTATCGGAGTCGAATTTTCTACCCTCATCCATGGCCCACTCTACACTCAATCCACTAAAAACCACGGTTTCCCATTTGGCCATTCGGCGTATCCATTTGTGGTTTCCTCGCAGAACTTTCGAGCGCAATCTAGATAATAGTCCATCGCCGGGTCCCCTTTCAATTCCGCAGCGAGAAAGTGTTGCTCAAGCGCAAACCACTTTTTCTTGTCCCCACGCATGTAGTACCTACCCTCCATTGCCCGGGACCACTCTTGATGAAACGCAACCTTTTTATCCGACCATTGGGTACTCATAACTACATTACCTTACAGGTAGATAATTGGATTGGGCTATTTTAGAATTGGGGTTGCCTACCTTTGGTCGATATGGGGGTGAAAGGATTACCTCCCATGATCTACGTTCTTTTTCTCTGGGGTATCTGTTTGGCTCTGGCTTATTTTTTGGTTCGGTCCCGATTTCCACCCGAAACCAAGATTCGAATCAACTATCCCGTGCGTAAAAACGCCGGGTGAAGATTTCGGTTGGTTTCGAACACACTCAATCGATATCAGGGTGAGGAAAACGTCATGGAAAATCTCCGCTCCCCCGAGCCCCTTGCGGTTGTCTACAGCCTTTCCCAGTTGCTTCGTCTGGCAACCCAGGCGGGGTTGGACGAAGAGGAAGTGCGCGACACTCTCCTCGCCCGCCTTCCGTTGGGTCACCCCTACGCGACTCCGTTCCTGGTGGAGAGCTACAAGCTTCCCCAGGGGGAGCTCTCGGATCTCCTCGCCCGCCTTCACATGGTGGACTTCTACCTTTTGTCGGAGCTCCTGTGAGTGCTGACAACTTCCTTCAAGTCACGAGGCATGAACCCGGGGTGTGGTTTGATGATGGTCCAGCGTGGACCCTCTCCGAGGGCCGAATGTCCTTCTCGGATTTCCAGCGCCTTCTTCTGGTTTCCCGCACGGAACGTCAAATCGAGGTTTACTTGGAGTACCTCGATCGCATTGGCTACATCGTCGAATATGGAGTTACACACGTATGATCGTCACTCTCATGATCGGGGTTTCGGGTTCCGGCAAGTCCACCTACATTCGGGAGAAACTCCCGGGCAACACGGTGATCAGCGCTGATCACTACTTCACGGGCCCGGACGGAGTTTATCGTTTCGACCCGCGTAAGTTGGGCGAGGCCCACGCGGATGCCCTCCGGAAGTACCTCGCGGCACTTCATCGCGGGCTCGACATCGTGGTGGACAATACGAACACGAACCTCGTGAACCTCGCCCCCTACGTGGCTCTCGCCGAAATGGTCGGGGCTACGGTCAAGTTCATTCACCTGGACGTGGACCCAGCGGTGGCTGCGCAGCGGAATCTGCACATGGTTCCGGCGGATACCGTCGCGAAGATGGCTCTCCAGATCGCTTCCTCCTTCGCGCAATGGCCCCCCCACTGGCCTCGCCCCCTCACCATCAAAGCCTGAGGTTTTATGTTCACGATCCGTAGCAGTCGAGGTTCGGTTCCGGGTTTTCGGTCTTACGATGGATCCCGCCGTCTCGCACGGTGGTTGTCTTCTAAGTACCCCTCCCACACATATTCAGTGGTGGCACCTTCTGGTGCTACCGTCAAAACCTTCAAAAGCGGCTATACCATCTGAGGTAGCCATGGAAAATCTTTCGGACAACCTTCCTTCTCTGCGAAGAGCTTTCTTCGAGGCTCCTGTTGGTCCCAAGGGGGATTCTCTTCGCACTCGTCTCTATGCGGAGATCAACCGCGCGGTTGATCTCCGCCGCGCGGCTCGTGGGGCTCTCCCTATGTTTACCCCTGATGGTAGTTCCCGCCTTCGGTACCCGGAGCTTTCGAATCGTGTACGCGACGCTCGCATCGCCGAGTGGCGGGCTGCAGGGATGGACATTGGTTAGGGGTAGGCTTTTCGCTGGAAGGTAACTATGGAAATTCTCATCATCATTTGTGTCATTCTCTTCCTCCTGATTCTCGGTTGGATGCTTCGAGGCTCCTCCGGTACATCCCCTTCGTGGGGCTTCGATATTTTCGTGGACATCCTCGAAGCCCTCTGTTCTATCGTGGGGTCTATTATTTCGTCCGATGATAGCGAAAGTGATTCATAAGTGGGTGTCTGGTACCCCATCAGTCTCAACACTGAATCCAGTTACCTTCTTGTAACGTCTCCGAGAACGCAGTGTGTCCTACGAGTTCCTTTCAAGGTATGCTTTGGGACTCCAATGGGTACACTCCAGGGAGACTCCGATGAGGTTAATTTGGTCAATAACCTTATCCGCCGAATGGTTCTAACTGCCTGGGCTGGGACCGATGAGTTCGTTCTGGATAAGTATGAGGCTCGTTCTCTCATGATCGCGGCGGAGTGACAAATGACAAAACAAGACTACGAAAATCTGGTTCGCTCATTCCTTGTACCATATCCCGAAATGGTTCGGACATCAGAAAAAATGGAAACAATTTTCCGTGCGTTTTACCCCACCCTTTTCGGCGTTGGTCATACTCATCCGTGCGAGCTTTGCGGGGTAACCTGCAAAGTTGCGGCCTCTTACAATTTCGGGGATACAATGGTCCAGCACCGTGCACCGTGCGGGGCACTGTGTGGTCGGGGTCTCTATCATGGGGGCAACCCACACTTCGCTACCTCTTGCCCTAACTGCAATCCGGGTAGTGTGGAGGGTGATCCCGGATCGAACAAATAAATTCTCTGTCCCTACCCCATCTCCAGTTGTTCCACGCACGGAGAGAGAATGGTGGTCAATCCTTGCTCGTCGTTGTGCAAGACTTGAGGAGTTGCGTTCTCTAAACGCCCCGGATATTCTCATCGAGAATGAAAAGCGACTTATTCTCGATGCGAGAATATCATTGTGCTATTTTCGCGCTCGGGTTACCAAACCCTCGTAAGCCAGGGTTATGGATTCTCCAACCGTATACTTCATTCAAGCGGATCCTCCAGAGGGTCCTGTTAAAATTGGGTATACTCGTCGCAAAGTTGGGGCTCGAAGATCAGAGGGGCAAACTTTTAACTCATCGCCCCTAAGAGTCCTGGTGGAGACCCGTGGTAGTCGGGAAGATGAAACTTTACTTCACCAGATTTTCGTCTCCTCCCGCCTTCGGGGAGAATGGTTCTCTTATGGGGATACCCTTCGAGAGCTGATTCTTTACCTGATCGATGGGGGAGATCTGAAAGAGTGGCTAAATTCTTGGTCTAGCCAGTAACAGGTTGCATGACCATACCTGAATGTGATTCTATCAAACCGTCCTATTGGGATTGGTGCCCCGCCCATCTCTATCGTTGTGTCACCAAGTCCAAAGACGGTTGGTTTGACACATGGACCGAAGCGGGGTTGTGGTGGCTTTTTGAGAAGGGGGCCATTAGGCCAGTGGAGATTCGGGTTTTCCCGGATGCCTTGGGCTATAATGATGACGGGGAACTAGTCCCTGATTCCATTCGAATGTATGACATGGGATGGGATTGTGAAGACACACCTTTTCGCCCGGATAGCTGGTGGAAGAAAATCGTCATCCCTCTCCCTCCGTTTTGAGAATGTTGGCGTAAGTAAATTGAAAGGAATCCCATGAACTCTTTTTCTCTCTACCTCTCGTGTTTTCTGGTTCTCTCGTATCTCATCAGTGCGGCCCTGATGGACAAGACTCAAGCCACCAATCGCTTTTTTAGCCTTGTCTTTCTGGCTCTGGGTGTTTGGGGAGCCGCCGCGGGTGTTTCCCTAGCCACGGGCCATCTTTCCACTCACATCTATGGGTTTGGGATTCTTGAAATCCTTGTCTCTGGTGGGCTTTACCTTCTGGTATCCGGAAACAACATCTACAGCACGATTCTGAGCGGCCTTTTGGGTGGCAACGTTATCGCTGGTGGTCTCCTTCTCTACACCATCTCCCGTTGAAAGGGAACTTCAATGACCTACACAGACCCATTCCCCCCCACCGATCCACCTCGGGTTGACGGGGTTCCCCTTTCTCATCTTATCCCGGTTGTTTTCGGGGATTGGTCGGAGGATGGTCACGAGGGAACCTCGCGGCAATACTTCTGGTCTAATCAGCCTGTTTCGGTGTGGCGGCAAGCAGTTTATGCCGGGGAGTGTAAGGTTGGAATTTCACTCCGGAAAATCTGCTCCGGTTATGAAGAGACAACGGTTGATGCTTCGGTTGTGGCAAAGCTTCGCACCGCGGGTTTTGCTCAAGAATTCGAGGGGTGTGTGGAAGATGATCAACAGGGAATTTCCCCTTATGACTTCGAGTGTATCTTTTTTTTCCTGCTAGAGACCGGGAACCCCCGAATCCTCTACCAGCGTATCGAGCATGGATCCCACCACCAGGAAGTTCACCCCGGGGGTTATGGTCTTTATGGATCTTGAAGACATCCGGCCTATTCTTGAGTCCCCCCTAAGCCGAGACCCATCAAAATGCGTAGTCGCTTACCCCCGTGAGGATAGTCACTACGACGTGTGGCTTTATGCTCGGGATTCAAAAACAGGCAACCTTGGCCGTTGTCTTGCGTACCGAACATACCGAAAATCCACTTCCGGAAAATGGGACCTTCGGTATGAGATTGGGGACCTTGACGAGAAAACAAGAGTTTCTCTTCTCACACAGATTCAGAAGGCACTCACCCCATGAAAACCTGGATTATTAGTGACACCCATCTCGGTCACGTTAAAATCCGAGATTACGAGCCCATGCGCCAATCCTGGGGACCAGATCATACTTCAATGACTGAGACCTTAATCAATGCCTGGAATGACGTGGTTGGGGTTGATGATCACGTTTATCATTTGGGGGACTTTGCCATGGGGCTCCCAACTTTGATTCCCGTGTATAGGCATCGTCTTCACGGTCGGATCACGCTCATTCGCGGGAACCACGACAAGAAGCCACACATTTGGTTAAATACCGAGCGGGGGGATGTTATGTATGACCATCTAGTTATCCGAGATCCGCATCTCGGGACTGTGACCATGCGCCATGATCCCAATCACTTTACGCAAGAAGATGTAGCATCTTCAAGTCTTCTTCTTCACGGTCATATCCACTCCAATCCTTACGGGTCAGAGATCAATGATGATGTCCTGGCAAAGTGCCGGTGTGTGTCGGTAGAAGTTCTTCCCTTTTGCCCTAAACCTTTTCCATTCGCGGACGTTTCCTCACTCCCAGTGGGAACACTTCGCGGTAAGTGGACCGAACCCAACCACAGGCACAAACTATGACCCTCTCCGACCTAGAAGCATTCCAGCAAGTCCGAGGCCAATTTCTGGCTCTTTGTTTGAAGTTCAACCTTGCGGATGATGTTAACATCATCGATGTTACGGGTCATCTGTGGGGAATGAGTGAATGGAAGTTTTTGTACTACACCCGCAACGAGTTTGAGGCTCCAGTTCGAAAGGTTCGAATGTTGGACGCAGAGAATTTCGATCTGGAGAGGGATGGGGACTTTGTTTTTGCTCGTGGTTTTGACGTATCGGAGGATGAGGATGGGGAACCAACCATCCTCATCCTCCGAGCAGTTAATCTTGTAACTGCTGAAGCACTGAGCAATATGGTGCGGGAATATGAGTCTTCTTTCTAACTTCAGGATCTTGGGCGCCGTGGCCGTTCGGTTATCTCAAATAGGTACCCGAAAGATTTCACAGTTGACGGGTATCCCCTATTACAATGAAGTCCAATTCCGACTTACGGACCCTTGGTGCATAACCGACACTGGGGTGATGTTTCGGGAAACCCCAAAATCCAACGCTCCTTATTTGTACAAACTGGGTACATGGCGTATTGATAATTGGGGTCTGTGGACCGTTGTCGTCGAGCCCTCTTATGATGGTGGAGGCATGACCTATATTTTCCTCACTTCAAATGAGAAGGTGGGGGATGAAAGGGATCAACTGCTCCATCAATATAAGATGGAACAGGACTTGATTGAGGAAGAGTGTGCCCGGATCGATGCGGAAGAAAGACAGAGATACGGGGGATCTAACGTAGAAGGGTTAGGTGGAATGGACCCTCTACCTGAGAGCACCATTCCGCCGCTACCGTGAGAGATTCTTTGACGGCATCTTGGGGTGGTATCCGATTTTTAAGGGCTGATAGAGCTCCAAGAGCTACCCCGGACCCAACACCAATCGCTGCGCACCCCCTGGGACTTCTTACAATCGAGTAATCCCCCTGAAGCATGTAAAGCTTACCCCGAAAAATAACCAGGAAACTGGTTCCCGTCTCATCGGTGGACCCCTGATTTCGCAGATTACATCCGGCATCCCTTAGACTTTTGTGGATGGCTTTAGACACAACCTTCACTAGATAAGACAGTGGTTTTTCTCCCTGTCTCGGGCCACGATAATGAATGTCATGCTCTACGATTTGAGCCGGGCGAGCATCTCCGGCCCATCCAAACGTAAGGAGGCCCTTTGTAAACCACTTGGGCCTGTCAATGAGGTCTCTAGTTTCTTCGGTACCGAAGAAACTATCAGAACCCATCCACACACCCTGTGGGGTTTCAAGGCCCACTACACAAGTCACGGGCAGTGCCTCCCGTACGTACGACCCCCCCACATGGCCAGACCTTCCTCCACTAGCACCAGGGAGGGTTGGACGATCGTGTGGCCCTCGGTTTTAGGTGACTTGTGTAGGGATAGGACTGCCCATCCCCGCTGCCAGTCGGCTGCTGGGGCATAGTCCTCGTAGTCAGCCATGGTAGGCAACGACATAACGAAGGCTGTTCGGTCAAAGGCTGTCCGGTAGGCTAGCTGTGCTTTGTGGTGGTGACCCACGAGCTCACTAAACCCGTTGTTTTTGTTGAGCTTGTTAACGCACAGATTCGGAGACCCACCAAACCTTCCGGCTTGTAGATCCCCATGGCGGGCAACAACGGAATCTGACAACCACACCCCGGGAGCTGCCGCGGTTTCCTTGCACCACTCAACTCTTTTATCTAACCCCTGGTTGAAACATTGATCCGCTAAGGTTAGACCTTTTGCCCCTTTAAGTGCCTGGGCATTGGCTCCAAGAACCGCTTTCTCCCACCGCTTGTCGTGGTTACCATATAGAATTCGGATTCTTTTTGTGTACTTGTGCAATCGATTGATGATGGGAACTCCGATTTTCACCTCATCAATTGCACAAGCTAGGGCATCAGCGCTTTTCGGGTATGCCGAGAGCATACTGAAATCAAAAGAGTCCCCGTTGAGAAAGATCTCGTCCGGACGAATGTCTTTGCACCACTCTTCACATGCCGCAAGGGTGGGTTTGTGGATAATGCCAAAGTGCATATCCGAAAGAACCCCGATTATGTAGGGTCTTCGGGACCGTAGAGGCTTTGGTTCAGATTTGTGAATCAACTTTCATTCCTTTTCCCGTGCTGGGACGGGGGATATGGGGTCTACTGCTCTACGCTGTTTCATTGGCGGGGTATTTAGATTGTGGGGGTTCTTATGTATCTGTTTTACGGGGCTGTCGTCGTAATCCGACCCATGACACCCTTTGACTACAATCTTTTGAACCCAGGGATCAGAGAAACAGTTCGCTGGTTCCACAATCTAGGATACACTACAACGGATAGTGGAGACGGGAAGACTCGACAATTCGAATGTGATAGACCCGACCCCTATGTTGTAGTCAAAGTCAAAAACCCTCGGGATCTCGTTGCAGTATCAAAAAAAATCTTTCTGGATCTGGGTCCCGTTGCTCTGCGGCCCGAAGTTATCATCACTGGTACTTATGGGCCAAAAGATGGCTTGGCCCACGTGGACATCACAGGGGTACATGATGGGATTGATCTCCCCGAACTGAAGCTTTCGAAAGAAACCACAATGGCTTGAAAAAGCCATCCATCATAACACTCAGAAATGGAGCTTGGTGGAACCCCTATCCAAATCCGGTGCGTAATTGTGACCATGAACTGTCCCACTTGTGATGGAACAACCATATTTGCCGCAGCTACGGAAACAATCCCGGTTTCCCTGGAGGACACTTTCCCCTGTCAGGTGGTCGGGTATCGATGTACCCGATGTGGTGCTGTCTATGTCACGCTTGGGGAGTTAAGGGATGCAGAATCACGCCTTGCCCTTCACCTTCTGGACATGCCCGTCAGCCCTGCTCGTGCTAAATTCATTCGAAAAGCATCCCACCTCACCAAGGGAGATTTCTCCTCTCATAGTGGGATTCCAGTTCAGGAAATCACGGATTGGGAAGATGGGAAAATCGAAGTGTCCCCCAGGATTCAAGAGCTTCGCTCTATTCTGGAGGACACTCTTTCACCTTTTGGATCCGTAAAAAAGCCATGAACATACTCTACGCGCGTCATCCTTTTCCTACAGGAAGTCTCCGCAGATAGCATTCGCAAATTTGCTGGAAAACACCTTCCCCAAATTCGTTCAGGGCAAAATTCACAGCTACGCAAACCAACCTGACGTTCGTTGGGATGTATCCAACATTCGAGTCAATTCGATCAATAGATGGTCTGAAAGGATTGGCTTTTTTCCGCCCCAGCATTCTGAAATCGAATTTCACTCCGGTCACGGAGCAGGTTCCGTGACCCAGCATACTTGCCACGAAATTTTTGGTTATCGTGCAGGGTAGGCTTCTCTGCTTCGCGTGTTTCATTGCGCTATGATGGAGTGCGGTCACGGTCCCGCTGAAAGAGCCTGCATAGATTTGATCCATGGTTGGATCGTTCAAAACAGCCAGATGAGGGACCTTTGCTTTTCCTTCAACCAGATTACGGGCTAGGGCACAGAAAATCTCCTCCCCGAAATCATGTAGACAGCAATTCACCACGTAGCAAATTAATCTAACATTCTCCCTGATGTATCCTAAGCTGGGGTCAATCCGGTCGATCGAAGGTGCAAAAGGCTGGGCTTTTCTTTTCACCTTATTTTCGATGTTGAATGGGATTCCCGTCATAGCGCAGACACCATTTTGTTTTTCCCACATCTCGTAGATGAACTCGTAGTCCAGGTCGTAGGGTAGGTTTCTTTTCTTGGCCCGTTTTCGGGCTGCGCGTGTCAAAGTGACACACCGACCAAAAGGTGTTCTGAACCTCTTGTCCCTATACATCGCGATGTATTCGCGACGTTCGTTCCTCCATTTTTTGTTGGTTTCGTCCAAATGCTCTCTGTGGTTGAGCCTGTAATTTTTCATGTAGGATCGTCGGCATTCAACACACCAACTCCTGGCTGCTTCCTTTTGGTTGCATAGCGTGCAAATCATGCTGTCTTATTTTATTGGCGGTTCACCACCCAGGAACGTAACCACCGCATGGAAGTTTTATATGCTCGCCAATCTTTCCCACAACAAACGACGAGTAGCATCATGCTATGCGGACCAACACCCAGAGATGATCAAACCCCATCTTGGAGGCCCGAAGCCCTAGCCATTCTTCGTGAGTTGGGTTTTGAGGGCCTCGTCTACGTTCCGGAATCATCGGATGGGAAATGGGATGGTGATGACCTTGATAAATGGCGGGATCAAGTGGAGTGGGAAGAGGAGGCGCTTAATCGTGCCGACGTTATTGTTTTCTGGATACCTCGAGAGTTCCCGAAAATGCTGGGTCTAACTACAAATGATGAATGGGGGTTCTGGAAGCATTCCGGGAAAGTAGTTCTGGGTACCTCACCGGGAGCTATGGCCGTTCGATATCAGAGGTACTACGCAAATAAGTACCGCGCCAGTACGAATACAGATTTGCGGGAAACCCTCAAACATGCGATAGAGAGGATCCAATTCTTTGGTGGATCGACCCTACGCTCAGATGGTTCAGCCACCATTCCCCTCCATGTCTATAACACACCGGAGTTTCGCGGATGGTTGGAACGGTTGGAGAACGTTGGTAACCGTCTTCTTTCCGGACGAGTCGTTTATACTCACTGGCTCCCCAGTAAACATCTCTTTTCTTGGGGGTTGTCCGTTAAGATTTGGGTCGCTAGAGAGCACAGAATAAAGGACACAGAAATTGTGACCGGACGGCCTCCGGTTTCAGCTATTGTTCTGCATGGTCCTGTTCAAGAGGTGTGGGAAGACACGAAGCTTGTTCTTGTTAGAGAATTTCGTCCAAACGTTAACAATGAAGAAGGCATGGTGTGTGAACTCCCTAGTGGGTCCAATTTCCAAGATGGGCACACCCCCCTTTCTACCGCCGTGGATGAGGTGTCCCAAGAAGTTGGCCTGGATATAGATCCCTCACGGTTTTTACCTGTTGGGTCTAGGCAGGTCTTCCCTACCTTCACTACCCACCGGGTTGATCTATTTCGGGTTGAGCTTACGGATGAGGAGCTTCTCTCTATTGAAAGGTCTTCGGAAGTCAAAGGTGTAGCGGAAGAGGATGAAATGATCTACCCCTTCGTTACAACCCTTCGTCAGATTACTGGGGTGGGGGTTGACTGGTCCGTACTCGGGATGGTGCTTTCATCCGTCCCTCACCGAAGCACAGAGTAAAGCACGGAGTAAGTTTCTTTGGCTGAAAGATACAAAACGGGTCCCTCAAAATAAACATACTCACTGTGTGGTGTGTTATGTTTATACCATTTTTTCGCCCTAATATTTCGCTTTCTCAGATCCCTACCCGTTTTCCAAAACCACCATGTCCCCCCGTTCCCATCTGTTCGATATTGAGCTGGTCTACCTTGTGGGATCTTTAGGAGATTGGCGATAGTCGCCCGATCTTTTGGTGGTTCCCGAGCTTCAACCTCTCCTTTAATTGGAATGAGAGATGACATTCTCACCCCATGGAAAAACTGATACAGTTTTTCCAAACTTCCGGACATTCACATTCTTCTATTTTGTATTCGTGGGTATCCGGTGCAAAATCCGCTTTATACCAAGCGATGATTTGTGGAAAAGCCCATGCTCCGGGTTCAATGCTCTCCACTACAAGGTGGGTGTAATACCCACTTTCGAAAAAGATATCGTTGGCTTTGAGGGCTGATTCTCTTGCTTTTTCTTCGGTGAGCTCATAGCCCCAACATCTTGTGGCTAGGGGTAGTTTGTCACGAATCGCGGTCAGGGCATAGATCATCCCTCTATTACGTGCCGGGTAGGGTGAGACATGCCCAGAAAAAGCACCGGACCCTACCTCGGACCCCCCGCATGGCTCTCGCAGTCGGCTGAGAAATCCCTAGAACTTTCATACACCTACCCCACAAAAGCTGCTTTTGTGGGTGCGTGTATGTCTAGTCTACTCCTCACATTTGATCCCATTCGTGCAGCGGAGATAGCTTCTAATGCAGTGGTGGAGACTGGCTGGGGGAGAGCCTGTTATCACAACAATGCGGGGGGATGGAAAATCACATCCTCCTATGCCAAAGCATACAAAAAGGAGCATAACGTCGACCCTCCTTGGTGGAAAGCCCGGGGGAATGTAGATAGCGGGGATCCCGATTGGTGCTTCTATCGAACTTTCCCAACCCTAAATGACTTTTTCCTGGAGTGGGTTGATAGATTCATCCCCCGACCACGAACTGTTGACTCCTCCCACCGATATAAAACAACGGGGGAAGTTTTCTGGTCCCAAGATCCCTATGGGAATCATCATTGGTTTGGAGAGCTCATCTTAGCCGGGTACAAAGGTAGTGTGCGAACTAGAGAGCTCATTGCTCTTCGTGCAAAAGGTGACCCGGATAGAATTCACAAGTCTGTGTCCGGGCATTTGTATTTGGTGCAAGAAGTGCTTGAAATTTGGGCACAGCTAAAACTTGGGTTGGATCCCGATGGTGCCTGGGGTCCAAAGTCTCAGGCCAAATGCAAATCGTTCCAGGCCACAAAAGGACTCCCCCCTACCGGAATCCTTGATGAAGCTACTTTGAGATTTATAGGTCAAATTCTCTAACCGTAAGTCCATGGTGCTCCGTAACACCCGGCATGACCTATAGTCCTTATCTACAGCATCTTCTGTCTAAGCGGGATTCTGTGGCCAACGACACAAAAGTTTCGTTGGCGATTCTGAGTCTGGCGGAAAAGCTTACGGTGAAATTCATTCCGCAGGTAGCTACTTCTGAAGACATCGCGAGGGCTGTGGGGATTTTTGAGTCCATTGCTAGACTCGGACCTCTTGTGGATCGAGAGATTGCGGAGTGTGTTAGTCGAGAAGCTCCGAGTGCCTTTACTGGTTTGGTTAACGAAGTTGCGGAGATGGTTCGGCAAGGTTTGCCCGAAGGCTACAGACCAAATTTCTCATCTCAATTGACTGTAAAAGTCAAAGAGGTGGTCAACTTCAAGGATGGACCTAACCTCACTGGGGACTATTTTGCGGCTATTTTTAACGTTCCACATATCCATTGGCTTGGGGAGGCCACAACATTTCATTTTCTCTATGTCCCGGAAATAGGGACGGTTCTTCTAGATGGGTTTGATACGTGCACCAAGGTATCAACCGCGACGGATGCATTTCAGAGAATCAATCGATTGATGCGTGGCTCCCTTCTTGAGACGGCAAGCTCATGGACTTGATTCCCCCCATTCCTGATTCTCTTCGTAATGCTCATCGAATGTGGTGTGCTTATGAATATTCCTCTCAACGGGCAAAAGTAATCCTGGAGCAAATTGCCGCAGGTGGGGAGATGTTTCAAACAGAAGATTTCGTCACTATATCCCGAAAATGCGAAGGGATGGTTGAGGTGGCGAGCTCCTTCCGTCATGTTTTTGAGCTCGCAACGCAAGTCTTAGCACCCAAAATTTTGCGGGATCTAGTTGAGGGTGTGAAAAACCAACGAGTTGGTGGGTGCCTTTTTCTACAAGTCTCCTACGACCTTCTGCTGGATGAAGTGTGTTCCACAAATCCACGCATTGCCGGAGACGGCTACAAAGCTGTCCTTACATTTGACGTGGCAGGAGGTGGAATCGCTACCGTGGAATTGGTTGCTATTGTCGGAATGGGGGCCCTTTACGGCCAAAATCTAAACAATGTTTCAGGGGGTTTCGTTGTTGTGAAAACCCCTTCCGATGTTTTCAATCTCCCGGACGAGTAACCCACAAACCGTGAGGATGTCCGGCAGCTTTTAGAGCCAAAGCAGTTTTTGGTCCGGGAACCCCATCCGGATTTTCAATCCCAAGGAGTCTTTGGGTTGAGGCCCAAAACACCAGATCTTCTTTGGCATCGAGATTGAATCCTTTGTACCCAGCATTTAGCAGGGCGTTGAAAATGTGATCCCCGGGATCTCCCGGGCCACGATTGTTCGTTTGATTCCTGTGACCATAAATGCCAACCACATTTTTGGCATCAGAGTCCTTTTCAATTCTTGCTATCACACCTCGAACGGGAGACCCGGACCCTGTTATCGGAACCTGTCGCTGGATAGGGTGATTTCTTTTCGCAAGTTCCCTGGTGACGAAGTCAAGGAATTTGACCGTGGCATCAATTTGTCCTTGCCACACATCCCCGTTTTCGTCTTGAACCAACTCAATCCCGAGAGTGAATCCATTCACGTCTCCGGCGTGCCACGTATATTTTTCGATGGGGTCGTTGCTAACAACCACCGTGCCATCGGTATCAATTGTGTAGTCCCAAGACACGTCTCGTGACGTGTGGGCCTGATATGTGGCGTAGGTTTCCGCTCTTGTGCTTGATTTTACTCCAGGCTTTAACCCTCCGAGTTTTCCTTTTACAGTGTGGAGAACAATGGCCCGGATCCAGTTTTTTCTACGTGCCCCATCGGTTGCCTTGGGAACATTTGGGTCGTCCAACCAGGAAATAGTTTCAATGCCAGGGGTTGGGATTTTTTCACCACCGAGAATGATGGACATGGTGTATTACCTTTGACACTGAACCTCCAATACACGGAAAACCATGGCGCAAATTGAGAAATATCTAACCGGGTCACGACTAATCCAGAGGTACTTTCCGGATTTCCGTAAGCCGCTAGATGTGGATTGGATCGTTTTTGACCCGGAACATTGTGCGCCTACAGTCGTGGGTGTGGAGGAGTTTCACTATTTGCCGTGTTCCCCACATCGGGAAATGACACCGGATGAGGTTTACACCCTCAAGGTAAGCCATGCTATCTACGACATTTCCTGGAGTAAGGTTATGTCGGATATTCGGTTCCTACAACGTAAGGGGTGCAAACTTCTCCCGGGCTTCCTCCAAGAGCTTCGCAGCTTCTGGGAAGTGAAACACAAGGACAAAAAGCGCACGGATTTTCGTGTTTTGCCCAGGGATTTTTTCCGCGATAATATCAAGCGGAAAGTCCCCCATGATGAACTCCATGTGTGGCTCAACCCCTCTCCCAGCTATCTCAAAATCACGGAACCAGGATCGGTGCTTCCGGTCGAGAGCCTGTTCAATGGGCTGACGGATTCTGAGCAGATTGATGTGCTGTTGGAGGAAGCGTTGGTGATTTCACTTGAACGGTTCACCGATCAGTACGATCCAATGACATCATTCCACTATGCCCAGCGGGCATTGGTTACTCGTCTCCATCCGGTATGGCTTGCCGATCAAGTGATTCGTCGTTGGTCCGATTCATTCTGGACTCTCCCGCGTAAGAACCCACTCACAAACCGATTTCTGGAAATCTCACATCAACTCAAGGACATGCCATGATCGTACGGGAACAGATCCTCCAATGGGTCAAGGAAAATAACGCCAAGTGTATCGCCGAACTTCAATCTACTTCGGAACAGGATATCACGACGGTGCAGGATCAGTGTAATGGGGAAAATGGTACCTCATATCTGACGCTCCAATTCCATTTTCCAAACCAGCCGGATCTTCTGGTGACCCTTGAGGGGGACTATGACAGCTTCGATGGTACCTGCTGGAATGAAGCGTATGTTTCGGAGGCCGTCACGCATACCGAGACCAGATATCGTAAGGTCATTCTCGCCGAACCTTATGAGCACACGGAAATTCGCTACAAGAAGGCGGGCACCTAACCACATCCATTTTTGAGGAGAGTAACATGAGACGCGAAGACTTCATCAATCTAGTAAATTCTAACGCCTTCGATAAAGTAGCTAGATATCTCATCAGCCATTACGAAGGTGATATTGAAACGCCCGAAGAAGAGGCGGTTGCCGTGGATCGGGTTCACCGTCTGAATATGGGGGATGGCCGCCCTCTGTTTGAGACTTATGAGGTAACCTTCCCGGACGGTGGCCACACTCTTACGGTTACCTTGAGTGGAACGTACTCCAGCTACGATTCCCCATATTGGCACGAAGTTTATTTCTCGGAGTCCTATGTCCATTCCGAGACCAGATATCGTAAGGTAGCAAGCAAATAAGGAGCCCGAGATGAACCGTACTGAAATCGTTTCGATGATCGAAAATTCGGATTGTGAGAAGATTGCCTCTTACCAATACACCGAGGGTGTTGAAGTCGTAGAGGATGAAAACGACGGTGATGGTAGAGAATCCCGTCTCACACTCCGATTTACTCTCGACGATGGGGAGAAATTCTCGTTTCGCTGATCGGTTGGTATTCTAGCTACGGTGATGGTGGGTGGGAAAGGGCGTTCCTTTCAGAGCCTTACACCTACACTGTGACCGCTTACCGCCCCGTGTCGTGAACCTACGGACTACACCAGCAATTGATTGTGCCCAGCTTGTATCCTCAATTGCTGGTGTAGAGGTCCGTTACATAAACGGACCCAACGTTATTGTTTTTGGCCCCACCGAAAAACTCCAAGAAGTAAAGGAAATGTTCCTTGCTCACCCTGAATACCAAGGTCACGTATACCTTTATTTCATTGGTCCGGACCAACCGTATTCATGGAATTTGAGTCCCGTGGGTGGGGATTGGGAACTTATCCTTCTGGATGGGATGGTTCTCCCCATTAAGTAGGACCCCAGACCTTAACCTATAGCACTATGAATCTCCTTGAAGCACTCCAGAGGGCCTACGATCGATCCCTACCGCCTGACACAATGGTGGAAATTACCGACCGGACGGGGGTGTTCGCGGATGGGAAAGTAGGCAAGTTGGTTCATTTCGAAAGTGGTCTGGCCTTAATCATGGTGGGTAGCTGCCCCCAGCTTCTCCGAAGAACACAATTCAGAATCCTGCCACCAGTTTGCAATACACATCAGTAAGTTGTAGTATGAACGAAGCAGACCGCGATACGGTTACTAGGCTTGAGAGTGAAGTTGCTAGGCTTCGACTGGAAAGCTTCTACGCTGGAAATCCTGGTGTGCTTAGTCACTTGGATGTGGCCGCCCTCCAGGTAGCTCGTGAGCTGGAAGGTGAAACCCCGGTTGTCCTAACGGAAGAACAGCGGGCTTTGGCGCTTCGACGTATTCGTGAGCGTCTAGCAACCCGGGCTAGTGTTCCTTTGGCTCAGGTAGAGGAGACCAAATCGGAATTTTTGCGCAGGAAGCTTGCGGGCGTCGAGCGCGTGAACCGGACCCTTGGGATGCATTTCGGAGACCTGTGCCGAGAAGCAGGTATTCCCGTTCCGGAAAATCCAGAGGATTTCAAACCCGTTGAATTTCTCCGCCTTGTTCGTGGGGAAAAAGATACCTCCTACATACGGGAATGGGCCTGGGACTCAGAGCTACGTCGCTATTGTGATGAGATGAGGGATGGTTTGAAAGTAAACCTTTTTGGCCCCCTCTACGATTCTGATAATCATGATTGGACTATGACAGCCGTTGGGGGTGAGTCGGACTCACCCATGGTAAAGAATGTGGTTGCTCAGTCTCATCAACCCTCACCTACAGCTTGCATTCGCGCGGCCTATGCCGCGTACAACAAAATCAAACCTGTTCCATCAAAAGGATAAGTATGGCTCAAGAAAATGAAAATGTCGGATGCCTTCCCGCATTGGGGGGCTTCATCTACATGGTGTTTGTTTTCCCCCTCTGCAATTTCCTGCTTCGAGCTTGGGTTTTTACCAAAGCTTGGTCGTGGTTTGTAGGTCCACTCGGTGTTCGCTCAATTGGGGTTGCCCACGCTTCCGGTTTGATCATCCTGGCAGGATCCCTGGTTCCTTTTCGGGTGGATAAGGAAACGACGAAATGGGTTTTGGAAACCCTTGGGATCAAAAGAGAGCTCACATTCTGGGAGAGCCTTGTTTTTGCGACCTTTTGGGGATTCGGATCCACCTTGCTTTTTTATGCTTGCTCTTTTCTGGCTCATAGTTATCAATAGGGTCCTATGACCGATATGGATCCCGCTTCCGCCACCCGATTTGGTTTCGCTCTCGCGGAGTTCGCTCCGGGTCTATGCCCCTTGCGGGCTGCATACCTTCTTCAGTTCTACGGGGTCGTACGATTTGACGACCCCGTGTTGCCCGGGGATCCTTGGGATTCCGTGGGGACTGCGACGGGGGACACCTTCGCGCAGTGGGATCCTGAACTGAATGAGGTTCGGACCTACAACGGATTCAACCTATACTTGGTTTGATTTCCCACGGTCCAGTCGATATGGGGTTTGAGGTAAACTATGGGGTACGCAACTGATAGCGAGCTTCAAACCAATCGGAGAGAGGTTGACTCTTTTCGTAAAAACCATGCGGGTTACATTTTTGAGGTGTTCACTCGGAAGGGCACCTTTGTTTCCAAATCCTACACAATCCTCTGTGCTCGTGTCTGGAATCCCACCCAAAAGATTTTCGAGGTTCTGGACATCTGCAATGATCGGGCAAGTAGCTGGGAGGGCAATCCTAGCCCTTTCCCCGAGCTTCTTCCCGATGCCTCCGATGCTCTCCGTAAAGAGGTGGATGCTTTCCTGAATGGTGGACCAAATCTACCCCTGGAGCAAAATGACACCCCCCACATCTGTAAGGGGTGTCTGGTGTGGATCAAAAGCGGCCCTAACGCTGGGTACTTCGGGAAAGTGTTTTGGCTTAGTGGGAATCGGATGGGTCTTACTAAGTCATGCGAGAAGCATTCCGATGGCACGTACAAGGATGTTGTGTGGGCAGATCGTTCTGAAGTTGACTTTCTTCTTCCTAGTGTTCCCCGCGTAGGCAGTGTGGGGTTCAAGAGACTGTTTCAGTTCGCACCTTACATTTACAGTTGGACAAAAATCTGCGGGGGTACTTTTCATAGTCTATGGGACAAAACCATTGTTAACCCCACCCTTATTCCCCTCATGATTGCCTACGTTGAGGGTATTCCTTCTCGATACGGGTCCCTGATGGATCTTATGGAAAAGGTGGGGGGGGAAAAGATTCTGGCTAAAAACCTTCGGGATATTGGAGAGAAAGCTCATCTGTCTTATTTCACCCTCCCTGATTTCTCGGCCACAATTCAAGGCATGATTGACATCACTTTCCCTGATGATAGGGTAACCGCACCATGATCCCACACCCCGAGTACCCAAAACTTGTTCAACACCTTCACCACAAGGAAGACCTGACCGATACCTATCAACCGTGGAGATATACCGATATTCGACCTGGGAATACATTCGGGGTGGCCTCTCTTTTTGAGTTTGCGTATATGGGTCGCGCCGAATATGAGCGGGGGGCAATTCCTACCGCCCGGGAGGCTCTTACACGGATCATGGACTCTTCCTGTTGGCCAGACCCCGTCGAGTTGAAATGCGGTGACTTCTCGTGCTGGTTTGTAGGCCCTCCCACAGCCCGGCCAATCGCTCAGGTGTTTTTCGAAACGGAACTAGGTGACACCAAAGCCCCTTATACCAAGGAATACACGGACCTTAGAGAGTCCTACGTGAACCCTAAGTACCAATCCCCGGACGGGTGGTGGGTCCTACTTCCTCTCCCGGGTTTCGGTATTTTCAAAACCCGGGAGGGTGCCGATCTTTTTCAGAAAGCAATTCGGGAAGCCAAATAGGTTGGTTTATCCCTAGCGCAATCGATATAAGGCTGAGAGGTAACGGCCTATGGAGATCACTCGTTCGCTGGGTTCCAACATGGTGGTGGTTCTTCGCCATTCTCCCTATCCTCATACCAGTCTTCTGCTGGACTACCCCCGCACCCACAAGCATGGCTACTTTGCGTGTCGCGCCATGACTCGGGAGCTTCAGCACCGTGCGGCCAGATTCCTTGGGCGCGAGGAAGTCAGCACCCTTTTCCCCGAGAATCGGACGTACCAGGATGGATACGATCGTTTCCGTTGGGAGTTCTGGGGGACCGAGGAGCTCAATCTCGAAGCCCTGTGGACTGCCCTGGATACGGACGAGAAGGGTCCTGGGGGTTTCCTTCGTCTCTTCAACGCCTGTCTTGATATCTGAAGGGTTGGGCCACATGACCAGTGAGACCGTAGACCATGACATGATGAACTCGATTGCCGATGAAAAGGCAATGGATGCCATGAGCCATATGGAGGAATCCGGTTATTCGGATGAGGCGGAGAGTGCTATGGAGCTCTCGCTTCGCTTGGATGCCCTACAACGCTTGGAGGATACCCTAGATTCCCTTCCCGAGGACGTGGTGTCTCTCTCATGGCATCTTGATCCCGACGGTGTTACAACGTCTGTAACAGCCGTGGTTCGGGTGGGCGAATGTTCCTGGAACTACCCTGGAGGGGCTGAGATGTTGGTTCCGGTTCCTTTCGCCGTCCAGGCTTTGAAACAATCGACTTCTCGTGTGGTAGCGGATGGGTTGCCTCTCGGGGATCACATCACCGTGTGTCGCTAGTTAAATGGCCCGTGATTTCCGAAAGGAGTCACGGGCCATTTAGCTCTTTCTTGACCTCAAAATTCGTAACACATCCTGGTCAAACCAACGAAAGGTGACCTATAATGACTAACCTTGCAAAGCTCAAAGAAATTGAAAATGAAATCGAAACCTTGACTGATCAGGAGTCCAAAATTCGGATTCGGGTTCAGGCGCTTCGATCCGAGCACATGGCTTTGGTTTCGAGATTGATTGAGGAATCGCAAAAGCGAACAATTTTGGCCGCCAAAGAAATACTTGCGGAACCCCCCGGAGCAAACCGGGCCGAAAAAGCTCGCGGGAAAATTTTTGATCTCATTCTTGATATCCTGGAGGGTCAGGAGAACGGTTTGTCTTTGGGGCAGATTGTTGAGAGAATGGCCGGGGTCACGGGCCCTAACAGTTCGGATATCATTGAGGATATCAAAAACATTCTTGGTCAAATGTCCAGGGTCAATCTAATTCAGATTAAGTCTAATGATGGGCTTCATTTCAGGTACTACAAAGCCCAAGGCCATCGCCCATCTGCCGAAGCAGCCGCGAGTCCACAAACGGATAACCCAAAACCTGCCCCCCAAACCGAAAGAACCTCCATCGGTCAGGTGTTGGCTACCATTTCCAGGATCTTCCGATCCGGAACCTATCGGGTGAAGCCCGATGATCTATTCCCCGCGTTAATCCTACCGTCCCACAGAACCGTGATTCTTGGGTCTCTGGTGGGTCAAGGGTTCCTTCGTCCCGATCCATCGAATCAAACTTACACAATCCTCAAGGACCCACACCCCGTACCTTCGGAGGACCCACCTTCCGCGGCCGACGTTAAGTCAATCTCCGATCGTCTAAGTGAGCTTCGTCAGAAAGCTTCCGATTTGTACCGTAAAGGTGCTCGGATTGTGTCTCGTTCGGAGCTTGCCGAACCCCTTGCTTCTGGCGTTGTATTTAACGTTCTTATAGGTCAGGGGATTCTTGACTTTAACCCACACACTGGAAAATATGAGATTCTTAAAGACCCGTTGGCGGAATCGGCAATTACTCCGGGTGAAGTGAAGCAAGCGTATCTAAACGGAATCTCCAAAATGTATCGGTTGGGGAAGACTACTATATACAAGGGTGAGGACATTGCCGCATTTCACCCCAGTGGGTCGGCAAAATATCCTCTTGTGCTACACGAGATCCTTGGTGATCTTATTCAGAATGGTTCTCTCCTGGCTCTAGGGTCCGAGTATCGCATCTTGAAGGATCCTCTGGCACCAGAGGTGGCAACAGCCTCGCCGTCAGGTCCGGCCGTGGCATCAAAAACGGGTAGGCTCAACCCCAGCAGTCACGGGGACTACCCCCCGGGAGTTCAATCTCATACAAGGGATCTGCTGGATAATCTTCGAAAGGACGCTACGAAAACTTACGCGGTGGATGACGTTGTGTCCTGGCTGCAGTCTCGTGGGGTTTCCTCCCGGGATATTCGTACCCTTGCTAGCCATAATCTAGCTTCTCTCGTCGATTTTGGGTGCTTAACCCGCGTCAGTCCGGGTAAATACCGCGTGTGCAACTATCGGGGGTACTTCACCCCATCGCACTAGGAGAAATTATATGACAACAGAGGGTAGAACAGAGGAATCAAGGTCTCTTCGTACAAAGGCAGGTATTCTTATGCAACTGGCTCAGGTTGCTGAAAACTTGGCCCACACCCAGGATCAACTTAGCGCCCTAGAGGAACAGCAAGCCTCGTTGCTCCGCTCCTTGGGTGCGGAGGAAACTGTAGTGACCGTGACAACTGCTCCTGTGGGTTCGGAAACTGTTTCCAAGCCAACACTGCCTACAGTTTCGGCGCAGCGTCCGGCTCTCAGAGGGTTTACTACCCCCACCCCTACAGGGGAGAAGGCGATGCGAACCATTCTCCTTGAGTTCATGGCTCATGGGCGTCGCGTCTCGATTCATGAGATGGTGTCTTACTTTCAGCAGCATAGCCTTTTTTCGGCTATCCCGCACCTTAACCTCCAGACCCGGGTCAGCTTTCTGTTGACCAAGATGGTCAAAGCCGGTTTGGTTTTTCGCGTGGCCCCTGGTGTTTACCGCTGCGCGGGTGTTGATAAACGGTCGTTGAGTTCGAACACAACCAACCTTCTGACTTGGGTTCGTTCGGTTGGGGGTCCTGTCACTCGAACCGACATCGTAGAGTGGCTTCGCAAGAATCTACCGGAAGGTAGAACGGGCCCCAGTCAGATGGCAACAAACTTTTGCACCACACTAATGAGGCGAGGGGAATTGCGCCGCACCGAACGTGGGCGCTACGTTGCTACTCAGGTTGCCAGCGCCTGAAAACGCTAGGTGATGCTATTCACCTTCCCCTAAAATGACATAACAAGTATCAGGTGTGACTATGCCTGATCGCTCCCCCGCCGATATCCTTCTCTTCCTCACAACCCACAGCACCCCGGAATACTACGAGTATCCCGTTCGAAGGGAAGGTAAATCTACCCCCCGGGAGCGGATGGAATCTCTCCTCCTCGCTTGCTCCGGAACAACCCGCTATAAGTGCCCCACGAAGGAGTTGGAGGAGTTTCTTGGGTCCCCCATTAGTTTCGAAAAGCACCTTCGTCCTCTTATGGAGATGGGGGCTCTTTTCTTTGAGGATATTGACGAACCGGGTGGTTTCTATGATTCTCCCGCCTACCGTAAAGCTTTTGACCACTCAAACGGTCGGGTGAAAGATTACAGTACGGGTGTTTCCTGGGTGGCTTTCCACTACAAAGAAAACAACTTCCTTCCTCACTATGATAGGCTGTGCCAAGCCGCCAAGACACTTGGCATTTCCGAGGCTCTCCAGCCCAAGAAGCGCAAACCAAAATCGACTAAAAAGTCGTAAGCTAAGAGTGGAAAAAATTCTTCGGCTTGGGGTGCTAGACACCCCATCTTCGGATCTGGAGACCTTTGCTTCGGATATTCTTTTTCGGCATTTGGTTTCCATCACGGATTTCATCGAAATTCAAAGAACATATAATTCTCGCAAGATGCGGGAGGAGTACGAGGCTTTCCTTAGAAGCCAGACTACGGATGCCTTTGCCTACACTCTGGCTTTTAGCGCGGAAGAAGCACTAATGGATCTGGAGAGGAAGCTGAAGGAGCGAGATTCCGCTGATTTTGAACGCTTCTCCATACCCGAAGAAAAAGTCGGTTCTATTGTAGCCACCATTCTCGGAAGTGGGGCTACAATTCTGGCACCTGAAAATAAGCCGCTTGAGGCTATCCTAGCTTGTCTTCGGAAAGGACGGGTTGCGTTGTTTGAGGCTTTCTGGAAAATAAAAGGTATGGAAATGACAGGTCGTGGTGGTGCCCCAATTGTGGCGCTTATGACCCTTTCCCCTTCTGGAAAGTTTACCTCGGAGAGTCACATCACCATAGAAACCAACGACATTCTTGCAGCGAGCGAGGAGCTCCGTCGTTTGGGTCTGGCACTTCATCCTATTTATAGTTGATTTTTCAACCCCTCAACCGATATTGGTACAGAGGCACACATGGGTAAAGAAACACACACCAACTGTCTTTGTGTCGAGTTCGAGGGTGGGCACGTCCAGGTGGATCGGGACCTTCCAGTATTGATCTGGTATGGGGATCCAAATAACGGACTCTCCGAGTTTGAAGGTTTCACTCAGCATGTCCCTCTCTGTCAATCCGCGATTGACATCTATAAGGGTCGCAAAGTGTGGCTCTACCAGCCCTCTGTCGACTCCTGGGTTCGTGTTCTCCGCATCTACTGAAGGATAATCCCATGAATGTATATTCCTTGCTAACTGGATCCCCCAACCCCAACGAGTGTTGGGACCCGAAATATCTGGACAAAGAAGATCAGATGGGACTTCGGTCGGCCTATACCGATCTCCAGGAAGCTGGGTTGGTCCCACCCCCCACTGACCCTAATGATCGTCTGGGTCGTCGGTTCGTTTGTCTTTCATGTGGGGGCTCTGGGGCAATGATGGATCGATATGGGGAGCGTCCTTGTTTCGATTGCCAGGGTCACTCCAGCGAGGACATTCTTCTCCCTACTTCTCTAAGGATGCTATCCATTTGGGCCTCGCTAGGAGTGGACAACATTCTGGAGGTGGAACGACAGGCAAAGTCTTTCCTGGCTTGGGCCGAAGCGGAAGGATTGTGGTCTTCAGCCGAGGGCGAAAGAAAGCTTTTCAGCCGCGAGGTTTATGGTCCCCCCACGGTCACATGGCGGGTGTCAAACATGGTTCGGGTTGTCGACCCCCTCCCGACTGGACCGATCGAAGATGTTGTGGCGTTTCTATCCCAGCGGGATCAAGTGTGCCACAATCAACTTCTGGGTTCAATCCCCTGTCGTGTAGATGGGACCCACGGGGATACCGTAATTCCTCAGCTTCGTGATATCTGGAATATTGGGGTGATTCCCGCACGCCTGGATAGGTTGGGCCTCCACATCTGGATCCCTAAATGAACTTGGTTTTCTGACCCGCCATGCGATACAGGAGAGGATGGCATGGAACTGCTGACCGGCAAATACAACGTTAAGGCAAGTTTTGAGCTTGCCGATCGGGTTGAGTCTATCGGGCACGGCATTGAGAGATATCTGGATAAAGCGGAACTCTCCCCTGAAGATGACGAGTGGATTCGAACCACAATCGAAGGGATTGCTGATGCCCTACGGGAATCCGTTAGACGCGGTCAGATGGCTGACCGTGAAATAGAAGTGCCGGAATCTCTCTACAAAAATGCTTGGGATGACAACGAGAGAAGCAAAATCATCGAAGCATATCGGTTAAATTACCGGGACTATAACCCTTGGATTCTCTACCAAGCCATGTTTCTCAGAGATTGTCACAGGTTGGTTGCTCGTTCCGCATTTATGTCAACCCCGTCTGTTCTTCAAGCTCGTAGGCAAATTGCGGCTTTTGCAGTTGTTCTCTCAAACCTTCTTGGGGGCACTTCGTTCCCCATTCGGAGTCATCATGATCATTCTCCACGCTAGCGATTTCCATGGTCGATACAAGACCAATAGTCGTTCCCTGGGCTACGACGCTTTTCCGGACGTAACTCCGGATCTGTGGATCCTCTCGGGGGATATGTTCCCCAACAAAACCCGTGGTAAAGAGGCCGAGGAGGTCCCTTATCAGGCTCGGTGGTTTCGTCATAAGGCGGACAGCATCATTTCCCGCCTTCGTGGGGCCCCTGTCGTTTGTGTTGGGGGTAACCACGATTACATCAACATGGCGCTCCGTCTTCGTGCCATGGGGGTAGAGGCATATGAGGTAACGCCTCAGGGGGTGACCGTAAAGGGTATCCGTTTTGCGGGATTCCGCGAGATCCCCTACATCGCCGGAGAGTGGAACGGAGAGGCCGATCGTGGGACTCTTCAGGCTCAGGTGTTTGACACTTTCGAGCAGGGCAACCCCGACATTCTCGTTACCCATGCCCCTCCCCAGGGGATCCTCGATGGTACGGGGTTTGATGAGGACCATGTGGGGATTGAGCCCCTGACAACGGCTCTCATGTACAGGGACCATAAGGTGAAGGTCCACTGCTTCGGTCACGTCCATGAGCAGGGTGGTCGTTCCGCAGAGCAGAACGGGATTCGGTTCTACAATAGCGCCGAGACGGTCACCCGAATCGATTTCTGATTTTTCCTACCCGTCCTCACTAGATATAAAGTTGAGGGAATCATGACTAAGTACACGTGGAGTCGGTTGGACTATTCGTGGTCGGCGGATGGTCGCCCGATGTGTGGCGAGGAAATCGCCGCGGTCGAAGGCACACGGGAAGTTTGGTCCATCACCCATCACAACGGGGAAGTTACCGAATTTGCGGCGGTTCTCACTCGTCACGGTTGGGTCAGCGAGGATCATCTCCTATGTCAAAAGGATGATCCCACCTATACCCCCCCGACATCTGAAACCAGTTTGCTGGCAATTCAGAGCAATCTCCGTTCCCTCTGTCGCCTTGGTTCGAGTGTGGAGGGGATTCGAGGCCCCAATGGATCGGAAGATTTCCTGGCCATTCGATTCTCTTCCCCCGGCCGCACGCCCACCGTATGTCCCTTTGTTGTGGTAGCCGATGAGGTCTGGCACAAGGCGGCCCCTCATTTGCGCCACCGCGCTTATGGACAGTTCGATTACAATACATTCGGTGCCGGTGTCCTTCGTCACGTTGGGAACGAGGAGGTGTCGGAAGCCTTCGAGGATAAGATGGCGAGCGCTGCTCTCCGGGCCGATCTTGCCATCCTCCGCTACTTTGGGATGCACTTCCCTCTCTCCCGAGTCCTGTGGGTCATGGCGGCTGTCGAAACCGAATTTACGGTTGAGGTCAGTGTCAACCATGGCCCGTGGCGGATGGTTGACGGGAAAGGTAAGCTTCTAGAGGTAGAGGAGTCAGTTTGGCATAGTGATACGTAAAGTAACTATGCCAAACTGGTGCGAAAACGATCTCTACATCATCGGACCCAATCGCGATCTCATTGTGGAATCAGTGAAAACTCAAGGGCTTGAGGAGCTTGATCCCCAAGCCAGAGTTTTCGATTTCCAATCCATCATTCCCAGGCCCAAAATTCTGGACCAGACTATCTCGGGTAGCCAAACCAAAGATAGTCTCTTCGCGGGCAAACAAGCGATGGAGGAAACCGGATATTCTGACTGGTACGAATGGAATTGCGCTAAATGGGGCACTAAATGGAATGCTTGTGACGGCGTTGTCCATAACTCACCAAAACGGCTCAAATATTCGTTCAGCACCGCATGGGGCCCGCCGACTCCGGTGATTGTTGAGCTGAGTCGGAAATTCCCCCTCAATAAAATGAAACATTGTTTTTTTGAGTGTGGAATGGCTCATCAAGGTAGACGAATCTACCTAGCCGGAGAGCTTCTGGAAACCTGGGATGGTGAATACCACGGTTCCAGGGGCGGTTGATTCCACGTCGAAACCAGTTGAATTTGAATTTTCCCATTCGATATAGAATTGTGCGATCGAAAAGGCGAAAGCAAACGTAATTGCTTTCGCCTTTCGGTCTCGTACAACACACACCGAGGTTTCCTATGGGCATTCAAATGTTTTCCGAGATGGTTGAAGAGAACGGCATGACGGTTCGGGAGAACAACCTTGCGAAGCGCCACAAGTATCCGCTTGGTGCGCGAGTCAAGGTGGACGTGCGCGTAGAGGGGTCTTCGGACGAGAATCGTCTCAACCGGGATTCCTGTTCCGTCACTCTCACGCTCTATGTGGTAGAGCACACGCGGGACTGTGACGGTACTCCGATGTACACCTATGGGACTCAACCGTTCCCACCGGCCAAGGGTCCGGATGATGTTTTCGCTCCCACCTACTTCGGCCGTGAGCCTACCTACTACCGGAACTACAGTGAGGGTTACCATGATGAGGTGGTGGTGGAGACCGGGGGGAAATTGTGGTCCAATCATCGGGCCTATTGGATTGAGCAACTCAACTCGTGCCGTTAAGGTGCCATATGAACACTGACTATTCGGATATCACTTCCCGTCTGGGTGCCCCCTTGTGGTGGGATTACAATGCGGTCCCTCGCTACGAAAAGTTCCATCCGACTCATTGCGGAGTCTATTTCAAACAGGTGATGCTGCTTCGGGTGGGGTGCCAGGGGTGCCAGAGCCAGTTCAAAATGGCGGTTGAGATCGGAAGACAAACGATCGACACGTCCGGTTCACCTAAAGACATTGAAAATTGGTTCTGTGGTGTTGACCCTCCCCGACATGGATCCCACGGGAATCCGGAATGTGTGGGGACTTCAATGACAATTGAACCTCTGGAGGTTCTGGAGTTCTGGGAGTCCTACGATGGTGTGGAAGAAATGTACCGTAGAGTTCCACAGATGGAGGGTTTAGTCGACCCATAACCTGGATAGATCAGCAAGCAATGAACATCTGTAAGGTCTGCCAGAGACAAACAATAGACACAAAACCCCTTGATCTTGCCATGGTGGGGAGGGATGATCTCCCGAAGTTCCATTCTTTCTCCGCCAGGGTTTTGAGCAAAGGAACACCAGTGTGTGACTCCTGTCTTATGGACTTCCGCAGGTGCGACATGCAACATGATGATTAGGTGACAATATGGGTTGCGAGGGTGGATTGGCATGGGTTCGGATCAAGGGTAGATTCCACCAAGAAGTTCTGGGGAATGCATTCAGGCTGAATGCTCTTTTGGAGCCATGGATGCCGTGGCTTACACAAAAAGGTCCATCGTCCTACGAACATCTTAACCATATGTTCGTGGAATCCAGGTGGGAAACAATGCGGGATTGCTTGTCCGGTGCCTACGGCTCTGGATGCGGCGATTCTCCTACCTTTTATGATTTCCCCAATTGGTTAGATTATGTAGACGGTGTTCTCGTAAATATGGGACTAAGCATGGAATCCACATGGGATGATTTTCTTTTGGAAATGGATACCAGACCCATGTGGGATGTAGTCCCAGACGCGCGAATCTCCAACGCAAAACTAAAGGAATGGATTGAGCTCCTTCGGGAAAGCTCCAGCTCCTTTCGGCTTCGGTGTGTTGATGGGTGGTTGAGAGAAATTCGTGGCCTCATTGTCGAATGTGACTACCACGAAACTTGGACTTGAATTCTTTTTTCCCCAACCGATATTAAGTCAGAAGCTAGGAGACACATCATGAGCACGAATTTCTATTGGATCGTCAAGCCCGTCACCGTGATTCTTCCTACGGGTCCCGTCACTCTCCAGCTCCAAGATGATGATCCCCGGATTCACATCGGAAAGATGTCATCGGTATCCAGGAATGGTTTCGTGATGACCTGGGCCCAGGATTCCAATGCGGTTCGTCTAGCCTGCAGCCGAAATGCCGATACCGTCATTATCGTGGATGACAATTCCAAAGAGATGACCGGGGGGGAATTCCTTTCCCTTCTCGATTCGGTGCGGGAAAATAAGATGGAGTGGGTTGGTTTCCGGTTCTGCTAATCGATATAGTAGTGAGAGGTTTCGCATGAACATCAATCAGCTTCGCGCGGCCACCCGTATTCTCCTCAAGGCTAGTGCAACGGTTCCCCCGACGGCTCTGGACTACCTTACGGTGGGTTCCGATCAGTGGGCAGAACTGTCTCGGGTTCTGCCCGCCGAGACGACGGATCTCCGAGAGTGTGTTCGGTGGTCGGCTTCCGCCAACACCCTGGAGGATCAGGGTCGCATCATGGAGGCCAAGACCGATCTGGAGCACGCCCTGACCTATGCCCGGAAGATCGCCGAGGCTAACGATGTGGATTACTACTACTACGAGTGTCTCGTTGCCCGGGTCTGGTGATCGTGGAAGACCTTAAAGATCCCCAAAAGATGTCCATGGCGGAGATTGCGTCCGAAATTTCGGCGCGACTCAAAAACCTTGAACGTCTAAACCTCACCATCAATGGTCGTGCTCGCTATTATCATGCCAGCGCATCGGTGGCTGGACCAAGGGTTTATGTTCAGCATATCTCCTATCAGGGGGGTGTGACTCTTTCCCGGGCGCAGGCGGTTTGCTATCTCTCCCTTCTTCGGGAGGGTGAGACCCCATCTTTCAGTCACCCTCGGATTCTATCCATCCGCCAGTCGAAAGACCGTGCCCGCAGGCAAAGGAAGAAGGATCGGGAAGAGAAGGAACTGGCTTCCCGACGGGAGACATATGAGGAGGATGTCATCTGCGCCGTTCACATTCCTGCGCAAGTGGTTTATGTGGTGGGGCGAGAAACATCGGGTGACGGCAAAGGTCCTAACGTTCGATCCATTCAACGCGAGGCAGCGAACCTTGTGACTTTCGGGCCCATCCTGAGAGTTCAACCAAATGATGTCCCTGAGGAAGACCTGGATAAGATTCCTGGTGTGCCCTATGGGTACGACTTCAAGGACCAGAGCTTGGTGGATGCCCCCATCAAAAATTGGCCTCGGAAGTAGGTTTTCGTCCGTCTCAATCGATATAGAGCTGAAGGGAAACGGTGAACGTCATGGAGCCTCTCTGTCATACTCTTGATCTCACTACTCGCGCCACTTGTCGCCTTCGGGCGGCCCCCCCGGTCGGGTTCCCCCGTCTCTACGGGGGGGGTCTCGTTCCGGTTCGGCTCTGCAAGAACATGGGGGGCTCGGCCCCCCTCCCCACTCCGGCCCACGTTCGTGGGATCCCCGTGAGCCACCTCCGGACTCACTACACGAACCTCCTGTGCCCCATGGGTGTTGTGCGGGACGAGTGGACCCTGGATGACGAGGTACGGTTCGAGGCTACTGGTGGTTTCGACCCCTTCGAGGACTGAAAGGAAAAAACCCATGAAGCTTCTGGACTTCCTCCAGCAAACCAAGATGACGGGCTCCCATACGATCGGCCGCTTTTCGGTCGCCCAAGGATTTGTGGCCATCAACGGGAAAGCCGTTGGTCTTCCCGATCTTGCCCGTGACGGTGCGGAGCTCAAGGTCGGGGATGTTGTCACGTTTGGTCACAAAACCCTCAGCGTTACCGCCACGAAGGAGTGACAACATGAGCAATCTGACGGACATCGGTGACCGCATTCGGAAGGGTGAGTTTCACCCGGCCGTGTTTGATGGTAAGACTGTTCCGGAGAAGTGCCTTGCGGCTACAGCGGCTTTCCGTTTTGCTGTGGAGCAGGAGTTTGCGGACACAACCTGGAGTGATTCCACCCTGGATGCTCTGTGGGAGGTGGCGTCTCACGGGGCCAATGGTGTGTCCATGGAGGAATTCGCCTCGTTCTACGAGAAGTGCGTCAACCTCGTTGCTCTCGGGTTTAACGAGGGTGAGCGCCGTCACGCGGATCTCACCCGCTAGCACCATGACCAGAATGGGTTGAATCAGTTTCTCCGTAACGAATTGTCGAACCAGAGTTGGCTTTCTGGTCGTAAGTAAAATTGTGGGTTGATGGTCAACCCGGTTGAGGAAACCCTACAGCACGTTCCCGGCACAGCGTCCGGTATGCGAAGATGAGGCTTGTATGGTGATATTGGTTCGTCGATAAGGGGCCGCCGCCCCCTTCAACAACCGGCAAGTCTCGGGGAGGTCGTCTAAGAGAAGAAGACGCAAGGGTGAAAACCTTGAAATGGTGGTTCAAATCCATCCTTTCCCACCAATGCTTCCGGTTTCTAGTTCGGGGAAACCTGAACTCCACAAGGGCAGCGGAAGCTGTGTGGTTCGGAAGCAAGGGGTAGTTCGGTCCCTTCGGAAACTACCCATTAGGGAACCCAAGCCCTTCACCGGGCAAACTCTTCCGGGAGTTGGACAGAATGTCTAAGGGTCACCCAGGTATGTGAAGGTATGGTGGTGGGTACCACCGTTCAAAAGCAGGGGTTCAAATCCCCACCTTCACAACCCCCGCGGCCTACGGGACCGACGTAATTGGAATCGTATGTTCAATTAGGTTAGGTAATAGGCTTATGCCTCGGTCGTCTAAGCGTAAGATCCTGTGGCGAACGGTTGGGGTCGCTCCCCGAAGTAAGCCCCCTAATTGATCACTAGGGAAGATCAGGGAAAGCCGGTGCAACTCCGGCCCGAGGAATCATTGGTGCGTAAGTCTCAATGGTAGAGCTTCCGGTCCCCCTTTTATGGGGTTAACTAGAGGTAGTTGGTTCGAATCCGGCCGCATCAGCTTTCATGGCCACGTAGCCCAATTGGCAGCAGGCAAGAGCCTCAAACCCTCTAAAGTGTCGGTTCAAATCCGACCGTGGTCACCATCTCCTCTTTTCATGTGTTTTCTGATTGCGTTTCCGGAGACCCCCAATCTCCTACCCACATCCTCCACACTCATACTCCCCAACATTTCTGACAGGATTTCTTTGTCGGGCCAATCTATTTTCGTGGGTCTTTCCGATGCCGCACATTTCCGACACATGAAACGAAGTGTGGAGACCTTGTCTCCACATCGCTTGCAAATTGAGTCGGATTTTTCCACCTTCAATATGTTGCGGCCAGCAAAAGTTGGAGTGCAGGAGTGGCAGTTGGGACACAGGAGTCGTAAATTCTCCCGTCGGTGGTCATTATTGACACCGTTGATGTGATCCAACTGTAGGGTAATTGGTCGTCCAAGCCACGAAGAGATGCCACATATGGCGCACTCATAAGTCAAGATCCCCTCACGGACCATCCTTGATTTCAAAGAGCTGGTGCTTCCGTAGGTACTATTCTCCAACATAATTTCCGTAAGTGGGGTCTTCTTTGTCCATTTGTGGCTTTTACCTCGTAGGTGTGACTGGCCCAACCAGTGATCAGTATTCAAACCCATCCGTGCCACCGTTCTGTGGACAGTTTTGTAGTTGGATCCTGTAACCTGCAAACCAATTGCTCTGAGTGTCTCGGCAACTGAGATGGACTCTTTCACTGCTTTGATGAAGTCTTCATCTTTCCAACGTCTTCTACCCATAGCCATCAAATGGCAAAGTTAAATTAGTGGGTTCTAGCAAATATCGGTTGGTTCCACCCGTCACCAACCGATATAGAGACGATCCAATACCACTTCTCCTATCACAACACAGCTCGGAAGGATCCAATGAAACTTCCTCCGATCTGATAAATCAACCTGAGTTCAGTGGGGTAACCTACTCGGGCGGCATGAAAAGCCGCCGCCCCCTCGGTGTGGGGGATACCGGCACCGGACCTTTCCTCAGGTCATCGTTTATTTCAAGGCCACCAACGAGCCCGCAGGTTGGTGGAGATTAGCGAGGAACTGCGGGCGTTCCTTTTTCTTCCCTCGCTACCCAGAGAAACGCCAATGACCATCACGGTTCAGATTCAAGGTAAGACCATTGATTCGATGGAAGTAGCCGATGGGGCAACCATCGCCGAGATTGTGGATCAGGTTCGCCGCAAATACGGGCCGGGTCGCGTCGTGCTCGGTCGTCATAACAGCATCGCCAACGTTACTCGTCGATAACGGGGGTTCACATGAGCATTTCGTTTCGTATGACTCTTCCTCCCGGTGTCCCCGATCCCCAGGAGAGGGTGTCTAGCTTCGCTCCTCGGTCGGGGAATATCTTGACCGCCGTGGAGGAGGTAGGGTTTCTCAGCCTGGATCGAATTCCCTCCCCCGTTCAAGCCCAGTGCGCCCTTGCCGCGCTGATTGCTGAAATCGATAAGGGGGAGGATGGTGTGTTCACGGCTGATTGGTGGCTCAAAACGGACAAAATGTGGTCCAACAGTCGAGAGTTCGGGATCTTCTGCAATGAGTGGGGTCCCCACATGCCCGTGCTTTCGAGAAGCTTTCCCGGCATGACTATCGAGCTCTGGTACGCTCGGACTCGTCGGGAGAAGCTCCGTGAGGATGCTTTCCGGTGGTTCTCGTACTATCGGATGGGGATCACTTTCGAGTGGTCCTACTAACTTTCTGGGACTCAAACGTCGCTTGACGGCGTAAGAAACGCCCGAAGCCCCTATCGTCTACGGGTTAGGATCCGAGCCTTTCAATCTCGGTAAGTGGGTTCGAGTCCCACTAGGGGCGCCAGCAATCTGTAGCTTATGAGTCATGACGTAGGAAACTACGTTAGGTGACTCTCTCCGAAACCCCGCGGGGTGGACACCCGGGAAGGTTCATCCCGCGTAGGACGGAAAGAAAGCAGACCCCATTAGGGTTAGGTAGTAGGGTGAAAGTCCCTACCAGATTGCGGTTAATTGTAGTTTGTCTTTCGCTCTTTCACCCTATACAGAGATGAAAGGTTCCGGGTGTCTAAATGACAAAACCCCTCATGTACAAGTGGAATCTCCGGTTCAACGACGGATCAACGGTCTACGTGACGACCAAAGAGCGTTTCTACCAGGGACGGGTCGTCGGTGTGACCGCCATTGCCCCCAATCTCCTATCGCAGGGTGCAGTTACGGGTCGGGTTTACACGAAGGTAGACCCTGAGGATGACTGTTACCACCATGATGCGATCATGGCCCTGTGCAAAAAGATCGGTTGGACACCGATGGTTCCGGAGCTCGACATGCTCCCTATGGACTACATCCCATGACGGCTGGAAAACTCTAGCCTATTCTCCCTGGTTGATTTCTTTGTCCTTCTTTCTTTTCTGTGCGTAATACAATGGAGCTTTCCGGCCGTCATTGAAGGCGGTTCGGTCGCGGGCCGACTCACGGGCGTTACCTGTCCCTGTGTGATTCGGAGTCCATAAATCCGGTGATTCTCCCGGTTATGGTCCACTTAGAGAACCGACAGGTATGTGCCCTTAGCTCATTCGGTTAGAGCAGCGGATTTATAGACCGTTGGTGCTGAGTTCAAATCTCAGAGGGCACACCAAAATGGACCTTTGGCGCAACGGTTAGCGCGGCGGGCTTATATCCCGACGGTTCAGGGTTCAAATCCCTGAGGGTCCACCATGTAAACGATAAAGTTGGAGGGTCCCATGTATGTGATTGAGTTTCGGGATGGATCGTTTTTTCAGAGTCTTGAAGCAGATCATGGTGGCCCCAAAGCCACGGCTCAACGATTTGAAAGTATCCATGCTGCCGATAATTTCATGCGATCCCATGAGTGGATTCTGTTTTATGGTGGGATGGCAGTACGGGCTTAAGGTTGAATTTCCCCGAAGCTAATCGATACGGGGCTGGAGAATAACCATGGCTAAGATCCCCAAGACCCTGTATGAGCAGATGAAAGCGGCAATGGCAGTGTGGGAATATGACAACCCCTGTCCCATTGGTGCTCAGGCCCGGGTTGCTTATACTCGTGCCCGAAAGAGGTTTCTTCGGAGTCATGGGTGGTCTGGTCGAACCGACGCCAACTGTTATGACACACAGTGGGCTATGGAAGTCGAACAGGGGTACCAGAAGCAGCAGGAGGCCGTGATGGGCCCTATCTTCCGCGAGGCTGGTTTTGATTCGCTGGAGGATTACCTGGACCATCTTGACGCCGAGCTTCAGGCTCAGAATGCCCGAGGCGAGCTGTGAATTGCGTCCCCAGAATGACCTACACTAACGGGTCAACTGTGTTTTGCGACATGGGCGGAACCGAGATGATGCGTATTCGCCTTGGGCGATGGAATTCGATGGGGTGGTGGCAGCTTGTGTGCACCGATCGCACCGAATGGACTTCTACAGGGTGGAAGGCCCCTTTTTGCGGGTGAGGTAGAAAATGCAAGATGTAATGCCTTTTGATCTCTATGAGTTGGATTCGGTGATGTCGGAAAAAGTCAGGGGCAAAACCCTTCAATCCGGCATTACACAAGGCATTTCTTGGGAAAGCCGGGAGAAAATGGTATGCATCCAACGCAGTATCACCAATCCCGTATATGATCTGGATCCATGGGCGGTTCGCTTGACCGTGGCTTTCCCTACCTCTTCTTTCCTTGAAAGCTGGATGCAAAAGGTTTACGATCGTGACGACAAGCCTTTCCTGGCGGGTAAGCTTGTGAGCACGGCTTTCTTTCACAGCAATTACCTGATTGTTTCAGTGTGGCTTTCCCCTTCGGATTCTCCGGAAGATATCACCGCCAATTGGATTGCAGCTCTCACGGAGGAGGGCTACTATTCCAGGACTTTTGATGCGAAAGTCCTTCGGTTCCTTGAACTCACGGACCACTGCGAAGACGGGGATGCTGAGATTCTTGGGTGGGAGATTGTGCGCCCCCTCGCCGAATTTTATGCAAAAGCCCGCAAACTCCGCTGATCATTTCAAGTTGTCTTAGGGTAAAAGAACTGAGGTAGGGCTATGGCATCAAACGAAGAGACGGCTTTTTCTCCTTTGGCGTTTGTCGAGGCAAAGTATCGGGAGCTTCGCC